GTAGATAGAGGTTGTGTTTTGGGACGATAATTACAAATATGGATGCGTGAGTGAGGACAGCCGAACGGTGACGGAACGCGGGGGAACGGAGTGTATGGAAGGGGCGGGGGGTCATGGAAAAAGACTGTTTGATTGACTGGTTACATGCATGCTGCTCAGGCGGACGGGACCTTGACCGACTTGTAGGCGCCCTGACCCGCGACGCCGATGAGGACGAGACCCGCCGCCGTGTCGCGGTAGATCTTGCCGGAGGGGATGCCGATGCACAGCGTCTCACCGTCGTGCTCGAACTCCTCGACCTCCTCCTCCTCGACCGGCTTGGCCTCGGGCTTGGACTCGTCCTTGACCTCGGGCTCCGGCTGAGAGTCGAGCGTCAGCTTGGCGACACCGTCGGCGAGGTCGTCGGGGCTGGCCTTGGCGGCCAGGAAGGCGCGGATGTGGCCAGCGGGCGCCAGCGCGGCGTAGTCGTCCTTGGTCTTGGCGTTGGCGTACTCGGAGAACTCCTTCTTGAGCTCGTCCGTCACCTCGCCACCGCTGGTCTTGACGATCTCGTCGAAGATCTTCTTGGAGGCGGGCGTCCAGGTGAAGTTCTTCTCGGACTTCTTGCGAGTCGCCTTCTCCTTGACCTCAGGCGCGGGGGCACCCGCACCAGCCGCCGGAGCGTTAAGGTGGTGGCGAGCGAAGCTGATGAAGTCGCCGCCCTTGGAGTCGATGTCGGCCTGCGTGGCCTCCTTGTAGGCCTTCATGACCTCCTTGAGCTTCTCGGGCGTCGCATCCGGGAGCGCATTGAACAGCTCCTTAGACTTGGCGCTGACCGTGCGAGCACGGGGCTTCTTGTCGGTTGAAGACGAGTCGGCTTCGTTGGATGCGTCGTCGCCGGTATCGACCGCGACGCTGACCTCGGTGGTTGTTTCGGCCTTCGCCTTGACGGGCTTGGGGGCGACATTGACGGGAGCGCCAGTGGTGCGCTCCACCAGCCCCATGGCGACGAGAAGCTCCTGAGAGAACTTGTCGGCGTCGATCTCGAACATTCCAGAAATGCTGCGCACAGCCTTGGTGATCTCCTCGGTGATGATGTGATTGATCTTAATGATGCTCATGTTTGCTTGCTTGTTTGGTATGATGTGTAAGATGCTCGGGGGCTTCTTGATCCGTTTTTGATTTCCGCCAATCCGTTTTTGTTAGTTCGCGAAAACGGATCGGTAAAGTTCGGGGGAAACGGATGAGTCCCGGCGCCATCTTTACAACACATCACATCACACCATGAGCATGTTCGAGAACAACAACTACGATCAGGACGAGGACTATCAGCGCTATCTGGACTGGAAGAGCAGGCAGGAGGAGCTCGCGAAGGAGCTTGAGGCGTACGACCACGAGTTGGATCTGCTTCGCGAGAACGAGGAGGCAGAGCGGCTGGCGGAAGATCGCGAGAACGAGGCGGAGAATGCCTATCTCCTCGGCGACTTTGGGATGGGTCCCATCAGCAAGTGGAAGCGCATGCCGTATGTGCCTGCCGAGGATTACGACTACGACTACGACTACGAAGCCGAGGTGAAGGAGCTGACAACGGGTCAGCGGGTGGTCCAGGAGGCGCAAGCTGTCTCCCGCGAGGACGGGTGGGGCGGCGAGGACGAGGAGGACGTGCGTCAGCTGGCGCAGGTCACGGTGAATGGCGTGTATCGCTACGAGGTGGAGTGGCTGCCCAAGACGAATGAGGTGCGGGTGGAGGTGGATCAGTACCGCAATGGCGATTCGATGTATTACTGGTACCCCGACAGCAAGACAACGAGCTCTACACTCGCCAGTCTGCTGGGTATCCCCGAGTCCGACTCTGCGTTCCGCATAACGGGTCTCACGTTCTTCACAGGGAACGAGTGCCTGGCAGCAATGAACTACGAGACGCGGCAGTTCATGCGCAGCGAGTGGAAGGACTATGCAGAGGAGAACATGGCGATGCAGTTCAATGTGGAGGTTATTGAGGACGAAGATGACAACACTATCGAACTTCCGCCGGGGAAGATGTGTGAGAACCAGTGCTACGACGGCGCCTGCGACGGGACGAACTGCGAGTTTAAGCCGCGCCCGCACGGCATTGACGGTACGCAGTGCGACTGCACCGAGTGTGACCCGTTATTTCCGGATCCGCCAGAGGGTCCGCCAGAGAGTTATCCCGAGCAGCGCGCGCCACTTCCAGAGTCAGAGCCCGAGTCGCCGAAGCCAACGCTGCTGATCGAGAAGCCAACGCCAGGCGAGCCACTCCGCATTATAGAGGAGCAGTCGCCGATTGAAGACAAGACCTTTGATATTCTGGTTGCGATCCTTATCGCTCTCGTCGCAGTCTTCGTCGCCAGTATCTTCGCATCAGTGTAATGTACAATAAAAAATAAAAAATTATCCTGTGTCGTCCAGCGGTTTAGGATAGGGCCCTTTCAAGGCCTTGACCGGGGTTCGACTCCCCGCACGGGAACTTTTTAAATGTTAAAAACGAATTAGGATATGAAGATAGTCATTCAGAAACAAAATGACGTATGCGGCAACGATTGCAGCTATCAAGACGGTATGCAAGAAGATCAATATCTCTTACTCGATTGGGGGCGATGGTCGTATCATCAGCGCAGTCAAGGAGAAGGAGTATCTAGATGCACTTGTCAAGGGACTAAAAGAGGAGGATCCACATATGGTATGCGAGGTTGCTAAGGACAGGTACTGGTACGATATCCGCATCAACAGCATTCCTATCAATCTCAAGATCACCAAGGGAGGCACGGACAATGCCTTCAACAAAACCGCGTTCCTCTACACCCTGACCGCGGTGGAAGTCGAGAAGAAGAATATGAACATGAACAAGTGGTTTGAGCATGTTCGGACAACGCCCCACAAGACGGAGCGGGATCGCCAGACGGAGTACCACTACCTGGTAGTGGATAAAGACACTGGTAGGGTACTCCTGAAATCAATCTTGGACATTCGCGCATACAACTCCAACCCTGCAAACATCTTCCAGATCAGCTGGAAGAAGGAGTTCAAGAACATTGATTACGTGACTCCAGAAGACAAGTACCAGGATGCCCTTCTGAAGATCTTCGGCACAGTGCAAAAATCCATTCGCCAGGCGATAGACGGTATGGACAAGTTTGCAGGTGCAGATCTCAAGAAGATGTTCTCATAAGAATATTCGAGACCTGCTTATGACCGATCTTGAACCGACCTGAGAACGTGTATTCATTTTTCAGTTCGGGGGAGTTCAGGTAGGCTACGATAGGTGCGACATCCATGGGCTGCTTGGGGATCAGGCAGAGCAGGGCTCCGCCGAAGTATGAGACTGTCCCCGCAAATGCAACGTCTGACTGACGAGTGAGGTTGCGCACATAGATACATGGTTTTCCGATATGCTCATCCATGGCCCGCTTGTTGCGCGGAGCACCCCACTCAAACCAATTCGTCTCTCCAAACTTCTTGATCTTACGACCCATGAGCGCGTCTTTGTGGGTGGCAAGATGCGCATCGATCTGGGTGTTCCCAGAGGGGTATGCATCCACGAGAATGAACTGCGTTGTCACATCCTTATCGGTGAGGATCCCCACGTTTCCAAATGGAACTCTATACACTGCGTCCATGCCGCTCACGAGACCGACATAGATGTTGAACAGATCGGAGAGAGGTGTTCCTTGCAGTGTTTGATCGGTGAAGCTGACGATTCCACCCTGGATCTGGCATGTGCGCGGAACGCTATTGACACGAGTAGTGCGCGACTGCGCGCCCTTCTCGTAACGGAAGACCATGACGTCGATAGCCGCGCCGTCAAAGAGCCGCTCATTGTGGGGGAAGAGCACGTCGGTGAAGCAGCCCTCCTGCATCATACGAGTGAGTATGGCAGAGGAACGGGTCTGTTTAAGGAAATCAGAAGGGACGATGAAGATGAGCTCGCCGCCCGGTGCCAGTAGTCCGACACATTTCTCGATGAATTGGATGTAGAGGTTTCCAGCTCGATGTTTGACGTAGGGAGGGTTTCCGATGATGGTTCGGTAGGTGGTGGCGATTGGGGCGGCAATAAAGTCGGTGTAATTGACGGACTGCTGAGGATTAAACTGTACAACAGGTGGAATTGCTGAGTCAAGTTCGTAACAGTCCATTGGATAGTCGGGATCCAGGGTCTTGAACGCGAGCAGGAGATGTCCTGCGCCGAAAGAAGGCTCGAGAAGACGCTCACCGCGGTTGCGGACACATTGGAATACAAAGTCGCGAAGAACATTGGAGTGGGTAAAATACTGTCCAAGGTCCTTCTGGGGCATACTACTCTAATCTGCATGGAAAAAGATGATTCGTTTTGGCAAACCATTCGATTTGCTATAAAACCATCTTTTTCGTGAATACTCAGTATGTATTACCCCTGGGTGACGGGAGAAGGAGGCGGTATCTCAATATGGACGAAGGACTGAGAGAGATCTCTGCGGATTCTCTGCCACAGTTCGTGATCTTCCCAAACACCATCGCATCCGCATCCGCACTCCTCTGGCTGCGTATCGCAGAGCAAGCAGATACGACCGCCATACCCAGTGCGATCTTGCTCGCACTGGTCGCAAATAGGGCCCGCATTGGCGCCCCTGTGGTTCCAGTTCTCTCTGGCAATCTCCAGAATGTCGGGGGTAGGAGGAGGAGTCAGGGGGCAGTCAGCCGCCAGCTCATCGGCTTCGAGATACTCGCCCATCTCCGCTTGTCGCTCATACTCGTCCATCTGTCGCTCCCACTCGTTCGCATACGCCATTTGAATGTCCAGGTCGTTCTCCAGATTGATGTCGATCGTGTTGTTGCTGTTGTTGTCGTTCGGGTTCATTTTGTCGTATTGTCTCGGGGCTTTTCCCTTCTACCCTGGGATGAAGCGATCCGTTTTTGGTACTCCCGCACGTGTTTTGATGATGGTTTGCCCGCCTTGTCCTTTGCCTTTTCGGATTTCTTCCGTCGTCCTGATGAATATTCGTCCATTTCGTGGGTCTCGGTAGGCTTTTGAGTGATATTTCCCACTTCTCAATCCGTTTTCACCCGAATCAATGATCATCTTGACCCTGGAGGAGGATGATATGCGAGCAGGACCGTGCTGAAGACTGTAACACTGTCCCATTGTTGCTGTCGGGATTCGTCTGAGTCTCCAAACTCGTTTTAGGCTGAAAACGGATTGCAGACTGCTGTTTCCCTGACTATACTAAGCGAACATACAAGATGCCAAAGAACACAGCAGGAGGATCAAAGCACAAGAAGGGATCAAACTCGGAATCATCAACATCAAAGAAGGCGAAGAAGCTGTTTGAGAACATCTTGTCGGATGCGCGGGAGGGTGATGTCCCTGATTCCCTGCATATCGGCAAGGTACAGAAGAAGCTGGGTCAAGGGCGCATGGAGGTGGATTATATCCATGAAGAGAGGCTGCATACGGTCAAGGCTCTCGTGAGGGGGTCCTTGAGCGGCAGGGGAAAGAAGGATGCGTTCGTGGATGTCGGGTCTATCGTCGTGGTCGTAGAGACGGGCATGGATGTCGGCGTTACGCACGAGATCATGGGAGTGCTGACTCCAGCACAGGTGAAGGATCTGAGAAAGGAGATGGATCTGGATCCTCGTCTATTCCAGTCGGAGAAGGCGGATGGCGAGGCCGACGGAATTGAGTTTGAGACACCGGGTGAGTCGGGGACAGCGCCGATCCCGGAGGCTCCAGAAATAGATATTGACAACATCTAATAAGAATGGAGAACGGGCATCTGCGCCCTCACCCAACAGAGGTGGCCAATCGAACGAACATCTCCAAGAAGTTCGAAATGAAGGAACGGACAGACGACTACCTTTTTGTGTTTAACCCTGCCGATTACGTGGATATCATTATCAACAACATCACGGGAAAGCCTACGCAGGCCTACGTGGGACTCAAGTATGCCCTTAAGTTTTCCCAGAAGCCATTTGTGTTTTTCACGTGCTACGATGTGGGTCCCAACGAGGTTCTCAAAGTCTTTGTGCAGCATGTGGTCTGTACTCTGGCGATCCGCGAAGGGGATGGACTCAATCTATACTTCTTTGACATGCGGAGTCTGCGCGATATTTCGCCAGATATGAAGACGCACATGGAAAAAGAGTTTGAAAAAATAGCGGATGTTCCGGTGCATATCATCAATACGGCGTGCGTGGATCGGTCCAAGTGCGTCTATCTCCAGCGCTTCAAGGGAGACAACGAGATGGGATGGTGTATTGCATGGGCTCTGCTGTTCCTAGATTACTTGACAGACAACACCGAGATCCTGCACCTGAGCCCAGAAGGACGAAAAAAGCGATTTGCGAAACTCTATACTGAACTGGATAAGCATCTGGCGGCACCGAGGTCAAACCACTTCATCGAGGCGTATTACAGGAGAATAATGGGTCAGTGAGTTTAGGAGCCACGACTCGCGGGTTCTGATTGGAGAGCAGTTGCTGATGTTCCTTACGATAATCGTGGGTACATCCGTGATCTCCTTTGTGCATTGCGCAATAGACATTGCCACACCGACATTGGGTGGCAGAATAGGCCTTGCGCTTGCAATCGGCAGGGTGCTTGCATTTCTCCATCTGCGGCGATGCACTATATAAGGTTGGAAGAAAGAGTATTCGTTTTAGAATAATGGCAGGCGATCCCCACACACTCAAAGAACGACTCCTTATGCTCATGGAATTCATTCAACTGAAAAAGGGTGACAACGCAGCGGGTGTGACGTTTTCCAAGACACTGATGGCAGATTACATTCGCCGCATCAATCCTGAATACACGGTGAATGTCGCGAAGTATCGTGGCGGAAAGGGTCTGTTCCGTCTGGTAGGCGACGGCAAGAACATCAAGACTGGATTCCTGTCCGTAATGAAATCCGAGGTGTTTTTCATGTCGCAGATGAAAATCCTGATGGGGCACATGGCCGACGATCTTGTGACAGCAGCGCCGCCTGCGACTCCGACACGCAAGGCTGGGCAGGTGTATATTGATATCCTGGACGCGATGCTCCGCGAAGTCAAGACCGAGCTTCATGCTGGACGCAGGAAGACGCAGAGGCGGAAGAAGGCGCGACGGACGCGCAGAAAGAGGGTTTAAGACCGTTTGATTGTTCGCTTGTTCTTCCTCTGCTTAGCCTTGCGCTTCCTCGTCTTTCGCGTCTTCGAACGACGACGACCCCTTGCCCGCTGAGCCTCCAACCAACCGTTTCGCGGCAAAAATATACCTCCAAATGCAGCATCGATTGCGGCTCCCCATCGGTGGAGAAAAGGTAAATAATTTTCAAGTGGCAGAGTTACGTGTCGGGTCATTTTAAGATAAGAGAGCGCGCGCAGTTGCTGATTGACTTGATCGCCTCCACCTACAACCACTCCGCATGAAAAAATACATAAACGAACACGAGGTGAGCCTGGTGGCACACCAGAAATAAGCGATGATAACATTTTTCTATAGGTGACAACTCCACTCGGTGTCATAGGCGGAACATCAGACGGAAACTGTTTCACTGCAGGGTCTGGATACCCCAGTTCTGTTAATCGTTGTATCTGTGGCGATCCTGCATCCACGTAAGCATTTACATTCGATAGCGAAAGATCTATGCTATTCTTCCAGCTAGCGGGGAGTTGGTACATACCTAACCACATTGCCATCCAGTCTGTGGATCTTGGCCCTACATCACATTCAAGCACGAGTTCTGGGAACATATCTCCAGGTCCGTACGAATGTATCTGACACAGCGACTCGCCTGGTCGAGGATTGCCTTCGATAGGAGGATAGGTCAAATAAATTACAGGTGAATCTCCAGTTGCAATCAAAAAATCCTGGCTGCTAATTTTTCCGTCACGTAGTTTGAATCCGGGACATGCTAGTTTCAAATACCCGATCGGAAAACGCATTAAGTGAGATTCATTAAACTGCCAGTTGTTCTTAATCATGCCAGAGTATGTCGCACTTCCAGGCGAATTTAAAATTACAAGTTCAACGTTGTCAGGAAGTTTTCCCCCGGCGATTCCTGATCTGTCATCTGTCAAAGCATATCCGCTATGCGACATAAACCCATATTGATAGGCGGGGAGATCGTTGGATAGAGGTCGGAGTTCAAACCCCTTTTCACGAGCCTGCTCTAACCCCTCAGTTAGTTTCCGCGCTATCATTGGATTGGGGAGAGTGCTCATAATAATCCTGTCTGGACCTGGCATTCCAATAGGATTTATCCGTTTCGAATCTGCAAGCGATATTACCTGTCCGTTAGATCCATACACTTGAACATCGTCAGCTCCTTCAATATATAGCGGACTTACGATCTTGATATCTTGAGCGGTAACAACACCATTCGGTGTTCCATTTCCCATATGAAGCGATATAGAACCATTTATTAGAGTAAAACCGAGTTTTGCGTACATCCAAAACCTATCATAGAAATTGATGTAGGGATATGACTCCCTCGGAACTTCTACACGTATAGTTGGTAGAGTACCTCCATACAAGTCCATCATCTTAGAGAAGATATTATAGAACAAGTAATTCACACTACCGCTTCGCTTAAAACTTGGATTTGATGATACACCCCAAATTTCAATGCCATGTTGCATAATCACTAGGGTGCAGCATGAAACGACTTCTGTGCCGAGTGAGACTATGCATACAACAACATCAGTGCGTTCAGGACGACCGTATTCAGGAAACAATCCTGCACCTAGAACATTCCATGTGGGTGTTATAAAATCCACATCCATCGGCAAAAGAGGTGAAATCGGTTCTCCAGATAACGCTTTATCCAGTGTCAAAAAGGTCGCATGCATAAGACGGTAAGTCTGGTATAGCATAGGTATTTTCTCCGCTGAGACTACACCTGGTCTTCCTGCCTCAAACAATTTCACAATCTGAAACTCTAGACTTTGTGCAGAGGCGCTCCTGTCCAGCAACATGCGTGGAATATGTGACATGGAACAGCAGTTGTTTATAACAAACAACAATATTTGCGCAGGAGGATATAATGGCAGATCCTGTTCCTCAACCACTCGCTGCTCCCGGACAGGCATCGCCAGCAGCAGGCCCCGTCGCTTCTGTAGCCCAGGCAGTGCAGGCAGCGGTAGCGCCTCTAGCTCGCGTACCCAATCCCGCACAGGACAATGCCCTTGCACTTGCTGTTGCCAATAATCGTCATGAAGATGCGAAGGCTGCTATTCTAGCAGGTGCGGATCCCAACCTCAGAATGTGGGCTGGTGGGCGAACATATCTGATGCACTATGTAGATCGGGAAAATCGACCGATGGTAGAGTTTTTTCTAGCCCACGGAGCGGATGTAAATGCGCGAATCACCATACCTGACGCAGTGGCAAGGGGATGGACTGCATTGAATTATAGCTTCAACGATGATATCAAACGCATTCTCCGAGCTGCGGGCGGACGGACTGGGGCAGAATTAGATGATGGACCTGCACCTGCACCAGCAGCTCCCCTTGCTGCTGCAGCCCAGGCCGTGCAGGCAGCTGTGGCGTCAGCGGTAGCGCCTGCGGCACCTGCGGCACCTGCGGCACCTGCGGCACCTGCGGCACCTGCAAATCCAGTCCAGGATGCGAGGCTTGCGAACGGAATTCAGAATGAAGACATTGCTGAAGTCACAGCGGCTCTGGACGCTGGCGCACGTGTAAATCACGTAGATGATAATGACGGATACACACCTCTAACTGCCGCGATACAAGATCCAGCCTACAATCTTACTTTGTTACCTATCATTCGCTTGCTCCTATCTCGCGGAGCAACCGTGAATATGGCAAATACGTACGGAGATACTCCACTTCATATGGCTGCGCACTTTAATAACATCCCGGCCATAGATATTCTCTTGGAAGCAGGTGCGGACGTACATGCGCGGAATGAGGGAGGATTCCCCCCTCGCGAAGTAGCTCGCCAGCTATTAAATTTTACGGCTGACACCAGGCTTGCAGCTGCAGAAGCCGCAAATCCCGCCCCTCTCGCCGCTGCAGCGCAGGCCGTGCAGGCAGCTGTGGGTGCGGTGGTAGCGCCTGCGGCAGCCCCAGCTCGCATACCCAATCCCGAACAGGATCATGCTTTACACCTTGCGGTTGATCATGATGATCACGAAGACGATGATGACGATGCTGCACGGGCTGCTATTCTGGCAGGTGCGGATCCCAACCTTATGATGCGCGGAGACGGCGATACAATTCTGATGCACTATGTGGGCACCGAGAACCGTCCAATGGTCGAGTTTCTCTTGGCACACGGAGCCGATGTCAATGCACGAGCTGGACCAACTTCAAATGACCCTGGTTTCACTGCAATGGATTATACGTCAAATGATGATATGCGAGCAATAATTCGAGCCGCAGGAGGGCGCACCAGCGAGGATCTGGACGGAGCGCTACCTAGACCTGCCACTACCGCTGCTCTCTTTGCGGCAATACGGCGGGTAGATGTGGATGCAGTACGAGACCTTATTGCACGGGGTGTGAATGTGAATGCTCCTGAAGAAGATGCAGATCGTACGACCCCTATACAGGCAGCGGCGGCGTTAGATAACAGGTTTGATGTTTTGGAGGTACTTGTCGCAGCGGGAGCCGATCCCGCAGCAACGGATGCATACGGAGTGAATGCAGTAGAGGAAACTAGTCGAGGAAGTGCGTATAATAACCGCAGGTTTTTGTTGGAGCGTTTCCCTGCCCTGGCGGCGGGTCTGGCGGCCGCAGATCGCCCAGTCTTAAGCGGAAGGAGTGATCTAAGAATCCCTCCAATTTCTGTGAGGGATGAATACCGCTCGGCTATAACCGAAGGCGTGGAATGGGAGGTGATAGATATCCCGGAAATCTTTGTGCCTAAACTAGGGCGAGACCTCACGCTCGAGCAGTTTTTCCGCAAGTATATGGGAGACGGAATCGTGTTCAAGGTTGGACCGAAGTTTTATGGAGTTGAGCGCAAGGACCTCATGAAGGAATACGCGGAAGGCAGTGCAATCGCCTATGAATGCACCAAGACGTTCCCATACAGCCCAAATTCAGTTCCGCCGGTCTTTGGAACATTTGAATACAGCGATATATATGCGACCCCATACTTTGCCCTGCGAACTCCCGCCGGTGTGTTTTACACTGATCTTCTCGGGATGGTAGATATACTCTCCAGACCCCATGCATTCTACAAGGTTGATACCAATCCGGTGAAGAAACTCGAGAATGTCGCATCCAGGTCAAGTGTTCTAGCAGGGGGTCCTGTGCAAAGCCAGCTGCACTGCCAGGCAGGGTCCGGGGAGAACGTGTATGAGTTCTCTCCTTTCCGTCTCCCTGCGATGGAAGAAGACGAGGAGTCCGACGAGGAAGAGGAAGAGCCCAACGTCGTGTTCGTGAAGAAGGGTGAGGAGAAGACGGAGTTTCCGCTGGATCTTGCACAGACCGTCCTTCAGCTGAAGGAGGCGGTCAGTGCGAAGTTGGGGATCGCAGTAGAGACGCAGAAGTTGATCTTCCAGGGCAAGGTTCTGCAGGATGCGCAGACACTGGGCGAAGCAAATGTCAAGAAGGGATACACGATCCAGCTTCAGGTGAGCGGCGGTCGGCTAACGAAGAAACGTTCCTCGCGACGCGGCGGGCGAACTGTAAAGCAGAAACGGGGCACATACAAACGCCACGGCCGCCGCTAGAGCCAGGACATCCACCCCGCGCACAATCTTCTTCCACTTGAGAGGAAGCGCCTTGTACTTCTCGCCATACTCGGCGGGCTTGAACGGAGCACTCAGCCAGCCTAGAAAGGTCGGCTGAAGGCGATCGTTGGCATCGTAAAGGACATCATACCATGCGAGCAAGATATACCCTGAAAACGCCAAGAGAATGGTGATTCCTCGCTTCCACGCGATATCGGAGGGCGAGACGAGGGGCGCCCAAGGGGGTAGCCAGTAGATCGCAATCAAGAGTCCAGAGAAGATCAAGCACTTCACATTCAACGCAAGTGGGGTGCCGAATAAACCTCCTCCCATTATTTCTGTGGAATAGTATAATGTCTTCCTCGTACTTTGGTTCGCACTCAGGCGGCGGTGGGAAGATCCGAGTGACAAACTCCAGCGATCTCCTGGCGGCGCTGAAGATCCAGACGATCTACAACGCCAACCAGTCGAACCCAAAGTCGCGGATTCGTACGGCTGGGCATACCAACCCCGCAGAGATGCAGGCGCAGTTCAATGCGGTCGCACAGCAGATCAACTACGGTGTGAAGTTCACGCAGAACTTCCAGCCCGATCCCCCGTCTGCACCGAGCATCGTGGCGACAACTCCTCTGAACCGGTCGGTTCGCGTTAGCTGGGATGCTCCGTCTAGCGATGGAGGCGGTGAGATTACGTCCTACTCGCTGCGGGCTACGAACCAGTCGTCGGGAGCCGTGACCACGCAGACATCGGGGGGCGCAACTCCTCGCGTATATACATTCACAGGGCTGACCAATGGAACGGGATACAAGTTCTCTGTGGCCGCTATCAATTCGGCAGGTGTCGGAGCGTACTCTGCGCTTTCGGGTACAGTCACCCCGTCAGCGGGTTACCCTGGCGTGCCGACGAACGTAACTGTGGCAGTTTTATCGAATACGTCCATAACCGTTGGCTGGACGGCGCCAGCGGACAACGGAGGTTCGGCCATCACGAATTACACGGTATATGCGTATGCGGACGGCGCTCTTGTCGAGACATCCTCCCAACCCGTGGGTTCGGCGGCTACATCAGTCGGATATACAGGTCTCACCACTGGAACCACGTATTACTTCAAGGTTGCGGCATGGACATCAGTTACAGGCGGGGGGCCCACAAGCCAACGGTCGGATCCGTCCGCCAATATCATCCCGTGCGGAGCGACAAGTGCTCCTGGGACTCCTGCAGGTGTTGCAGCAGATCGCGCGGTATCGCTCACTTGGACTGTGCCGTCTAATCTCAATGGATCGCAGATTGATTATTACCAGATTGAGGTTCTTGATTCTGCTGGGTCTCCTCTGCCCGTACCGAGGACAGTCAACACGCCAAACGACGATCTGACATATACCGTTACGGGACTTACCAACGCGACAACCTACAAGTTCAAAGTAAATTCAGTGACGACGATCAACGCTTTTACGAGTGCTAAGTCTGCTGCATCTGCAGGGGTCACACCAGCGGTTCCGATTGGCGGAACGACGCCGACAGCTCCCCAATCCCTTACAGCCAACTATACAAATATAAATGCGGCGGTAGGAAAAGGCGTCAATCTCGCATGGCTTGCTCCGAGCACGGGCGCGCCGTCTCGTTACGTTGTTGCGCGCCGTCTTGCTGGCTCAGGCGACCAGTATGCTGACATCAAGTATGTCGGAGGAAGTATTCTGACGTGCGTCATCGAGGACGGCGATGAGACACCGGGAGGGAATACGATAGATATCCCGAACGGGACGCAATACCAGTATGTCGTGTATGCCCAGAAATTTACGGTAGCAGTCCCCACTGGACCAAACTCAAACGCCGTATTATTTACTGCGGCATCATCGCCCACCTGGGATCCGGTGGATGGAGGTCTAACGGTCACACAGGCTGGAGTTGGTGAGCTAGCTATTACGTGGGACGCTGCGCAAGCCAATGGCTCAGACATCGCGGAATACCGACTGTACCTCTCGCCCAACAGCACGCCTGGCTCTTATATAACTATCTCCTCACCAGTGCCGCGTTCTCGCCTCCTAACTGGTTTGCCTATAGCCCCGACCTACATATGGCTGAAAGCGGTGAATGAAGTTGGAGTCTCAGACTTTGTTGATCCTGCGGTCATAGAGACGCCTCGTGCGCAAGCGGGCGACTACACGCCCGACGCACCGAGCATTACGTCTGTGGCAAACTGGAAAGATGCAACGACTGGTGATCTTGGAGCTGAGATAACTTATACGTATGATAGTTCGCCTGGTACGCATATTTTTACGGCGACTGCCACCAAGCAGAGTGACAACACCGAGACGGTCGTGTCTCCGCTTAATGCAGGAACTTTCCAAGGGCTCGTTGCTGGTCAGGAATACATCTTCACGCTCTATGACACGTTCGAGGGTGTGGATTCTGCTTATTCAAATCCTTCTACCTCACTGCTGATCAGCGACGTCCCTGCTCAGATTTCTGCAGCGCCGACGATTGAGAGTGTTGGGGATGGACAGGTTACGATCTCATGGACAGCGCCGTCCAGTGATGCCCCGATCACGGGCTACGAGATTAAGATTCAGGGTCTGAATAGTAACCAAGTGATTCCTACTGGAACCACATCTACGACATATATAGCAGACGGACTCGACAATGGTTCATCCTACACGTTTGCAGTTCGCGCACTCAACGGACTGGAGACAAACACTGGTTACGCGGCTCAGGACTTTTCCGATGCTTCGGACGCCGGGATTCCAATACCCCCAGGAGCTACGGAGGTTGCGCCTGATACCCCGGCAGTTGCGCCCACTGCTGTCGTGGGAGATGCATCCGTAACGCTGGTTTGGACGTTTTCCGGGTCGTCGGGTTCTGCGAACGGTGTTCCTACAGACATTCTTCAATATGTCATATACTCTCGAGTATCGGGCGTGGGTTCATACACAGAGCTTGCCCGCGTTGATACGAATGACCCCTTTGGAGGCATTTTGATCGACACCGGACTCACCAACGGCACGGCATACCAGTTTAAATACTCAGTAGTGAACGGCAATACAACGACGAATGAGTCTGGACAATCACCAGCTGTGACGGCTACGCCTACAGCCCCAGCTCCTGGACAGCTTCCTCCAGGACAGCCGGATACTCTGGCTGTTACATACGACCCCACGGGGTTTCAGTCTGAACCAGGGTGGTCAATGACATGGGTTAGTGGAGGTGGAGGTCCCGTGGATTATTATAGTGTAGTCTTTAGCAGTAAGAACGAAGACGATACTGAAGGACCTTCGACTACATTGTATGTATTTAGTCCCACCACCGAGTTGGTTGTATCTGCAGAGGTGGGCGGGCAATATGAATACGGAATATACCAATTTAGTGTCCAGGCAAGTGGGCCAGGTGGAAACAGCGACACTGCAAACTTTCCTTAAAACAAGTAGAACTAAAACAATAAGAATGAGTCTCAGCGAACTCAAGACACAGGTAGAAGTTCAAGCAAAAGCGCTTCCACCTGCATCTCTCGAAACCCTTGAATCTATGCGAAAGGAGCAATGTACGTCAAAAGAGTTCCATCTCCAGACATTTCAGCTGTTGATTCGCCGTATTTTGAGTCCCGATAGCCCGAAACGCAATATGCTCCTCTTCCATGGAACAGGCGTTGGCAAGACTTGTACCGCGATCCAGGTGGCAGAAGAGTATATCTTGCGACCCGAGTTCCAGGACAAGAAGGTTCTCGTTCTGTCGAGCGCATCGGTCCAGAGCAATTTCCGGACACAGATCTTTGATGTTCATCGGGTGAAGGAAGAGCACGGGGTCTTGCGGTCTCAGCAATGCACTGGACGTCGGTATCTCGACATGCTGGATCGGGCGCAGAGTGAGAACCTACGATGGGAAGATCCAGAGAGCCGGGATAAGCTGGGCGCGATCGTGGATCGCATGATTGACGAGTTTTACGAGTTTGGAGGGTATGTCAGCTTCGCCAACAAGCTGGACAACATGCGCCAGACGAAGAACAAGAAGGAACTAGAAGCGTGGATCCACGAGACGTTTGATGGTCGTATGCTGATTATCGATGAAGCCCATAATGTCCGCGAGTCTCCCACGGTGAGCGCAGATAAGGTGGATAAGAAGATTCCCGAAGCGCTGAAAGAGGTGGTCAAAGTCGCCAACGGCATGACCCTGGTGCTCCTGACAGCAACGCCAATGTACGATACCTACGAGGAAATCGTGTTCCTGTTCAACCTATTTCTGTGGAATGATAAGCGCCAGGCAGCTGACGAGCAGCTGACAGCCGACCAGTTTTTTAAGGACGACGGGTTCAAGTCGCCCGAAGCGGAAGCGCAGTTCAGGGGGTATGCGCACGAGTATGTGAGCTTCATTCGGGGAGAGAACCCTTTCACCTTCCCGTTCCGCCTGCCCCCACCCTCGACTCTGGTAGCGCCCCGTGATCGCACAAAGGATAATCGGGGGAAAGACTTTGAGTCGCCACCTCTAAAATACCTGGACCTTGTAGCCTCCTACCTAGAATCCCCGCAGCGCGAATCGGTGCAAGAGATCCGCAAGAGTATCCAGGAATCTATGTTTCCCTGCATTGTGGTGAGCCCTGACGGACGACCGGTAAGCAAGTGCTTTGATGCGGCTCAAGATACGTCGCAGGCAACCCTGCGCTACCGCGACGACGTCATTCCCTTCTTGAGCATCTCCAATGTCAAGAGACATGCCACAAAGTTCGCGACCATCTTGGACTGTATGAAGACAACGCAGGGAATCGTGTTCGTGTATTCCAACTATATCCAGACCGGAACAGTGCCGTTTGCCATGTGTCTGGAGGAGCACGGATACAAGCCTGCAGTGGGTCATCCAGTTCTGGAGAATCCATCGGGGGAGTTCAAGGGAGCGTCGCCGGGCAAGTATGCGATGCTGACGTCGGATATGTCGGATACGCAGATTGAGCAGTTAGTGAGCACTCTGCGATCTCCAGCCAATTCAAAGGGAGAACTCGTGAAAGTGATTGTGGGATCGCCCCTAATTTCTGAGGGACTGGACTTCAAGAATATTCGGCAGGTGCATATCATGGATCCGTGGTACAATATGAGCCGCATTGAGCAGGTGGTGGGTCGCGGTCTGCGCACGTGCTCGCACTCCTCTCTCCCATTCAAGGAGCAGAACTGCACGGTGTATCTCCACGTGACACGCTATGCGGATTCGCCGAAAGAGACGTATGATGAGACGGTGTATCGCACGTATGTGGAATCCAAGGCGAAGACGATTGCCTTCGTTCGGCGGGTGCTGATAGAATCGGCGATTGATTGCACGGTGCAGGCGGGAACGAACCAGCTCCCGGAGGCGTGGAAGAACCTGGTGGTCACGCAGACGAGGGCACAGGATAAGAAGAAGGTAGAGTTGCCGCTATACAAGATGTCTGCTCCGTCCTTTGATGATAATCTGGGGTATGCCTGTGTCGAGTTCCCCGAAGACGCGGATCCGTCGTATGTCCGCCCACTCAGTTCCTACCTTGATGTGCGCGATGTGATTTTTGACAAAATGATTGATCTATTCAAGAACAAGCCCATCTGGAAACAGGCAGATCTCGTGCAGGAGTTCAGGTATGATCCGTCGGTGGTCTCGTATATCCTGGACGACGCAGTGCAGGAGCATCTCAGGCTGCGGGATGCAAGCGGGCGGATAGGTATCCTGGAACGCCGTGGAAAGCTGTATGCGTTCTCACCAGATGAAGCATCCGATGGGACGATGGTGGAGCGCAGTGTTCCCGCGGATGTTCGTGCCAGGACAGAGGTACCTCTCCCTGCCGAAGAAGAGCCATCCCCTGCGCCTGCCCCAGACGCTGCCGCCCCACCCGCCGATCTTCCCGAATACTCCTTTGGGGTGCCGACGGACGGTATCCCCGACGGAATCAAGGAGTGGTTCATGGTGGATCAGGTGATGAAGCCCGAGGACAAGATCAAGTACCTCTTGGCGCATCCCGACAAGCCGTATGCCAGTGGTCTGATGGTGGAAGAGCTGGGGATGATGGTCCTCGGCGAAGGAAAACTATACAATCGCGAGGGAGTGGAGGTGGATCCCGTGGGAGAGCAGCTGGATGCGTTCAATGTCTGGAAATCCAGGCACAAGGATGCGATTGTCCGGGAGGTGGTGGAAAACCAGAAGATTCGCTGTACCACCGATAAACAGACGTTGAAGATAGCGGCATTTGAGGTGGATGGAGATGGGCATGCGAAGGTGAGTAAGCGGGCGAAGACGATTCTACCAAAAGAGTGTTCATTCTTCTTGGAGCCGTCCCTGATTGCGCTGGTGAAAGATATGACTGGACATGACTTTCCAGCAGGCGTAAAAACGAAGGGACCGCGGTGCGAGTATTTGAGTCTGGTAGCGCGGATGCCATCGGAGAAGACGGTCTGGATCCTCCCTGAAATCTGGGCAGCAGTGAGAAATGACACAGACCTCAAACAGAAACTCAAGGCTTAAGGCTTAAGGAGAAACAAAGTAGTTAAAACAGATCGTCAATAGTAATAACATGAGCACAGGACAAATGTTCGAGCGACGAGAGATGCAGCGTGTAATCTCTGTTCCCTCGCGATACCTGCAGCGCAATATCCAGACCTCTCTCCTGAGCCAGATCAAGGCAGAGGTGGAGGGGCGGTGTGGAACGGAGGGGTATATCCAGCCCCGTTCATCCGTGATCGTAGAGCACTCTGTAGGTCGGTTGAACATCCTACAGTCGGGCGTGCGTTACCTCGTACGCTTCCAGGCGGACATCTGCTACCCTCGCAAGGGACAGATCTTGACAGTGCCCGTAGTCTTTCGCAGCAAGATCGGGATTCACGCAGAAAGCAAGCCGCTACGTGTTCTCCTGCCTCGCGATCTCCACATCGGTGTCCCCGACTTTGAGGAGACTCAGCCCGGGGATAGTCTGGAGCTAGAGGTTCTTGGTGCCGAGTTCAAGCAGAATGACGAGGAGATCTTTGTCTTGGGCAAGCTGATCAAGCGTATTCCCGCCACGACAGATGAGCCACCTGCCCCGAAACTTGAGGCTGTTCCCGAGCGGATTCTGGAAAGCACACAGGAGTCCAGCGGAACCAAGACAGTCACGGTTGCGCCCGTGGCGACTGAGGCACAGCCGGAGGCGAAGCAGCGCCGTCGTCGTAAGTTGGCGACAGTCCCTGAGAGTTTAGAGCCATCAGGCATACTACAACTAAATGTCGGCAGCCCATCCGGACCCGGAGAAACTCAAGTCGCTCCTGGAGTCCCTGAATCAAAATGAGCACGAAGAGATCTTCAAGATCGTCCGTAAATATACCCAGGAATACACGCGGTCGGATACGGGCGTGTTTGTCTCATCGCACAATCTCCCGCCCGAGTGCCTGACCGAGATGGAGGCATACGTGCATTTTTGCTTTGACCAGCGGAAGCATCTGGAAGCGGACAGTGCTCTTCGGACGTCCTATGAGAAACTTGCGAAAACGGGTAAAAGTCCCTGATTTTGATCTAAGAAAGTAACAATGGAACGGGCGTTGGAAAGTACGCATCACGTGGAGTCTGTACATGACTTCATACTCCACGCGAACACTGACCCATCAGCAGAATTTGAAGTCAAGGTCCTTGCTGGCCGCATCCAGACCCGGGATGTCGCAGAGCGTATCAAAGCTGCGATTGCCGACTACCCCTCGACCGAAGAACACCGACTGACCTACTCGTTCAAGGATGGCCAGCGTGTCCATGTCCTAGGTGCAGCCAATATCCACACCGTCTGCACATCCAAGTCCTTCGAGAACATCCCTCTGGATGTAGAGCGCAAAAACCCTTACTTCTCAGCGTCATCGGACAAGAAGGATGTCCTAGATGCCCCTGAAGTCTTCTGCCGCTTCACCCTGAAGTCGGAGAAGCATGTCAAAAAGGACTACAACGGCAGTGTGGATGATCCGAAGGCGATGATTCGCGTCCTGCATCGCCAGTCCTATGCGGTCCCAGGAAACGAGTTCCGTATTGACTTCTCGATGGTGAAGACGCGCGGAAGCCCGAAGGAGGGGTTGCGCGACGTCCTCAAGAACACTCCGCATTACGAGCTGGAGCTGGAATACACGCCGCGGAAGGAGCCGCGGAGCCCGCCCGAGGTGGCGCGGACACTGTATCGTATTCTGGAGACGCTGGTGGGAGCCTACCAGGAGACCAAGCACATCCTACCCCTGTCCGACCTTCAGCGCTACGCAGAAGAGTTCAAGATGTCGGGTAATCTCTTCTACAACCCAGTGACTCTGGACCGGCCGCACGTCGTGGCTGACCGCCCTGGCAATATCCTGAAGGGTTACACGGTGACCAACAAGGCAGATGGACAGCGGTGTGGGCTGTTTGTGACACGCGATCGCAGGATGGTGCGCGTGAATCCCAGTGGGCAGGTGGTCTTTACGGGGATGGTGGCGACCGACGATACGCATATCAACGATTTCCTGGACGGCGAGTACTTGCCCAAGAAGAACCTGTTCTGTGTCTTCGACATCTACCGCTTCAAGAACCGCGATGTCAAGTCCCTCCCTCTCTTCACGACGGATGAGGACATTGTGAAGAATCCTGCGTCGTCTCGTCTGGGGTGTGCGCGACAGTTTGTGAAAGATCTGGGGGCGGCGTTCATCGCTCAGTCGGAGGATGTCATGCGGATGGAGACGAAGCTGTTCTTGGCTGGAGATGGGGCGGCGATGGAAGAGTCTATTCGCACGATCCTAGACACGACGTTTGAGTATGAGACGGACGGGCTGATCTTTACTCCGCGGGCGAGTTCAGTGGCGCCTCATGCGGATACCAAGGGCAAGACGTGGCGGCGGGTGTATAAGTGGAAGCCCCCGCACCAGAACACAATCGACTTCCTGCTCAAGCTGGAGACGGAGCCGACGTATGATACGCTGCGCAAGAAGATGGCGAAGAAGGGAAGTCTGTACGTGGGTCGCACGCCGGGCGAGGATATCGTGAATCCGTGCGAGACACTGACGGGGGAGTACGTGTCCCCGAAACTGCCGGCGGATATGCAGCATCTGGGTCGGTCGTCCAGCCGTGTGCCGTCGGTGTTCCAGCCGGTCGCTCCTCGTGATCCCGATGCCTACCAGATTGTGGTTCCCGTGAATGCTCGTGGGGTGCCCTACGACCTGGAAGAGAACAAGATTGAAGACAATACGATCGTGGAGTGCTCGTACGATACGGATACCCGGCAGTGGAGTGTGATGCGCACGCGGTACGATAAGACATACCGCTACCGGGTCCTCAACATGCCCGAGTTCGGCAACGATATTCATGTCGCAGACTGTATCTGGACATCCATCCACGTCCCGATCACAGAGGAGATGCTGAGGAGCCTGTGGTCGGCGCCTCCCGACGATACGTTTGAGGATGATGCGTACTACCGCGATGATGTGGATTCCCGCGATCGCATTCTCAAGGATGTGTATGGCTTCCACAACCGAATCAAGGAGTCGCTCTACAATACTTATGTGATCCCAGGGAATACCCTGCTGGAGGTGGCGGTGGGGAGGGCTGGAGATCTGCACAAGTGGCGGAAGGCGAAGCCGTCCAAGGTCCTGGGTCTGGACATCTCCCAGGAGAACCTCAGCATGCCACGACAGGGAGCGTGCGTGCGCTACTTGCGCGAGAAGGCCAGGTCGTCTGAGTTCATGCCGAAGGTGCTGTTCGCACAGGCGGATATGACCAAACCGTTCGAGGAGCAGGAGTCGAAGTATCTCAAGATCGTGTTTGGCGATGAGCACGCATCGACGCCGTACCTCGCGGAGTTCAAGGGGATGGGAGAGTGGGATGTCGTGAGCTGCCAGTTCGCCCTGCATTATGCGTGTGAGAGCGCAGAGACGTTCAAGACGTTCGTGGGAAATCTGAAGCACTGTAAGTCTGTGTTCTTCGGGACGTATCTGGACGGTAAGGCAGTGTATTCGCTGCTGGCGGGCAAGGATCGGCACACGTTCCGGGTGCGTGGCAAGACGTTCGCGGAGATCACGAAGCGGTATGAGGATACTGGAGAGTGGAAGGAGGAGTTTGGGCAGAAGGTGGAGGTCTTGCTGGAGTCTATTGTGAAGCCGACGCCTGAGTATCTGGTCCCGTTCCAGGCATGCTCGGAGATCCTGGGAGAGGCAGGGTTTGAGTTGGTGGAGACCAAGTCGTTCGGGGAGATTTACACGACGCAGAGTGCAGTGCGTCTGGAGCAGCCAGAGCAGGACTTCAGTTTCCTGTATAGGACATTCGTGTTCCGGCGCAACGAGATGCCAGCGGCGAAGGAGGAGTCTGAATCCGAGGAGGAGGAAGAGGCGCCCTCGGTCGAGTCGGTGACGGATACGGAGACGGAGGTCAAGGTTCCAGAGGTGCCGAAAGAGGAGGAGAAGGCGACCGACGCGAAGGAGGAGCCGAGCAAAGCGAGCGACGTGAAGGAGAAGCCTGCGGCTGTGCGCCGCAAGCGGGTGGTCGCCCCAGCGGCAGCAGAACCAGCGCCACCGAAACAGGAGATTCTGTACTTCTTCTCCAAGGAACCCGAGAACAAGGAGTTCTCGAACTTCTACGAGACGACCTTCAAGCTGGATGGCGTGGAATACAAGTCAGCCGAGCACGCTTACGAGGCGATCAAAGCCAAGACGTTCGGGGACGAGGAGATGTTCCAGAAGATCCTGAAAGCCAAGTCTGCACAGTCGGCGAAATCGTTCGGCAACAAGGTCAAGAATTTCAAGGAGGAGACGTGGGCGGAGAAGCAGGATGAAGTGATGATGTCGATCCTGCGCGCGAAATTCACACAGAACCTGGAGCTGCGGAAGAAGCTCTTGGATACCGGAGATAAGCTGCTCGCGAACGCGGATCCGCGCGACAAGTATTGGGGTATCTCCACGTCGGCATCAACGGAGGTGGCCAAGACGCCTGCAAAGTGGAAGGGCGCCAACAAGCTGGGCAAGATGCTGGAAGAGCTGCGGACAACGATCAAGGCGGAATGAGATTGTTTAAAGCTAAGCCGACTGATAAATACAAAAATGGGAAACGGGGAGTCAAAGCCAACTCCGTTCGATTTAATCAAGCCAGGCGAAGATGAATCGCAGTGGAAATACTATAAACATGCCATACTTTCATATAAATATGTTGATTGGAATTGTCTTCCTGAATATCTTAAGCAAGAGGTCTTAGACGTCAGTAAAAAGGAGATATATGAGCAATGTACTGAAAACTTCAACGAAGTATCCTTCAATTACTTGGGCTCTTCTCTACGACGGGATGTTCCTGGTAAATGTGATGTTATTGTTTCATATGTAGACGTCGTGGATGCCGTATTGAAGATTATGGGTAAGGAACGGGCGGAGCAGGGGCTACCTCCTCGAGAATATATCGCAACGTATTGCTGGTGTCAATATAAGGGTGGCTATCGCACAAAAGTGACAGCGATAAAGTCCGACGCTCCACCCAACTCCGATCGATGTGATCAAGCCGGATGAAGACGAATCGCAATGAGAATCCAGAAGCATCATCGTCTCCATATGTATCAGTAGAGGAGTTACAACAACCATTTGTATGGCCCAGCGGAGCAGAGTAAAACGAATTTATATCCAGGCTTTTTCATTTGAGATCATCTGACCGCAAATGGAAAAGTATATTTACTCCCAGCCTATTCCCACCATCCATCCTCTGAACACATCGATGCATCATGCAATTATTCTACGCGGAAACAAGGTATTGGCCTCCGCGTTTAATAAGGTCGGGTCCCGCTCTCGGGGCTGCGGGTACTGGGAAAAGACGATTCACGCAGAAGTGAATGTGGTCAAGAGTCTAGGCGATCTAACCCTTCTTAGGGGTGCCACGCTCATTGTTGTGCGACATGGCTCCGATGGAACTCTTAGGTGTTCCAAGCCGTGCAAGTCTTGCCACGATTTCTTGGAGAAGTGTATGGACGAATACGGGCTGCGCAAGGTTATTTATTCGTAGTGGTGCGCTTGTAGTAGTCGGCATACGACTCGGTGACCGGGGGAGCGACGTTGCTGATGACTGGGGCGACCCAGCGGTTGAACAGCTTTTTGCCTACCTCCGTCGAAGCATCCTCCTCGGTAATCTCGCCCTTCTCGATCATGCGCTTCTGATTGAGCATGTAGAAGAACGTAGAGTCCAGCTTGTCGTCGGCGTGCAGCGCAAAGATAGAGGGAAAATTGAAGTGCAGCGTTTCGTTCTCATGGATGAGTGCGCCCTTGTATGCCTCAATATCCACGGACTTCAGAGCCCTATGACGCTTCTTGCTATCGTCCATGTTACGAACCATCGCCTGGATCTGCGTTGCGTCGTAGCGAATATCATTCATTTGTAGGTTTGTATTTTTTACCTGTAAATAACAATGTCTAAACCAACGGTAGCCGCCGATGGATCGATTATCATGCCTAAGGTCGGAGTTGCTCATCCGACTGTCCCGAAGGTCGAGGGCTCGTTCATTGAAGCGTCGGCCAAGGCGGTAGAAAATAACATTGAGACCCAGTCGGGAGCGATAAAGGCTCTGGGCGGCCCGGTATCAGGGGGGCGTCGCCGGAAGTACTTTGGAGGCGCGGCTGTGGAAGTGAAGAACGTTCCCACGATGGTGAGTGCGGGAGGCACGGATCCCAAGGCGGGGTTCGCAGAGCTTCTGCGCACCGCCAACAAGGCAGATGCAGATGCAGCCTACGATAAGCTGGGGGCTGCACCGCCCAAGTCGCTGGATCCCGATAAGATGGCCGTGGCGACGGGAGGACGGCGGCGCCGAAACAAAACTGCTAAGAAGGGTAATGGCCGGTCTAAGCGTGCAGGCGTACGCAAACATCGGCGCTCTCGTCGCGGCTCTCGCCGGATTCGTCGTTCTCGCCGTTAGTTACGTGTTCTGGACGCAAAAATCGTATATCCGCAGCGACTACCTAGTCATCTTTGTGATTGTGAATGTCTGTATCTGGATCGGTGCGCTAGTTTTTTACTACTATAAATCAGACCACGAAATCAAGATTACAGTGTAGCAACATAGGCGGTGAGGTGAGGCTCCAAGAGTTTGACGAAGTCAGTGCAGTCTTCGTGAGATTTCAGAGCCGTCAAGTTAATCTTGCCCGTGCGAAACACACACGCCGTCCAGCGCTGAGGGAATACAACCTTGACACAGGGGGATACATCGGGCTCAAACTCGGCCTGGATACCCCTTTCCTGGAAGTACCGCTGGAGAGATGCACGAGAGATCTTGATCTCGGGAGGAATGCAGGTAGAATAGTTCATCAGGAGAACACGGCGCTCACGATGTTCCCAGCCGCCTTCGCGAATACACTCGGGGTGCATCTGCTTCTGAATAGCAGAGAGGGCGGAAGTCTCATATAAAGGGTCAAGAACACCCGTCATATGAAACACGCCGTTATGGAAGATCTTGACAGTAATCTCTTTCGGGGTCAGCTTGCCATCGCCGTCGTTCCAGACGACGACGGTCACAGAGTTATGCCCAAACCCTGAAGCAGTAATGGGCTTGGGATTGCGACGAGTGATCTTGTCGCGCTTGGACTCCCCGCGACGGAGAATGCCCCTCTTCTCAATCTTGATGATTCCACCTTCCAGAGGCATCTTGCGGAGGATCTCGTCAGTGTTCAGCTTCATGTCGTAAGAGTGGAGGACAACGGTCGTGGACAGCTTAGGCAGGCGGAGCATCTGGGGTCTTGTTCTCCCCCACGAGGACGAGGCGGTCCAGTCCGTTTTTCCAGGCATAAGGAAGGATCAGTGGATTGCTGACAACGGCTGTAACAGCCAATTTACGAAATGCTCGGCGAGTCAGGACTTCGTCGGGAGCAGACAGCATCAAGATGGGATCGATATATCCAATATACACGTGGGTATCGGAGTGGTGCTCATACACGGTCTGGAGCTCGGACGCAAGGCTGCCAGCACGGGTCTTGGTCAGGTCAATGAATCCTGGTGGCAGGGTCTGTCTAGCCCTGGCATCACATTCAATCAAGTTGAGTCCAGCAAAGACCTGCAGCATTATATACTCTACATCAATGGAGAGTAAATAGATAACGCGCCTGCTGGAGGTCGGCAAGAATCTCGTCGCGGATATTCAGGAGATCGGTGTCAGTCTTCTTCAGCATCTTGGGGAGTTCATGTGTGAGCCACACGATCCCTCCAGCCAGGAGCTCGTGAGCACGCTTGTCTGAGATATCAAACATCTGTAGCTTACCGGTCTTGGCGGTGAATTTGGGGCGACCGTAGCGGCCCATGTAGGCCTCGGTGAATTTATCAATATTGGCATCCAGGCTATCCACCAGGGAATCCGTCGCCTTGTGACGACCGAACGAAAACGTCTCCCAGTGATAGATCTTGACCTGGTTCCGGAGAATTAGCATGACATTCAGGATTTCAGCGCTCATTACGTCTTTACAGTTATTTTATTCAGAACAATGGCAGGAGCATTCTGTATGACAACCTTATTGTCGTTCCGGCGCAGAGGGAGATCAACGGTTGGGCTAAAGCAATCCACGCGAGGGGCAGACTTTGGGATCGTCTGGACACACGTGACTGGCTTCGGGTAGGTCACTGGGTTGTTCAGGATTGTTGAGCATCCGGCAGACGTGTACTGGGTGCGCACCTGGCGATTGTAGGACGCGGCGCGATATACACTTCCCTCAACCATCGCCTGCACAACCGAACAATCATTGAACTTCACCATGTTGCCCGAAGATTCGCGCGTAGGCTGACCTGGGAGGTAGGCTGTCTTCAGGACCGACGCGTTCTTACGGACGCGCGCCGTCAGCTCAGAGCTATCCTGCAGGTTGATAGAGGGAGGGATATTCAGGGACTGCTCAACCTTCTGGCGCTGGAGAGCAAGGAGTTCGCTAGACGAAAAAGGGCGTTTGGCCTGGAAGGTCGCCATTCAGTTATTATACTTCCTTCACAAAAGTTCTACACAGGTTAGAATGTGCCGACGGCAGCACTCGCGCGTGAAACCCAGCTGATCCATCGCCCGTCCCTCCGCTGTCTTGACCGTCGTCTTCGTGAGGTAAGGAGGGGAGGAATCGGTGCGCCCGTCCTTCTTCTTTTCCTTCTCTACGAGAGCCTGATACGCCAGCCAGCGGGTAGAGATCGCATAGTCGGCGCAAGTAACACAACGAACAGGAATGAGCATCTTTGGGCTATGTCTTGTCATTCAAGAGCACTTTATTTGTTCCGTTTTAACAAAGATGCTTGCCCATGCACGCGATGTACAAACCTCTATTGCGGTCATTGGACTGTTTGCTATCCTGAGCATCGTGGGTATTCCCCACTCCATTCTTGATTCTATCCTGACGCGCGGAATCCTGTCTCGCGGGATCTGGATTGTGGCCGTCCTCGCCCTACTCTACACAAAGTTCTACCTCACCGCTGTTCTTGTGACAGTGCTGGGACTCTACCTTTCCTTCAATGCTCACTCGGACTACGCCTTCTCGCACGACGGAGTTCTAGCAGCGTACACTGAGGCTCAGAAGCACGATCCCCGTTTTGCGAGTGATGAGCTGGATGTCTCGATGGCAAACGGGACGCTGCAGCTTGATCCGGCGCGGTGGGAGGATCCAGGTCGCGAACCGATCCCTCTGCTCCTTTTCCCTCCCACGGAGGAGCAGCTAGCCCTAGCATCAGACAACGGCCACAGTGGATGAAGGGGCTGCAGCACGCATAGGATTTGCAGGAAGCTGTTTTTTAGGGAAGAGTGGCGAGCTGGGGGGTTCCGTTACCTGCCGAGCAAGTCCAGGCGGAGGTTTTGATGACATATTGACATGTATGTGATCCAACTCTCCTACGATTTCAGGTTTTTCAAGAGTGGCGTTAGATTCAACTTTATTATTGAACCTCTTGATGATGGTTCTGCCTATCAGAGGCGACGATTCTTCAAGTCTATCCTGCTCTATGCGTATCACCTTCAAGAAGTCTTGGGCATTGGTACGCTGGTCGCGACGCAGAGCCAGTTCGTTGGAAATCACGCGGTATAATTTGCCATATGCGATAGCGGCAATACGATGACCTTCAGCGGTCTGTGGAGCTTTCAAGAGTTGATTGATCGATGTCAGGACTCCTGTCGCAATTGTGGTGACTCCTACGATAATTGTGACGTATGTCTGGGCGAGGGGATTGAGTTGAGTCAGCCCGATGGTTGTGGCACCGGCGAGAGCAGTCAAAGTTACGCTGGGAACAGAAAGCCAAAAATTCCAGCGGTCGTAGTGTATTTGTGATTCGGTGTGCATCCAACGCATACAGTTTGCCTTGTCTCCGATAGATGCCAGTAATGTCTCGTGAGCGCTATTCCACGTATTTGCAATATCGCTCGACGATTCCGAGGTATCTTCTAGTTTCTTGAGCGACTCTTCCATTATTACCAAGCGAGCTCAAGTTCTGAAACGCTCCAGTATTCCGACACACCCCCCGGAAGTTCCCGGCGAATAATGTAGGGTACCTTGCGCTCCAGGATTTCGCGCTCTGCGATCTTGAGGTAGAGGTCGGGATCATCGCGATTGAACTCCTGGATAGGAACGAGAGGAATCGCACCATCGTTCAGCTGCTGCCTACGAACACCAAGAAGAGCAGTATATTCATACTTGGTGAAATAGGGAAGGGTCGTGCGAGGAGTCTCCTGCGCCTTGACAATATCCGCGCGCAGAATGAACTCGGACATCATGGTGGAAGGTATATTGTAATATATCCATCGCTTTGTTTCTAATTCGTTTTACGTTGATTTATATCCATACTTCAGGCCGATGTAATTGCGATCGGCCAACGCCGCCTTCGAGGTGGCAGGAGCGCTACGACGAGTGTAGATGGACAGGGCATTCAAGCGCTTATAGGTCGGGAGCGCACCATCATACTTTACCGCAGCATTGAGAGCAGTATGGCGCGAACGGGCACTCTTGGCTGTCGAGTATCCGTACTTGGTCAGATTACCCTTCTTGAGAGGTCCAATACCCTTGCCCGGTCCATGGTATCCACGAACGCACGACTGAGACTCCACCTCAGAGGGGGCAATATGAACACCCGTCTTGCGCATGTACGCCTTGCGTGTATAGCTTTTACGAGGGTGAGTTCCCCGCTTACAGGTGAGTTTCATATCTTATATTAATGAATAGACTAGAAGAAATCTGGACAGGGGAGATAGACAAGGCACGTCAAGATGGAGACCGACAGGGATACTTTCGCGGTCTATGCATTGGGCTGGGTCTCACAGCCCTGAGTTACATGGCTTCACTTTCGCTTCTGAGTCAGAAGCTTAGCTTTCTTCAAGCAGCGAACCTTACGCAATGTCCTTCCGTGTGGCCAGAGCAGGCGTGTCGTGCATATTGCAATAGCCCCGCTTTCTTTGGATGAACCCGGACGAGCTTTCACGGTCGTCCGAACTTTTTTGATACAATCACAGAATGTACGTGCGCGCGTCCTCATTGTTATCTTACCACGGGAAAAACGGATGATGCCGTCTTTCCAGTTGTAAAAAGCATAACGCACAAATGGCTTCTATCGCTCGTGTTCTTACAAACCGCACCTCACATGGCGACCAGTATGTCTATGCCCTCAAGAATATGGATATGCGTAAGATCCTCAACCGTATGGAGATGGCTCTGAACTTCCCGACGCTGGATACCAAGGTGGTTCTGTATGAGTACGACAAGGATATGATGTCCTACTCATCATTCTATTGGGGCGTATCCAGCCCTCTACACGATATGTTGGCGATCCCTGGTCGGCGCACGGTTATCTACACCCGCCGCAAGGTTACGGGAAGGGGGGTGGCTGACCCTCGTCGTCGGCAGGTGGTGGTGGTATGGGAGGCTGTGGTAAGGCAAACTTCGTAATCTTACGTGCGCTGTTCATGAATGCCTGAGAAGGAAGAGGGCGAGCAGCCTGCTGGGGGGCAAACGATTGGCGGGATATCTCCTCGATAGGCGGAGCCGCACGGGTCTGGAAAGGGTTGTAGAGGGCTTTTTCAGTCGGTGGGGCTGCTGGAGGGAGAGCAAAGTTGCGGGTGGAGAGAGACGGGTTGGCGGCCGCAACCATGTACTCATTTGGATCTTGATGATGGACGACGTTGATGAAGTTCGGATGAGAGCCAGGCATGCGGGTGAAGGTATCGGGGGATCCTGATAGAGTACGCTTACGACCTCCGCGCTGACGGAAAGCAGCAGCGACTGCAGCAATCGCCAGGAGAGCAGCAATCGATACACCGCCCGCCACGCCGATGATGGCGATGGTATTGTTGGGAGCAGCGACAGCGGCAGCGGCAGCGGCAACATTGACCACAGATGTCAAGGATGGACTCGGGGTGCTAAACTGAGAGGTTGTCCCCGTGAAGGTAGGAAACGGCGTGAATGACGGGCTAGAGCTTGCCCGTATGCCTTCTGTCATCGTAGTCGTCCAAGAGGCGGTCACGGTTCCAGTGGCGCTCCAGGTGGCCGTCCCAGTCCCGGTGGCGATCGCGGTGGAGGTCCCGCTGGCGGTTCCAGTTTCAGTGGGAGATCCAGCTGCACGGGAACGAGTTGCAGTGGGAGTGCCAAGAGCGCGCGAACGGGTGGCCGTGGTGGTAGTCGTAGGAGTGCCAAGAGCGCGCGAACGGGTGGCCGTGGTGGTCGCTGTGAGAGTGCCTGCTACGCGCGAACGAGTCGCAGTGGTGGTAGTCGTAGGAGTGCCAAGAGCGCGAGAACGGGTGGCCGTGGTGGTAGTCGTAGGAGTGCCGGCAGCACGAGTCCGGCTAGCAGTATCGGTGGGCGATGGGGTTCCGACAGCACGAGAACGGGTGGCCGTGGTGGTAGTCGTAGGAGTGCCGGCAGCACGAGTCCGGCTAGCAGTATCGGTGGGCGATGGGGTTCCGACAGCACGAGAACGGGTGGCCGACAGGGAGAACTCTTGGGTCTGAGAGGCTGTCGTCGATACACTCCCAAGTCCGCCAGTTCCACCAGAGCTTGAGCGCACAAGAGATGTCGCAGAGGGGCTCATCGTTCCCACCGGAATCTGTGAGGTGCCGATTGTCAAGAATGACGCCAATAACACAATACGCTTGAGCATTGTGATCTTATGTATCGATTATACTTCTTTCTATATTGAAAAACTATAATTGTCCGTTTTTGCTCCTCCTTTCTAAGACCGACGGGCATCCTGCTTCCACGAAACACCGCAGACCGTGCATTGGTACATCCACACGATGTTCTTGGAATCCACCTTGACACCCACCACCTCCTTGGACTTGCACCCGTCCGTGGGGCACTGAATCGTGGAGAAGCGGGGGAGAGTAGGATCGAGTGACAGGTAAGGATTCACAACCAGCCGAGCCGCCGTGTCCTGGTTCAGGTTGTGCTCATAGACCAGGGGGTTGGCGCGGGTGATCTTCTCGTTATACTTGCACTTGCGGCACTCAAAGCCTACGCCAGCGCCGTCGTCGCGAATGTCCGTGAGGGCGTTCTCGCAGTCAGGGCAGAACTTCATTTGGTATGTAGTCTTATATTCTCGTAGGCTAATTTGTCATTCGTTTTTCCAGAACAGATCCGTGCGTTAAAAATGGATCAGTTGGAGATTTATTGTCTTAATTCTACACACACTCGTGAAAAATGGCCTCAGCGGGTGGACTCATCAAGTTTCTGGAGGATCACCGAATTACCACTCCCGGTGAATCAATTACCCACGTAACACTCACTCCTCCTGGCAAGTATTTTGTGGGGAGCGATATCCTACAGGAGTTCTACGATCTATACTACGATTACGTCGGAGTTCATACAAACAAGATCACGCTCACCGAGTCGCCGCAGGTTCTGGGTCCCTGCAAGGTCGATCTTGATTTCCAGTATGAGGCAGGGACGACGGCACACAAGCATACGCCGGAGCAGGTCTTACAGTTTGTCTTGGAGTATGTGAAGACTATGCGAACGTTCCTGGTAACCCCAGATGCGGTCGAGGTCTATGTGATGGAGAAGATGAAGCCGACGCCGAAGAAGGATGGTGCCGCCGGCGGAGTGCATGTTCTCGTCCCAGATGTGCGGACGACCAAGTATGTCGAGTTGGGCATTCGCGATGTGATGCTCACGAAGATGTCGATGTTTGACGATGTGCCGCTCAAGGAGAAGGAGTGGTCAAAAGTGTATGACCGCGCAGTGGCGTCGCGGTCGTCAGGATGGATGATGTATGGTGCTCGCAAGGATAAGGGACTGCCCTACATTATCACTAGCCGCATTACCGTGAATGCCGACGGGTCGCACACGGTAGATACGACGCCTCTCCCCATGACGCCCGACCTCCTGCGCAAGCTGGATACGTTTGAGCGCGACGAGTCTCGGGAGACAGCGATGACGTCCGAGGCGCAGGAGAAGTACGGAAATCTGCCCGAGACGAACCAGGAGAATGTTCGTATTTCGGGTGGCAGGGCAGTGATGCCGCGCGTTGGTCGTCCGCTCCAGCGCCGCCTCCCAGGGTCGCGCGACTCGTCGCCCACAGCCTATGTTCCCCGCCCACTGACGAGTGAGGAGAAGCAGTATATTCACGAGCACGTGCAGAATCTTGCAGACTCACGATCTGCCGACTACCAGTGCTGGATCGATGTCGGCATCTGTCTCAAGAACATTCACCCCGATCTCTACGACGAGTTTGAGGAGTTCAGTCGGCGGTCAGCATTGTTCAATGTGCGCGAGTGTATGTCCAAATGGAACTCGTTCTCGATGCGCAACAACGGTCCGCGACTGCAGGAGGGGTCGCTGCGCAAGTGGTCTGCTGCCGACAATATTGAGCGTTACACGGAGATTGAGAAGAACAACATCTTCCGCAAGATCGATGCGTCACATGCGGGTGCCGAGTATGATGTAGCATCGGTGGTCTATTCCAAGTTCCGAGACATGTACAAGTGTGCGAGTTTCGGAAAGAATGCATGGTTCAAATTCACGGGACATGTCTGGCAGGAGTCGGACAAGGGCATTCAGCTTCAGCTGGAACTCTCAGTTACGATCTGGAAGCTCTACATCCAACGAGCGGGGTATTACGGGGAGAAGCTGACGGATGGCAGTATGCCCGACTGCAATTCCAAGGATGCCCGCGAGTGTATGCGCACGGGATGCCAGACGTGCTATACGGTGGTCATGCAGCAGGATCTGATGAAGGTCGCCGCACAGCTCAAGAAGACTCCGTTCAAGTCGAATGTGATGCGTGAGTGCCAGGAGCTGTTCCTAGACGAGACCTTCATCAAGAAGGTGGATGAGAACCGCAACCTACTCGCATGCCAGAATGGCGTGTTCGATATGGAGGCGTTCGAGTTCCGCGACGGCAAGCCAGACGACTGTCTCAGCTTCACGACGCAGCTGGACTATGAGCCGTCGATGCGCTACGCAGATTACAAGGAGTGGCCAGAGATTGAGGATTTCCTGGAAAAGATCTTCCCAAATCCTCGAGTCCGGGAGTATATGAATCGGCACATGGCGCGGTGCCTGAACGGGACGGGCAACCAGAAGTTCCACGTATTGACGGGCGTGGGCTCCAACGGCAAGTCCATGCTGATCTGTCTGATTGAGACAGCGCTTGGCGATTATGCGTGCAAGGTTCCGATCTCGCTGCTGACACAGGGTCGTGGCAAGTCGGGCGCGGCGGCTCCCGAGCTGATTCGTCTTAAAGGTCGGCGGTTCGTGACGATGCAGGAGCCCGATGAGGCGGTTCCGCTGAACACGGGGTTCATGAAGGAGCTGACGTCGTCTGAGAAGATCATTGCGCGTGATCTGTATGCGGGTGCCAAGTCCATGATTGAGTTTGAGCTGCAGTGCAAGCTCCATCTGGCGTGTAACGACAAGCCAAAGATCAACACGAATGATAGCGGTACGTGGCGGCGTATGATGGTGGTGAATTTCCCGTCGAAGTTCGTACAGAATCCCGACGGACCGAACCAGCACAAGATGGATATCTCGATTGAGCGCAAGGTCAAGTCGGAAGAGTGGGGTCGGTGTTTCCTGGCGTATCTGATTCACCTCTACAAGAAGTTCAAGAATGAGGATGTAGTTGCGCCCGAGGATATTCAGGTATATACCAATGAATATCGTGAGGAGAGCAATGCAATCATGCGGTTCTTCGCAGACTGCACGTATTCTGTGGAGCCAGCCGAGGATACTCCGAAGGTGTCGAAGAAGATGCTGACGGCGAAGTTCAAGGAATGGTGGGAGACCAATCGTGGAACGCGCGACTGGCGGGTTGAGGAGATGATCAAGGAGGCGCAGACCAAGTGGGGAGCTTACACGCACGGCGGGTGGAAGTGCTTCCAGCTACGGAATGAGACGGACTAAGCCTACCGGCGACGCATACGGAAGCCTACCGGCGACGGGTGCGGCGGCCGGCCTTTTTCCCATAACGGTGAGCGGCATACGCGGTGGTTCCAGCGAGGAGGGCGTCATCAAGCATGCCAACGCCTCCGCGGCGGGTGCGGCGACCAGCCTTCTTCGCATAGCGGTGGGCAGCATATCCGGTGCTGGCGGCGAGGAGAGCATCATCAATCATGCCCACACCTCCACGGCGAGTGCGGCGACCAGCCTTCTTCGCATAACGGTGGGCAGCATACGCGGCAGTTCCGGCGAGGAGGGCATCATCAACCATGCCTACACCTCCACGGCGGCGCAGACGACGACCACCTACGGGCGGCAGAGCCGTAGCGGGCGGCGGTGGGGGCGCAGTAGCAGCGGCATCAGACGATCCAAACGGCCACCACGAGGACTTCTTGGCGGGGGCGGGGGCGGGCAGGGGGGCAGGAGGAGGCGGGTTCATGATTACTTATATCTGACATTAAATAATGGATACCCGCTTTTGGGGGCCGTCAGGATGGCAATTGCTCCATCTGGTGGTTCATACATCTGAGACTCCACTCCCATTTTTACGCGCGATGAAAGATGCCCTCCCTTGCCGTTTTTGCCGAGAGAGTACGTGCGAGTTCATGAAGAAGGATCCTCCGCACGGAGATGCCGAGAAGTGGCTCTACGACTTCCACAACAAAGTGAATGCCAAGCTGCGAGGGCAGTGTGAGACGGACAAGCGCGTGATTTGCCCGCCTCCTGATCCTCCGTTTGACGAAGTCAAGGCGCACTACGAGATGCTGTCCAAGGAAGCGCCGAACGCTCCCCCAGGCATGGACTTCCTCTTCTGTATTGCGTTCAATTACGCCCCAGATCGCCACGAGATTTACCAGGAATTTTTTGGAACACTGGCTGACGTGTATCCGTATGCCCCACTCCGCAAGATATATCGCGAACACCTGAAACACCTCTCTCTAGAATCTCCCCGCGAAGTGGTTCGGTGGATGTACAATTTGATGAAAGAGTTGTGCGCCGCCACTGGATCGGAGAGACTTCTCCCGTCGATCAAGGGGGTGTATCGGCGTTACGGATACGTCAAGAGTTCGTGCAATCGTGGAAAAACCTGCCGCAACGGCAAGAGGCTACGGGATCACCGCAAGACGTTCAGGGTCACGCATGCTCGCCTACTTCATTGACCCTGACGAGGAGTCACAATACCATCAAAGCTCCAAGCATGATAGTGGCTCTTGTATCCCTTGTTCACAACAAGCTCCCCGATCTCTTCATATCGTCCATCTTCAAACATCATTTCTACATCGTCTGCCGTCTCCCACCCTTTCTCCCGAATGAGGTGGCTCATCTGATGCCAAATATTATGGAGTGACGCATCCTCAATGACCTTGCGGGTATGATTCACTAGGATGTAGCGCCAGCCCATTCTGCTTTGTTGGTGTATGCGAACAAAAAAGAGTGCGATGTTCTAGATCCGTTTTGTAGGATTACTTACCACCTGATGGTAATATGCTGTAGCCCTGGTCCCGTAGGATAACGCACAAACTCAGTCTTCACTTCAAAGTCAGGGAACAGAGCACGAAGCTTGTTCTCAACAATACCAGTGCGAACAGCTTTGTCATGGACGTCGCTTTTGTAGACATGACACTCCTCTCCAGTATTCTTGATCTTCTCAATCGTCTCGTGGTAAATCAGACGAACCATCAGATCTACCCGCCGCCGCTCAATAGCATCCTCACGCTCCTGACGAGCAGCTTCAAAGTCGGCACGAGTGAAAGGATTGAGATCCGTCATCTTAGTATTGGTATGCTAACCAAAAAGAGAGGTCTAGGACCGATCCGTTTTACACGTCTTTCTAAACCACGCACGAGCTTTAGCGGTCTTCTTCTTGCGGCGTGTTCGTGATAAAGCCCCGCCTTTAGGCATGCCTTGAAGTATAACACCTATGGATTCTGTGTTGGGGTGTTCTTTTATGTTTCCCAACAACATGCTATAATCATTCTTTTTCTGCTCCTCTGTAGCTACAGTGTTTGATTTTTCAAAATCAATGATTACAGGTGTATCAGACTCCGTAAGAAGTATGTTTTTCACTTCTAAATCGTTGTGCGCTATCCCATGAGAATGAAGCCATTTTATCTGCTTCAATAAAAGTTCGGCAATTTTTACGTCATGAATACCCTTCTTGTATGAAGTCCAAGGCACGTTTATTACTTCGTTTGTAACAATAACACGGTTGAGTGTTGTCTTAAAATTATCAACAATGTGAATCCCCCACCACGATGGTAACATTTTTAAAATTTTCACCTCGGTTTTATACGCATTGTCTTGTGCTTTTATTCCCATATCTCCTTCGGGATCAGATGCGTCGTGCCATATTGTTTTAGCAACTAGGGTTGGGTATCCGTCTTTTGACAATCGTAAAACATTAAAATGACGTGTCGTTCCAATTGGACTAATTCTATACTCTGGAAACCGCTGTTGTAGTTCTTTCATAAAAATACTCTGCATGTTATTAGTTGTCCTAGAATAAAAGTAACCGTTGATCTATTTCTTACACGTCTTTCTAAACCACGCACGAGCTTTAGCGGTCTTTTTGGCTTTATCGACAAGATCGGCATCCGTGGTATAATGTGTCTTGCCGCACGTCAGCATACTGGCGGCACGAGCATACCCCCACTGCTGCTGCGTCGCCCCTGGACGATGCCCTGTTCGCCATGCCGCCATCCCCCGATTATAGGACGCCCGGACTATCGGGAGAGGGACACCGGTAGATTTGGAGTACGCATGGAGTCCGTGGGCGTCGGGAAACTTTTTCTTCCATTCGCGAACATACTTGGATGTCCTCGTTTTCACTCCCTGATCGGTCTTGAAGGAAACGTATGCCCGAGGATCTTTCCACGACATCTTACGACGCCGCGTGGCGGTGCTTTTCCGCTGGGCGTTCTGCTTTCGCGTGAGTCCGCTGAAATATCTGGCAGGCCAGTACATTACTATATTCCTTCATTTTTTACCTACTCGGGGTTCATCGCGTTCAGGGCGTGCCTGCACGCGTTCTGTTCCGCCTGTTTCTTGGTCGAGGCATTCCCCATCGCCAGAATCTCACCGCTGGGTTTGCACACCGCCATGGTGAAACCTGGGGCTCCATCGGGAATCATCATGTAGATCGGCGTGTATTGGTAGTTCTGCTGGCAGAACTTCTGCATCCGATCCTTGTAGTTGTCGTCTTCGCGCAAGAGAGTGGGAATATCCAGATGTGTCTCCACCAGATTCACGACAAACTCATTGACCACCTCAAACTTGAACCCCGAATCAATCCAGAGAGCCGCAATAAAGGCTTCCAGTACATCTCCCAGCTTCTCAATATTCTGTCGCCCGTGCTCGGACTTCATCTCTTCCACGTGCTTGGAAATCACAAAGAACTTGTCCAGGTGCAGCTTGTCCCGCGCCAGAGCTCCCAGCGTCTTGTTGCGCACAATCAGTTTGCGCGTGTTAGTGAGAAACCCCGGAGACTCACCAGGGTAGCGCTCGCAGAGGTAATTGGCCACTGATGCGCCCAAGAGAGCATCGCCGCGGAACTCCAGCTGTTCATAGGACTCGTCCTGAAGATCCATCACACCTGGCGGACAGGGAGCCAGGACAGCAGGTTCGCCAGTCAATGTCGTGTAGGACTGGCGCCGGACATAGGTGGTATGAATCATCGCCTTCTGGAAGATCCCAATATCCTTCACGCGGTAACCCCGAATACAGAGGATGCGTTGCACATCGTCTGGAGTCAGAGGAGTATTCTTGGAATTATATGGGCTGTAAAACTCGGTCGCCATGGCTCTTGTATATAGAAGACGCGGTACTTTAAAATGCTTTACATATTATTCTCTTTTGTAAAGTCAATAACACTGTCGAAACTTACCGTGAGCCTCCGCACCCTGCGATCCCGCCTCAGCCTCTGGAACTCTGCTTTGCCAAACATCCGTCCGCACTATGCCGTAAAGTGTAATAACATGGCACCCATCCTTGCAGAGTTGCAGAGGGGCGGTGTAGGGTTTGATTGCGCATCGGTCGATGAGATCAATCGTGTCAAGAAGGTTGGTGCGGATGACTCCGACATCATCTATGCCAACCCCTGCAAGTCGTCTAACGAACTCTATCGTATTCGCAACCATACTATTCCCTACATGACGTTCGACAGTCTCCCTGAACTCATAAAAATCACTGAAAAATCTCCAAACACCAAACCCATTCTCCGCATTTTCGTGGATGACAAGGGCGATGCCCGCATCCCCCTGAACAAGAAGTTCGGCTTCCGCATTCGCGATATAGACGAACTCCTTCCCCGTGAAACCCGGGCGCGCATCTATGGTATCGCTTTTCACGTGGGAAGCGATTGCACGTCGGTGCGCGCCTACCAGTCCGCTTTCGATACCGTCAAGGAATATATCCAGGTATTCAAACACCGCAAGGATATATTTACCCCTGAACTCCTCGATATTGGCGGAGGATTCTCAGGAAGCTCAGAGCACAACGATTTTTTTAAGTATGAGCTGGCTCCTGTGATTCAGGAGAACGTATCGTCTCTTCCGTTCAAGAGAACAATTGCCGAGCCAGGCAGGTTCTTCGCATCGGACATCTGCACTCTACACGTTCCCGTCATCGGGAGGAAGCGCGGAAGTATTACTCTGGACGAATCGGTCTATGGTATCTTCTCGGGTGTCCTTTTCGATGGATTCAAGCCCACATTCAAGTGCATTTCACGAACTCCCTATACCCATCTTGAAAAATTCACTATTTTTGGCCGCACCTGTGATTCGGCAGATGTCATTGCAAAAGAGGTGTGGCTGCCGAAAGAGATCGGTGAATCAGACGTCCTGGAAGTCAAGAATATTGGAGCGTACTCGTGGGTGAGTGCCTCCGAGTTCAACGGATTTCAGCTACCTGAAGTTAATGTTTCCGAGTCCGCTTGCCCCCACGCTTCTTCGTGAAGTATGAGTACAGACCCAGAGCCGTGCCGCTGAGTAGCACATCGCCCAGCACCGATCCTCCGCGGTGCTTACGGCGGCGACCACCCACCTTACCTGCGCACCGGGACGCCGACATCTGTCCTCCCTTCTTCGCCTTACGCGTGCGCTGTCCGCCAGAGCAGCCGCATCCCTGTCCTCCAGTATATTTTGCGGGGGGTGTCATCTTTTCCATAGTGTGTTTGTCTATCACCGCGTTAATTTTTGAATGACGTACCGATGATGAATCAGCTCTTCATCGTCGAGTTCGGGGATATCCTTGTACTTTGGCTGAATCCAACGCGCAAACATATCAAACGACAGTGATCCCGCAAACTCTTCGGCAGATGTCAATTTCTGTCCAATGCGATACCCATCTCGTTCCCAGCGATTCCAGTAGCGCTGAATAACTGGCCATAGAACTTCTTCAATAGCAGCCGGATACACATCTGTCTGCTCTCGAACAATGATATCGCATATTGGGCAGATCGACGAGAAAAACTGACACCCCACTCCAATATGATTTAGCCGGCCGTGAAAGTCGCGAAACTCCTTGACAACCTTAACGTGAGTGCTCATAGATCCGGTCACAGAACTGGCGATAGAAGACTAGTTTATACTTCTTAAAGTCTGGGCGCAGTAAGTTCTTTTCGGCAAGGGCTTGCTCGATCTCTAGAAAAAGAGACTTTACCTCGTCTTCATGCAACTGACCATCTTGCGTCTCGGTATTCAACCACTTACGAACTTCCCGCTCCGTCGTCATTGTTGTCTAGAGGCATCATCCGCGTAAAGGCGAACTCCTTTGCCACCATATCCTTCTTCTTGCGATCCACAATGAACTTGTAGCATCCCTCTGCATTCGGACCCGCATGCGTCTTGAAGTACTCGTCGATGTGTCCCTGCAGCTCGCGGGCACCCATAGACCAGGGCTTGTTCCAGGTCTCGGGGCGCTGGATGCGGATATAGGAACCATCATCGGCGATCTCCAACTTGTAGATGTGCGCAAAGTTCTGCCGGCGCAGGATATCGCTCATCTCACTCTCCACAAACTTCTTGTTCTCGCGAAGCTTGTGGATCTCCTTATTGATCTCCTTCAGCTTATCGTCGATCGCACGGTAGTTGCGGACAGCCTTCACGAGGTCGCGCTGATCAATACTCATTCTGTGTATGTTACCTCTCCTCCACTGAAAAAGAAAGATCCGTTTTGAACAACAGATGGATCCGCGGGAAGTCGATAAACTGCGGATAGCATATAACAAGGAACATCCGCATGAGCGTCCAATCAAAAAGACCGAGACTGCATGGAAAGAGATTACGAGCCGTCTGAAAAGCGTGTGTGATGCAGGAACCCTAGAATGTGTCGTCCATGCTCTGGTAAAACGCCCTGCCGCTCCCAACTCGTGGAAAGTCAATAGCGAAGAGTGGCTGTCCTCTGACGACATTGACAGCACGCAGAAGTATTACCAAGAGCTGATCCCCGATTACTACTATGTCGGTACTGTTCCCATTGACTTTGATCTCCACAAGAAGACGGGTGAGTGTCTAGTAAATTCCCTGTGCAGTCTGAGTATTTCAGAGCTATACAAGAAAGGCTATCGCCGTATTGGAATTGTGTTCAATACGGATCCCCACGATGGACCTGGAGAACACTGGATCGCCGGCTTTGCAGATATTCGTCCTGAGCTGGAGTATCCCCAGATGACTTACTTTGATTCGTATGCCCGCGCGCCCGAGAAGGAAGTGAAGCGCCTCATGGAACGTTGGAAGGGTCAGATTGATGCGCTGAAAATCCATCCGCAGCCTATGAAACTCTTCTACAATAACACGCGTCACCAATACAAGGGATCGCAGTGTGGGATGTACTGCATTTACTTCCTGCACTGCTCGCTCTTTGATATCCCGATGGATGAGAAGGTTCCCGACGATGTCATCAAACTTATGCGTCCGCTGTTCTTTGAGTATAAGAATTCGCGCAAGTAAGAGTAATGGAGTGGTCAGAGTGGCTAAGTCGTATTCCAGTTTTGATGCTCGTTGGCGGGGCACTTCTCATTGTTTCGCTGGTCACCTACTTCTTTGTGATCCATCTGAACGGAAATATTCCAGGAAGCGATGTTCTCACCAAGAACCTGAACATCTACTCCGATCTCATTAAGCCTACCCCCCTAGCCTGCCCAAACAAGGATACCCTGTGCGACTACTACATGGCGTCGTCAGGATACACCATTCTCCCAGCAACGACCGTCTATACCTACATCACTCCCAAGGCAATTGAAAAGGTGATTCGTGCAGGTAGCCGTCTCGTCGAGCTGCACATCTATGAAGTGAATAAGAAACCGGCAGTGGGCGTAGCAAGCAAAAAATCTATGAAGATGCTCACCTACAACACTCTGCCATTCGAAGACTGCTGCACAGAGATCGCCAATGCAGCCTTTAGCGCAGATGTCACAGCAGGATACAAGAACCCTTTTGTCCTCAGCATCGTCTTCCATACCAACAACACAGCTCTCATCAACGAGTGTGCAGATACGATGAAGACAACCCTTCGCAAGTTTATGCTGAGTTCGTCTTATAGCTTCCAGCGCAAGAATCTGGCGGTCGAACCCATCTGCAATCTTATGGGCAAACTCATCGTCACGTCCGACGATGCGACCAAGGGAAATGGTATGGAAGAGCTGGTGAATATCTCATGGTCGTCGTCGCGCATGCGTCGCCTGACATATACCGAGGCCGCGCAAACGTATGATCATGAAGAGCTCATCGAGTTTAACAAGCGAAATATCACGATGGTTGTTCCGGATATGGACACCACTGCGTTCAAAAACTCCAATCCCGAAATTTGTTTTACATACGGATGCCAGTGGGTCGGTATGATGTATGGCAGCCTGGACAATGCAATGGAACTTTATACTGGCAAGTTCCTGGAGAGCTCGTTTGCAATCAAGCCCGATCCGCTGCGTTACAACCCGCTCACCTACAAGGAGCCTGCGCCCCAGAACCCCAATGTGTCGTTCCAGCCGAAGCGGATGGCATCTCCCATGTACGACTTCACAATAAAGTCTACCTAAAGGATAAATACATAATGAGCGACGATATGGATGGTGGTCGCCGTGGAAAAATGAGCCCTTGGATCAAGCATGTAATGTCGTTCAAGAAGCCTGGCATGACCCTCGGGGATGCCATGAAGGCCGCGAAGCCGTCGTGGAAGAGTGCTAAGAAGGGCGGTCAGATGCTGGGCAAGGCGGGCCCAATGGGAGGCCGTCGTACGCGCAAGCACAAGGGTGGTCAGCTGTACTCGTTCGCGGGCGGCCCCTACACGGGCTCTGTCCTGTCTGACGGTGCGGCCCCTACCCAGCGCCTCCCTGACGCCACGTGGAAGGGCAACCCCGCGCTGATGTCGGGAGGCAGCCACCGCCCCGGCCACCGCGGAGGACAGCAGCTCGCCCCTGCATCCGTGAATGGACACCCTGCCCAGACGCCGTTCTCGGGCAAGCCTACAGCCATGCCTAAGGGCGGACGCCGGACGCGCCGCGCGGGGCGGCGATAAGCACCGAGTCGTAGATCGCCATAATATCTGAATTATGGTTCGTCTCCTTCTGCGGACAGCAGCGACCCATATATGCCGCCATCACTGCCCATTCGTGGGCATAGGATGGAATGTAACGCGTATTCAACGTAATCTCCGGGTATCCAAGGATATCCATCATGTTGTTATGAAACAACTTGATGAAGTCCCAACACGGATGATGATTGTCGAGACTCACCGGACCCACATGCGAGACCACCACGCAGTCCTGCTTGCAGATAGGAAGAAGAGCGGAGAGGATGCGACGATAGAGAGTCTCCATCTCAGGACCATCAGGATCAGGGAGATCCATCAAGATCGCATCATACTTCCGCCCACCCCTCCTGACAAAGTCTAGGGCGTTCTCGAACACGAGGGTCGTCCGCGGATCAGTGAGAGCACCTCCCGACTCGGGAAGGGTCTTGGCAAACTCCACGAACTCAGGATCCCAATCTACGATCGTCACTGAGTTGATGGTCTGCTCACCCACTGTGTCATAGATCGTCCGCGCTGCCAGGCCATCGCCACCTCCTAGGATCAGCACATCCTTATACTGTCCGTGACCATCAAAGACTGGGCTCACCAGCATTTCATGGTACCGATGTTCGTCCTGCGTCGAATACTGCACCTCATCATCCATGAGCAGGATGTTTCCGTGGTGTCGTGTCCTTGCATACTGGACAAGGCTCTTTGATGTTTTGAACATGTGTATGACATCCACAATCTCGAACTTGACCTGCTGGCCGTACTGGAACTTCTCGGAAACGGCTGTCACAGTCTCGGAAGTAACGGGCATTGGAATCGACGTATAATACATTGTTCTTATGCAAAAATTGTGAATTCGTTTTTGGTACGTTGCTCATTCCTTACTTATTAGAACTACCACATCGTAATATCCTCCAACTTACACTCCGTGGCACCCGCCTCCTCCTCCGCCTTCTTCTTGACCTCGGCTGTGCGCGCCTTCACGTCTGCGCGATAGTCGTAGAAGGTATCCTCCTCCCCGCCCTCCTGCAGCCGAGTCTCGTCCAGCAGGATATCCACCAGACCCGTTCCGCACGGGGGCTTCTGTCCGAACATGATGTTCGCTGAGACACCCTGCATGGGGTCGAACTCTGCCGAGACCGCGGCATTGAACAGGTGCTTGGACGTCTCCTCAAACGACGAGTTCGCCAGAACACCATTGGCGTGCTTGCCGATACCGAAGCGATCCACCGACACCAGGCGACCCTGGTATGTCATAGAATCCAGGAGTACCGCCATGTGGTGGTAATTGACGTATGCACCGGCAGCATCAAACACCTCCGTGAATTCCGTGTAGAGGGCAAACCGCGCAGCCTCAATCCCGAACACATCATACACCTCGTGAATATCGTTTGAGAAGGTGCGCGTGGGATCCACATCGTCGCGCACCAGCAGCTCATACAGATTGGTGCCCTCTACATCCAGGACATACTGCTTCTTGCAGGTGTAGGTAGAAGTGGAATCGTCCCACGATAGCTCCTTATTCACCTCTCGGGGATACACGCGCCCCACGCCGTCAATGCCGACCACCACGACATCCAGAACACGCTCCTCCAGGAATCGCAGGGTCAGGAGATCCTTGACCACATCTTCGGGGAACACGATGCGCATCACCACGCTCTTGTCATCCACATCCTTGTTGGTATAGACGCAGTGCAGGATGTTCAGTCCCGCACGCTCGATGGCGCTCTGGATACCTACTAGATCGTGGATGTAGCGAGCCGCCATCTCCGTCGTGCTCAGCTCCAGACGCATAATCCAGGGAGACGCACACTCAGCACCGTTGCTGACAGAGAAGAGCCGGAACGTCTCTAGAATCTCGCGGTCCTCGGCGACCACCGAGTCAGGGCTCAGCGGAGCCGTGTCATAATACATCCGCACCGCTGTCGTGATATCGCGCAGTGTCGTGCGCTGGATCTCGCGAGACAGCATGATCGCCTTCTCCTTCGTCTCCGCAATCGACGAATCAAGATACACGAAGTTCAGTGGGTTCTTGGGGTTGCGCGTGACGCTCAGCAGCTCGTGAATGCGCGGGACACCCTGCGTGGCACCCGCCTTGACCGTACCGGCCGAGTGGAAGGTGTTCAGGGTGAGCTGCGTCACCGGCTCACCCACCGACTGAGCAGCAAGCGCACCCACCATCTCGCCGGGATGCACCAAGCTCTTGAGGTAGCGGAAGCGCACCTCGCGAATTAGCTCGTCAAAGATCTCCTTCGTGAAGCGATACTCCACGATAGATCGGCGCGGAGCCAGGTAGTAGCGCAGGAGGCAGTGGAAGACGCGATTGGGGGCGATCCACGGTTCCTTCATGATAGCGGTCAGCTGCTCGACCACATACGCAGGTGTAAGATCCGAGCGGGTCGAGTAGGGGTTGCGGTACTTTTCTACGAGGCGCTTGAGATGGACAGGTGCCAGGACCTTCTCCGTATTCATGAACATGAACACATCGCGCACCAGCATCTCGCGGTCGGCGATAATGTCCTCTACTAGGTCAGGGGCTTCCGTCACTGCCTCGACCAGCAGGGGATTCAGCTCTGCAACATTCAGAGCGAACATCTTGTAGATATCCTCCAGCGTCATGATTGCGAGACGGATCGGCTGGGCCTCAACCTGAATCGACTCGACTCCGTCCTCGCCGTAGCGATACTGGATGATTGTGCCCATATTGTTGCGCACCGTCCCGTCGTAGGTGACGTGCATATCCTCCATCGTCTTCATCATACGTCGCTGGATGTAGCCCGTATCGGACGTCTTGACGGCCGTATCAATGAGACCTTCGCGACCGCCCATAGCGTGGAAGAAGTACTCGGCAGGGCGAAGTCCCTCGACGAAGGACGACTCGACAAATCCACGGGACTCGGCGCCGTCGTCAAACTTGGTGAAGTGGGGAAGCGTGCGGTCCTTCAGTGTGTTCTGGATCCGCTTGCCATCCACAATCTGCTGCCCCAGCAGGGCGACCATCTGTGTCATATTGAGATCCGAGCCCTTGGCGCCCGACTCGACCATCTGCACCAGGCGGTTGTCGCGGGGCAAGGATTCCATCACACGACCTGAGATCTTCGCCGACACACTCTTGAGTATATTGATGATCTGGTTCTCCAGCTCCTCGCCGTTCTCGCGGCTGCTGATATTCACGAACCGACCCGAATGGACGTTGGCCAGCAGTTCGCGCACCTCCGCCCGACCCTGCGCCAGCGTGGAGGCTACGAAATCGGTGGTCTCCTTGTTGGAAATGAGATCCGATGCACCGGTCGAGAAGCCCGTGTGCATATTGAACTTAGTAACAATCGACTGCACCTCGTTGATGAACTGGCCGCAGCGCTTGTATCCAAAGTCATTGTAGAGGACGTGCAGGACACCCTCCGATGTGGTGTTGAACGCGCCCTTCTTCAACCGACCCTTCACCAGCTGACCGTTCTTGATTGTCACGCGCTCGTCAAAGTTCATCAGGGGAAACGCTCCCGAGATGACCTCCATACCCGTGCGGTCGGCACCCGTGCGCTTGTAAGCGCTCATGGGCTTCTTCAGGCGGGACATGATATTCATCGCCAGATGCTCGGGGATCTTGACACGAGGATCCGAGATGCGGAAGGCGCCCGTGAGCGTATCCTGCACCATCTGAATGATCGGCGAGTTCTCGCGGGGGCTGATGATGAGACGGAGAACGCTTGCCAGCTGCTGGAGCTCCGTCTCGGCCGCAATGGACTGGGGGAGGTGGAGATTCATCTCATCACCGTCGAAATCAGCATTATACGGCTTGGTCGCTGACACGTTCAGGCGGAACGTTGAGTAGGGCAGCACCTTGACGCGATGGCACTCCATAGACCCCTTGTGCAGCGACGGCTGTCGGTTGAAGAGGACATTGTCACCGTCAATCATGTGGCGATGCACAATATCGCCCTCGTGCAGATCAATCATGTCGGGGTTCATGTACTTGAGAGACATCATGCGCTTCTCCTCCTTCAGGAACACCGACTTGGCACCGGGATACTTGGTGCCGTTGCGGACGTAGGACATCAGGCGATCGCGGTTGTGCGGCGTCACAATCTCGGGCTTGGTGAGGTTGCGGGCAATCTCTTCGGGAACACCGAGCTCATCCACGTCAATGTTGGCGTCGGGCGTAATGACGGAACGCGCAGAGAAATCCACGCGCTTACCCATGAGGTTGCCGCGCACACGACCCGTCTTAGCCCCCAGACGCGACTTGAGCGTCTTGAGGGGGCGACCGCTCCGCTGAGCCGCGGGAGCCATGCCCTTGATATCGTTATCCACGTAGGTTGCGACATCGAACTCCAGCATCTCCGTATGCTTCATGATATAGTCGCGGGGAGCTCCCTTGTCCATCTGCTTGCGGAGCTCCTGGTTGTTGCGCACAATATCAATGAGCTTGTGGGAGAGATCGTCGTCCATGCGCTGGTTGTCGTCCATCATCACTGGCGGGCGCACCGTGAGCGGAGGTACGGCGAGAACAGTGCAGACCATCCACGCGGGGTGGGAGAACTTGGGGTCAAAGCCGAGGATCTTGACCGTGTTGTCCGTCATGCGCTGGAAGCAGCGGAGAACCATCTCGGACTGGAGAGCCACGGTCTCCTCATCCTTGCCCGCGAGCTTGCCCTGGAGAGTGCAGACCGTGCCCTGGATCTTCTCCACCTTCTTGAGCATCTGGGTGCCACAGGTGCCGCACACGGGCGACTCCTTCTTGGCGAACTTGGTCACGAAATCCACCGACTGCTTGCGGATATCGGCGAGGCGCTCCATGCCCTTCATCTCGGAGTTCAGGTAGGCCTCCTCGTTGAATCCAGACATGCCCGCAATGTACAACGTAGAGCAGTTGATGCACACGCAGTTGAGAGTCTTGATCGTATGGTCAAGGAACTGGTAGAGATAGACGGGGCGAGCGAGGGTGATGTGTCCAAAATGGCCTTGGCACTGTAGGTTGGTATGCTTGCACGTGGGGCAGACCTTGCCACTCTCGATGACACCGAGACGCTGGTCAAAGACGCCGCCAGGGACGGGATTGTTGCCCTGATGCGTTTTATCCGTCACGACTTCGACAACAGACCTCCGGAGGATCTCCTCAGGAGACATGATGCCAAACTGAACGCCTACAATCGACATTGTATTCTTATTAGTCTATCTCGTAATATCTTTGGCGATCCGTTCTTACCGAATATTTCTGGTTTATTGAACAAGATGGAGGTGAGTATCAAGCGCGGTCCAACCAAAGGCGGCTTCGTTCTCTCCCCGCTCGGACAGACTATGTTGGCAAAGGAGCCGTCAAAGGGGGTTATCCTCTTCTATATCGTCAGCCATGCAAAAGTAGAGCTTCTGACCGATGGAAGCCTCTACGGGTTCATCTATAAGGCAACCCTGAATGATGGAACCCCCTCGCCCGTCTATAAACATGATTTTACCACGTGTGCGTGCAAGGATCCCGACAATGTCTCGTGCGATCCCAAGTCTATGAAGGCTCCCCCGAACGTATTGGCTCGCCCGTGTTTTCAGGAGGTACGCCATTTCATCTTCAAAATCAGCTTTTTATCCAAGGAATCTGTCACCTTTTCAATCTACAACCGAAAGGGAGAGCAAGCACGTAAGCGGACGGATACCACCGATGGATTCCGCGGAGAATCTCATATCCAATACGATCTGTACGACTCCAAGTTCTTGGCGGGCGAGCCCATTATTCCCCCCGTTCTGTTTCGTGAGCCGTTGCTGCGACCTCTTGAGACAACCGAGGGTATTGGATGGGTAAAGTTGTTCCCTGGACTGGATGCCCATGTAAGCGCAGCAGTGAAGGCGGGAGCAACGGAGCTCGGTATCACAATGATGCAATCAGCCGAACGTTATCGAACGCTCGGAGATATCCTGGCAGACCCGGCAGTATCCCTCCAAGAAAAGGCGGCAGCAGTGTCTCATGCTCGGTATGCATTTTACCTTCTCGCGCTGGAATACGGATACAGCCAGGGTGATTCACACGTCCATAATGTGATGATTTCAGATGGTATCGGACAGTTTGCAAGCAGCACTGTTCCAGGAAGCTACTCCCGCGGCAAGGTCTTTATCATTGATTTCGGTCGTGCGCGGAAGATAGACTTTTCCCAAGATCCGCATACGATGACTCCAACTGAACTTCTTTACGATGTAGGTCTTGAAGGTCTTGGTCAGCTCGTGGGCCAACGTGACTGGCTGTGGAATAATGCCGAAGATTTCCTCATACATCTCCCTCTCGGCGATGTAGATGACGAGATGCGCGCAATGGCTGCAAAGTTTGGAAAGAGAATAGAGACGATATCACCTGCATTTGCAGCCAATCCAAACCTAAAAACCTTTGACCCAGTGCAGGGCGCGGTTCATGTTTATAATGAGTTGATTCCCAGGACATTGACGCCAATACTCGAGCGAGGTGTGGCGGCAAGGGTTGTAGGCGCTCCTGGAGCTGCTGCTCTTCGGTACGGAAAAGGGCGTATGACTATATCAGTGAAGCGGCGGTCCAGGTCAAAGCGGAATGCGCGCATCCCACGCAAGTAGGAAAAGGTCACGATCTAGAATGACTTCGGTCAGTCCAAGCTTGTCTTCCAGATGGCGCAGAAGAAGAGGGTACTCCTTCCCCTCCTGTGCCAAAAACACTTTGAGATCACGGGGGCGGTGGGAGTCCATCCAGTCCAGCATGAGACGAACCATGCGGTTATAGACGAGTTTTGGTTCGCCACCTAGGGGTTCATTCTGGCGAACATACGATGCGAGTTTCTCCATTATATGTTCGTAGAGTAAGATACTTCTAAACTGTCACATGTCCCGGTGGAGGTTGGAGAAGAGGAACCTTGTTCGATTCTCCGACATAGACGCTTGTGTGCTCCACCTGCCCGCAAATATCGGGGACATCAAAATGAGGAACCTTTCCGAACTTCTCCATGCACTTTGTCCGAATATCTTTCGGGATCATATAATTCGTAGCTGACACCGTATTGATGTCCTGCTTGATGTATTTCAGGAAGGTCCCACAGTCCTTGCGTCCAGAAGGAGGTACGGCTAGCTGCTCCTCTAGTTTCCGGGAGACGTTGCTCCACTGAACACTCGATTGCTTGAAATTGTTCGCCATCGTGATCCAGTCAAACTTGTCTTCCAGCATACTGATGATGCTGATGGCGATAGAGACACAGCCCAGAATCGTGGATGGAGGAACGGACGCATTTGTGAGTTGGGCTGATCCCACGATCAAGTTTGCGACTCCACTCAACGCAATAGAAATATTGACGGTAATGGACATGGCCATTGAACGCACCGAGTAGCGAGAGTATGCTTCAGTGTTCATCCACTCAAACGATTTAGATTGGTCGCACCAGTTGGCGAGCATGGTGTCAATCGACGCTGACCACATGAGTCCAGAGCTTGTTTCTGGATCCTCCTTTGTCTCAGACATTACTTAGAAGGGAGACGGCGTTTTTTGAACGTGCGGTTGCGAGGAGCCTTTCCACCAAACCCCATACGGAACAGTGTAGGAATAGTTCCAGACACCTCACCGCTTGATTCTGAATTAGACGATGATACCTCGCGTGCGACTGTTGTGGCAATCTTCTTGACGTACTGCTCCAGATGCGATCGATTCAAGCTCTGGGTCAAGACCACGCACTTTACAGGGCCCGGCCGCTTCGGGGGACTGCTGTCCTGGATCTTCATAATGAACCCTGTACCCGTGAGAACCGTGTTCATGAATCCACCCGCCGTTCCAACCCGGACGTAATCCTGCCAGAAATCAACCGAGGGGCTCTTTGACAGCATACCCAAGAAACATCCGTGGTTGATAAAAAGGGGCGTTGTAGTTCCCGTTCCCATATCTATACCGTGGAAATCGGCGCCACCGTATGCGGATACCCAGACGTATCCGTCCGTAGGAGCCTCTACCGTCGTATAAGTGAGACCCGCCCCTGCAAACCCCAGACGGAAATTATTGAAAATATTGATATCGCCGCTAACCTTGAGATTCGGCGTGCAAGCCATGAACGACTTGTCGGCAAACTTCCACGTCTCGCCCGCTTTGAGATCCACCTGTACGATAGATCCATCTAGAAAGGGGCTCAGGTAAATGCTCATAGGAACCTGTGTCGGATTGGTTACCGCGTTCTGGACAACGGATGCTCCGGTGACTCCACGAAGTAGTCCGCTGAACAGACCACCATTGCCTAGGGTACCTGTCATGGAGAGTGCGCCATCCATGTACGCCATTGTCTCCTGGTTGGTGATGACAGAGGATCCGGGCTGTAGTTCAAACTTCAGGATATCGTACCCTCCCTTATTCACAATCTTGGCACCCAGTTTAGAAAAGGGACCGTCGGAGATACCCACAGCCGACTTTCCAGCCGATCCAACAGAGGAGGTGCTGTCAATAGTCTCGATGGATTCGGGGACAGGAGATGCTGCAGATACGGGAGCGGGAGCAGCCATTATATTCCTGGACGATTATTTACATCGCAGGATGCATCCTGCGCTGGCAACCGCACCCGCATCCGGGAGGATGATTCATCTTGTCCTTGGGGTAGCGATAGTACTTGCGTGGATGGAAGGTGCTCTGGTAGATCATGAACAGCAGGAAGAAAATGCCAAGTCCAAGACCGGCGAGTGCAATGGGGCTCATTTGTTTTACACAAAGGATTTAAACGACCCGGGCTCAATCATACGGAACACCTGTAGTTCAGTGGTAGAATGCGACCCTTCCACGTGCAAAGCACTGGCGCGAGGTTGTGACCCGGGTTCGGTTCCCGGCGGGTGTAGATGGTCTTTTTGATGTCTGGAACCAGACGTGAAAAATGATATCCTAATTGTACAATGACTGCTCCGTACGAGATAGGCTATTTTTTTGATAACGAAGAGCGACGAATTGTTGAGGTGAGCGCATACTGCCCAGACATTACGTGCATCAAGATCCCAGACGGCGGTCGTTATCGAGAATCGCCGATACGCAATCGCAATCTACCCCCAGAGTTGGAGAACAACGATTACATTAAGATTTTGGGTGGTATCGAGGGAACCGATACGCACGATGCAGAGTCTGGAATACGAGCAGAACACATACCTCCATTCCACGCCTGGTCCGCGAAAAATGTAGATAAGAAGCGTGTCGTTATCTTGGACTGGGATCGCACGATTACTCAGATCGAAGGGATCATTGCGCCAGTGCGATTCGAGGATATGGACATGTCATTCGTCGATGTAGTGCGAACGAGTATCGCTCCCAATCCTCTGACGACACCCGAAACATGTGGCAATCCAGTCGCTGTTCAACGAGGAAAGGAGATTGAAGCGCTGCATCCAGGACAAGGTGAGACTGCCCGCATTGCAGAGCAAACGCTTCAATACCTGTGTGGGATAGATCGTCTGAGTATGCTGCAGCGCGATATATTCGGATACTGCGCAGAGAATGGAATCGCTATCGTTATTTTAACCAATTCAGCCGCTGCTGGAGCGTATGGACCAGACGGTACGTTTAAGAACTCTAGGTTCTACAGAGAACTCACGACTGGACTGCTTCCTGTTGCGCATGTGGATACACCTATTATCGTAAAATCTTCCGTTGCTCGTCCCGGGACTCCCAATCATAAAGGACGCACACTGCGCGAAGATCCTCTGTTTGGACTCATATGTCGTGCAGCCGGCGGCAAGGCCCGAAAGACACGTAGGAAACGAGCCTCTCGTAGGAAACGACTCCTTCGGACTGCTCGCAGGAAACATCTATGACCTCTGAAGAGCTGGTACAGCAAAGTGCTGAGGAAAGCACATTGTAAGTTTCTGACCTGGGGGTTTATCTACAAATCCAGGTGGGCAAGACATTGTTAGCGGAGGAGAGAAAACGGATTGATGTCTATGACATCAGTACGTAGTCTAAGTAATCATGCCAGACCTCAATTCTTGGTACCTCATCCCCGAGATTTCAATCGCCTACTATATCACCTGCCTGGAGCCTCTCTACGATGTCTTGGAGAAGAGATATAAAAGTACTGGATCAGATGACAAGTTTCTCAAGACAATCCTTGCCTCCTACAGTGGTATGACCCACGCTCAATGGACGGCAGCAGAAAACAATCGGCGATACGAAAAGGCGCTTTCTATGAAGATGGGGGATCTCCACGAGGAGCTGATTGGAAAGCTTCCTGGATACACCACACTTCCAACCGGCCATCCGTCGGGTGTAGATGTCATGGGGGTCGAGAAGGAGATGATAGAAGTGAAAAACAGACACAACACCATGAACTCGGATACGGCGAAGAGCGTTATTGCCAAGCTGGAGACACTTGCCAAGAATGGATTTCGCGCGATTCTAGTCTTTATCAACTCTGACAAGAAGACGCTTCCTCGTTTCAAAGCATCAGAGAGAATTACCGTGGTCAGCGGAAAGCAGATGTACGCACATGCATCGGGTCGCGAGTCATTCTATGACGACCTGATGAAGACGCTGGAATATACGTTTCACCGCTATCATACTTATGAGGAACTTAAAACACTCTTGACTTGATGTGCAACAGCCAGCGCAAGCTTGACGGGAACCGCGTTCCCAATCTGCTTATACTGATCAGCCATCCCTCCTGAGAAGATATACGTATCGGGAAACGTCTGGATCCGCGCATACTCGCGAACCGTGAATGGACGGGTTTCCAGGGGATGGCACCTGTCTGTCTGTTTTTGGCATGGGGAGGTTGTCAGTGTAAGACAGTGTTCGTCCATGGACATTCGCCGTGCGATTCCCCGCTTTCCGCCGCCAGATGCCATACATTTTTCACCCATATAGGATAGCTTGATATCGTCAGGTAGATCGACCCAGCACCCCCCAGGAGGAACTAGATCAAATACCGCCTTCTTGCTTTCCGGATACTTTGCACCTAGGCTTTCCGGGACGTTGGTAAGAACATCGCGGAGGAGGACATTTGTCTTGCTTGGAGTAGGATACTCGAACGCCCTTGCAATATCCGAACGAACGCCGACAATGATAATTCTTTCGCGCTTCTGGGGAACTTCATAGTCTTTTGCGTTAAGAATCCTAGTTTGCACATTGTACTTCCCATCGTTCTTGAAGAGTTCAATGATTCTTTTGAGCGTCTCTCCGCGATTGTGCGTCGTCAGACCCTTGACGTTTTCAACAAGTATAACTTTGGGGTTGCACTCTAGAACAAGGCGATTGAATTCCACGATGAGTTTCCCGCGAGGATCTTCTAGACCCATGCGTTCTCCAGCCTGAGAGAATGCCTGGCAGGGGACACCTCCCATCAGAACATCTACGCGCCCATTAAACTCACTTAGATTGAGTGCAAGCATGTCCTTGTTCTCAATTCGAGTGCCTGGGTGATTACGAGCAAGGGTATCGCAGAACTTCTTGTTGATTTCATTGAGAAGTATCGGCTGGAATCCTGCTTCAATAAATCCTGTGCTCATGCCTCCGCATCCAGCACACACTTCAATGAATGTTGGCGAGAAAGGCTCCACTGAAGGAACTGGAACAACGACGTTGAGGCGGGCAAGGACTTCTTGGACTTTCTGCTCGACAATCTTCTCGATCGTCCCGTCCTTCTTGCATGGTGTCTTGCGCTTGTTGTGAGCGTCCAACTGGCTCTTCTGCTTGAAGATCTTCTCACACTTCGGGCACGCGTGTTCTACCATTGTATATATTACCTAGAAATACCTAAATGGGTGATGGTTCGTTTTTGACATGCAGAAACGGATGCGCGCGCCGTCTATGTGTGGACACGGCAATACAATGTCCGATTACATAAAGACATTCGAGCTCAAGAGTGTTGGAAGTGTAGAGGCGCTGCAATGGGTCGCATGGTCAAAGACGCTACACGACCCTCTCCAGCCAATCAACGAATTGATTGACAACGCAATTGCGGCTATTCTGTCGGGGCACGTAGCTAACGGAAAGATTTATATCACCTTCGACTTTACATCAAATACTGGAAAGATTGAGCACTCGGGCGGATCAACCTTTCCTCTTGAGATTGCCGAAATTGTTCGTTGCCTTGCATACGGTGGTGCGAAGGCAACCTCGCTCAATGAACATGGATGCGGGCTCAAGACTTCGCTTGCGATTCTGGATCGCTCGAATAGCAAGTGGAAGATCTTCATCAAGGTTGTTGAGAACGGTGCCCTAAAGTTCTACAGTATCTCGGCACCCTATGCGAGTAGGATGAAAATTGTCCCGGAATCCGCATGGCCTGGTCAGGACAAGACAGCCCAGCCTGGTTCGCTCATCCAGTTTCCAGTGAGTGGAGCAATCTTTGCCGGGCTGTTTGGAAAGAAGAAGCAGAAGGCAACAGAGAAAGAGCTTAGTACTCACTTTAAGAACCATCTTGGCCATGTATGGCAGCGTATCCCCGAGATTATGAACGGGGATATTCAATTGTATTACAACGGTGAGCGCGCAGAGCCCTTCTCCTTTCAGAAATACGGTGTCTTTGATGAATATGTCGATCTATACCGTCCAAAGAAGACCTATGAACTGTCCACCCGTGGAAAAGTCGAAGTTGAAGAAATCAAGCTCAAGGAAAGCAAGAAGAAGATTCCTGGATCAAATGTCTTCATGTATGCCCAGCACGCAAACGGTATCTATTTCTTCAAGAATGGTCGCTTGATTGAATCTGTACGGGCAGAGGATGAGCGAGAGTTGTATTCGCGGATATTTGGAGCTGTTCCTCATCACAGTCATAATGGTAACATTAAGATTGTGAATTTCGTGGGTTCGCAAGATCAGACCCCTGCTACGGTTCCTACCAAGAATCGGTTCGGAGCAAGTGAGCTGTTTGAAGAGGCAATCCGAATTCTTACAGAGAAACTCACGCCGGTATCCAACGGTCTGGATGACCGAAGCGAGCTCGAGATCCGCGATAAGTTTAAGGCGGATCGCGAACGCACGATGCTCTCAGCAGGGATTCTCGGGTACAGCATTGAAAAAAATAAACAGGTAATGGTTGGAGACGTATTATCTCCTCCAATTGATCTACTTGAAAAGAACGGCGCAAAATATACTGTGATGGAGTTCAAGAAGAATATTCGTCCAGCAGTGCAGGATTTCCACCAACTGCTTGGATATTGGACATATGTTCGGGCAGCGTATCCTGATAAAATTGTAGAAGCTGCACTATATCTTGCTCCATCTGCAGATTTCAAGATGACTCATGAAAACAAGGCGTTCTTGCATATCCTCGCTAAGGACTACAAGTTCTGTCCCACAATCTACGACTACGACAACAAGATGCTGTACCGGCAGGACACTGTTTAACGCAACTCCCTCAATGCCAGCATCATATAGTAGAGACACACCACTATAACCCCGTAAAAGTAGGCGATGAGATACGGTAAAGGATCTATTTTTATACTTAGCATCTACTTTCGGTAGCAGTTCTTGTACGGACGGCACGACGCTTTCTCCGTGAATCCCATGCGCTTGCAGGGCTTGCGCATACAGTGCTTGCGGGTGAATCGGCGAGGAAACTTGAATGTCTTTCCGCCCGTCTTGGCACAGGCTTTCTGAGTTGCTGCGTGCGCCTTTATGAGATTCAGGAGCAGGTTGTAGTAGTCTGGATTGGCGATGTCCATCTCTTCGTAGTCAATGTACTCTGCAACATCGTCACGGAACGTCTTGGGGCTTTTTACATGTTTATCCTGAAGCCAGTCGGCAGGGCTGAAGCCTTCCTTCATACCAATCCGCGATTTACGGAGATAGTTAAGCTGAGCCTGAAATCGGGTTTCTGCGTCAGAGCAAGCAGACATCGTTATATTGATGGGCGATAAAAACGGATTTGTAAGTATCTAGAGAAGAGCAAGAATCCCCGACAACTACATCTACCATGCCTACCTCTTCTTCTCTTCTGAAAATCGACGACATCCATGCACGAATCATCACCCTTCTGGACAAGCCGCAAGCCTGCCCGCTGTCGGCCAACAAAGGCAAGCCCGGCATTCTTCTTGAGCAGCTGACTGGAATCCCGCAGACGTCCAACTGCCTCGACTGCTCGGACGGCGAGGTTAAGACTGTTCCCATCATCCGCAACAAGGCAGGCAAGCTCGTGCCTAAGGAAACCGTTGCTGTCACCATGCTGAACAAGGACGACCTCCGCTCGACCGAATTTGGTTCGTCCAAGTGCTTCACGAAGCTCAAGCGCGTGCTCGTGGTCCCCTACATCCGAACCGCTGACACCGTGCAGTACCTCAAGCCAATCCTCCTTGATGCGTCGGAGGATAAGTATGCGGACCTGTATGCGAATCTCGCGAAGGACTACAACAGCATCCGCGACCAGTTTGTGAATGAGAACATTCTTCACTCAAAAAATGGCGTTTATCTTCAGAACCGCACGAAGGGTGCAGGTCACGGCTCGAAGTCCCGGGCGTTCTACCTGCGCAAGAAGTTTGTCGAAGAATACGTGCCTCTCAGTTTGTAATCAGTACCTCCATCGTTGTCGCCTCCGGATTCTTTGAATTAATTGACCGTCGAGCCTTTAGCGTACGGACCTGGAAATCAGGGGGAGCAAACGCATCTTGCACCAGTTTTACATTTGCGTTACTCATCAACATTTTTACATTGTTGGTCTTCATCTCCGCACAGGTCTTGAAGAGTGCAGTGTGCTTGTCGAGTCCAAAGCCGTCAGAGGTGTAACCGACAAAGGATGTCCCAGTCTCGGGTGCGTATGGAGGATCGAGATACACGAAATCCCCCGAGGTCACTCGAGCCAGTGAGTCTTCGAAGGAGCAGTTGGTGAAGACGACGTCGGCGATGAGACTACTGACTTCTCGGATATGCGCCTCATCGAGAACAGTGGGCTTCTTGTAATTGCCAAACGGAACATTGAACCCGCGCGGACCCTCGCGATACACGCCGCGGAAACACGTTTTGTTCATGAACAGGAACATCGCCGATGCCTCGACTGAGGTACGATGTTGGCTGTCCAGAGAATTGAACTTTGACCGAATCCAGTAGTAATACGATTCGGGAGCAGACGTCTCGGTTGGAACGCTGGTGGGAGCACGATTGACGTCGGTACCTACACACCTAGCAAACTCATCGGTTAGTTTCTTAGTCTCGGCAATCAGAGCATCTACGTTAGACTGGACGTTTTTGTAGAGTCCAATAAGATTCGAGTTCAGGTCGCTGGCATAGACAGTTCCAGATACCTGTATAGTCCCGTTCTTCTTGTGGGAGAGGAGGGCCAAGAGAACGCTGCCGCCGCCCAGGAAGCACTCGTGGTAGTTCTGTATGTCCCGGGGAAACAGCTGCATGACATCGCCAATAATCTGAGACTTGCCACCTACCCACTTCAGGAACGGAGTGACGACCTTTGACGTGCTCATCTGTGTTGTGTGTTCCAAAGAATCGATTGCGCCGATCAACGTCCGTTTTTGAAAAAACCGATCTCCAACCACCCACTCTTTTTCAGTCTCATACAAGATGAACTACGATGATCGTCTGGCACTCGTGAAGTACTATCTTCCTCGCAAGGTGGCGGCGGCGGTGAAGGAGTCGTATCTAAAATTTGAGGATCGCAAGGGCTTCTTCATGTGTTGGCTTCAGGGGGAGGCAAGCTTTGAAATCGCAGACATGTATGCCAGAGAGTTCAAGAAGCGGTTCGGAGAGTATATTACCCATAAAATTGAGAACGATATTCGGTTGGTAGCGGGCATGATTCCTAACTTTCTCAAGGCGTACATTGATATCCAGGACGATGCATTTGAATGTCGGGAACGTACGTGCAGTCTAGTGAAGGCGTGTGTGGAGGAGCAGCTAGATGATTTCGGGAACTGGTGTGGTGAAACGGCTCTCGGAATGCCAGACGAGGATGAGAAGGAGTAAAAACGAATCCAGTTGAACCCAGTCTTTTTCAGTTGCATACAATGCAGCCTCATACTATGCAGCCTGTAACCCGTGATCAACTTCTCACGAAGAATTCTCCTGTTCTCATGGAGAACTACAAGTGGGTCGAACAGTCTCTCCCTGAAATTTACCGGGACGTTCTCCAGGCATCCCGGACCACCACAAGCTATATTCACCACCTACGAATTCAATTTGCGGGGGCGCAGGGCTTCAGCATGCCTGACTATATTGATCGCCTGATGTATCGCCTAAAGGAGTTGTTCCCGAACAGCAAGGTTGATTACATTGAGAGCAAGTCGGCCATCAATGGAAACGTGATTGAGCGCGCGGTACGGATTGACTGGTCGTAAAAACGAATCCAGTCCGCCGACTGTTTTTCAGTCTCAAAACAAGATGCCTACTTTCCGTCGCAGGAATAATTGGATGTGGTCTAAGCCGTGCTCCTGCTGCAGGCAATTTGACATGGATCAGGCGAAAAAGAGGATGAATGTAAAGAAGCTGCCGAAGTGCTCTCTCTGCTCCACCACTCTCACCGAGGAAGAGAAACACAACAATCCATTCCCGCTCTGCGAAATAGGGGACTGGAAGTCGCGGTGCTGCGACGAGTGTAATGAGACGAAAGTTCTTCCTATGCGCAACCGTGTGAGAGATTGTAAATCACCCAAGGAAGCGAGGGAAATGGCCGTAGGACTGCTCTCTGCCCCCGCCCCCGAGACCGTACAGGTGGTGACGGTTCCGACCAATCTCCACTCAATCATCACGCGTACGATGGATTCTTATTACGGTTACGGGTCGGCGTATGGCAGCATGGTCGGACACGACAGCTATAACCCTTGGCACTAATACTCCTCGCTTTCCTTGTCATCTTCATCCACCCATCCCTGGAACTCTGGATGGGCTTCAATCATCTTACGGATATGGGGGTCGGTGGTGAGACGGTCGCGCTCGGAGATCCAGCCAGCACACTTGAATTCCCAGCAGCGCACGCCTTGATCATCATAACGGAAACGGAGAAGCTTGTCGGTGATAGGCGTTGTCATCTTGGTTGGTCTGTATTGTTCTCCAGATAGAAACGGATCCGTTTTTTGTTGGGAGACTCCTAAGGCATACGAAAAATGGGAGGCTGCACTGCACTTGGAATCCTGAATGATGATAATAAGACAGTGACATACTGGATGATGGCGCCCATGAGTCTCGATGAGATCATCAACTATCTGGATCATCCCCTCAACGTCATCCGAGACGTAGCCGGACCGCTTATGGAAGGTACTTGCACCACTGGAGTCTTCAAGAGCCTGGAATTCCAAGAGGAGCACGATATTATCTGGAGCGTGATCTTCATGGCCGATTCCATCGTATGCCACAACGGTAAGAAGATCGCGATCCTGCGCAACCGCCAGACCTAATGTAACGACAGGCACCTAAAACATACGCGATACATCATGTCATGAATCTTCACCATTGTCCAGCATCGCTCACAGACGTCTTCGTCCATTTGTTGTTTATCAAGATCAAAAACGGATCCCTGAGACCCCGGAAACAACCAAAAAGCGACCACAACCATGTTCGAACCTATCACACGCACCGACCTCCAAGATCTAAAAAAGTATCAAATTCTGGGAACCGCGCATTTCCAGGCACAAATCATCGTCTCCAACATTATTGTAGCTGCATCCGTGGGAGACTCCAATTATATTGATGAAGCCAGACCCATCGAAGAAGATGAACTCACCGAGGATATTATTCTAGAGCTCATGGATAGTCTGCCGGATGTCACAATCTATATTCTCCTCAACTACCGAAATGGCGAACGCCATATCGTTGTCGATTGGGCATAAAACGGAACATTTTTCATTAGAAAACACAACAGACCAAGATGTCAATCACTCTCTACACCCTTCAGCTGACGGATGGGCATTACTACGTTGGGCGCACAGACAAGGATATGAATATAGTATGGAATGACCACCTGGCTGGCACCGCCTCCAGATGGACGAAGAGGTACAAGCCAATCAATCTGCAGTCCGTCAAGAAGAACGCATCCCCCCAAGACGAATTGGATCGCCTGAACAACTACTTTACGATGTACGGATACCGCAACGTTCATACAGACGACCTCGCGTGCTACCGGTGCGGATTCCATGGTCACTATGAGAAAACGTGCAAGGGTATATGGCACATCAACGGATTTAATATTGACGAAGCGAATGGCGAGGTTGCGCGCTAGATGTAGTATCTGTCCAGCCGTCAAGACTGAGGAGATCAGGGACCTTCCCAATTCGGTTCTCTTCTTCCCATTTTTTGATATATTCATCCACCTGTCGCTCATAATCCAGTTGAAATTCCGTCTTTTTTGGTGGTGGAGGAGGATCGTGTTCAGGGGGTCGCTTGCGGGGACTCCAGCACCACGAGGTATTGCTTAATCGCGACCCCATATTATAACTATACAAGACGACAGTCGTACATGTTGAAAATCCCCAAAACGAATGTTGTTGTTGCGTAGTTCGTCTATTGCATACTCTGAATTTCTATATGGTCCAAGAAGAGGTGAAGTGCGACAAGTGTGGGGAGATAGCTGAGACAAACGAGCAGGTGGAAGACGAGAACTGGGAATACTGCGAAGGACTGAAAGTACAGTTCTGCGGAGAATGCCGTGAAAAGAGGGAGGAGCCTCCATGCACCAACTCCCAATGCCAAGCGGATGTGTGTTACGATGCGAGGGAAGAACGCACAGATTGAAGTGCGCTCTTGCCCAACGTTTTGCCTTTTTCAACATAGGAGAGTAGGTAGTTATTCACGATCGTGACTGTAAAGAGGAACATTCCCGCGGAAAACACGACGCGCCGATCAAAGTCGGAGAACGCGATCTTTGCCCAAGGATTGAAACGCCAGAGGAGGAAGATAGCCATAAACACCTTCACCCAGTAATCGATTGCGCTCAGGTACTCTGGCTCGTTCTCCAGAAACCCGAACGCGACTAAGATATAAACTACATGTAGAAAGAGTACGGATGTGTCAAATACGTAGTGGTGGATCGGAGTACTCATGTTATTTCTAGACGAATAAACATTTACGGAAGGAGGCTCCCATTCATATGCTGGTCTCTTCGTATAGATGGTTAGTACGTGAGGTTCTGATTCTCACAACCCCGGTTCGAGTCCGGGAGAGACCTGCAGGCTCGGGATAACTCAGTTGGTAGAGTGGCGGATTGTAGTTTTTGAGCAGACTATAACAGGTCTCCGCATGTCGCTGGTTCGATTCCGGCTCCTGAGATATGGTCCTGTAGCTCACTTGGTAGAGCATCTGGCTGTTATTGGTAATAATAGATGACCGGAAAGTAGTTGGATCGATGCCAACCAGGACCGCTTTTATGCTGACACCTCAAACGGGGATCACGCATGAAGTAGATTCGCGGGAGAGAGGCCATACATTGACTCCAGACCCAGGTGTGATAGGGCGTGGATTCCTACCGCGATTGAGAGAATGCTCACGAGCATCACGAGGCGGTACGGGTTGCTCTTGCGCAGAGTGCGGAAGTTCCAGACAACTAGGAGGCCAGTGAGAAGCAGGAGAAGTCCATTGATTGCATGAGCGATGACAGATGGATTCGCGAGGACAGCGGCGTTCATTATATACTGAATAGATTTAAGCGTTCTACGGCCATATCATGTGTGGCGATACGCTCTCATATTTCAGTTGGTAGAATCCCTCTCTTATACGCTCGTCCGTATGCTTAGGTAGGAGGAAGTCGGCGGATCGAGACCGCCTGGGAGCACACACAAGCCTCTTTAGCACAGTTGGTTAGTGCATCCGCTTTGTAAGCGGGAGGTCACCTGTTCGATTCAGGTAGGAGGCAAACTTTAGGTCATCTAAACAGATGTCTTAAAATTTGTCACGGTAGGATAATGCGAGGACTGCGCCTGAAAACCATCAAGCGCTCCCATAACCCCGAGAAAAAATGGGATGCCGTCTTTGTCAAAGCCAACGGTCGCGAAATCGTTCAGCCGTTTGGTCAAAGGGGGTACTCCGATTTCACCAAACACAAGAACGTCACACGCAAGCAGCGGTATATTGCCCGCCATGCACGGATGCACGAGGACTGGACTGATCCCACCCGTGCTGGAACTCTATCGCGATTCATACTCTGGAACAAACCGACGCTCCGGTCCTCCATCAGGAGCTACCGCAGGCGATTCCGTGTGTGAGCGAAAATACTCGTCCCATGTCATCGTATAACCCGTCTTCTTGTACGCCTCCATGACAGAGTTGAACAAGCGGACGTAAGCAAAGAAGACCGTACCCATGACCATGGCGGGGAGTACGATGCTAGAGTTCATTAATAGAAATAGCGGTTGATTTTGCGCTTAAAATACCACGGCGAGTCTCCGAATAAGACTTTTTCCTGCTTGTACTTCATGAGACAACCCAAGGCTCCTTGGAACAGAGTCCCTCTCTTCCGAACCTCCTTTTTGAATGCCTGAATCGTGTCTGTACGCATCTTCTGGACGTCCGCCCATAAGCGATCAATCCCCATCTCTTCTCTCAGCTGTTTCTTGTACTCCTTCATCCGCCGTTCAAATCCTACCCGCTTTCCTTTGAGTTCAGCATGGAAAGCATTGTAATCAGCAAGGCGTTCGCGGATCTCAGGGGAGCGCTTGACCCCCTGCAAGACATCCTGGCACCTTCCCTCCAACTGCATGCGAGCCCTCCACATGTCATCGTTTCCGTTGTTCTGGTCTTGGAGGACGTTGCAAAGGGGACAGCGTGCCATGTGCTGGAGCGAGCGGATCAGGCAGGGAGTGTGATAAGCGTGACCACACAGAAGACGGGTTGAAGTGTCGCCGATGATCACATCGCCCGTCGTGTTTCTTTCAAAGGCGGGGACATCGAGTCGTTCGTAGCATAGTGTGCATTCCTCAGTTGTCATTAGTTAGTTTCTTCGGGAACATCTAAGTCTTTTTGCGAGGAACCCGACGAGTCAGGAGTTCCTTCTGTGTCCCGGTCATGGACATATCTTCGCCTTCGGCCACGCCTTCGATCGCGCGCAGAGCCTCGGCCACTTTCTCGGGTTGGTCGGAGAAGTGAAGGAGGATCTGAGTATGCACCACGTTGCGACGGAGAGCGGGCTTGGACGTCCGCACGGAGCGAGAAATAGAGCCAGCGCCACCGCCCTCCAGCTTGAAATCATCCACGGCGTTCTCGCGCATAAAGGTGAGAACGTTCTCTCCCAGCTTCTGCTTCTCGGCATTGATGGTCTTGGTGCGTTCGCGAATGGCGCGGAGTTCATCATCCAGGGCAATCCACGCTTTCAGGGTCTCGGCAACAGGTACGTCCGTCATTGTTATATGACTAGGGTACTTACTGGTAAATCAGATCGGCGAGAGGCTACCGACGCCTCGTTCGGCGATTGCGATGACGGCCGCCTTTCCTCGTCTTTGTGGGTGCGAACGACGTCTTGGGTTCCTCCTTTTCCGATGCAACGGTCACCTTCACTGGTATTGCCGGTACGTCCGGAAGCTTAGCCCTGATATCTGAGGCACTCGGCAGTTTCTTGATTGCTCCAGTGACAGCGGTCGGAACAGGAGGTATGGTTTGCTTAAGCTGGGCTACAGTCGGCATGTTCTTCTTCAACTCTCCGATATTCGGGATTTTGGTGGGAAGCTTGGACCGAACTGAATTAATGGCTCCCATAGCGCTACCGTAGGCATGGGAAATAGACTCCATGATCTTCTCGGCACGGTTGGCAAGTTTTGTGCTGACCCGATCTGCCGAAGCGACAATCTTCATCGCCGACGCACCGACCACGGGAATCATACCTGCAGTTGCCTCTAGCGCACCGGCAAAGTCCTTGCGGGACAGGGCAATGACCGCCGCCAACCACAGGAACCAAGCGGAAAACAGCCATCCAAGAAGGATACCGATCGTTCCCGCATACGGGATGGGAATCAGACCTACAAATGCCGGAGTGGTGCTCTGAATCATCGTGGCAATGACTGGGAGAGTGGCCGCTGTAATATCCAGAGCTGCTCCAATGAGCTGACCAAACAGGGGAGTATGCTGTACGGTATCGAGAACAAACACGAACGGAAGAACCATTCGTAAGACAAACTGGAATGACTTCCATGCCTTTTCGGCAGCAGCAGCAGCGCCTGGCGGGAGTGCAGGACCCCGCTGGACACCACTAACAGAATCAATGATACTTTCTGCAGTTTCATTGAATACGCTATCGCGTCCTCCTCGCTGTTTCCCCTGTGTCGCACGATACACATTCTCCGCCTGCTTGGGAGTCAAGAGAGGCTGTCCATCACGAAAAAATGACCGGCGAATCTCGTCTGCAGACTTGAACTCTCCCTTGTGCAAGGTATTATACGCATCAATCATCGCATCGACGTTCAGGGCATCTGCTGACCCTACGTGTTTCTTTACAATGTCTCCAATCACTGTTGTGGGATGTCTTGAATGAAGCTCCCACCTGACCATTATATTTGGTAGAGACTTTTAGAACTTCCAGCGACGATCACACTCCAGGCATGTCACGAACGTCGTCATGGGCTCGTCGGCTGAGCGTGTCTGCATCTGGTAGTAGTCGCACTTGGACTTCTTCTTGCAGCTTGAGCAGTAGAAGTAGATGGACGCACTGCCCGAGTTGGCGTACAGATGCTTATCCTTCTCAATCTGCGCCTCGATTCGCTTCTTCCAAACTTGCGGATTCAGATCCATGGTGGAGAACTCCGCAAACTGTTCGGGGGTAATTTCAGCCGACATAATCCGCGCAGTCCAGGAGGGAGCGTTCTCGTAGAACTGGATACACCGTGCGCGGTAATGATTCCAGAATCCTGGGTTGTTCCACGAGACCTCAATATCCTGCTTGGAACACTCGCGAATACTGCGTTGGAGCAGAGCCTTCTCAAGCTTGTCGGCAATCTCATCGGAGAGACCTGCTTCCACATACCGCTTCAAGACCAGCTCTCGCATCGGGCACGGGGTATTCACGTCGTGGATCACTGCCTGCTTGACCTTGACCGTTCGCTGCTTCGTCGGAACAATCTCCTCCTCTGGCTCGGGCTCCAAATCGGGATCCGCCTCCTCCTCCGGATCATCCTCTGCTTCCGCTTCCACTTCTACCTCAGCTTCGGCCTCGGCTTCCTCCTCATCTGAACTCTCACCCTCAAACGTCCAGTTCGCATACACAATCTCGTAATCCGCCGGCTTAAGATTCACGTATGCTGACGCCGGCTTCTCATAGTTGTCCGTGTTGGTTGAGTGCGTCGCCATCACGACGATGGACCCAACAAAGATCTCCTCCTGGAAATTGCCACCCAGGACATGCTGATTGATATTGTCTTCCTCGCCGGTCCCCGACTCCGCAAAGATGGACACCCATGTATCCTTATCCTGGATCTTCCCCTGGAACTGGACACTCGGCTGCTTCGTCTTGGTGCGAATCCATTCTAGGACATCCGCGGTCTTCGCTGGCACATTCTGTTCAACGAGGGTACCCGTCGGCTGAATCAGAGTCGCAAACACCATCTTACTCTATAATTACGCTGGACACCTCTAATCGGTTTTTCAACTGACAAAAACGGATCGGCATCCGCTCAAACCAGGAATGTATCAACCCACATCACACAATCACAATGAGCAATTGGCGCGAACGCATGCAAAAGAACAAGGAGGCGGAGGAGATCAAGCAGAATCTGGAGCGAATCAAGAAGTACGAGGTGAATGACCTAACATTCCCCTCACTGGCGACGGGAGATGTATGGGCATCGCCTGCACCCCCTGCAGGAGGGGCAGGAAAGGAGATGCCACTGGCCGATGGACCGCGGTCGTTTGCCGCACTGGCCAAGAACTGGAGCAATAAAGAGGAGACGGACCGGCTGGAGAAGGAACGGCTGGTGCGTGAAGCGGCAGAGCAGAAGCGCACGGGGGAGTCGTCCCGCCATCACTTCTTCAACCACTCTATCTTCGGCGCATCGCGTTCGCGACAGGACGATACGTATTATGAGGAAGAGTACTCAAACACATATCCGCCAACGGACACCGCGATCGATGACGGCTGGCGTACACAGGAGAGGAAGGTTCGTCGGCGTCGCGAGGATCGTCCGGTGTATGATACGGCCGTCAATGAGGATTTGAACACCTGGGACCAAGCTCCCCCCGAGGACTACTAGCCGAAAATGAGTGAATGTATGAGTCCGGGGACGTAGTAGAGCATATCGAACAGTCCCTTTGAAATATCCTTGCCCATCGGCAGGAAGAACAGCACAACCGTCAATAGAATCTGTGTTAGAACCACCATGACTGCCCAAAACCCCCCAATACGCAGATATAGAATCCACAGAAAAAAGAAGGCATTCTGCTGGGCTAGTTGGGTATCAAATCCTTTTTGTTTTTCGAGTTGCTCTCCAATCGGAGCCTTTTTGATTTTATTCTTCTCCTCTTCCTCTTCGTTCTCCCGAGGCACACGCTTGCATCGCATGTAAATCTTGCCATCCTTCTTGCCAATCGGCTTTCCCGTCAGCTGCGCTCCGCTGTTGTAGAACACCTGACGATCCGCCACCTCCTGCAACTCTCGTCGTTTAGGGGGCATACGGCTGGCTAGGCGGGCATAGTCTGACGGATCCATGCTGACTGCATTGGCATACACAATCCACGTGACATCGGGCTTGCAATTGGGAACAATGTCAGTGCCCTCATAGACGTAGAAGGCCTGCACCTCTGGGAGTATATTTGCAAGCGACCATGTATCTCCCAGCGTAATTCGCGCACCATTGCTGTCGATATAGGGCACAAACGCATTGAAGAATTGCGAGGACGGAGTGTCTCCAGGATTGCTGCGCACGAGAACGGACATGCAAATAGTGAAGCCTTTCGGATTCGTGAAGTATGCTACCAATTCAGCCTCTCCAAAGATATTTTCTACCGAATGCTGCGATGTACTGAACAGTACAATCTTCTGGCAGGTGTATCCCTCGCCGTTAAAGCGAGCCGTCGGAGTACCCGTAGAAAAACTGGTGAGGGTCAGACCACCTGACTTCTTTTGGTCTTCCTGGATGATAGCATTCTGGATAGCGACTTCGTCAATCTTCCACTCGCAGAGACGATCGCATGGAAGTGCAAAAGAACGGGAAAGATTAACGGGTGATTGGTGGGGTGCGCCGCAGGCTTTGTAGAGATCGGGCCATTGCTTTGCGTTATCAAACACGCTCATCCCTATTATTACACAGGAATACTTATATATTCGGTATCTCACATCGCACAAGTCGTTGTTGTTATTTCTTCTATTTTGATAATGACAGACACGGCAACAAATCTAGCAGCTGCGTCTTTGACGTTCAGCGTCCTGTCCTTTATTGTCCTTGTGATCGGTATTGTCTCGTGGTCGTTCGGAGACTGGTCAAAGCTGACGCAAAAACTAGGAGTAGGATCAGCAGGTTCGTCATCGTTTAACGGATTCAAGACATTCGCAGTCATGAGCGGAGCCGTGGCACCCGATATTGCGCTCCTGGTAGGATTCCTCTCGGATATCATGAACTTCAAGTTCCGCTACTCGGTCACCAGCTTGGTCGGAATTATTGCCGCTCTCCTGAGCTCTGCCCTGATGTACATCCGCCGTGCTCTCTCGGGTAAGACTACGCCTGCTGGGGTTTCCGCTGCCTCCGATGCTGCTGCCGCCGTTGCGTCTGCACTGACTCCTCCTGCCGCTCCTCCTGCTGCAGCCGCCAAGGCGTTTGACGTTGGTGTTGGAACCGTAGGTGGTCGGCGCATGAAGGGAGGAGTCCTTCCTCAGTACGTCCAGGACAACTACAATCCCTGCACGATTCGCGGAATGGGATTCCTGGAAGTCCCAGGATCAAACATGGGCATTGCGGCTCTGGCTGCGATTTTTGCAGTCTATATCCTAGACATGACGCAGGGAAGCAAGCGGTCGTCTCCCGAGATCGGAGGTTACCTAGCGTTTGCTCTGGTAATCTTCGGACTCAATGTGTATGCTTCAAGCGAGTTGAAGTGTGTATCGGAGGCAAACGGAGGCTGGATGTCGTATGGGATTGCATTGGCACTGGGTCTAGGTGTTGGAGGAGCCGCCTACATGGTTCTCCAGACTAACTACCCGGATTTCCTCCCGTTGGATCCCACCAACATTGAGCCTACATCACCTGCAAATATGTCGCGGTGCGGAAAGCCCAATGACAAGGATCAGTTCGTCTGCGCGGCATACAAGGATGGCAAGCCGATCACAAGTCCTTCAGTAGTCTCTTAACGAGGGCATAGTATCCCATAATCGTGCTGCCCGTATAACGCCCAATCTCATGACCTTGATTATCAAAGGTGATCATCGTAGGAACGTGGGTCACACCCAGTTGCCCACCGAGATTCTCGGTATCGTTGGTGGTGTCAATAAAATTCCAGGAGAACCCAGGGTAATCCTCCTTGAGCTCCATGATTGCCGGCTTAACAACCTTGCACGGACCGCACGTAGGCGAGGTAAAAAAGTAGATCTGGCGGCTCATGATCTCTCCTTACTCTTCTGTGCGAACAATAGTTAAATGACTTTTCTCGATAAGACGATAGGCAGTTTGCTTATGAATCTTCGTCTTTTCGAGGTCATACGCCTTATCGTTCAGCGTCTTCTTGAATGCTGAGATCAGTGCTGACTTCAAATGCTCCATCTTGATTGCACCCAGGTTTGCGCGCAGAGCCGTATAGAGGGCATCGTCGGTAATTGGACCGCCCATGAGGGCTAGCGGGATACCCTCAACAGCTGCCGCAGAGGTATCATCGGGTCGCACGACCTTGACCTCTAGTTCTCCATATCTGACCTCCTTCTTCTCATCAACAGCCTTTCGGGCTAGCTGGTCGGCAATATCGTTCCACTTACTGTCCTCGTCGGCTGCGCCCGTATGCGAATTCACATGGACGAACTGATGTCCTGCATAGGACTCCAGCTCTTTCAGAATACGCTCGATGATGACGCGATGAACCACGGGCTTGCCATCCGCCGTTGTCCAGTTGCGCTTCTTCCAGCCAGTCACCCACTTGGTCAGGCAATTGATCGAGAACTCTGAGTCCGTACAGATACGCAGAACCACCCCACTCACATCCGTCTGGGACTTGAGGTGGGAAAGACCCTCGGCAATCGCGGTAAGTTCAGCAGTCTGATTGGTCTGAGAACTTTCAGCGGGCAGCGGACGTCCAAACGAGAACTCCAGGTGTCCCGGAAAGACTGCAGAATACCCACCGCGGCTATTCTTACGACCATTGTTGAGGCAGGACCCATCTGTATACATACGCCACATCGTGTCTATGCTTGTTTATGAACTGCCAGGAGATCCTTGTCCGTTTTTATCGCTCTCCAAACCGCCACATCCTTGCGAATATCGCCTTCAATATGCGGCACCAAGCCAAGGGGCTGAGCCCGGATCGTCTTGAGAATACAGCGGCTCTGAATCGCCATCTGGATATTGTTGATATACTCTGCATGGAACCACACGCGCGTGCGGAAACTCTTGGTTTCTAGCCATCGGCGCAGGGACTGCTGACAGGCCAAGGACAAAAAATGAGCATGCCAGACCATGAGTAATTTGATCCGCTTAGATGATTTGGAGGTGACCCAGATCTCAAAGAGTCTGCCAAACTCTTCGACGGAGCATACGAGTGCAGCATCGATTTCAAATGTATCGATGTCTGAGCGATATTTTGTAGTATAGTCCATCCATACCCGTGTCATTTCACGATCATCCAGAGGCTCGTGAAAAAGCATGTGAGGTGGGGGGAAGGCGTCTACCATTATACTACTCATGGTTCAACTCCGAAACTATCTTGCGAACGGGGACGTCCTGGCTGACAATGTAGAGGCTGTTCTCAGTGAGCACAATGAAGCACCCCTCAAGCCGAAAAAGACTCTGGATCTGCGACGTGTATTCCGTCTCAGACTTGACCAGGTACTTTACATTATCCTTCACACCGATGCAGCACTTCTTGTTGCGGCTATCCATCCAGTAATCTAGAACAATCGGGCGATCCTCGTCCAGGGCAATCTGAGCCGAGCGAAGGAGGACGCTTGCGGGGGGTAGAACGTTGGTAGAAGGAGCGGGTGTCGCGGCAGCGGGGGCAGGAGGTGCGCTCATTTATACAAACTCTGCGGAATGCCTTTAAGTCTTACGAACGCAGTCCTCCAGCTTGAAGCGCGAACGCATGCTGAGGCAGGTGGTCTCGGCGCGCGGGATCGCTAGAATCTCCTTCGCCTTATCGGACAGAAGCATCGTCTCCTTGCCAAACAGCTTGGACATCTCCACCATGAACGTGACGGTCTGATCCACGCTCTCGGAGATAGTCTCGTTCTTCGGCTTGCGGATATTCTCTTCCAGGTCCGAGAGGACGACACCCGCGGCCTCGTGCAGCAGGCTGTCGGGGATCAGCTTGCGTGTGTGTAGCTCGGCGGCAAACACACCGAAGCCGCGCTTGAGTTCCTTCTGCTTGTTCCAGGAACACACCTTGTCCTCGAAATCGGGTTGGGACGAGTCGGGGAAGGCAATGGTCTTGCTCTGGTCAAACATCTTATTGAAGGTATCGAGCGAGCAGTAGATCTGCAAATCCTCATGGACAGCAGCGATCTCGTTGGAGAGCAGGACGAGCATATCAGCCAGCAACTTGGCGTAGAAGGGCATGGATACACCGCGGTCAAACACGAAATTCACGACGCGCATGCGGAAGCCGTGGTCATCGGCGCGCTTTCCAATTGTCTCGGAGATTGTCTTGGTCTTCTCGATAAGTGTGGAGCTCACGACCTTGTTGATCAGACCAATGATCTTCTCGTAGTCGGGGTCGTCCTTGTCGCGAGGCTTGGCCTTGAGCTCGGCGATGAACTCGCGGCGCCAGTTGTCGTCGTTCTCAGCCGTCTTCTTGATTGGCTTGCGCGCGCCCGCATTGGGCTTGCGGATAAAGACTGGGGCGACGGGGCTCACCTGCATGGCAGAGATAGCCGCCATAACGCCAGCCGGGAGGTCCAGGAGATGCTTGTTCTTGAAGGAGTACATGATGGAAGCGCTGAGTAGGGTGGACATTCTTGTAGTTGTTGGATGGTCTTATCTCTAAAAGCGACTTTGTGAGATCCGTTTTTAGCAAAAACGGATTTACATATCTCCGGATAAGACAGACATTGCCCCAGACAATATGACAACATCTTCCACTGAAATCACCGAGACCACCAGACTCAGATCCGACTGGGTTTTGTGGTATTTCGATCCCCGAATGAAAGACTGGAGCCTCACCAACTACAAGAAAATCGCCGACATCACCACCCCTCAACAATTCTGGACTATTGTAGCCGCTATTCCCCGAGATGCTTGGGAATGCGGATACTTCTTCTTCATGCGCCGCGGATTCCGACCGATCTGGGAAGTCCCCGAGAACGAGAACGGCGGCTCGTGGAGCAAGAAGGTACCGACCAAAGATCTCTACGACATTGCCATTGATCTCATGGTGCATGCGGTTGTCAGTGAGGACAATATCATGACCGCGAGGGAGAGTACGTTTGTCGGCTTCTCCACGTCTCCCAAGGGCGACTTCAACATCGTCAAGCTGTGGAACAATACGACGGCGGTGAATAGTGCGAAGACCTTCCTCAACCCCCGGATGCTTCTGACCATCACCGAAGACGTCGTCTATACCGCCCACAAATCTCGCAAGTAAGTATAATGTCCGTACCCTGGGAAACTATGGACCAAGTGCCTTCAGGAATGCCAAAACGTACAATTTTTCCATTGATGCGTAGCGATTCCAACTATTCGACTGCCTATCCGGTCGATATGGAGGGTGTCGATTTCCGTGCTGAAGCGCTCAAGGCGACTCGGGACGAAGAGCGTAAGACACGCGTTCGGAATATGTTGAGTGCTGATCGTGCGGCTCGCGCGACCCAGAAGGCGACGGTGGTTCCTCGTGTTGTTCGCACGCCGCCGCCCGGTACTCGCCTTGCAGCTATTCCGGGTGCTCCCGTCAAGGTTGTGCCCCGCGGAAATCTGCCGATGGTCTTCAAAGTCACCAAGAAGGCTGGACTATTGAGCCGTAGCCTTCGGAAGAAGAACACCAAAAAACAGATAAAGCGCAAGGGCAGCCGTAATCAGAATAAACGCGCACGCGCCTAACCATACCCACGAAAAGCGCCGTTTATCCTCCAGGAACAGGGGAGCAGTCTGCACCTCAACGTAGGAATGCTCGGCGGTCATATATATCTACAGGACCCGTCGGTGTAAGTTGAGCAGTGGCGGGAGGCGGTGCCCGGAAGCGAGCCAGAAGCGTCCGCGCATCTCCACGGTTCTTTGACGGAACCTTGAACAGCTCATCATCGTTGATACGCTCCCACAACGACGTTTCCCCGAACATCGTCTCGTACTTATAATCTGCTGGATACGGAACACCCGTCTTCTGCAGGGTTGTGAGAATTTGGTACAGCTTGCTTCCGTCATCACCCACAATGCAGAACCACGCATCGTTCAGGAGCACTGTGGGATCATACTTGGGGGCCTCCTTGCCGACGTGGCCATACATGGACGTTGAAAGCTGGCTGCGATTCAGGGCATCAAACTCCGTGGACATTCCGTCAAGACCCGCAAACGTCCCGACATTGTCGTAGTTGTAGGATGCAACCTCAGGGGCTTCTTCTGCCGATTTTCGTGCGAGCATAGATTGGGCACCGTCAAATGACCGATCTGAGTACGCGGGGGGAACATGCGGACGATCCATTATTACTTCTCAACCATGATTCTTCTAAGTTGTTTATTTCATGACAACCTCTACCTGCTGCGTCTGAGGGGGCGGGTCCTTGGACTCGTCGTACTTGACCTTCTTGATAATCTTGTTTGCTGCACACAGACCAAAAATGACAGTAATCATCGTAGATTTCAAAAGATTCGCCACAGCATCGATAGGGTAGAGGAGCCCGTATCCCACCATCAAATCCGAGTCCTTTTTGGATGTCTTGACCAGGTTGGCATAGTACATCCGCGTGGAGTAGAGCATCGCCATGCGCGTATCAAACGGCGTATCTACGTTCAGCTTGAACCCTTTCGGGAGATACTTCGCAAGATCCTTGGATTCCTGAAACTTGGTGATATCCTGAACTGTGGGTGCGCCAACTCCAATCGTTGCCAGCATCTGCACGCTCCCCAGATTTTTCAGAGTGCTGGTAATCGCTTGATCATAGAGCTCCTTCTGCTGCGTCGCAAACTTTGCAAATGCTGCCTGGTCATACTCAAAGCTCTTGTCAAGAATCTTGCGAACCTGGTCTAGAACCGCGGTCCATTTAGGGAAGTTTCCCTTAATATCCGTAAAGTGTTCGCGCTCAGTGTGTCCGTACATGAGAGCGACAATTATAAGAACTGCTGCGCCCAAGAGAATGTAGCCTATCATTCCTATTACTTATATCTACGACGAATTTGAGCACGGCATTAAACACAGCTTGATCTCGCCCAGGTTGGCAATCACATACTTGATCATCATGAACCAATCGTTCTTCATATACAGCTCCAGATTGTTGGAGAGGTTCGTGCATTTTGTGAAGAGGACGAGATGTGGAAGCGAAAATGTTCCGGAGATAATGGCGTTGGTCTCCTCCTTCTTCACCGAGAACTCCGAGTCCGAGTCGCCCAGAACCGTCTCGCGGTTGGCAAACTGACCCTTGCAGGACAGCACCAGCGTCGTGCCCACACTCTTGATCTCCACTGTCTTCGCCATCAGCAGAGTCATATCGCGACACTTCTTCTGGAAATCGATCGAGGGCATCGTGATGCGCGCACCAAACTCGGTCGCCGGCATCTCAATGTTCGGCTCATCGCGATCCAGGAGCGAGAGGGTGTAACGGGTCACTTCCTTCTTGTCCCCATTCTCCAGGAGGATGCGCAGGTGGTTGTGGTCGCCCTTCTCCATGTAAAAGGTGAGCGTGTCGTCGTTCGTCGCCGTCTTGACGATACGGTAGAGGTGGTCGGTGTTCAGACCAATGACCAGGGACGGCACAGAGCAGTTGTAGCGCTCAAACTTGGACGCCTCCAGACGCATATGAACTAGGACCGTGCGCGTATTGTCCATGGCAATCATCTTGATGCCCTCGGAATCAAAGATGAAGTTCATCTCCACCAAGATACACTTCAGCGCTTCCACGAGGGTGCGAATCGCCCCTGTTTGGACGGTCTTCGCCTCCACCAAGTATCCAGAACCTGACATTTTATAGTTCTTGTGTTCCATTCCCTAAATCAAATTTGTGAGAACGGAGTATGAAGTTAGGTGCTTGGTTGTACCTCTGGCCTGTCGTTGCACTATTCCTCGTGTTTATCTTGGGGATGATCATTGTCCTGGTCACAATGAACCTTCTTTTGGGTCTGGGGGTCATGTCTCTCTATGCCCTGACACCCAAAGATGTTCTGTTTGATTCGGTTGGCCAGATATTTCAGAATCCTACGGTTGAATCCAATATCCGCGAAACCTTCTCACTCGACATTAAGTATCCTCTTCCTCCGTCTGCGCTCTACGTGTGGAGCCCTCATGCCCTGATGTCTATTTCATCGGTGATGTTCAACACTGGAATATGTCGGCATTCTATGTACATACCCAATCATCTTGTGAGCATCCCGTTGTTTCATTACGTTCCAGTTCTCTCTGACCTCATTCGTTATTTCGGGATCATTCCGTCGGATTATCGCAGTATTGAAAAGACTCTATCCAAGAAAGAGTCTGTGAGTGTCCTTATGGGTGGAGTTCGCGAAATGGCGATGGTAGAAGACTTCAAGCTTCGTCTGTGCATCAAGAAACGCCGTGGAATTTTCCGGCTAGCCCTCACGACCGGAACTCCGCTCGTTCCTGTCCTAACCTTTGGTGAAAATGAGCTGTTCTCGCAGGCACGCAGCGAACTGCTTGATAGTATAAATGCATACCTCTTCCGGACGTTGGGAATGCATATCCCTCTTCCTACCGTGCGCTCTCTCATGAACTGGGTTGAACTGTCGTATCGACCTCTCAAACCAATCCGCTCTTACACAGGAAACCCCATCGACGTCAAACAGGTGAGCCAACCCACCGAAAAGGATATCGCTAACCTGCGAGAGGTGTATATCAAGGGAGTCCGAGATCTATTCAGGGAGACTGCGAGTCCGGAGTACAGTCTGCATATCGAGTAGCTTTCCCTTGCGGTATGGAAGCATTCCTGGGGGCGCTTCAATCGCATAGAGGACGGGTTCTCCCGACGGATAGATATAGGTATCGTTCGGGGGACAGCGGCGATACACTTGGACGATCCGACCCTCGGCGGAAATCCAAAAGATATCAATTGACGCTTTCATATGTTTCATGTGCATGGCACGAGGTTCGGCGGTGCGATGGACAAAGAGCAGAGGCCTGAACTTTGTCTTTCCCATGAGACCTTGGATGTGTTCGGCGCGGGTCGTGGCCACGTCGATTTTCATTGTTCATATCCGCGAGTTTTCTACACCATCGGGTGCAGCAGAGTCTGGAGAACGTAGGTGAGGAACACGCCAATCGCGGCGAGGCAGGCAGCACCAGAAAGGCTGACTACGCCGGAACCCGAGTAGGCTCCAGGGATGTAGCGGAGGAGGAGAGACTGGACGGGGGTCAGCGATACGACAAACACCGCGCCAAAGATGGCAACGTAGGTGAGAATGTGGTGGAGAATGGACTTCACGGCCGCAGGATTCATCTGGGGAGGGGAAGGGTGGGGCGGCGCCTGGATAGCAGACGCAGTTCCCGGGGTAATCATCTGGGGATAGGTGGTTGCCGCAGGGAGGGACATGGCAGACTGCTGGGTGCCTCCAACGGGTAGCTGATCAAGAGGGGTCGCGTCCATTTATATCTTTATAAGGAAGTTCTAAGTTCGGGACACGACGCATCCTCTATGCGGTACCTATAACACTTTCCATCTACCCGCGTAATCATCTTTTTGAGCTCGGACACAGGTATCGCAGACACATCCATCTCATGCTGTGGGCGGTGGAACATCAGGACTGCAAGTCCGACTCCCAGGACAAACGAAAAGAACCAACGTGCTTCGGGTTTCTTGAGGACATCTGCAGGACTGAATTTTCTGAGGAGCCCAAACATCTTATTATCTGTTTAGAAAATCGTGCTCTGCAGTGCAGCTGACTACTTCTGAGCGCGCACGAAAACATCCATTCTCTACTTCGGGATTCCGCAGGATCAGTCGGGGATTTTTCACATCGGGGACGAGCTTCTTCTTCATACGGGGAGGAACGAAGACTGTAGTAACAATCATACCTACGAGGAACCCCAGGAACACCCAGAGGACGTCAAACATTATACTACACGAAGAGTTTTATACACTCTCTGAATGGTCTCTTCGTCGTCTCCGCTCCAGGTAATGAACGGGGTTAGATGGGGAATATCCCATCTCCCGCCAAACATGACAAAGAGGTTGGCAGAGGGGTAGGCGAGCTGATCGTTGTTCAGCCACACAATATTGTTCCATGGAAGTGCCTTAACCTTATGGAAAAACTGCGCAGTGGATCCTGGATCGCCCGAGAGGACAACAACATAAATGCTCATTAGATATAATATGAAGGATATCCGTAATTTCACAAATACACGAATCCTGCTTGCTGCGTTGGTGGCTGCCTGTATCGTAGATACGCTTGGTCTGTTTATCTGGCGTTACACGTCAGAGCCTGATGCGCCCATTACCAAGTGGTATGATCGGTTTGAGTCAGTCGCCTATATCATTGACGTTGCCTCTATTGTGATTGGCGTCGTCCTAACACAGATGGCGACGTCTTTCCTCGGGGGTCCGTGGAATCCTCTAGCGTTCTGCATGATGTCTGTCGCCATCCAAATGACACACGACCTCTTCTTTGGACTGATTGTGGTGCCTCTTGTCCCCAAAGGCAAAAATACCATCATGGACCTCATGAAGGAGTATGCTACAATGAAGGGAGCAGGCTGGGTGCTGGTGGTCGATGGACTCTATATGGTTGCCGCCTCGCTGCTCACGATGTTGTTTGCTTCTTATCCTTCTTGGATAGGATTGCTAACACTTTTGCTGACTGTTTACGTGACCGGTTATATCCTTTATACGCACCCGTCAAATCCCACCAGCGGGTCTTCTGATATTCATCGGGCGGTGGATGGTACCACTCCTTGAGCGTATAGACAAACTCAAGATTGGTCTTTGCCGTCGTCCCGAACACCATCTTGCCAACAGGCGTGTTCAGAATAATTGTCTTGAATTCATCCAGCGAATGCGGCTTGAATTCACGAAAATGCTTGGCAAATTTGAGAGCTACACCCTCGGGGTACTTCTTGACAACGACTTCAATGATATGATCGCGGACACGGTTCGCGGGCACGAGAGCCATTGGTGATGGGGTAGGCGGCGGACCCGGCGGCGGCCCAGGAGGGGGAGGGGGGATGGAATATTTCTTCATGTCTTGCGGTTGATACGTTTCTTCTGGGTACGACGGCTGGATCCGTTTTTAGCCTTTTTGACCACCGCAACCCGCTTGCGAGTCTGGGTGGGACCAAGCGCAGCTGGAGGTGCTGGGGCTTCTGTGCGTATCTGGGTAGGACCAAACGCAGCAGGAGGAGTCATTTCCCGATTTTCTGGAACGGGGGGCTGGGCAGATGTATCTGGGGAGTCGAGAGCAGGTAGTGATGCAGGTGTAGGAGGAGACTCTGGGGCAGTGAGAGGCTTTCGTGCGAGGAGAGACTTGAACTCCTTACGAGGACTTCCGCTCCGCAGTACCTGGCTCTCCGCGGCGGTCTCAGAGATCGTCACGCGGAAAATATACGTCTTCTCAGCCGCTCCCCCGCGCTTCTTCTTGCGAGTTACGGTCGCATCCATATCCTTGTTCTGGTGAATCACGACTTTGATTTCGTCTCCCTCGGGGCAGCTCTTATGGAACTTTGTAAAGTTTCCAGATCCGTCCTCTTCTCCATTTGTAATTGAGTAAGATGAGCCTACCTTTGTAGCCCCAATCTCGAGTCCGTATGTCTTGATCTCAAGAATAGGCGGTGGAGCCTTGATCACCTCCTCAATATGCTTCACGAGGACATCGGAGAAATCTGGACCCACAACGCCAGTCAAGATCTCATTCTTACCACAGGCTATCGGCTCAAGCAGACGGCTGACAGTTCCATCCTTGAGTAGGCGACGTCCAAGTACAACGTCGTCACTCATCGCGGGTGCGGGTGGTTCCTGTGCGAGCTCTCCGATGATCTTGTCTTCCTCTTCGGGACTATCAACCCTGAAAAATGATCGATGGGATGCAAAAGGATCCTCGGCGGGGGGTAGAGGGCTGGATAGAGGCTGTGCGACGCCATCAAGGATGGCAGTAGGCGGCGGAGTCGCAGGCGGTGTCGCACCAGGAGTATCTGCGTGAGGAGGAGACTCAGGGATGGCGGGGAGAGCTGGGGCGGGCGCGGGAGCAGGGGCAACGGGGGTTCCCATCAGCGAAATGGGGGTAGCTGCAGGAGCCGGAGGCGTCGCAGGGATAGGTGTGCCCTTGAGAACGAGCTGGAAGTTTGAGGATACGTCATCCTGGATCTTCTTGATATCGTCGGGCGCATCCTTCATAGGAGTTGTAATACGCTGTATCGCGAGTGTATTCTTCTTGACGGCTGGGACGGGAGGAGGTGCTGCCTTGGCGCGATTCAGGTTCGCCAGGAGTTCATTCAGCCGCTTGCGAAGTTCATCATACGTATCGGACTTCTTGCGCTCATCCGTCGAGCGTTTCCGAAGTGCTACAATAGCCTTTGATGCTTCACGCACAGAGGAGTCAAGTTCAAGTTGGATCGGGGTTCCAGGAGTCGGGGGACCGGGCGGAGGAGGAGTGATCGGAAGAGTGCTAATAGTATCTGTAACGGGTCCTTGGGGAGGGGGTGTGGCAGGCGTACCAGGTGCTGGCAGTGGGGCTGGGGCTGGGGATACAGCCGGACCAACGATACTGCTTGTTGCAAGGCCGGGGGCTGGCGTTGGCGCTGGCGCTGGTGCCCCTGGCGCTGGCGCAGCAGGCGCAGGTCCAACGACGTGCTGAATTGCTTTAACAGTCGAAGGAGGAAGAGGCTCAGCAGGTGCTCCAGGTGCTCCCGGTGCTCCCGGTGCTCCCGGTGCTCCAACTCCGCCAGGTCCTCCAGGTCCTCCAGGTCCTCCAGGTCCTCCAGGTCCGCCAGGGGCTCCCGGTTCTCCCGCAGGAGGAGCTGTGGGTGCCGGTGCAGGCGCAGGCGCAGGCGCAGGTGCAGGTGCCACTGGTCCGCCCAGCAGAGATGCAACACCCGTCGGGGGTTCTACTGGTTGAGGATCGGCAGGTACTTTAGGCTTGAACTTGTCATCAATATCACCCTTGAGAATGCTCACCATGCGGAATCCAATAGGAAGAGCGACAGTTCCACGTCCAGTAATTGTTACACGCACTGGCTCGGCGAGGAGTCCATGGATCGCTACGCGGTGATCCTTGTCTCCCACGGGACCCACCGACCGAATCTCAAACTTCGCCTTCTTGGGCACAAATGATACGCCCGACGGTCCATCCATCTCAAAGTCAGTTGTCTTGGACGGTACGGGGACATCGGTAGGAGGAGGAGTCAGCTCTGAGCTTCCGTCAGGAAGAATTGTGGCCTTGTTCTCCATCTTCGTAATCGAGTTTGTGTTCAGGAAATCCTCAACATCTGTCACAAACTTAAAAAGAGGGATCTCCATAGGACCCGTCGGTTTTGCCACGATCTGAGTTCCAGGCGTAACAGTGCGTCCGTTCTTCTTAAGAGGTGTCCGAACAGGAGCGGCTCGCTCACCCACGCTCTTGAGCGTCTCGACATGGGGCGCAGCTGGGTCTTCGCCAACAATTTGCATGGTTGCAACTACATGTTCGGGCTCGTGGTACAGTTGAAAATGATCAACAAGTGCATGGTGGGGGACGACCTTACTGTCCAAAATTCGGATGTACCCGAAGGATCCAGTTGCCATTATACTACGCCAAGAAATGAGGTCGGTGCCTTTTCTTGTACGTGACGATCTGACGGTCCTTGTCTTTGGAGATCTTGTAATACAAACGATAGCACTCGACTGGGTCATCGCTTACCTTGAACTCAGGGGGCATAGCGCATCGGGGCGGAGTGATCCCCTTCGATATGAGACCGTGAGGATAGACATTCTCCAGCCAATCAAGATGGGCTTCGCACTTGTGCGTCTTGTCGCCATACCGAAAGCGGTACTCTGCAAGCAGTTCCTGCGTGAGGCGAATCAACCACAGGTAATTGTCCAGTGATTCGTTCAACCAGAGCGAGCATGGGTGTTTGGCATGGGTGGGTTTGTATCCTCCGTTCGGAGCACACTGGATGAGCGGAGGGGGATTCGCGGCCGTCCAGTGGGATGTATAGAGAAGCTGACACGATTCTAGGATCATTTTGACGACGTGTTTGTCGCAGTGATATTTTGCGCATTTGCGGGGATTCCAATGAAGAAAGAAGATGTTCATTTGGTGGAGGCTACAGGCTGCTTTGTTGGCTCGGCAGGGGGCTGCACGGATCCGTTTTTAGGGTTGGGGACGGTGGCTTCAAATTTCTGGAAGGCCGCCTCGCGATCCATGCCGCGATAGACCATTTCATACTTGACTTTCAATAGAGCTACACGACGGGTAGGCAGCATATTGTCTACATATCTATATTATTTCGAACCGCGTTATGCCACAGGAGAGGCTGAAAGGAAATGTCTTTACGAGTCGCCTCCGCTTTCAGGACTTGGGAAGTGTTGGTATATTGCACCCTCAAAAAGAAGATCATGATACCTACGATGAGGATAAACATTGCAATATTAAACCACCATGATCCGTGAAGACTACGAATGTTTTTAGAGTGCATCAAGTTATTTTGGACGCGAAGAATCGTTTCGTCGTCCACCAAGTGCATAATTGTTTTTCACATATACATAATGCTTGCCGCAATAACCGCCGGAACAGCCGTTTGCTGTTTCGCTACGGCATACGGACTTCATCAAGTTGCACCCGTGAAACCCATCACTGACGAGGACGAGATTGTGAATAAGTCCACGTATGGTACAGTGAATCTCCTTCCCCAGGGTGATCTCAAGACAAAGAATCTTCAAGAGTTGATCGCTGCCTATCTAGACAAACGAGCGTCGCTTGATGATGTTATGATGCTGGCGACCCAGACTGCGAATCTGCGGGACGCATTTGCAGCAGTGAGCCAAAAGACAACGGCTCTGCCCGCTGGAGAGGAACATGCCCGCTTCCTGTTTCTAAAGAAGGCCGCTCTTGATCACTACCCCGAACTTCGCCCTCCGCCCGAGCCGGTTGTCCTGGCGACAGCGGCTGCTGCTGCTGCCCCGCCCGCACCCGCATCTGCGCCAGTAGTTCAGCCACAAACGGGTGGAGGTCGCCTACGATGTTCAGTCTCGATAAAGCGGAGGAGTTTGCGACGACCGCGCGCAAAACCTCTAGTTGTTCTTGGAATGTAAGATGTTTGATTTCCACTGACAGATGTCCGTACAAAATACTTTGTAGGATATCGTCCATTTAGGCTGTACTGTGTAGGCTTTGCGTATATGGGTTCGCACGGAACGCATCCAGGATCGCAGGCTCCATGCGCGTCGTCTCAATGCTCTGATCCAGCGGGAGATTGAACTTGTACTCACCCTGCTGCTGAGCATCCGCCGCGCTGGGAATCACGTTGGCATATCCTGAGAACTGACGAGTATTGATCATCATATCCTCGTCCTTATTCACCTTGACGGCACCCGCGCTCTGCTCGTTGGCGGGGAGTGAGATGCTTCCAGGAGCAGCGTAGTTGGTCATGACGGACGCCTCGCGACCAGGATTCGTGTAAGCCTGATTGTACTGATCCACCAGGTACGTTCCCTCGGTGGCACCTCCCGCACCGCCACCAGGTCCGACCCAGTCACCGACCGTCAGACGGAGAAACTGCTCAAACGGCTCTGTAAAGGCGCGGACATAGTTCGCCGATGTGAATCCCGCACCACCTGTACCATAGTACTCCACCGATGTTGAGTCACGCTGCTGCTCCTTCTGCATCTGCTGGGGGAACGAAGCAGGGCTTACCTGTGCGCCTGCGGTCGTATTGAGGTACAGGAGTGCGCCCGTGCCGTCCTTGTTCTCTGACAGAACCTGGAAGCGATCGGGACGGTTCTTATTGACAGGAGCCTGCACACCCGGCTGAGTGACATAGTGAGCACCCGGAATAGCCGGGGCATCATACGACAGTTTCGGCTTGTTGGCTGCACGAATCTCGTCGGTCGTGCGAGGCTTGGCAAACTCCTGGAGCTCGTTGAACTGCTGGTAGCCGCCGCTGCCAAGGTTGTTGTAACCATCGTTGATACCGGGTGCGACAAAGGTGCGATCAATCGGGAAGACGTTCTTCATGTTATTTCCCGCGACCATGCGCGACTGCATGAAGTCGGACTCGTTGGCGTTTCCAAATGGAATGCCGTTTCCGGGGGCAACATCGTACATCGCGGCAACCTCCTTCTTCTGGAAATAGTCACTGCCTGTCCCTGCAAACGAGTCAAGGATGGACTGATTGGCGTTTCCACGGAGATTCTGGGTGACCTTGGCTCCAAAGAAGGGAACCATATTGGCATGACCCTGAGGAGCCTGAGCCATGCTTATGCGTGAGTTGGTAGGGTCAGAATCAGGACCTGGAACGCCATCCGAAAACATCTCACGATGTCCCTGAGAAGCAGTCTTCTCTCCATACTTGGTGGCAAGGATGTAACCGAGCAGCCCAACTCCAGTAAAAAGAGCTACTTCAATCATTACTTAAGGTTGTGAAAATTAGAGGGACCCATTAGGCGTGAAGGTGCCCGTGTGTTCTTGAAATACTCAAATGGCGGAATCGCGTGCTCCTGGGGCTTATAGACCAACCATTGGAAATTGTTCGGCTGCAGGCGCTCCTTTGCCAGAGGGACATTGAAGGCGCCAATAAAAGGCGTGCGAGGCGGGGCGTCCTGGGCGTTCACAGGGGTCTGAAACGTCCAGCGCGACTGTTGCGTATGCGCATCTTCGGGTGTCCAAGTGCTCATGTCTTATTACTTACCTCCAACAAGTTTTGTCATTCCCGTTCCGAGGAACGAGAATGTCTCTCCGATCCCGTTGAGAATGGCGGTGAGGTTTGTGTCAATTGTCTGAAACGGCGAAGCTAGCTCTCCACTCCTAGTCCGCGATGACTGGATCTTTGACGTGTCCCGGGGAGGAGGGGGAGGAGCAGGGGGCGCATACGACCACGACTCCTTGTTGAACGGAGACACCACGAAGTTCTTGAGACGACGACGGAATTGATCAATCATCTTGTCCTTCTCAGGGTTCTTGGCAGGGACCTTGGCAGCGGGTCCAGTCTTCTTGTCGGGGCGCACACCAAAGCAGTTTGCTCCGAACCTGGTCGCCGGGTTGAAGTATCCACCATTGACTCCTGGGCGTCCGCACTCAATACGCTTGGCAGGATCGCTATCCTTCTGGCGCTCCTTCCATGTATCGTACTGGGTCGGGAACAGAGCAAGACCATCCGCCGACCATCCGTATCCGCACCATTCAGCTCCATCCTGGTACGCCTTCTCTACCTGAGAATACGATGCAAGCTCTCCACCATAGGCTTTGCAGACTGCGTGTGCCTCCTTATATGTGAAAATGTTGTCAGAAATGTAAAAAACCTCAGGAGAATCCGGCTCTGGCTCAGGAGCAACATCTGGAGCAGGCTCGTAAATCGTCTTGCTCTCGATTGGCATAGGGTGTGTATAGTAGGTAATGTTCAGCTCTTCTCCGCTTGCACCGACCTCTACAAACCCAAAATAAATAAGGATATACACGAGGACTGCAATCAGCAGGAGAAAGGTGATCAGCGACATCGTATCTGTCGCAGCTAGATACACTGCAACAATAATAACAATCAGCGCAAAGGCGATCGTCAGAATAACATACGTCGTTCGGAGCTGGGGACTGACCTTTCCGCTTTCCATTAGTTTTCACCGAGGAAATAAAGCAGGACTCTCATAGCGCTATCCACTGGAAACTTGTGCGAATCCATCTGCTGAACCCGCGTGTCGTCCAAGATATGCCACGGGTTGCCTGCAGGCAGCTTTCGGGCATACGTCCACCAGTGTCCTCCGTTGAAGCAGATGACCCCGAACAGATGGTACTTCTTGCCGTTCAAGATAAGCAGGCTTGAGTACTCGATAGGATCCGACCATATCATGAAGATTTTTGGAAAGGATCCAAACATGAGTTGCTTGGTGCATCCCAGACCCTTGCACTTGTCGCACTTCCAGTCCTCGATAGTTGTCGGACGGACGTGCTCTTGAATCGCCTCCAGAAGCGGGATACCCCTCTTGGATGGCATCAAGTGCGTGTCCAGAGTCGATGTCTTGCGGAATTCAGAGACTCCGCAACTATTGCACACGATCTTATCAGCGATATCAAAGCGGAAATACTTGTCCAGCCAGGGAAGTTTGTCGCACAGATGCGTGATGAGTTCGTGGGAGTCTCCAATATTCTCACCGGCGGGCATGTATGTCGTCTTGATACATTCAAACAGATCGCGAAGTCCAGCGCTTCCCTTGGTACGATAGACAGCCTCCAGACACACATCGATAGGGTTCTCACGATCTACATTCTCTCGTTTGGAATAGTGTTCTTCAAGGGGCGGGCAGGAAAACAATCCTTGAAGAGCAGCATTGACCCAACAGCTTCCGCGGTGATTCGGAAGTCCAAACATGATATTCTCTTATCTACTAGCGAACAAATCCACTAAAGGCTTTAAGCGGGCGTTGTTTTATGGGAGGCGAGTGTTCTTTGCACCCAACCAAGTCTGATCTCCAGACGTACTCCGGGCCTGGAAGTTTCGGTTTTTGTCGGCTCAGGTGTTCGCGCTGTTCGGCAGTTGCAACGTTGAAGAGAATGATCACAACAACTGCAATTCCAAGTAGAGTCCAAATGCTCAACTTCATTATTCTACGCAAAGACTTTTAGTGCGTCAGCGAGAGAAGGCATCAAAGGAGTTCAGGAAGCCAGGGACATCGCGGAGTTCAGAGCCATCTCCATCGCCCATGTATCCAGGGACGCGCGATGCATCGCGTCCTCCCGCGTGGCGCCCACACGACATGGAGAATTTCGTGCAGGTGCAGGGGACAATCGAGCTCTTCTTGACGAACGGCGCAGGCTTGATTTTCTGCCCAGCATGAGTACATTTTTTATCACAGCACTTGCTACATCCAGTATCTGGTCCGGGTAGAGTCAAATTAGCACCGGGAGGATGACGGGGCTTGCACGGTGGGGGAGACTTAGACCTTGATCGAGTGTTAGGCTTGGATGCTGACCGAGACCCAGCCCTGGGCTTGATCGGAGACTTTGACTGTGAGACACTGAGCTTCTTCATCGCCACCTGCGGAGTCGGAGCAGCTTCTAGGAAACCCAGCAGTTTGTTGGCAAGCTTGTGGATATTCTCGGTAGCGGAACCTGGAGGGGGCGCGGCTGGCTTCTTCTTCTTCGGATCGGTTAGGTGTTCTCGGCCGTCTAGATTGTAGCTGATAATAGCGGCCACAACCAGGACCCCTGCGAGTATATACCAAAGGTTCAACTTCATTACTTTCTATGCAATACCAAAATATATCATCGCGAGACATTTGAGATGGGCTTGGGGTTCGCGGGGGGAGACGGTTGTTTGTAGGGCATAGTGTTCAGGGGCACCTGGTCGTATGAGCCACCCGACGACCACCTGTCCAGGACACGAAGTAGGCGCTTAGAAAAATTGTCCCAGAAGAGAACTTCGCTGTTTCCCGTCGAAGATCCCTGCGTCGCTCCGCCCTTCGCGACCACCTTAGGAGAAACCGAGGCACGCAGTATGCTGGGCGGAGGAGATTCGGGGGCAGACACACGGATGGCACGCCACGACTTAATCTTGGCATTTCCAGCGGCGGCAGTTGTGGGGACTGGGAACCCAAGCGTGCTCTTGACAACTCCACCAATATTCATGCGCAGAACAAAGCTGACTCCGCCCATCGCGTGTTGTCCGAGATTGTAGTAATGAAACGATCCCGTGCGCTCGGGAATCTGGTACTTGTATCCGTCACTCGTGTCCACAGTGAATCCGTACTTCTTGACCACATCCGGGGGTTCCCAGTAGAGGACCCACTCTCCCTGTCCGTTTAGCCACCGCATCAAGTTCTTAGGAGATTTAGCCGCCGGCGGTGTCGTGGCCTTTGGCGTGCTCGTAGGAGTCGTAGCCTTTGGCGTGCTCGTTGGAGAAGGTTTCGCGGGTTTCTTTGCAGCTGCCACAAGGTGCTCGCGCTGATGGGGTTCAGAGAACCACTCGGTGAGCAGGAGATACATCAGAAGGACAAGTATTGTACCCACAACCAGAAGGTGAAGTGGCGGTGTCTTCATTACATATAGGTTCTATTTTCCTGAAATGAGTTCGCCCACAGAAGAAGAACCAGCGCGGGCCTGCGAAGACAGGAGACCATTCACAGATCCAGGCGTAGTTCCGAGAGTAGATGACACGTCTATGTTGGGAACATCCAGAGATGGAAGAACCTCCACGTTAGAGTCGGGAGCCTCAAAATGCTCCACGGGCTCAGGACCAGTCTCTTCATCGCCTGTCATGTGCTCGCGCTCACGATTGAACAGCAGCCAGGAAGGAAGCTCTGCACGCGTATCCTGCGGCTGGGGATTCTCGATTACACTATGAACAGGCATCAGGACAAAGGCAAAGATCATAATAAGAATAGCGGAAACAATGACCAAGACTTCCGTGCTGAACATTTCTCTTTACTAGATATAATGGTAAAATATCACAGTCGCACAACCAAGACCAAGAAAGCGGGACGCAAGTCGCGTAAGCAGCTGCGCAAGAAGACGATGGCAAAGCGCCCCCGTAAGGTTCGCGGTGGGTATTCGCCGATTGGACCGGATGGAGGAGCGCAGGGAAAGGTACCGAATTCGTATCCTTCCCAGCAGTCGGGTGCTCTACCAAATCCTATTGCTGCGGCTGGCCTTCCTATTGGAAAAATCGCTTATTAAACGCTCGCGCAGTCGGATCAACCCCCATCCACGCAGGGGACATCGCTGAATACGATGCCTGCTCCAAAAGGTTGCCAGGCTGAAACTCCATGAATCCAGTAAAGGGCGTAGGATACCTCTTTTCTGGCTTTTCTGCAAATGGTATAGAGACTACGGGACACACCTTTCCACTTTTTGCAACACTGGCGATGTAATCATCATACTGCGCCAAATTCTTGAACGGTAGAGGAACATCTCCGGGACGGTTTCCGACAATGACGTCTCCAAGAGGGTACAGCGAATTCACACACGCACCTGACATTATATTGTTCAAGTAAAATAATGGTCAAGAAGTTCAGTTCCGAGAGCGATCAATCGGCCGTTAAGCGCGAGTTGTCAAAAAATATCCCCATGGTTGTTCGCTTCCATAAAGAGTCCTGCCCTGCTTGCATGATGTCTGAGAAGACGTGGGACGAGTTTGCTCGCAAGCCCCCTGTCGGTATGGTAATTCTCTCCATTGAAGAGAAGGCGATTCCCCCCGAAGTCATGGACGGTATCTCGGGCTTTCCTACGTACGCCGTGCTCGGCAAGAACGGAGGGAAGAAGCACCACACGGGTGCGATGATGAATGTATCAGAGATTGAAACGTTTAGCCAGCGTGCATAGGCTCACCCACGCTCCCCTTTGCAACGACGTATCCCTCGGAAAGAACCTTCCGTGACATATTGTCCTTATTGAGGAACGCCTGGAACCCGCCTAGATCGTTCGGGATGGTTGTGGAAGGCTGGGTATTGAACTGACGAATCGACTGCATCAGGCCGAACTTATCTGACGTATCCATGAACAGATCTGTCGTCTTGGAATACGCCTCCTCGATGCTCTCCTTGATGGGGTGAGCAGTAATATCAGGGGGAGCGGCTGAGCGATTCACGTTATCCACGTAGTCGGTGAAAAGCACGTTCATGAAAGGATTGCTAGCCTTCGGGCTCGAAGCAGGCCCCTTCTTGGCAGCAAACGTCTCCTTGAGAATCTGCGTCTCGGGATAGAGCCTCACCAGAACCACAGAGAGAACCATCACCGTCGGGATCAGGAGCAGGAAGTTCGTCTTCCGCGTGATCAGTGCAATCAGAAGAGACGAATACACCGTGAAACGTACAACTGCATTCAGCGCCTCCGGAACTGTCATGTCATTCGTGGGGACGAATCGTTTCCATTGTGTGAAAAGGTTTGCAGGATCCTTCAGCCAAAATATCTCGCGGCCCATTATTGCTTTCGCGTCATTTTTTTCCAGCGTTCCTGTCACGAACCTTCTTCTGCATCCGCGCCAACATACGAGCGCGACGAGCATCGGGGTGATTGCTCACGATCGTCGCCGAATCATTTGTGGGACCCTCGCCCCCGTCACCAAACAGCTCAGTCTTGAACACCTTGCCCAGCGACTGCTTGAACTTCTCCTTCAGCATCTCAACCTCTGCGATAAACTCCTCGCGCTTGAGGCTGCCGTTCTTCATCTTCTGCTCAATGAGTCCCTGCACCACCGAGATAGCCCGCTTCGTCACTGGATGCTCGGGGTTCTTGGCCATCTCAAGAAGACCGTGGATATCCGTGAAATCAATCTCGTTGAGGCCCAGCTTCTCCACATCGAGGTTCTCTAGAACCTCCATTCCCAGCTTCATCAGCTTGGTCTCCTTGAGTGTCTCCAGGAGATCCTCAATGCCGCTCTTCATAGTCTCATCGTTCAGAACCTCATCCACCTCCGACGTCTCCGTCTTGCCAGTCACCTTCGTCCACATGGACTTCACAGTCTCCATGATATCAGCCCCGAGATACGAGCAGACCAGAAACATGCGAATGTACGTCCACAGCGCCTCCTCCTGCTTGGGCGTAGCATCTTTCATGAGGAGAGAGAAATCAAGACCGCGGAGAAAGTACTGCGGCTCAGCAAAGATCGCCTTATCCTTCTGCACAATCTGCATGAACAGGGGCTGGATCTGCTGCTTGATGTAATCGACCTCGGACTGATAGTTCATCTCACCCGTATAGCATTCGTGGAGAGTGATTCCGGGAAACTCCTTGACAAGATTGTCCAAGCAGTCACGCAGAATGGTCTTGACGTCAAAGGACATTTATAAGTGTTGTCAGAGATGATTGTAAATACTTTAAGCGACGCGGTTTCCTCCACGGTACGCAAGCGACTTCTCATCCTGCTTCGACAGGCACAGGCATCCTGAGTCCGACGTAATGCTGGACGGGCAGCACTCGGGCTTAAATGTGGAGTGCTCAAAGGCAAAAATCTCATTGTCATTGGCCGCCGCATACTGCTTCAGCGGGGTCGGCGCCGACTGGAGATCCTGGGGCTGGCCCATCATCGCGGCAATTCCGTTATATACTCCTCCCGAGCTTCCATCTGCGGGGGCACCAATTTCCTGCTGCATGAATCCCTCGCGGCCACCCAGGAGGAAACGAGACGCAATGGCAACGACAAATGCGGCAATTCCGACGGCGAGAACAATTGATGTCTTGTCCTTCATTCTTATTGTCTTACGCGGACTTTTTATTTAGTTGTTCGAGGACTTTCATTTGTATCGCGGCTAGGACTTGCGGATCGTGAGAATCGGCATAGTCGCGCGCATATCTATTCTCCATGAGCGGGATGACTCCATGCTCATTGTTCATGAAGAGCTGCATCTTACCTCCCTCTAGCTGGACAACTCCGTGGATCTTTCCAGCTGTCGTCAGGGTTCCGGGCTGGCAGTCGTGGAGAGGGATGTATCCCCCTACAGCATCGATCAGGGTAGTCGGATCCATCGGCGTCATCTCAATCTCCTCTTCGATCTCTTCATAGTCTGAGAACTGGATATCCCCAATCCAGATATGGTGATTGCTCGTGTTGAGACAGATGATTTCGGAGGGGTAGGTGAGATCGTAAGGCAGGGCGTTAGCCGAGTTCTTAACATAGATCCACACTCCGTCTTCGCACACTAGATGCTGTCCGGCGACGATAACGTTCTTGTAGTTGTAAAGCTTGACATCGTCGGTGGTAAAGCGCATAGTCGCCGTTACGCGGCTTCCGCCCGTCAAGATGTCACCAATCTTGACTTCACGGATCGGGACTAGATTGCCACCCGCCTTTCGCACAAGGGTATCAGGGTGGAAGCACGAGAATCCCGTCACCGACATGGCAATTCCCAGAGGTAGGAAGAAAAAGAGGAGGGGAGGGAAGATGAAGGAGAGAATGAAAGCAATTCCGATGATGATGCCTACAATGGTATCGACTAGTGATGCTAGCCAATCCACAATCGCGGTAAGAGTATTGGCCACTGTCATCATTGTGGTCACCGCATACCCTGCCGAACCCATGATACGATTTGTCAGGTCACGAATTCGCGAAAGGAGAGCTATCATGACACCAAACGTATTTCCGATCTTTCCAAAAATATCATCAATGAAGGACATGACAAATGTGATCAGTCCGGTGGCCATAGACCGCAAGCTGCCAAACTGGTCAAGAACTTTGTTGAGGACTTTCGTAAATTGCCCGAAGAACATATGAATAACGTCAAGTGCCCTCGAAAAGACCTGTGATGCAAAGGATGTAGAGCAGTACTGGAGATTCTCAAAGACAGATGTAGAAGGATCAATGACATTGACGAATGGCATGTAGAGGGGGTTACAGCGCTTCGCTACCCATGTGAGTTTGATATCCTCTAGATTCGCTTGGACAACACCCCACATGATGATGCCCAAAATAACAAGAGGTCCCGCCACGACCGCAATTGTCGCGAGGATGTCCATTATACTACGATTGGTTCTTTTTGAACTTCGTTATCACGCCAGTCGTGGATCTCGTCAGACGGGACTTCGTGGTCATCCAGAATCATCGTTTCTCCGCGGTCGGAATAGACACCCAGGCATCCCTTCTCTGTCAAGAACTGGATACAGCGAATCTTGTTCTCGGAAAGGGTTCCGTTGAGTAGGGGCTCTACGCCACGCTGAGTCCGAACCCAGGTGCCGGTCGCAAATGTGACTCCTCGGTAGGTAGATGTGCTCTCAACATCATGGTGGAGGATACCGATCACCCGATCAGCATAGCGAAGGTAGTCCCCAATATTGATATCCTCTGCCCGCCGTACGCCTCCCGTATCTGTGATGACCAGTGTTCCCGGAGTCACACCAGTATAACGATACTGGAGGGGGTTCCTGGTCTTCTGCTCAGAGTGAGCCGTTCCGTAGTAGCCTTCTACCTTCCGGAAGAACTCGGATAGAATGCGGGGATTATCAGTCTCTTCGTAGTCCATGAACAGGGAATTCCCGATGGGGATCGTATGATTCTCGGTGTTCAGGCAGACAAGCGTCCCGTACGACTCTGCAGCTGTCGCATGGGGATGATCCTCTACGCGAATCCACTTGCCCTGATACAAGACCTTGTGGTTCGCACTGACCACCGCCTTTCCGAGTCGGCACATCGGAGTTGCACGTCCATCAAAGCGCATCGTGCTCTTGACCAGCTGACCATCGGAGAGACGCATTCCCGGTTCTACGCAGATGATAGGGATGTACCCGTGATCGGTCATTACGGGTGTGGAAGAACGGAAGCAGAGGAAGCGGGCAGCATCTCCGATTGGACCGTTTGATACGCTTTCTCCAGTATAGATTCCAGTACTCACAATGTTCATGATCACCGCAAACACACCAACCATGCGGTTCATCAGGGTGCGCACGCGATTCACCATCTGAATCGTCGTCCCGAACGTGTTCTGAATCTTGCCGAACGTGCTCCGAATAATACCTAGGAACCCGTCGGATGCCCCGGTGACCAGCTCGCGCATGCTGTTCATGGAGTCCAGGATACTGTTGATGATACCTGTCAGGATCGCAAAGTTCTTGTAGATGGGATCCATGATGAACCCGGCATACTTATTCACCGACTGCATCGTGCAGAACATAAAGTTCTTCCCGATATCAGAGCCTACTGCCCCCGCCATGGGCATATAGATAGGATTGCAGCGATAGGTCACCCAATTATCTTTGATCTCTTGTAAGCGTGACATTCCATAGGCATATAGAAACCCGAACGCCGCAAGTAAAGTGGCAATCAAAACCACTAAAACGGATACGAGGTCCATCCTTACTCTCAGAGGGTAAAAACAGATTGGTTAAAATGCTCTCCACGAAGACTCTCGCTGAACTCAAGAAGATGGCCAAGGGTCGTGGTATCTTCCAATACTATATCCTACCCAAAGAACAGCTCATCGCCCTACTGGACATGCCCGAGCTGCCTACTCAGCACAAGATGAAGAAGATGACGATTGTCCAGATGCGTGCCCTCGCCAAGGAGCGCGGCCTGCGCGGCTTCTGGGAGCTGTCCAAGAAGGACTTGACTCGCGTTCTATTTCCTGAACACCATGACGCTATCGAGAAGACTGCCGCGCATCAGAAGCAGGAGGATGACAGCAAGACAGCTGAACATGAGGATCCACAGAATCAGAACACCAACAATGTAGGGATAGAGCTGGTGGAAAATGCGTGAAAGTAGAGGCTTAATCACCTGAATTTCAATGAAGGAGTGAGTCTCGGGTCGGGCACTGAAATCCAAGACGTCCTGGAAGATGTTGTCGAAGAAGCCGCCACCCTCCTTTTTCTCCATAATTTTGTCTCTAAAGCAATATAAATCTGCTATGAAGTTTTCCCAGTCCAATATGCTTCGCCTCGGTGCAGTCGCTCTGGGAATTGTATTCCTTGTGGTCGTCGTGAACGGCTATTCCGCCTCCAAGTTTCTGGGTGAGGGTCTGGAGGTTGGTGGCCTGGAGCCCCAGGGACCTCTGTCCAATGACCCGTCCTACCCCGCCAACCCCAACCCCCATGTCGAGGGCGGCAATGAGAAGCTGACGATGGCTGGCGAGGAGCGCCACCCTACGGGCCAGCAGACGTACTCCCAGACCGTTCTGTCGCCCGAGGAGCTGCTCCCCAAGGGCGGACTCGGTGCGTCGTGGGCGGCCACCAACCCCGTTGGTATGGGTGACCTGAAGGGCCAGAACTTCCTCTCGCCCTCTTACCACTACGGCATCAACACGGTCGGACAGTCGCTGCGGAACGCCAACCTCGACGTGCGCTCGGACCCCCCGAACCCCCGTGCCGCCGTGTCGCCGTTCCTGAACTCCACGATTGAGCCCGATCTGTTCCGCCGTGAGCTGGAGATCGGTGAGGCGGGCGTTGGCGCGAAGTAAGAAGTGTGTGTAGATGAATAATGAGACCCGAGTTCGTCGCAATCACGGTTGCTATGATGGGTTACCTGGGATACCTCTTCATTAGCGGCGACCCTGGAAATCTGACAACTGTAGGAGGACAGCGAGTCCAAGATCTGCCTGGCAAAGACGAAGCCGCCGAACGGATTGCCAAGGTCAAGCAGAATATCCAGAAGATCGTGAGTCTCTACAAGCAGGATGAGTATCTCAGCGACAAGCCTACGCAGCTCCTCGTGGAGCGCTACCGTCCCGACAGTATCCTGGAAAACTCGGTAACCTCCAAGGACACGTCGTACTCGGAAAACAAGGGAGAGAAGATTGTGATCTGTCTGCGCGATAAGAACGATCCCCCTGCCTACCCATTCGTGGATATGAACACGGTGATGTTTGTAGTGCTACACGAGATGGCGCATCTCATGACCGCAGAATTATCGTCAGGAAAGCACACCCCAGAGTTCTGGGCGAATTTCCGGCGATTGTTGGAAGACTCATCTCGTATCGGGATCTATACTCCCGTGAATTATGCCAAGAGCCCCGTAGATTACTGCGGGATGAAGATCACAGACAGCCCGTTGTAACGTGTTAAACCCACCGATGTTCAACATTTATATTTTGCCCTTCACAGAATATCTGTCCTGCACGGGCGACATACTTCCCACCCGACATGAATGAAGGAACGATAAACATTCGAAGACCGGTATTGAACGATACGTGTTCGCATGTTTCATCCCCATTGTATGTCCTACCAATCACTGACGACGTTTTATACACGGTCATACACCCAAATGCTGACTCGCAGGATATCCAAGAACGGTTGGGATCAATTTTATCTTGAAACATGACTTTACACCCTATTAAGGGATTTGCTTCAATCTGTAAGTACGGATCCTGAACAAATCCAAGCTCTGCAGATCGCAGTGCCCACGCATCATAATAGTCGGATCTACGATTTGATGATATACCGTCCCAGTCGGTGCGGTCAGTACACGTCCGAAGACATTCGGAAAAGTTCATATCTACGTCCAGGGTATCGTCTACATCTACTACAACTACAAAGTCAAAAGATGTATCTAGATGACGCATGTACTCGTTCCGTGCCCTGGCAATCCGTTGTGGTCGCGTTTTATCGGTATCGGGGCTTAGACTGATCAAATGGCGGCGAACGTCGAGAGAACAGAACTCCCTGAGAACATCTACCGTCTTGTCTGTGGAATTGCTTTCCACAACGATGAATTTGTAATCATCAAATGCGGCAAGAATGACTTCCAATGCTTCTTTGGCGAATACGTCTTCAACATCGCGAGCTGTACAAACAACATTTGCGGTAAATCCAGTGGGCTTTCGTCCAACTCGAATCTCTGCAGGAAGAGAGGGTCGTCCGCTTCCCAGAACCGCGCGACTCCTCGCATCGTCTAGGAATGCCTCAGTAACCTGTTTGTGAAGATACCCATTCCCGGCTTTACCGCTATGCTCAGACATGAACACATCAGATTGTATAAGTTTATACATGGACGGATGATCGCATATCCACGTTCGAGGAATATTCCATAGAAGATCATTGGATGGTGCAAGCCATGGAGTATTTGCAATTTCTTTCGATGTACGAATCGGCTCCCATCGCGCCCATACTTGATGGTACCACGAGTCCATAAAGAGGAAACGATCAATCGGTAAGAAATACCCACCCATAATTATTTTTTCATACTCGGCAAGGAGTGAAAGAGCAGATCGACTCCACATCACCACATGCGTTTGACTAGGGATTTCAGATGGTGATAGTTGGAGACAGAGAGGATGAACTCGCACCGCACTTACCGGGTCGCGCCTTGCTCCGTCACCTTCCACTCCCAGAACAACCGCATCCCACTGAGACGAAGAGTCTGGAAGTGTCTTGAGTATGTTCAGAAGTTCGTCGCGATCTCCATCAAATCGCGCATCATCTTCAAAGACAAGACACACCTCGGATTCAGCTAGACCTCTACGAACCGCATTGACATGCGCTAGCCCACAACCAGAATGCGGTATGGCATGTCGAACCCCGGGTACAACCTCTATATCCCCCAACCAATTCCAATTCTCTTGAAAGGATTGCAATCGTTCAGTGTGTTCGGGAAGGTTGATAACGAGAAGTTTCATTATAAATATAGTCTTTCACGTCTTAAAAGCTTTACTCGCTGGGATTGATCGGGATAAAGCTCTCGCTCACAATTCCAGTGTCAGACACCAAGATCTTATGGGCAAACTTCTCAAGCTGGAAGTGGAAGACGTCGAAAGGATACTCCTGAGTAATCTCGTGTAGGCGCGGGTGCTCATCAGCCTTGGTCTCAACCAGTTCATCGGGAAACCGAACCTTGTGCCATGAGGTGACCACCAGCTTCTCAGTGTCATCCGCAAAGAGGCGAGAGTCCTTGTTCGCAGACTGGGCAGTAACTGTCGTCTTCTTGACCTGCACAACCTTACTGTATGATCCGTCGGGCTGGAGCATCTCGGTGCCCAGGACAACCTTCTCTGCCGCCAGAAGACCGTCACGGGTCTGGAGCTCTACGCGTCCAAGGAAGCAGCTGACACTGAATGAAATCTCGGCGCTAGCACTTGCCTTTTCATTATTCACAGTAATAGTAACGTAGTAACTTCCATATGGATCGGCTGGCTGGTATGTGACCACTGCATAACCAGGTAGAAGACTTGTAAGCGCTGTGCTTGTAACATCCACAAGTGAATCATCTAGCACAATAATGCTGCGGCTGAATACATTTGACTCATTCCACGTCAGTGTGGCAATGGTAGGGTCAGTTGAATAGGGCCCAGGATTCTCATACGATCCCTGTAGGTTTGTAATTGTTGGAACATCATTTGTCACGCGAGTTATATCTAAGCACGCCTGTCCGCACTGTTCGCGATCCTGAAGCTGCTGAGTAGTCTTAATCAGCATCTTTTTAGGATCATTCACATAGCTTGCTTCCGCGCTACGAAGAATAGCCTTACGCTTTGATGCGAGTAGCATACTTGAATCTACGGCTGGTCCCTTCCCGCTGATAGACTGTTGCATTAATTTTACACGATAGGAAATAATGTCAGAGGAGGTCACTCTGCAAGTCGAAAGGCCAGATGAATTTTCGTTGGCCATGACATTCTTTACTGATGACACAATTGAAACCGTCAAGACCAAAATTGGAAAGATTGCAGGACTGCACCCTGACCGCCTGCGCATTTATGTCCAAGAGGAGTTTCCAGGGGATTACTATGCTGCCGACTCTCGTCGATGGGAGAACTTATTTCTGCGTATGTCAGCCGAGGGTAAGCCGATACGGAAAGCGCTGGAGCAGTACAACACTCTCCGCCAGCCTCCGCTCTCGTTCCAGGGAGAGATGACGAAAACAGAGTGGATGACGATTGATCCCTCCGTGAAGGAATCATTCAAGGAGTACCGTATCCTAGGTCTTCCCGAAGACCGGTCGTGGGTTCTTCCCATGGACAACGCAGAGGATCCCGAGCACCTGCCCCCTGCAGCACTGGTAGCCGTTGATCAAAAAATGCTCTTTAAGACTCTCCATTCCAACCCTGTTCATTTCCGCGTGGTACCCATTGCCGAGGGAATGCCCTCCAAGCGTCAGCTCATCTATTTTCCCCGCTATTCGTCGGCAACTCCCGTTCTGGTCTCGGCAGAAATCCTCCGGCAGACGGATACTCAGGACAAGATCGTCCGCGTCATTTCTGATCTGGAGGCTCCGCGTCCCGACGGATCCTCTGTCCAGTCTATCCGTTGGAAGCTTGCCCTCGTAAAGACTCGAATTGGGGGATCGGTGCGCAACAAGTTTGAGCAGATCTTTTACGGAACGACGGTCAGCAAAGAGACGCCCGTGGTCTCGCTCTTCACCAGCCGTCTAGAACAGGCGCGGCACAAGTTTTTTACAGATGATTCGCGTAAGAAGCCCTTTCTGGATCTGCGTCGGTGGGCACACTGGTGGCTCAAAACCAAGCCGAACAAAAGCAAGCCTGCTCTCGTGTTTTATCGGGGAGATGATCGCGAATCGTTTGATCGTGTGACTATGACATCGACTGAGCTGGTGGTCTCGTGTTCGCGCCACGAAGATGAGAAGACATTTAAGGCACCTGATCTCCAAAAGATCGCCAAGGAGTTCCTTCTCTCTATTGACGGTCTTGCCACCTTCGTGGATCCCCTAGACTATGCCGACGAGCGATGGGTTGTTCAGGATACCACGGTAGAGCTTCGGTATGCCTCTGAACTCGCCGAGGCGGATCTCCGTCGGCTGGATTGCCTGCGCGGACTGTTTGAGATGTCGGATCCCGAGAAACTGAAGTTCAACTTCCTGCGCGCAGACCAGACCAACGATATTGGAATGACCGCCGACGAACTGGCGATTGTTCAGTTGCTCACCGATATGCCCAACCCGTCCCTTGCCGATGTCATGGATCGCGTCCCTGGAACGCCCGAAAAGGAAGCGGCGGCGCTGCTAGCACGGGTCAAGGCGGAGATCAGCCTGCATCCCGAACTCCTAGACCGCAAGATGGTGAATATGCCCCAGTTCCATTTCACGGCCAAGAATACCCTCCTGACCCACGCCAACGATGTAGATCGCCTAACCGTCTATGCCAGTTCTCTTCGCCACATCCTGATGGATCCAGATATCAAAAAGCTGCAGGACGTATGTCCGCAGCGACGCGAGACGTCGGAAGCCGTAGTCGCTTCAGTTCCCGTGCGCTCCGAGAGAGCTCCTGTAAAAGGCGATGACGACGACGACGATATCTTTGCCGCTGCGGCCGCTCTCACCGGCGGTCCTCGCATAGCTCCAGCTCCCGAAGCAGCAGCACCCAAGAAGGCCAAGACCATTAAAGCGACTGGTGTCACCACCACCCTCAAAAACTATATTATCACGGAGCTTCGCGGCTTTGATCCCGAGACATATGACCCCGACGATCCATCTATTCTCCAGAAGTGCGAGAAGCACAAGCAGCCAATCATTCTGCCCAAAGACCGCGCAACTGAACTAAAGGGAACGCCCTATGCCCCTCCCGAAGACCGCGCGCAGGAGGTGACGGATCCCGATGGTCTAGTGATTTGCCCAGAGTATTGGTGTACCGTTGATCGCATCCCGCTGACCAAAGATCAGCTAGACGAAGCTGACGGAAAGTGCCCAGTCTGCCACGGAAAGATCCGATCAAGTGATGCGGCTGAAGAGGCTACCCAGTCGATTACCGACTACCCAGTTCTCCAGCGCAACGGCAAGCACGTGTATGCGGGTCTCATTGCCTACAAATCCAAGAAGAACGGCAAGCAGATCCCCTGCTGTTATGCGACCCCGCAGAAGAAGATCAAGGAGAAGACGGACATGTCGGCCGTAGAAGCGTTCTATATCCTCGGTCTATCCAAGAACCCCTCTGAGAAGCGTCTGGCATACATTCCTCCCGATATTCTGCGCGCCACAGGCATTTCTGTAGATTACAAGGTGTTCAAGGATGCTAAGGATCGCATTCAGTCCAACCGTGCTGGGTTTTTCCGCCTGGGAATGGGACATGCCGCTACAACTCTTCCCGATGTCTTGAACACCAAGAAACCAATCACAATTGAAGGACCACTCAAAAACCCTGAAGCCACCATCCGGTGTTCATTCTTCCGCTCGTGGAATCGCGACGATCTGGCACACACAATCGCCGGACACTCGGACAAGGTAGCGGCACGCGTCGCATCCATTGACAAGGCATTTGATGATGGAACGCTCTCGGCACTCCAGGAGCTTGAGTATGCATGCCATGTAAGTGAGTGCTGGGCGTACGTTCTCTTTGTCAATCCCGAAGGACCCCCGACGACCGAATGCTTCATGAACACCAACACCATTCTGCGCCGTGATCGGGCAATTGCTGTTGTGGTCTATCCAAATGGATCGGCAGATTACCTGTGCCACGTATCGCACAGCAAGCGAAAGCCTGTGTATAACGCCAATATCGCACAGCCTCCATTTGACAAGAAGGTTCGTGAGAGGCTAGAAGAGCTACGAGAGACAGCGTGTAGTCAGGGGGTCGTTCCCACCATTGAGAACGCAGACGCATTCATCCAGGAAAAGCTGCGCAAGTCGCCTGGAGATATCCGTGTGATCCTGGATCCCTACGAGCGGGCACAGGCGTTCATGATCCCTGGACAGATTATTGTCCCTTTCCGCCCTACCTCTCAGATCCCTCCCGCGGGAATGATTTATGGCCCTCGTCTGAAAGGATACGCTGATGTACGGCCCTCTGACTACCCGGAAAAGTACAAGATGATCGCCTACCTGTCTCAGCTCGCCGAGATTCATCCGGGATACGAGTATGGGCATGAGATCACCAATAACACAGAAGAGGAAGTCGAGCTGATTACACGCTCGGGTCTGCGTATTCCTGTCAGGGGAGACAAGGGTATTCCAGGAACCCCGGCAGAAGAAATCATTCAAACGGTGAGTTCCGAGAATGAAGATACCCTAGTCAGCGTTGTTCCCGATTCCGAGTCGGTAAAAGCGTCTCGCGCAGTGACCTACGAGGCCGAAGTCTTTGATTTCCTGCTCTACCAGCTGTCTCGCGATCTCCAGGATCCGGGACGCAGTAGTCTCCGCGATCTCCTAGCTGATCCGAAACACAATCTTGATACATTGCGGGAGAAACTGGCAGACTGGTTTGGCGATGCGGTCTATATGTCGTCGGCCACAGATATCCCGAGCTTTTATAAGAAACTCCGGAAGCCGTGTCGCGGGCAGGGAGCCGCAGAGTGTGAGTCGTCGTCTCTGTGTTACTGGGACGGTGCTTCATGCCGCGTAGAAGTCAAGAAGAGTGCTAGGACGACTCTAGAGAAACCTGCTCTTCTGTCTCGACTGCTTTCCACCCTTGCAAGCAACGACAAGATCCGGAGCATTGTCCTGGACAACCGAATGTCTGCGTTTTTCAGCAGTGTCCTCTATCTCGTCCTTCCTCACGAGGTGATTCTGTCCGACCAAGATGTGGCTACCTCCATCAAGCAATAATTTGTAGGATACAGTATAAATGTCTGACGAAATCGCCACAGGAGGAGCTCACATGCGCGCGGTTGGTTCTCGCGCCTCGGTCATGCACGGGCTTGCCCACCACACGCCTGGTGGCCTGACCAAGAAGCATCTGAAGTACAACAAGTATGGCCGTATCGTCTCGGCTCGCAAGTCGGCTCTGGCGAAGAAGAAGGGCACGCTCCGCAAGTGGGAGAAGAAGACGGGACACCGCTGGACGATCAAGAACGGCAAGCCCGTCAAGGTCAAGCACGGCAAGAAGCACCGGGGAGGTCAGGAGGAGGAGGACGAGGAGGAGGAGGAGGTTGTTGCGTAAATAGTGCTTACAGACAATGTCTCGTATTTAAGTATAAACCATGTCGGAGGCCGTCCCTGTCCCTGCACCTGCCGCGGCTCCGGTGGAGGCTGTCAAGGCTGCCGTTGTAGATTTTGCCAACAAGTCCGACCTGCTGAAGTTTGTGCTGAAGACGATCGCGGAGGTTGAGATCCTCGCCGATCGGTCCGACGAGGACAAGGCAAAGTTCATTGTAGAGGAGGTGAAGAAGGCGATTCGCGAGTCCCCGCTATCGGATGAGCAGAAGACCGAGCTGGCTACCTGGTGCGATGTGACGCTGCCCTACGTTGTGGAGGCTGTCAAGCTCGTGAAGGCGGAGGCGGGTAAGATCGCGGGGGTTGCCCTTGCGGAGGTGAAGAAGTGCTGCCCTTCGTGGTTCTCAAAGTCTAAGTAAAAATGGGTCTAACAATTGTATCGTGAAGAAATAACATGGCCGAGATTGAGAACATCTTGCGCAAGTATCGTTCGTCATCTCGTGGGTTTATTAGTGATCCGTCAGCAACTCCGTTTAACCGGATAATGGTTGGTGCCGGCTTTTATCTGAACCCTATCTTTGTCGCGGTCAAGAGCATCACGCATGTCATCAATTGTGCCGATGAGAGCGCGTGTCCGCTATGGGCAAAGAGGTATATGGGTCCAAATTATGTGTGTATAGATGCTCCTGATACTGAAGGATACCCTATTTTGGCTGCGCATTATGAGCCATTTGAGAGAGCGATGGATAGGTTCCTCCAGGACCCCGGATGTCGCAATGTCTTTGTGCATTGCCAGGCGGGGATGAACCGCTCAGCAACTCTGGCTGCTGCCTATATTTCCAGGAAGTTCAGGATCCCCATAGAACGTGTGGTGGATACGATGGGACGTCAGCGTCCGTGCATCATGACAAACAATTCGTACAAGGAACAGCTCGCCAAATTTGCTTCTACCCCAAAAGAATAATGTGGAGCGGTATCCAAGATTCAATTGCAGCCGCCAACGACAATCCAATTAAGGCCGTGAATTCTGGTATGGATATGGTTTTGGGTCCCTCGTTTGATTACCTCCAGACTATTCAGTCTCCTAAGAGCCTAGGAGTAGGAGATTCTGGTAACATTGACCAGATTTTTACCAACGTCGGCGCTATTCGGACATATGTAGATCGTCTCGTTCGCGGACCGAAAACAGGCAATCAATTTTTCCGCGATACGGGCGGACTGTGCAAGGCTCCAAACGGAGGACTGGTGCAACGATACACGTGGGTGAATAACAAGCTTGGAATGGACGACGCAGCAGGTATCCTGGGCGACAGTTTTGCCAAGGCAGTCGAAGGTAGCGGTTTTGATGGTCTGATTCCTGGAGCTGGTGGTGATATCGCGGCTCTGAATCCCCTGAAAATCATGAACGGAATGGTTCTCGACGGTGTCCCAAAGTGTAAGGCATACACTTGCACGATCACCAATATTGTCAGTGGTGCCGATAGCGGCGAGGAAACGCGGTTTATCACGCCCTCTCTGGAATTCAATTTGCGCGGATGCCGTGAAGCTGATAACCAAGCGGCGCGTGAGGCAGAGGCGGTCAAGTCGTATGCAGAGTGGAAGAACGGCTTTGATAAGACTGAAGAGGCGCGTAAGAAGAAGGAGGCGGCAGAAGATGCCAAGACAAAGAAGGAAAAGTTTGATGGCGACGTTTTGGTGAAGTACGATTCGGGTCCCGCAATCCTTCTGGGTCTGGCATTCGTTGCGTTATTTTTCGGGCTGGCGACGCGCCGAACTAAATAACAACTTACGAACTCTCAGAGAAGAACAACAACAATGTCGTCTGACGTATTCAAGGTGAAGAAAGCGCGTGAGGTAAGTTCCAACAAATCAAAAGACCCAATGGGGACTCTTGATTCGTTACACGAGAAGTATGTTGGAGAGCTGCAGGAAAAGTCATCGGAGAGTAGTCTCGTTAAAATGCGCGCGGATCTAAAGCAGCTAGAGACACAGCTTGGACGACCGTTCGATCCGTTCAAGTTTGAGGATGTCATGCAGAACACCAAACTGTCTGCCCAGGTCGATGCACTGCGGACTGAGATTTCTAACGCAGAAGAAAAGACAGATATTCGATCATACTACCTGGAATCGGGGGATATCATGTTGGACTACTATGCACAGACCGTGAAGAAGACTGTGACAAAAATTGAGTGTGGCACTTTCGACAAGCTGTTCTCGGCAACGGAGACGGCAATTGGTCCGTCGAAGAAGCGGATGTTTGATGAGTACCTATCTCGTCGTGGTCTGTCCAACGGACTGAACGTCTCAGAGAACGCCGAGTATATCAAGAAGATGGCCGAGCACTGTGCAACGTGCAATATCCCGCGTGAAGAAATCACTGCTGAAGGTATCCTCGTCTGCCCCAAGTGCGGGTCCGAAGAGTACTCCCTAGTTGTCTCAGACTTCCCCAGTTTCCGGGATCCCCCGAAGGAGCGCAACAATTACGCATACAAGAAGCAGAATCACCTGAATGAGATTCTCAACCAGTTTCAGGCGAAGGAAAGCACAGAGATCCCCGAGGATGTGATGAACGAAGTCATCTGCGAGCTGCGCAAGCGTCGCATTGACAATATCGCTCTCCTGACCGAGCAGAATATCCGCGAGATATTGAAAAAGCTTGGACGGAACCGATACTACGAGCATGCAGCCCATATTCTCTCGCGTTTGAATGGAAACCCTCCTCCCACGATTACGCCAGAGATCGAGGACAAGATTCGCGCAATGTTCCAGGAAGTTCAGGCTCCGTATCTTCTCTACTGCCCTGACGAGCGGCGCAATTTCTTGTCGTATTCGTATATCATTTATAAGTTTCTGGAGCTCTTGGAGCTGGATGAGTACAAGGTCCATTTCCCTCTGTTGAAGTCACGGGACCGGCTCATTCAGCACGATACGATTTGGAAGAAGATCTGTGAATACCTACAGTGGGAGTTTATTCAAAGTATATGATAAATGCAGGTCTATGTAGTGTTAGAAAATGGGGTTGTATATCCCGAAGCATATTCTACCTATGATCTTGCGGTTGCTGCAGTTCGGAAGAAATACCCCGACGAATACGAAGAATCCAAATACGAACAGGAACATCCCGAGGATGGTTCTCCCGCCCACGAGTTGTACGGAGTGGAAGAAGACAAGTCTGGAACTACGAAACTCTACATAGAGAAGGGGATACATATTGTCATATCAAAACTCTCAGTCAAAGCTGTTGGAGGACGAAAGCATCGTCGTTCGCGTAAAAATGTTCGGAGTGTATAATAGGAATGGTAAGCAGGCGCAAACATAACATAAAACGCAGAGTTCGCACACGCAAGGCGGGACAGGTGCGCCAGTCTCTCCTGAACGACATCGTGCGTCTAAAGCCCGTTCAACTACCGCCTGGACAGAAGCCAGTCATTACCAAATCAGAGTATGGGATTATCTCAGAACATCACGATGTAGTCCCAGATGTTCCTGCATCGTATTCTACCTTAAGCGTGTCATCAGATGAGGATACACTTCGCACCCCCGAACCGTCTCCGCCTCCTGCTCCCCGTCCGCGCGTAAAAGTTTTCCGGGCATCACGGAAGGTCGTCCCTGCTGGACGTCGGCTCCGGCGTCATACACGCAAGATGTGAGGTTGCAGAGTACCATCCATTCTTCCCGTTGTGGACATCCATAATTGATTTCAAAGCATGCTCGTACGACTTTCCAACCGCCTCCAAGCTGTATCTAGACACTGCACGCTCACGAATATACAATCGATCAAACTTTCCGTCTAGTGCCATCTGGATCCCCAGACAATAGTCGGCAAGTGTATGACATTGGAGTCCCGTCTTGAAGGGTTCCACCGTCTCTGTCTGCGCTCCCCAATCCGAGGTGACCACCGGTGTTCCGCACAGTTGAGCTTCTACTGCGACTCCGCAAAAAGGTTCAACCCACTGCGTCGGTGCCAAGAGAGCAGAAAGACTTCCAAGGTAGTCTGATCGCTCCCTTCCGTGGATAGGAGCCTTATACTTGATATTGGGGCACTTGAGATATGGCGCGGGATCACCCTGTCCGCACAGAAAGAACGTCACGTGTGGCATTCGGCGAGCAACTTCAACAATTAGGTGACAGCCTTTGCCATCATTGATCCGTCCAAAGAATCCCACCGTGTTTGCGAGTGGAGTAGGAGAAAATGTCCATTCCGACACATCAAAGTAATTGGGAGCCACAAACCAGTAATTCTGTGGACTTTTGCTCTCCTTTGCAAGAGTTGTGTGCATCCACGTATGACTCTCAAAGATACGATAGTTACGGTATGAGTCGGGGTACCCAATCCCACTTTCAACCTTTACCGCATTCAGACCTTCCAGAGCGGCATCGTGCGCACGTCCAAACGGCAGACATACAATATCGGTCTGAGTTGAGCGGTAGTGCTCTTTTAGGTGATCCTTCAAACGCAGATTAAACTCTTTATACAGAGGGGTATCCCAGTTTCCCAGGTTTCCGATATACTGCGTGGGATCCTCCAGCCGCCGCACTACCTCATCGTGGCTGACATCGGGATGGAGTTTCTTGTAGGACAGAATACGAAAGATATCCCACTCATCGCGGGTCATCAACTGAATGTCCCGATCGGCCCCCGAGTCTGATCCTTCAATGCCATAATGAAAGACTTCAAACCCACGGGCACGCATCATGGGAGCAAACCGCTTGACCTTCCCCGTGAATGCACAATGACTGAACTCCGACGTGGTGACTGTATGGGGGATAGCAAGCATGTGAAGCCGAATCATTATTCTTTATGAAAACGGATGCTTAAACATATCTACGGATAGACTCCTAAGTAGTTTAAAATGAAGCCCCGTTTCTCCGCCTCTGAAGTTGCCGGTATCCTCGGCCGCAATCCATACAAGTCCAAGAATGAAGTTCTTCTCAAGGTTCTATCGTCACTGCCGAAGTTCAAGCCGCTCATCCTGGGAGTCAAGGAGTCTATGGGCGCACGCACCGACCGCGAAATCGTAGATCAGGCATCCCCAGCCACTATGCGTGCCATGTGGAACTCGGTCGATGTCGCTTGCAAAGCTACGACTGATAAGGAGATGGAGAGCGCGATCCAGACCTTCAAGACAACACATATCCAGCAGGTTGTACAGGAAACACTGGAGGGGAAGCGCCCCGTGACCGAAGCCCTCAAGGAGGTGGTGAGCAAGATCGCGTCGGGGCAGACGACAGTCGCTGCCGCTGCATCCAATCCCCAAGTGGTGGCCCATGTGGAGAGCACGCAGGAGCACCAGGTTCTAGCGAGTGAGATCCAGAAGCGCCGCGGGACGAAGCTGGAAGACAAGGCTGAGAACACGTATGCCGCCGAGACGGGGAAGGAGGTCACCGACCGCAATACGTTTGTGGAGTTTGAGTGTCCCGAGTATCGCCTTATCGGGTATCTGGACGGCCTGCAGGATGGGAAGGTTGTGGAAACCAAGAACCGTAAGCGGTTCTGGAACGTTCCGCCCGCCTATGATTTCGTTCAGCTGCGGTGCTACATGTTCATGAAGGGCAAAAAGGATGGCGTCCTCCTTGAGAACTTTCCTGGCAATCCTCCTCGCACGACCAGCGTACCTTGGAACGACGACGCGTGGATGGATATCCACGACGGGCTCTGCGATGTTGCCCGGACAATTGCGAATATCGCCGACGAGGATGTTGTCTCTCTGGCGCAAAGTGTCTTCCGCTCTGCTTGAAAATCTTTGGCTCCAAAGTATAATATAGACATGAGCCAGCGTCCGATGGGTCCTCCTCCTACTGATCTCCCCCCTCCCCAGCCGTCCAACGCCATCGCCAACAAGATGGCAAAAGAGAAGGGCGCGGGCAACCCTGCCACCCCCGAGACTCCTGTTGTCGCGACTCCTCCCCCTACTGGTTCAAAGATGTCTATCGGCAAGTCGCTTTTTAACTCTGTCGGCGGTCTTGCGCTTCTGGTCTTCGGAACCCTCTGGACGATTTTTGGAATTATCGGGTTTGTGATGTCCCTCATTTGCTTCGGATACTCTGGATCTACGGGTGAGAAGCTGTTTGGTCTCCTGGCTTCCATCATGATGGGACCCTTCTACTTCATCTACTACTTTTCGAGCGGGACTTACTGTAAGAAAATGCCCTCTACTCTATTCTAATGGAAGAGCTATTGCAGCTCCTGGAAGACCCAGAATGCAGCATTGAGAGAGTCGAACACCTTGCTGGACAACTTCTCTTGATCAACTATATCTATCCCAATAACCATAACATCGCTATTCTAGAAGAAAAAGGCTACGCAGTGTATTCCACGGACAAGTACGGACTGCGTTGGTGCAATGTCGTTATTGAAACACCGGATGCGCGGATATATACGCACGGCTAGATGAGATAAAACGGACCCGTGAGTGCCTCTTACCAGGTATAGAACAAGAGACACAATGCTAAAAATTTGCGATATTAACCAGGCTCCCGAGGTCGAGACGTCTTATACGTTTCCTCTGGATCCTTTCCAGAAACATGCTGTGGCTGCTATCCAAGCTCGCGAGAACGTTCTGGTCACTGCCAAGACAGGCAGTGGCAAGACGCTGGTGGGCGAGTACCAGATTGAGTACTCACTCAAACGCGGGGGTCGGGTGTTCTATACCACCCCTATCAAGTCGCTATCCAATCAGAAGTTCCACGATCTGAAAGAGTTGTATGGCTCCAATCGGGTGGGCATCATGACGGGCGATGTGAAGTTCATGCCACAGGCCGATGTGGTGGTGATGACCACCGAGATCCTTCGCAACCTGCTGTTCAAGATCGGGTCATCCACCGAGGGCGTTGGCGCAACTGCGTCTCTCTCACTAGACGGTGTTGATGCTGTGGTCTTCGACGAGGTTCACTACTTCAACAATCCAGAGCGTGGAAAGGTGTGGGAGGAGTGTCTGATCCTCCTGCCACCGTCGATCCGCCTTGTGCTCCTCTCGGCTACGATTGACAGCCCAGACATCTTTGCTAAGTGGATCGGTGAAATGAAACAGGTTCCGATGCACCTGATCTCTACGCAGTACCGCGTGGTCCCTCTTGAGCATCGCGTACTCAAGAATCTTGTTATGGATGAAAAGGATGTATTCCATCGCGACGCTTACTCTAACTACCTGCGTTACCTGAAAAGCGTAGATGATGCCACCCGCCGACACTCGGACGCAGTCAAGGCGCGCGCAGCTGATGATCCATCCGTTGTGCGCGAACTCAGGTCGGACAGCTTCCTTCACCAGATGAACAATATGGTGGAGATGCTCCGGGTAGAAGAGAAGCTTCCCGCTATGTTCTTCGTGTTCTCCCGCAAGATGTGCGAGCAGTACGCCGCCAAGGTCAGCGATACCCTGATTGATGCGTCGGAGGGCGCAGCCATCCAAAACATCGTGCGCTTCCATCTACACCGCTACCCTGGACTGGAAATGCTTCCTCAATACAATGCCCTGATGTCCCTCCTCGTGAAGGGCGTGGCGTTCCACCACAGCGGTCTTCTCCCCATTCTCAAGGAGATCGTAGAGGTCTTGTTCTCTCGCGGTCTCCTGAAGCTGTTGTTTGCGACGGAGACGTTTGCGGTCGGGATCAATATGCCGACCAAGACAGTGGTCTTCACCAGCTACCGCAAGTACGACGATGCCGTCGAGGGACTGCGCATGCTGCGGACGGACGAGTATATCCAGATGGCGGGTCGTGCGGGTCGTCGCGGCAAGGATACGCGCGGGTTCGTGTATTACCTCCCGGATCGCAAGCCCGAGACGCTGGAGGATGTGCATGCGATGATGAAGGGTCAGCAGCAGTCCCTGGAGTCGCGGATGGATTTCCACTACGACTTCCTCTTGAAGTGTCTGCAGCAGGGAAAGGTCGGCTGGCTGGGTCTGGTGAAGCAGTCGTACTGGTACGTCCAGCGCCAGATGGAGATTGAGTCCAAGACGGCGGAGCTGCTGACGATCAAGACGCAGTATGAGGGTCTGGATATCGCCGAGTTTGAAAAGCGCGATGCGTTCGAGACGACGATCAAGATGACGCAGAATGCCGAGCGCAAGAAGGCACAGCAGGGTCTCGATAGCTGGAAGAATAGGCACATGGGTCCCAAGTGGGAAGAGGGATGGAAGCGGTATCGCGAGTATAAGAAAACGCAGGATTACCTCGTTCTACTAAGGGAGAAGCTAGATATCCTGCAAACAGTCGAAGTCCCGTTCCTAGCCAATCTCCAGCGACTCGGGTATGCTGAAGGGGAGACGCTGACGGAGCTGGGTGTCCTAGCCTCCGAAATCAACGAGGGCAATCCTCTAGTGATGTCGGCGATGTTCAAGCAAGGATTCAATATCCCGAGGGCAGAACTGGTGGCCCTCCTCTCGTGTTTCGTGGAGGGCGAGAAGACGGAGGAGCCGATCACGGTCAATTCGCTGAGGGTCCCTGATACTCTCAAGAACGCGCTCCGAGCAGCTCACATTGCTGCCGAGACGCTGTATGCCAACGAGAACCCCAAGAGCCAGCCAGAGTACTGGGGTATCCACAACTACTGGCCCGAAGTGGTGTTCCGGTGGATGGGCGGGGAGGAGATGGGGGTTCTGTGCGCGCAGTATGAGATCTACGAAGGCAACTTCATGAAGGCGATTCTCAAGACTGCGAATATCGTGGATGAGTGGGTGACCCTGGCAACCATCACGAAAAATCTAGAGGTTCTGGAAACCCTGCGCGAAGTCAGGGTTGATCTCGTGCGGGGTCTAGTGATCCCTGATTCGCTCTACCTCCGACTCTAGTATCGCCGGCGTCTTGTGCGACGGATGCGCCTAGATCGTATTCCTTTACCACGGGTTTTCTTCTTTTTTCCACCAGGCTGTATCGTGAGTTCAGCGGGTATTTTTATTGCCCCGTGTTCCTTCCGTTCAAACGCTGCTACAGCGTTGGGCAACATTCCTGATGATAACAACCCCTTAAAATACTTGATCTTCTTTACGTATTCTGGGTCGTCCTTCCTGAGATCCGATATGTAATTTGTAAGCTTGCCATCCAACATATCCACTAGGTCATCACTAGTGGCAGGTGGCGTTCTCGTTTCTAGTTCAATACGTGCATCATGTATCTCCCTCTTCATTTGAGGGATTGACGGGGCATTATCAACCGACATCGTCTTGCTATACTATTATACTAACGCACCGAGAACATATACATAATCTTGTTGGCGGCTGGAGAGCTCATAGGGCTATCCAGGATGTCATTGATGCGAACAGCATCGTTCGGAGTATAAGGATCCAAATGTTCCATTGTCGGACTCCCATCGTCATCGGGTATCTCGCGATGGATGATCACGAAGTTGCTAGGCATGTCGCGGATATCAAATGCCTCATCGCCAGACCACGAGTATCCCATCCCTACCTCAATCGTCTTCCGGAGCGTCCAGTGATCATGAACCCACTGAGTCGGACGATCTATCCTTGAGTACATGTACGCCCGCTGATGCTCCACCGACCATCGAACATGAATATCGTCGTCGTCGTTCATGTCCTCAAAGTTGGCAATCGCATAATCATTCTGACTAAAGTCGCTGTCAAGTTCAGGTGCTTCCGGCGGATTATTGCGCTCCGAGAAACTCAGGCGCCGACCTGCGTGCATGCTTTGGGTTCGTTGAAGTCTGAAGGAGGGAGGAGTGTTCATTGTATTAGTCTATTGTAGATACCCGCGAGTCTCAAATCCGTTTTTAGGTCGAAAACAATGGAGGATCATCATCGTCTGTTAAGCGAATAACAGCTCGGGCGTATATCCCAGTTTTGGCGTAGTGCTTCCAGTGTCCCATGAAAAATACTTTGCGCTCCCACGCCTTGGCTGGACGTTCCGCGGATACCGAGTTTCTGAAATACAGCTCTTCCAGATCAATCTCGTATATATGATTATTGGCGAACCAATTCAGGGTTTCGCCTATCGTTGTATTTGAAGGCGCAAACCTTCCACCCATAAACAGGTTTCCCGTTTCTGGGAAACACACTACATTTACATATGTCTCATTGTCTCCATCCATGAAGGTGAGATCGCCCACACGGACGGATTTTGGAGCGGGTTTGTAAAATAGACTCCAGTCCATCACTCTTCCTAGAGAAAAAGACATTAAACTTACCTACTTTTACCTGAGACATCTAAACGGAGCAATCAATCCTCCGGCTGACAAACCCGATCTCTTCGGAAGAAGTATTCCTGCGCCCAGGGAAGTGGATCGTCATCATGAGGGGGAGAGGCGATGCCATCCCTGAATCCAGCAGCTCCTCCCACCGCATGTCCAGGACATACTTCTTCTGGAGATCTGAGCCGCTGAAGAAGTCAATGTCGTTCCATCGGTATTCCGTGTCGGCCTTGCCAGTGTGGATCCAGCGCAAGGTCTGACCCACCGTCAAGAACTGGTCAAAGTGCGAGGGAATCTCGTCCTCGAGAATGTAGAAGAGGCAAGTGCCCACCCCCTCGTTCTTCCAGATGGCCAGGTGATAGTCGTAAGGATAGTCGTCGCTGTTGAAGTGGATGGAGAGTACAGGGAAGTGCGTCATCGTGTGTGGTTGCTTTTTCGGATTCCTTGGGCTTCTCAATCCGTTTTTGTTGGAGTCACGTGAAATACCAGACGCTGCTTCCAGGTCGGTCGCTGCATGTCCAGAAAATAGCGGACATTCACAGGCGTTCCTTCAGGAAATGTGTTGGGGCTCGTAATCATACGCTCCCAGTCGGGGATATAGATACGGGTAGCCGACACGACCACTCCACGAATATCCTCGGGTCGGCGCTGGAGGATATCCAGGAACGCCAGGTCCCGCGCATGCTTCTTTGCATATGTCTGCAGGCGATTGCAGTCATCCCGAGCATCGGGGACTGCCATTCCTTTCATCGCCATCTGATTCACCACATCCGCCCATCGCCGAATCGGAGACGAGCCGTGGCAGTACCGCGTCTGGAATCCCCAGTGCTGGACATCCCCCGACACGTTCTCGTAGGTCGCGGCCGCATACGCGAACATCCGGGCATTCAACCCGAGAGTCACATACTTGTCCAGCTTTTCTGCATCGGGGGCACTGTGATGGCGCAGCAGACCCTTCCCCAGTTTCACGAGATGCTCTGCCATCTGCTTGTTGTAGAAGATCATCAGTTCCGCCACCCAGTCGTGCGGATCCATAATCGGGGAGCGACCTGCCAGATTCTCGCAGATCGTGCGCAGGGTATCCATCGGAATCTCCGTTGCTAGTCGGCAGTCATCGTAGGTATAAGTCTTCTTATTGACAATCGTCACCTCCTTGAAGTGGGCGTTCTGGACTTCCCCCACCCAATCGAAGATCAGGGCATATCCTAGCCTCTTCTCTCCAGGCAGGAGAGACATTCGGGCTTCGAGAGTCTTGGGAAACATCGAGCGCACAGCAGCGCCCCCGTCGTACAGCGACTGCCCGATATTCTGCGCATGCGCCATCCACGGATTCGCACGCACCCATTCCGCTACATCGGCGATGGTAATCGCGACCTTCGTGATTCCCGCGTCATTCCAGATCGAGATGCAGTCGTCAATATCGATGCACCCAGGGGGATCAATATTGATCGTGGGAACGTCCAGAACCGTACGAAAGACTGAAGGTTCCACGATGGCAGGGAAACGCGTCCAGTCTTCGGGAGAGTAGGCGACGTGAATCGCCTTGCGCTCAGCCAGCGGATCTCCGCACGTCCCTAGAACACTCACAATCTGCCCGCGAGGAATCTTGTCATTGCTGATCTTTTCAGCCACGACAAGAATGTTCTTCTTGAGATCGCGGTGGGTGGAGGCAATCACCATCTGAGGAAACTGGATGTTCAGGGGGCTAAAGAGATACATTGGGACATTGCGTCCAGTCATGCCGTAACGCGTCTTGCTGGTGAGCTGTAGAACACCTGCGATACGCGTCATATTAAACTTGATACCTCCTCTGTCCAGGGGTTTCACGAACTCGTTTTTACATCCACCCACCCGCCTTCTTGTTCGGGCACGAACCGCACATCTTCTCCTTCTTCACCGTCACCGTCTGTGTGGGCTTGGAGTAATACAGAAATGCAAACAGCACCGCCAGTCCTGCCGCAATGTAGCACCACCAGGCCGTCACGAAGTTTGTTGCGCTTGAAACCAACTGCTGTCCTCCCTTCATTCTTGTTTTCAGCCAAGACAAATTATATAGACATAATGGGTATCCCGTACTTTTTCGCATCCCTGATCCGCAGGAATAAGCATATTGTCAGTCAAATCAGGATCCACCTCCAGCCTGCGATCTGTGCGCTGGATTTCAATGCATTCATTCACACGTACCTTGACGATACGCGCCCCGTTGCGAGTATCGTGGAGGCACTCCAAACCTTTCTTGATAAGACGTGCCGTCCTACCACACTCTACATCGCGATGGACGGTCTCGTTCCTTACGGCAAGATTGTGCAGCAGAGATATCGTCGGTTCAAGATTGGGGAGTCGGGAGTCTTTGACCGCAACCAGATCTCGCCGGGGACGCCGTTCATGAAGGAGCTGGACCAGGCGATTCGTGCGCGCTTTCCATATGCCATCATGAGTTCTACGGAGGAACCGGGTGAGGGCGAGCACAAGATCTTTCAGTGGTTGAAGACTCGGGCCGAAAAGGATGTGTATATCTACGGTCTGGATGCCGATCTTATTCTGCTGTCTCTCTACCACCCACACGTCCATCTTCTGCGCGAGAACCAGACGTTCGGGGGCAAGGTTGGTGAGGGGTTCTCTGCGCTGTCGATTCAATCGCTCTCTACCGCCCTACCTCTCCCCGCTGCCCAGTACGTTGCTCTGTGCGTCCTCTGCTTCGGCAACGATTTCATGCCATGTATCGGCATGTTCTCTCTGCGCGAAGGCGGACATGACCGCGCACTGAAGATTTATGATGTGTGTGGCAAACCTGATCTCCTGACGGCTGCGGGTCGGCGGACGTTCCTGGAATGTGCGGGAAAGCAGGAGTTTCCAGTGTATCGCAAGGCGATGGTGACCCGCCAGAAACCCGCAGAACTCTCGATTGTGAGTCCCGACGGTGCCCATCTGGAGGCGCGATACAATCTCCATGTCCTGGACGGTTCCGCTGATATCGAGTTTGTGGTCAAGGCTTTCTGGACGACGTTTCATTGGACTTACCGCTACTTCAGTGAGAACGTATGTCCTGACTGGAACTGGGTGTATCCCCTGTCTGAAGCCCCTCTCGTCAAGCAGCTCCTGCGCTTCTCCGAACTGTCTCCGGCGTGGAGGGTAAGTCCTCCAGTGTTCAATATCGCGAAACAACTACAATTCATCCTGCCGAAAGCATCGCTTCAGCGGGTGGGTGGGAAGCAAGTGTATCCTGATGAAATGTATAGTGAAGAGACGGATACACGGATTCCGTGGATGCGTTCCTACATGTGGGAAAGCGAGCCGTTGATTTCGGTGCCTAGCGCAGAGCTGACAACCGTCCAATCTTTCCAGCCTTTGGAAGAGAATATCCCCGTGCCGGTGCTATGATTTTCGGCATATTCGGGGTGCTCCCTAGAACGCTCATTTGTTCAACTAGGGGCTGGAATGCAACTCCTTTGAATTTTAGAAGATCAGCCCACTGAAACGGCCGACGAGACCAGTAGTTCTCTTCGATCGTCAGGAGCTCGCGAAGTTTAGGGGCACTCGACACTCCTGCAAGGGTCATGTTCTTCATCCAGTCGGCGCGGATATACAGAATATACTCCTGACGTTTCTGCCCAATAATGCTTTCTGGAAGGATCTTCTGTAGTTCAGCTACGCTAGCTTCTAGTGTATAGATAGATTTTTGGGTCCTGGCATTCACGGTATTGTGTGCGCGAAGAACAAACTCTACGACTCCACGCCGACTTGACATCCAAGTAGGAAACTTGCGCGTATAATCATCGATTGTGTCAGAAAAATGCTTGGAGCACGATGGACAGAGAATCGTATCTTTAAACGAACGGAACCAACGTCCAAGGAGTTCTAGTTCGTAGGACGTTGGTTCATCGGGATAGGCTGCTGCTATAGAGTGAAGTGTTGCCCATCCAAGGGGCCCCCAACGCATGGTCATTATATAGACAAATTAATTAAGAAGTCCTGCTCCAACCGAATCAGCATAGAGCGTACGAAGAACTGCGGGAGGAATTGTCTTCTTAGACGCCGAGATGATTTTCTTTTCTACGAGCTTCTTACGGATTGTCCCGATGTCTGTATTGTAGGCCTTATTACGCGCTGTGCGACGCATCTTTTCCACGCCCTTGTCGGTTGCAATGCTGACCGTGCGCTTGCGTGTCGGCGGGGCCTTGGATGGATTGCGAGTGGCTATGACACGTGCCGTTTTGCGAAGAATACCGCGAGGGTACGTCTTGGTTCCGCGACGACGACCGCCCTTGACACCCGGTCCCCACGGCATGCCTACTGGATTCGTCGGCTGTGTAATCTGGCTCACGCGGACCGACTTATCCGAGCCGTTAAAGGCTGGATCGCTACCCTCCTTGATGATGGTGATCTTATCGCCAGGGGAGGCAAACTCGGTGTTCGTCAGGGACATTCTTCTTATTCTAAAAACGGATATAATCTCTTACGGCGAACCAGTGTAGTACAAGAACACATCATGGACGCTATTCGTGTGTATTTCCAGAAGGGTGTGGCAAGGTTCTCCGAGTCCCAGATTGAACCCTTCGAGGACTTCCTGTACAACAAGTTACCCCTTATCCTTCGTTCCACGCCGCCGATTGTGGTCTGGCACGACCAAGACGAGGTGACGAAGAAGTACAAGTATGAGTTTCGACTGTCCTTTGATAATGTCAGCTACCTCAAGCCGCGCATCCAGGAGGCGACGGGTCGGTTGAAGCAGATGCTTCCCTACGAGGCGCGTATCCGCAACTTCACGTATGCCGCCCAGATGTTTGTGGATATCACTCTGAAGGTGCGCACCTACAGCGGTGCTGACCTCACCGAGATCCATGAGGAGAGCAAGGTGTTTGAGGGAATCTCCCTCGGCAAGATCCCGGTCATGCTGGGCTCGTCCCTCTGCGTCCTCAAGGATTACCCGATGACGATGGAGGAAATGGGCGAGTGCCCCCACGATCCCCTGGGCTACTTCATCATCCACGGCGGCGAGCGCACCATTCTCTCGCAGGAGAAGGTGGCCGACAACCGTATCATGGTGTTCCTCAACAAGAAGACCACGACCAAGCACACACACGCGGTGGAGATGAAGTCGCTGCACGAGAGCTTCACCCTGCCCCCCAAGAAGCTGGAGATCCGCATTTCCAGCAAGTTCAATGGTCTCGGCTACCCCCTGAACGTCTGCCTCCCCCGTTTCCGTGAGGATATTTCTATCATGGTCTTCTTCCGTGCTCTCGGCATCGTCAAGGACAAGCAGGTGTATGACCTGCTCGCCGGCGCCGACGAGGATTACCTGGCGGCCTCGTTCAAGGAGTGTGCGGATCTGGAGGTCTTCACCCAAGATCAGGCAGTCGAGTACCTGTCGCGCAATCTTCAGTATCCCCCTGCCGCCGAAGATAAGACGCCCCACGTCCGGGCGCTCCTGCTTACCGAGTTCCTGCCTCACGTGAGCCTGTCAGGTGAGAACCCCCCGTCCAACGTTATTGTCGCGCGAAAGGTCAAGATCATCGTGAGCATGGTGCATAAGCTCCTGAAGACGGCGAAGGGCGAGCTGCCTCAGGATGACCGCGACGCCTACCCCAACAAGCGCGTGGTCACCACGGGATCACTGCTGACCCATCTCTTCCGCCAGCTGTTCCAGAAGGTCTGCAAGGATATTCGGTCGAAGTTCGTCCATGAAATCAATAACGATAACTGGAAGCGGTCGGGGCGGGTTCTGGATGTCTTGGTTCTCTCCAATCTCTACAAGATTCTCAAGGTCTCGTCTATTGAGGGCAAGCTGAAGCAGGCTCTTGCCACGGGAAACTTCACGGTCCAGGGTCTCGGCACATCGAACTCCACCTCGCTGTCGAACGCTACCAAATCAGGTGTGTCGCAGGTCCTCAATCGTCTGTCGTACAACGCGACGCTCTCGCATGTGCGCCGTATTCAGACGCCCGTGGAGAAGTCGGGCAAGCTGCTGGCTCCCCGAAAGTTGAATGGGTCGTCGTGGGGCTTCGTGTGTCCCGTCGAGACTCCAGAGGGTCATTCGGTCGGTATTGTGAAGACAATGAGTCTGATGTCCAGCATCTCCAATCACGTCCCATCCTTCATTGTTCTCAACATCCTCAAGGAGATCGGGGGTATTGTCTGGCTGGAGGATATCTGGACCACCGGCGCCGTCAGCATTGTCATCAACGGTGTGATTGTCGCCTATACCAACACTCCCGAGTTCGTCCATCGCGAGCTCAAGAAGGCAAAGTGGAGCGCGCGCATCCATCCCCACATCTCCGTCGCCTGGAACATTCTGGAGAACCGTATTCTCATCGAGACGGATGCCGGTCGTCTGGTTCGTCCCGTGTTCCGTGTGGAGAACGGCAAGCTCCTGCCCCGCCCCGCGTCCGACAACTGGAATGACTGGGTGATGTCGTGCATCGAGTACATTGATCCCAACGAATCCGAGGTCGTCCGCCTCGCGATGTTCCCCGACGAGGTTACGCCTGCACACACACACTGCGAGATTCATCCGCACATGATTCTTGGACACATGGCGGCGAGCATCCCGCTGTCGAACCACAACCAGTCGCCTCGTAACGCTTACCAGTCTGCCATGGCCAAGCAGGCGATGACGCTGTATGCCTCGAACTACCACAAGCGCCTGGACCGGAACGCCTACATGCTGTGTTCGCCGGAGCGCCCCATCGTGGAGACGCAGATCATGAACATTCTGAACATGCACGAGATGCCCAGCGGCGCCAACGCCATCGTCGCCATCGCGTGCTACTCGGGCTACAACCAGGAGGATTCCGTCATCCTCAATCGCGGTTCGCTGAACCGCGGCTTCATGCGCGGGTTCTACTACACCGTGTATAAGGACGAGGAGCACCGCAACGTCTCGAGCGGTCGGGAGGAGCGGTTCTCCAAGCCGAAGCAGGAGAGCACGCGCAGCTACAAGCACTCGTCGTACGCTGCTGTCCAGGAGAACGGTATGCCGGTGAAGCACGCCGTCGTCCAGGAGAACGATGTAGTCATCGGCAAGGTCGTGAATCTGCGGAGCGACCCTCACGGATATACGTATCGCGACCTCTCTACGACACACAAGAACGCTGAGCCTGCACGCATTGATGGGGTGTGGCAGGACAAGAACTCGGATGGATACCCCTTCGTGAAGGTGCGCATGATTTCGGAGCGTGTTCCTCAGATCGGCGATAAGTTTGCGTCCCGTGCTGGACAGAAGGGTACGTGCGGTATGATTCTGGACGAGTGTGATATGCCCTTCACGGCCTCTGGTTTGCGTCCCGACATCATCATGAACCCTCACGCCATTCCGTCGCGCATGACAATTGCGCAGCTGCTGGAGACGATGTACGGTCGCGTGGGTACGGCTCGCGGTACGCTGGGCGACGGCACGCCCTATACCCACCTAGGTCTGGACGATCTCAAGGACCATATGCTGAATCTCGGTCTGCACCCCTACGGCAACGAGATCATGTACAATGGTCAGACGGGCGAAATGATGGAGGTGGAGATCTTCATTGGCACGACGCATTACCAGCGCCTCAAGCATATGGTGATTGACAAGTGCCATTCCCGTGGCCGCGGCCCCATCGTATCGCTCACTCGCCAGCCGTGCGAGGGCCGGGCGCGCGACGGTGGTCTGCGTGTTGGCGAGATGGAGCGCGACTGCTTCATCTCTCACGGCGCCGCAGTCTTTACCAAGGAGCGCCTGATGGATGTTTCGGATCCATTCACGACGGGTGTTTGCACCAAGTGTGGCACGCTCTCTACAATCAATGAGAAGGATCGTCTCTATGAGTGTAAGGGCTGTTCGTCCAAGTCGGGCATTGAGAACAAGACGATTCCGTATGCCGTGAAGTTGTGGATCCAGGAGCTGGAAGCCATGCACATCTCTCCGCGCATGGTCAGTTCAAGTTAAGTGAGAGTGACTACAATCTCGGTCACGGTTCCGTTGGCATGCGTTGTGTATAGGTTTCCAGTTACAGGATCCTGTGTCATTGATAGAGGAGTAAAACCGGCCGCCAGCGTGACAAACGTAGTGACGGATCCAGCGAGAGTCACTTTGAATATTTTTCTATTTCCGCGGTCAGCCACATAGAGGTTTCCATCAATGGAATACACAATCGCGGAGGGAAGCAAAGATCCAGGAAGTATTACGAGAGTACCAACGGTTCTGTCTGGCATGACATATGTGACAGCCTTGAGTACGCTATCTGCAGCGTAGAGATAGCCATTCTCAGGAACAAGAGCAATACCTTCAGGGTTCGATCCAAGTCCAGTGGTGTAGTCCGATACAAAGTTTGAATTAGGATCAATATACTGCACAGTGTGTGTTTCGGGGATTGTCATGTAGGTGTTTCCAATCGAGTCGGTCGTTAGTCCCCATCCACCCCCATACGCATCCGTCACTGGTGTTAAAATTGATCCGTCTAGACTCATCGCTGTTACGCCGTCTTCATGTGCAATCAAGAGCGGTGTCGTTTCTGCTAGAGGATTGAACGATATTCCACGAGGATTCACGAACGGAGACGAAATCCCCAATGCAATGAGAGACGCTTCTGGTTGGCGATCGCCCGCCCAAACATCTCCACCTGTAACATCTGTTACGAACATTGAGGTGGGGTTTGGTAGAACAATGCCACCTCCAATCGTATCCGGCGCATAGGCAAACCCATAGAGCGAACTATGGAAGGTCATCGTCGGGTATATTTGTGCGTTGGTGGTTGCGCTAACACTTTCAACAGTACTCCTACGAGACGGAGGAGGTTTTGTGCGGACCGTTGTTACATCGAACGCGTATGATGTCTGTGGCTCAAATCCACCTACAGTGAGGTTTGACTGTCCTCCATACACATAGAACGTACGGTTATCTACAGAAACCTCGTACGTCGTTTCGTCTCCGTTGTCGGCAGGACTGAGAGACCAATTGAGAACCAAATTACTTGACCCAGCTGCACCACCAGCAGGGCTGGCACTCAGGTTTGTAACGGGGGCAATGTCTGTAAAGTATGGATTCTGTTCAAAATTGACAACATAACTGCAGAGGTCTCCAAGAATTCTACGTATAGATGCATTGTATTCGTCGCCGGATAGCAGACCGTTAAAGTCATAGGTGTTATCTGCCGTAGTAGCGGTCAATACACCTCCAGCGCTAGACAATTTGATTTCATAGTCTGAAACATAATCTGGTGCATCCCAATTGAATCGTAGTGTGGTTGTGGATGACTCATTACCGCCGGGGTTGGTGGGAGGATCGATATACGTTGTGACCGTCAATGTTGCCGTTGGATCGCTTTCATTCTCCCCTGCAAGAGCAGTGACGTATATTTCGTAGCTTACTCCTGAGCCAAGACCTGTCACAACATACGTTGTATCAGTTCCAGCATCCTGTGGCACAGTATCCACATAGACCTTGTAGCTTACACCTAGACTCGGGCTCGCGCTCCAATTGACTGTGATTGAGTCTGTGGTTCCATAGGTGGGTGCAGCGTCTAGATTGAACGGAGCCGACGTTCCGGTAAAAACCTGGATCAACGCGGGGTCACTTTGGACACCATACAAATCAGTGCTAATATAGACATCATAGAGGGCACCAGGATTGATGATACCATCAAGCAAGTATGTCAGCTGATTGCTATCCGTTGTGTAATAGAAGAAGTCCTCGGGGTTGCCCAGGTTGTTTCCACTGATGTTATATACTACATCCTGATACCCTGGGCGCTGTGCTGGACTTGCCAACCAGTTGAGTCGTACCGATGTAGCGTTCGTTTGGACAAAGGATAGATTTGTAGGAGGGCCGACTGGAAGAATTTGCGTTATATCAATTGAATTACCACTCTGAATGTCTTTATACACCGTATAAACTGAAAAAAAATACTGGGCGCCCGAGGTGAGGTTAGAGCACACAAACTGCGTATTCGTAATCCCCGAGTAATCCCGAATAATACCCGAATAGCTATCTGCCCGAATAGCATACGTTAGGTTTTCAGAGGTAGGGGGATCCCATGAAAGAGTAGCGCTTGAAATATTGAAGTCTGTTATCGTAAGAGTTAGAGGCGGAGTCACAGGATTCGTCCTTGCAAATATAAATGTCTCTGGTTCGCTTGACTGGCCGGTAATGAACGTTGTCACCACCAAACGATACAGTGTATTCGGCAGAAGATCTGTACATGACAGCGAAGTCACAGGTGCATTCACTGTAAATTCGCTTGAGACACCGAGTAGGGGTGTCGCTACAATCTGGTATGATTCGTCATAGTTTGTTCCCGGAGTCCATTCTGCTAGAACGGTTCCAAACGTTCCATTGACATCAGATCCAGAAAGATCATACACTGGATGAATCATCGTGCGAATAAACACAGCCGGGACGTCATTGGCAACAGACGACTTTCCAGACGCGGTGGCGATAATCGTGAATTTATAGAGTCCGCCTGATTCCAGACCACTGAAATCATACGTCACGACATTCGGAGCGGTTGTATTGCTGAGAGGAGCATTGCCCCCAATCTCCGCAAATATCGTGTATGTCACGTTTGATCCGAGCTCTGTCTGGGTCTTACTCGCCGACCAATCCAGAATAATTGTTTCGTATGGATTCATCCGCTTATTTTATGAATGGGTTTATATCTATCTCCATCTAACTCTAACTCTACTGCGGTGTCCATGTTATCTCGTATCCTGACACATTCGTTCCACCGTTCGCGGCTGCAGTATTCCACGCAATCCAGACATTATCGTCTGTATCCGGCACCGGCGGCGACGGCGGGGGCGCTAAACGTAAGAATCCTGGGTCGCCAGGCGCGCCATCGGTCGCTGTAGTTGCCGTAAAACGCGTCCACCAATTGGCTGGAGATGACTGTCCGCTAGCGTTCAAGGCTCTAATTTCGAGTTGGTAGTCCGACTTTTCCGCAAGGCCTGTGAATGTGTATTCATTCACCGGTGTAGGTAGGTCATAATACGCATTAATGTCACCACCCAATATGCTCAGTATGTAGCTGGCAATCCTACTGCCGCCATTTGCTGGCGCCGACTCCCACACAACCGAAATAGAGCTTGATGTTGTCGAAATATACTGACTGAGCATGAATCCAGTAGGGGGACGGGGGCCATTCAAATCGGCTGTCTGTGCCTCGGAAGTGTTCTGTCCAGATGAAACAAACCCACCTACATTCCTTGCCGTTATCGTAAAGTCGTAGTATGTAAAAGGAGTGAGTCCGGTTGCTCTATACGAGCGCACGTTCGCCAAGGTCGTTGCAGTTCCACCGTCTCCCATCGTATCCGCCCAAGTGATCGTATAACTGGAAATGTTGGCACCTCCGTTCGTCAGAGCTGCCGACCAGTTCAAGAGCACCGAATACGTTGTCACTTCTCCCTCGACAATTACGAACCGAGGATCCGATGGCTTACCGGAACCATCGGTTGTCACACTAATAGATTCGGGATCTGTACATGCAGCTGTGAGACTAAAATCGGATGTCGCAGTCAGAGAGAACAAGTACTCCGTGTTTGCAGAAAGATTCGTAAATGTGAGTTCGGTAAGTGGAGGTTGATCCACCGCCCCCTCCTCTGTGCTCTGGGTAATCGTATTGCCGCTTCCATCTTCTGCTGTAATCGTGTAAAACTTAACGTAGTCTCCTGGATCGCTAACCCGTGCAGCCTCCCATATAAATCCGGCAGAGCTCGTTGTCACACTTCCATTTACAAGCTCAAATGCGAAAGGAGCCACGAGGCCGCCGTCCTCAGTAGTTCTACCGATCACGTAAAAATTGCCCGGGGAATACACCTGTTGGTTATTAGAATCGCCGACAGTATAAATATTGAAAACATACTGGGTATTTGCACCAAGTCCAGTCACAACTGCCGAGCTTGCATATTTGTCGGCATACGCGATTCCCCCACCGTCTGGAGGCTGCCATGTAATCGCATAGGCAGATACATTTACACCGGCTGGGAATGGTCCTGGCGGACTCCACTCCAGTCCAAACGAGTTCGGGCCGGGAGGAGCACCTATTTTAAAATTGGCAGGGTCTTGTTTCGCATTTGAAGGGTTCGTAGATGCCGAAAACTTTGCCAGACCCGGAGACAAGTCGCCGCTAACATTCACGGCAGTTATGGTAAAAGTGTATCGCGATCCCTCAACCAAATTCTGAACCGTGTACTCGTTCAGATTGGTTGTAGCGGAACCGCCCCCGTCTGCCGGCCGCCAGGTTATGTTATATTCGGAGATGTCGGTTCCACCGTTTGTAGATGCATCCGTCCAGTAAAGTAGCATGCTATCTTGTGTGGATGGCTCCCCGAGTCCAATTCCATACGGATCCGACGGTTGTCCGGAAAGTGTAGTTTTGGCATACAGAATGGAGTTTCCAGGACTCACTCCTACATCAACATCACTGTTCAGCGCCTGTACCCGAATATCATACGATGTGCCTTGGCTTAGACCGGTGATCACATAGGCCAGTGTCTCTGCACTGACAGTGACAGTGGTCATCGGTTTGTTTAATGACCTGACTTAAAATTACAGAGAGCGCACGCATCCTGTAATTTTAAGCTTGAAGAATGGATTTTTCTTACGATGTGCTGTAATAGACACGGTATCCCAGGATCGGCGGGCCATCGAGCGGATCTCCTGAGCTCGCCCAGGCAATCGGGATAGTGTCGTCTGTTACTACGCCGTTGGTGCGGAGTCCAACAGCATCTTGAGGTCCAATGTTAGGTGGTGTGGCGATATAAATAGGTGCGCTTTCATTTCCTATTCCTCCGTTGGCATTAATAGCTTTGACCCAAACCTGATACGCCGTGTACTCATCCATATTAGAGATTGTTATTGTCGTATCTTCTCCTACATCGAACGAAGCATTACCGGAGAGATTGGCAGGGGAGATCCTTACAATGTGATTCGTAACCGCCGAGTTTGTCGGAGAACCCTTATAGGCAGAATTCCACATGACACTGATAGACGAAGGAGTAGCTGGAATATACGGGTGGGCCTGGACATTGCTGGGCGCGTAAGGAGCACCTGCCGCTAAGGTATTGCCTATCTTCGTCGCATTACCACTTCCGGGAGAAGTGAATCCGCTTAGATTTTGGGCATATATCGTGAAGCTGTACTCCGTGTTAGGAGTTAGATTAAAAATCGTGGCAGTGCTTGCATCGGCGCCGAGGCCGGTGCGCCGAAGTACCTCTCCGTCGGGTGTTTCAAAATAATCGATATAGAACCCAGACAGATTAGCACCTCCATTCCTGCCATCGCCGGATAGAGTCCAATCCAAAGTGATAAACTGGTATGACTCGGTGACAATATTGAGTGACGGATCAAATGGCGCACCAGGACTGGATGTCGTCCCTTCTGGGGTATTCAAACTCGCTGCGTTACTGCTATCGGAATATGCAAGAAGTTCAAACCTGTAGGCGGTATTAGAAGACAAATTCGTGAAGACATAATTGCTGGTACTTCCTCCCGAGGCGGTCTGATACGGTACGTAAAAATCCCCGGATAAATCAAATGCCTCGATAACGTTTGAACGAAGAACATCGGGAGCGGTAGCAATAGCAGGATTCCATCCCAATGTAATACTACTGACCGATACAGACAGAACTCGAAAATTTGTTGGTCGCTGGAGACCTCCTTCAGCAGTTGTTGTGCCGGAGACGTAATAGTTTCCGGGAGAATCGTTGCCCGACGTATCCACTGCAACAATATTGAATGAATACGTCGTCGAAGCAGATAGTCCTGTCACAGCCTTCGTTGTGTCAAATTTACCCGCGCGTGTAGATCCTGTACCATCCGGAGGCTGCCAGGTAATGTAATAATCGGAAAGAGTAGCGCCCCCGAGAGTATCCGCGGTATCCCATTCCAGATAGACCGTGCTACCTGTTGATGGCAGAGAATAGCTTGTTTGGAAATAACGTGGATCCTGAGGACCTACATTCGATGCTGTCGCAGCGATAACCTTTGCATAGCCTGGAGATGCAACGCCATCCTCATTTACGGCATCGATCTTGAATGTGTAACGAGAATTTGCATACAAGTCTGCAATAAATGTGGATTGGTTAGACATCCCATCATTGGATACGACCTGTGGCTGTACACCACCATATGGAGGATCCCATGTAATCCGATAAAAATCGATCGGGGCTCCTCCATTCGCATCTGCCTCGACCCACAGAAGCTTGACGTCATTGGGGGTAGTTGCATAATTGCCAGCCACGTTCAGATCAGCCGGATCTGTCGGTCCATCCGGCGGCGCCGCCGCTGTTGATACAACTAAGACAGCATTTGCAGGGGAAAAATTATCGTCGGTGTTCCGTGTGGAAATGCCAACATTATACACCCTTTCCGGTATCAGACCGCTTATGATAGCCGTTCTTTCATCAGCGCCGCGATCGATTTGCCCACTGGAAGACATAGTTTGTATTTACATTCCAAGTTATTCTGTAGCCAGCTACCGCACTTCCTCCGCCGGGAGACCCCGTTGTCCAAGAGAGTGGAATAGTTGTTGAGGTTACACGTCCTGATATACCAGGGCGCACAGGATCCAGCGGACCTCTTGAACTTGCTGTTGACGCCGTGATACTGGTTGGGTCTGACACAGCGCCATCGTCATTGTATGCTCTGAGAGTGAAGGTGTATGTGGTCACACTGAAAAGATCACCAACCGTATATGCCGTGGCGAGACCAACGTCAATTACGGTATCTGGAGCATCGTATGGCGGAGTCACAGTGATAGTGTAACCAGTTACCGGACTTCCATTCGCACGATAGGCCGAATCCCACACGAGTGAAATCGTGTTTCGAGTAGCTATCCTAAACCCATCCACTTCAAAGTTTGTCGGGGCGTCAGGAGGCGGGGGGGTCGGTGCCGGGCGCAGCGGCCGGCGCGCCACAAAGTTGGTCGGGGGGAAGGTTGGAGAGTCGTCGTAGAGTGTCACAAGGTATCCGTTGCACAGGTCTGTACTGTTCGCGAGAGCATACAGACGTCGGGATGCAGCCAAGAGAATGCTTTCGCTATTGATATATTTGTCACTCAGATCAATCGCCGATACGTGGGATAGATCCATATTGAGCTGGGAAATGTATCCCGGCGTGTTCTTTGGAGTTACGGCATGGATCAGCTTGGGAGGAGTAGAAAATGAGGTGGAAAATGTAGGTTCATAGTCAGCGGTTGAAGTTGAATTCACCTGTAGAATTGTTTCATTGGACAGGATGACGTTCCACAGATTTGAATCGTTGGCAGTGAAGAAGATGCGCGATATACTATCCGCCCCCGAAGTATCCATGATCGCCACCGGGCTGGATTGAATGCTTGTAATACTGCTGATGTCGCACAGAATATCAAATCTAGGCTTGCGTGGATTCTGTGTGTTGATTGCATACAGCGTACGTCCGCTTGCAAAGACGACACGTGTATATTGCGACAGAGGTACAGGACTTGTTAAAATTGGAGACGCGTTGGCTGTATTGTAAGCCCACAAGTTATTGCCATCGCGATCAAAGCAGTACATTGAACCCAGGTTCGTCCCTACAAACACCACTGAAGCATAAATGAGGGGGGAGACGGTGAAGTACTCTGCCGGATTCTGCAGCTGATCTATCCAGACGGCCTGTCCGTTCGAATAGAAGTAAGAGACATACCGACCGTATGCTGCAATCAGCGACTTCCCATCAAAGGCCACGGAACCGGCAGGTGCTGCAGGTAAATTGCACGACCAGAGAATTGCGCCGCTAGGATTCAATGAGTAGAGAGTGTTCCCGGCAAAGGCGGCCACGACACCTTTCCGACTCACTGACGGAGAGACAGTGATAGGAGCCCCAAGATTCCGTGACCATTCTAGACGAGGAAAGTATGTATCGTTACGTGTTTCGTATTTTATGAGGTTTCCCGAAGAGGTGCCCACAAACACTTCACCTAGAGGACCGATTGCAGGTGCGCCAACCAGTTCTCCTGAACCAGAAATATCGAGGATAGTGATGACCTCATTTGTGATCTGTGGAATCGGGGCAAGACTGATACGCCTCTCAGAAAACTGCAGAGTTGGAGTTTCTGTAGGAACCGTGGGAGGAATGACAACTGGCGGGGGCGGAGGAGGATCTGGAGGGATAGGCAGACGCAGAATGGTCGCGCATGCAACGTAGGGCGTCAGCGTGCATCCAAGATTAGGATCGGGCGTCAGAAACTTGCGATTCGGAGATCCCCATCCCCAGTATTCGCGTGGCGAGAATGTCGGTGCTGGTTTCTTACAGTTTCCGGGGGCAGGTAGGCCGCAATCGACTGGTTTCTGGCGGGGAGGATAGTTCGTAACCCCTGCGCGCTTCACGAATTCAAACGAGAGGTAGTAAAGATAACTTGAGTTAGAACCAGAGATATCAGATGGAAAAAAGAGATTCCCCAAGTTATCTGCAACAATTGCACGTGGAGTCACGATCTTCAGTTTATCGGGATCCGTCGTAACTAGATCCGTTCCTTCGCCGGCAACCACATTGTAAAGGTTGTTTCCTTGGGTACGAACTGTAATGACTCCATTTTTTGCCAAGGATGCAAACAGATTATCGTTGGAATCAAAACAGATCGAGAGGGGGTTTTGGTTCGTAGGGTACTGAAAGTATGATCTGATATCTCCAGTGTCATTCACAAAATCGTAGTAATACACTATACCCAACTTGTTTTCGGCAATAAAGAGTCTGTTCTCATTGGCCTGAAACTGAAGACTGCGGAAGTCGGGAACCAACGATGGATTATCATCTGAGTATTGTATCACGGCTGTTTTCTCATAACCGTAAGTTCCAAAGTAACTGATTCTTGCTCCGTTCCGATTCACAAAGAATACCTCTCCCTGCGAATTTACTGCGATACCTCCGGTGTTGTCGCCAACGGTATAAAGATTCGAATTGGAGGTTCCCGAAATAGAATACACCTGATTATTCACAATGAGATCCGTAGTGCGATAACGACAGAGTGCATTCTGTCCGGGAACACCCACAAACACATACAGACCCCCGGGATCGGTGGCTATGGCACGAATCTCACTATTAAAATTACTTCCTTCGATACCCATAAGTACTGGAATGACCCCAATAGCAGGCTGGTACTTATACACATTGCCCGTGGATGTTCCAAACAAGATAGTATTATGAGTCGCATCGACCACCGATGGGATAGAACACATAGCGGTGATGTATCCACTTGTCGTAGCAATGTTGGATAGCACGTTGTTGGTGGACATCCCTGCTTATATATACCGTTGTATCAAAATGAGCGAAATTCCATCGTGGATGACCGCACCCCAGTAAGCGGAATACCATGACGTGTTCAGACCCAAAATCATCACGAGAATCACAACAACTGAACGGAGAAAGGTGTTGATCAAAAGGTTGGACGTGGGATACCGGAAGAGAAGGCTTAGCATTGCTTCTCTATCCGAAGAAAATAATTTCTCATTTGAAACCGCACGTCTAGGACAAAGGGTCGCCACGGGGACCCCCAGAAAAAAATTCTCTTGCGTAGAAGCATAACAAACTATGGGAGGCGGACTTATGCAGCTCGTCTCGTACGGCGCTCAGGATATCTACATCTCGGGCAACCCGCAGATCACCTTCTGGAAGGTGCTCTACAAGCGCCACACCAACTTCGCCATGGAGGCGATTGAGGTGACGTTCAACGGCCAGGCCGACTTTGGCCGCCGTGTCACGGCCGTCATCAGCCGCAACGCTGACCTGATGTACCGCACCTACATCCAGGTGACGCTGCCCCAGATCACGCTCTCGACGCCGGATGCCCGCTTCCGCTGGCTCAACTACGTCGGCCACCGCCTGCTCAAGCAGGTGGAGATCGAGATTGGCGGCTCGCGCATTGATCGCCAGTATGGTGACTGGATGCAGATCTGGACGCAGCTGACGCAGCCCGTCGGCACCCAGGTCTCGTTCGACGACATGGTTGGCAACTCCGCCGACCTTGTGCTGCTGAAGGACGGCTCGGGTGTTGCGCTGGACGCCACCTGCGCCGCCTCAGAGGCCACCAACTCCTGCTTGTCTCGCGCCGGCACCCCGCTCAAGACGCTCTACATCCCCCTGCAGTTCTGGTACTGCCGCAACCCCGGCCTGGCCATCCCGCTGATCGCCCTCCAGTACCACGAGGTGCGCATCAACGTCGAGTTCGAGCAGAACTACAACTGCTGCTACGCCGACCGCCAGGTGACCTTGGTGACGTCACTGCCGTCGCAGACGAACCTGAACCTCGGCTCGGGCGTGACGTCCATCTCCCAGCTCCAGCTGGTGGCCGCGTCGCTGTACGTGGATTACGTGTATCTCGATACGGAGGAGCGCCGCCGCTTCGCGCAGCAGTCGCACGAGTACCTGATTGACCAGCTGCAGTTCACGGGCGACGAGACGGTCACGGCCTCGTCCAACAAGATCCAGATGAACTTCAACCACCCTGTCAAGGAGCTCGTGTGGGTCGTCCAGCGCGACTCGTTCGTGGATTGCAACTCCCCGCCCACGCCGTGGATCGCGGAGGCGTATGGACAGCAGCCCTTCAACTACTCCGACGACTGGAGCACTGAGGGCATCGTCACGGCCGTCCTCGGCCGCGGCGCCCTGGCGACGTCTGTCGGTTCGTCGGTCCCGACCTGGAACTCGGGCGGCGGCAGTGCGTATGCGGGTGCCTACCTGCCCGGCCTCGGTGCCTCGTCCGGCGCTGGCCTGGGCACTGGCTCGCAGCTCTACAACACGGATGGCACGACGGGCGACGAGCAGTTCTTCGAGGGCACCACGAACTACCTGCTCGCCAAGGTCATCCTCGCCTCCAACGTCAAGTGCGAGGGCAAGAACCCGGTGGAGGTCGCCAAGATCCAGCTCAACGGCCAGGACCGCTTCTCCGAGCGCGAGGGCCGCTACTTCGACAAGGTGCAGCCGTGGCAGCACCACTCGCGCACGCCGTCGGTGGGCATCAACGTCTATTCGTTTGCCCTGAAGCCCGAGGAGCACCAGCCCAGCGGCACGTGCAACTTCTCGCGCATCGACAAGGCGACGATCAACCTGACGCTCTCGGTCAACAGCGTCCGCGACCAGCGCACGGCGAAGGTGCGCATCTACGCGGTGAACTACAACGTGCTCCGCGTCATGTCCGGCATGGGCGGCCTGGCCTACTCCAACTAAACGCTCTAGCGGTGCTAGCGTTCTAGTGGTGGTACTGGTACTGAAAACTAAAAAATAAATAATAACGCTCCCGCCAACGGGGCTCAATACAAGTCACAAACGTGATCTGTATTGATGGATATCTACCAATAACATCCTCCCTCAACAAGCTGGCAATTTGCTGGCTTGTCGCTATCCAGTGGGAATCGCCAAGAAGAGTTGCGTAGCTTCTGTATAGTCGGGTTGTCTGCCCACCGACTCCCAAGAATTCCAAAAAACAACTGAAGTCCGCCTCCCACGTATATTGAACTTGAACCAAGGGTTGTGTAAATAAAATCGCAGATCGGCATCCCAAACCCTCCACAACTGACCAACGCTGTATCAAACTTGAACGCTTCATGAAGCTGACGAACCCGGCGCTCAAAGTCGTCCATATGTACATGCCACGAGCGGCCATCGGAACTTCCACCGTTCTGTTGAGGAGGTTTCAGCACCGCAAACTCACATTTCTCAAAAATAGGTTTGGGGAACAAGGAGTTCATTATGTTAAGCTGGTGCTGGATCGTATGAAAATGACTCGTGATGATCAGGATCCTCTTATTCCGTATAGGAGCATAATGTGGGTGGTCGAAATAATAAAATAACTCTAGGGATTGAGCCGGAATATACTTGTGATAATATCTAGCGTCTATAATACTCCGCAGGTCTCGAGCCTGTTCGTGCATACCACCATCCCACACGCCTAGAAGGGTACATTTGTCTACCGCCTTCTTGTATCGGGCTACATACAGACTAAGGTCCTCCTGTGAATTTATTTTTATCCCTGCGTTATTTGACATTGCATGCAGAAGACCATTGTCGATACCCCCGTTTGTCAAAACTTTTCCACATAGAAGGGTTTCATTCCCGCTTAACCGGCCAATAAAATACGGCTTATCACCATTTATCAATGCATTTGCAGCCTCAAACCCTGCCTCTCGTGTCATGGCCATTGTGTAACAAGATTCACTTTGTGTAATAGTATTCGTTAGCGTCTTAGCCAGGACAGCTGCGGCGCGGAAGGAGGACGGGAACGTATTACTGGAACAAAGAACTCTATGTTTTTCTTACCGTTGTTGCCTTGAAAATGCAGGTTGTTCAGTTTCACTACGCCACCGCTCACGAGACGGGCATATACTTTACTATCAACAATGCTCAGATCCTTAATGCCGTCTCTCAACAAAAACGTCTTGGGTCCATCAAATCCAAGCGTGTCGTTGATATTATCATCGTACGTTGAACCGTCCTCCTGCCTGTTAAGGAGATTGTGGATAGGCATTTCCTTTGAAAGAAGGTAGTAGAGCGTCATATCACAAATCCCCCCGGGCTTTCCATGGTCTTTATGATACTGGATCTTCGGTTGAATCAAGTGAAATTTAGTTTTTGTCACGTAAATATCCCTGCATAGCTGTATGAACGCATCCAAGAAGGGAATCGTAAGAGACGATGACGCCACACTTCCTGCCATGCGCGCAGGGTCATCCCATTCAAGGCGGGGACATAAGTATGCAGTGACATTTTCTCTGAAGAGGGTATCCACGTGGTCAAGAAGAATACAATCACTATCCAGATGGACACAGGTTGAAACGTTGTTACGTACCATCCATTCGCGTAAGTAGAACATACGGGAAAAACACATGAGCTCCAGGTTCGGATTGTTTGTAGAATAATTGACAAAGTGAGTACGAAATTCATCGAGAGCCGGAGACCCAAGGGTAGATAGATCTACATGCTCGATCCCCCGCATAATGTTTGTCTGGTCGCCAAGCAAGACTACCCTGGTTGATCTCTGCCGAGCATATAGCACTATCTTGTATAAGTATTCCTGGTTTCCCAGATGTATGAAGACAATCGGGATCGTCATTTTATATATTTAAACGCTATGCTCTAAGCTATTCAAAATGTTTGACCTATCAAAGGATGCGATGCGTCCGTATATTCAGGAGGGATATGGAAAGCTCAAAGTTTAATTTTGATCATGGACAACCTGCTCAAATGCGTATTCTAGAGCAGTCTTGTCTAGTCCTGGCTTCACACGCGCAACTACGAGAGAGTCGGTAGAACTAAACACGTCGAGGAACTTTAGGAGCAGGTGGTACTCTGTACGATGGGCAAAATCATGAATCATAACGATGGCATCTGGGTATTTTAGACAACACTGTATTCCACACGCAACCCGAAATCGTCCATCAATCAGGATCAGATCTGGCCGACCGACATCGGCAGTGCTATAATCCCTCCATAGGTGCTTTGATGCAGTACCAATTGGATGTCCGTAGTCACCAGTTTTTCCTATATTTATCCAACGAACATCTGCGCGAGGGCACATCGCCTGCACCTTCTGTTGAAAGGCATGGTCACTTTCAACTGAAACAATCGACTGGATATTCGGAAACTTGGATGCAAGACACGTAGATCCTCCCGATCCAAACTCTGCATAACGAGCTGCTCTTGACATAAAATCGGAGACCATGGCAATTTCAGACGATGTCATTGAGGGCTGCATAGTTATGTTTAGTATATGCTTCGCGATTGTAAATTCTAACTATACACAATATCCTCTGAAAACAATGTATCCGCCAGCGCCAGTAATAGAGAGTCTGCACAAAACGTCATCACAATAAAGTTATTGGGAGGCATGAGTAGGGCTTTTGACGGGTCGTCAAGTACAAAATGAAAGTCTCCGTTGGCGTTCGTGATATGAACATCAACGCAGCCTCGTATGCAGGTTAAGAGCTGCGTCGTGTTCCGATGACCATGATGTCCTCGCTCGGTGTTCTCGGGGACACCGTATATATAGAACACCCTCTGTATGGCAAACGGTACGAGTTCAAGAACAGCAAGCGTTCCCCTAGAGCTATTTCCATGGGTAGGTACCGCAAGTAGATACGGATTTACAACCATGTCGCTTATCCTAGTTATAAATGATACATCTAAACGATGTCCGATCATACAACTCTCAGTATGCAGATGGATTTGTAGATGATACACTGAGTGTTCTTCGGAGCGGTCAGTATATCCTTGGTCCAGCCGTGAAAGAGTTTGAAGAGAAGGTAGCTGGCTACATCGGTGTTTCTCACTGTGCGGGTGTGTCTTCGGGAACGGCGGCACTTGAGGTCGTGTTTGAATGCCTAGATCTTTCCGAAGATGACGAGATCATACTCCAGGCAAATGCTTATATCGCATGCGCATTCGGAGCCCTGCGCTCAAAGGCATCGCTTCGGATTATAGACTGCGATCCCGACGGAACCTTCGGCATTGATAAGCTGATAGATGCCATCACACCCAAGACACGGGCGGTTCTTGTAGTTCATCTCTACGGAGACTGCTGCAATATGGAACGGCTCACCGAGGTTTGTTCTGCGCACAATATTCGTCTCATTGAAGACTGTGCCCAGTCGTTTGGATCGGAGTATGCAGGTAAGAAACTGGGGTCGTTTGGTTACGCATCGTGTCATAGCTTCTATCCTACCAAGAACTTAGGGGCTCTTGGAGATGCAGGTGCGATATGCACGAACGACTCTGCTCTATTTGAGCGCATTCTTAAAGTCCGTAACCTAGGATCCACGAAGAAATACTATCATTCCGTGATGGGAACAAACGCCCGACTGGATACGTTACAAGCAGCGTATCTCCTGCGCAAATTTCCGGATCTTGATAGGACGATACACGCAAAGAGGCAGATTGCGTCGGCGTACCAGTCGAAGCTAAGTGCTACACACCTAAAGAACTCAGACCCCCGCGTAAAGTCGTCATACCATCTCTATGTGATCAATGTAAAGGATCGGGACAGGTTCGCCGACCACATGAAAGCAAACGGCATTGAGACCATTATTCACTATCCGATCCCATTTTACAAAAGCGGGGCCTTTTCTCGTTACAACCATCTCACCTTTCCAAACGCTGAGGTGTTGTCTGGCTCAATCGTATCCATCCCTATTCACTCACTGCTCACGGACGACGAGATTCGTAAAATCGTGTTAAAGGCAAATGAATTTGTTATACAATGAAACACATTACCGCCCTCTCTGATTCAAAGTATCTCTTATACGGTATTGCGCTGTTGGAGTCATTGAAGAAGACGTCATCCATCCCCATAAATGTCCATTACTTCTGCATTGATCAGTCGTGTTACGATATACTGACGCGCATGTCCCTGCCGAACGTCGCAGTGTATCATCCATCTACCCTGTTCAACGATCAAAACAAACAGCTATGCCATCTGAAGAATACCAATTTTCAGTACCTCTGTTGGTCGCTTGCGTCTGTCTTCACGAACTATATCATGCAAACTGCAAACTGCGATTCTGTGACGTATATTGACAGCGATATATACTTTCACATGGACATCGCTATGCTCTTCGCTAAATTTGGAGAGAAGGACTGTGGTATTTTTCGACACCGATTTCTTGGAGAGTATGAGGACTCTCCGTATGGAAAATTCAACGTAGGCGTCGTATATTTCAAGAAGTCTGCCGTGGGTCAAGAAGTGCTGCGTTGGTGGGCAGATGCGGTGCTCTACCAGAAGTATCCGCAATACGCAACCTGTGGGGATCAGAAATATCTAGACCTGTTTCCGCGCATGTGCGGAAAGAACAATATCTACGTAGATGAAGGAATCGGTCACGGAGCCCCGTGGAATTGGCAGGTGTATGACCTGTCCAATATATCGTCCGGTACAATTACTTGGAGAAATCAAGTCCAGCCCCTGGTCTTCACGCACTTTTCCAAGTTTGTCTATGATCTAAAGAAGAACACGTTTGAATGCACGAATGTGCAGGTATATCATCCCTACACAAACCACAATAAAATCTATGAGAACAAGGCACTCTACAAGCTGCATGAAGAGTATTTTAATTCACTTAAACGCGCAAACGCAAGTATAACCAATAATGGTTAAAATTGCGGTTGGAATGATTGTCTTTGAAGGGGACTATGTCCTACGCGAATGTCTTGATCAGCTGTATCCGCACGTTGATCAAATCCTCATTGCAGAGGGTCCTGTCCTTTTCTGGCAGAAGCATGGAAAGACTACCTCAGAAGACCGCACGAACGAGATTCTGTCGTCCTTTCCCGATCCCGACAACAAGCTGATTGTTGTGCATGGTCAGTTTAATGAGAAGGACGATCAGTCAAACGCCTACATGAAGCATATCCGGGACGATATTGATTACCTCTGGATGGTTGATTCGGATGAGGTGTATAAGACCGCCGATATTCTTACGATCAAGACCATGCTACAGAAGGAGTGGCCTACAAGCGTTGGCGTACAGAGCTGCAGTTTCTACGGCGGGTTTAATCACTATCTCACCGGGTTTGAACTGAATACTGATAACTTCCTGCGCATATTCCGCTATATGAAAGGATCCACCTGGCTCACGCATCGTCCGCCTACGATCCGGTACCCCACAGAGATTCCTAGGAAGCACATCAACAGCGACACGTTGTTCAAAACGTATGGTGTCCAGATGTATCATTATTCTTACGTGTTTCCGCATCAAGTCTATAAGAAGACGGCTTACTATAAGACCTTTGTGCGCGGTGGAACGATTGAGAACTATTTTTTGAATGTATATCTTCGGTGGGTCGCTGGATCACCCGATGAACGTCGCGCGATTGAGCAGCTGTATCAGGGAGTGCATGAATGGGTTCCGTCTCGTCGCGGACCGTGTTTTACCGAGAAGTTCAGGCTGGGTCATCCAGAGGCAGTTGCTAAGAATCTCGATACGCTTCATCAGGTATTCGGCGAACAGTTTAAGACCTATTTTCGAACGTAGAAGCATACTCATATAAATGGAAAGACTGCCGGAACAATGGAAACACTCCGATCTACCCCAGAAGCAGCTTGGTCTAAATATAGCCCAGTTGGCAAACAAAAGGTCTTACCCAGATCACTGGAAGTCGTTTCTTAAGCTGCTCGCGCAGATTGACACCTCCAACCGTACGCTATACGATATTGGTTGCGGGGTGGGTTCTACCTACAAACTTCTTTTGGACAACAGGGTGCCAGTCAAGTATGTGGGTCTAGATTTTTCAGATGCAATGATTGAGACCGCAAAGAGGACGTGGAACTATCCCGAATTTTATGTCGGGGATTTCCACAAGTCGGAATTTGATTTCAGCGATCAAATACTCTACTGCAATGGGCTACTTGATATGCTACCAGATGGCCTAGCAGCTCTTACAACGCTGCTTGCGTTCAAGTCGAAGTATCTGCTACTGAATCGCCTAAACTTCGGTCACGAAGGCGTAGAAACGTATGTGGCATACGAAACGATACGATGTATCAAATATACGTTTGACTACGAGAAGTTCATGAGCGTTGTGCGCGCGCATAACTACACTCTAACCCACGATGGTATGTGCATTCTCCTGAAGAAGGCAGACTAGTTTCCGAAGACCGTCATGAAACTCAACCTCCTGTTTCCAGCCTAGAGCCTTGATCTTTTCGCAGCAGATGTAATAGCGTTTATCGTTGAACGGCCTGTCATCGATATATGTTATCCATTTATTCACATCATCTCCGGGTTTAATCTGCTTGATCAGCATCGTGGCTATGTCCATCACCGTGAATTCATCTGACTCTACGCATCCAATATTGTAGATCTCTCCACTTACACCCTTCTCAAACAGAGTAACAAACGCGTTTGCGACATCATACACATGAAGAAACCCGCGAACATTTGTACCAGTTCCCTGGATCGTCACAGGCTTTCCATTCAGCAGCTGGGTTATGAAGAGCGGGATAAGCTTCTCGGGATATTGGTTCGGTCCATAGACATTATTGCAGCGAACAATCACGACTGGAAGCTGGAATGAACACACGTAGGAGGAGACAATGAGCTCTGCTCCTGCCTTTGTCGCCGCATATGGGTTTGTTGGAAATAAGAGAGACTGCTCGGTCTTCTTGGACTCATGTACCGAGAGAGACGATTCGCCATAGACTTCATCCGTAGACATGTGGATCATCTTCTTGATCTTTCCGTATTTACGGATGCTTTCAATCAATACGTGTGTTCCAACGATGTTGTCCCGTGTGTAATGGATCGAGTGTTCAAACGAGTTTTGCACGTGACTCTGAGCTGCAAAATGGACAACATAATCAACCGCGTGATCCTGAAGGATATGAAAAATAAAATCAGGGTTGGTGATGTCGCACTTTATGAACACGTACCGCGAGCTTTCCCGAACCTCTTTATCAACGTTGGTCGCGCTCGCAGAATAATACATCGCATCTACGTTTACAATCCGAATAGTGGGGTACTTACGAAAAAAGACGTTAATGAAATTGGATCCAATAAATCCGCATCCGCCAGTCACAAGGAGTGTTTCTGACATTGTATTAGCGCGTGAATAACCTTAAAATGTATAAACGACGATCAAAATATTCCAAGTAACTAGTATGTCAAGGATACTTATTAAGTTTCCGACTCGGGGAAGACCCCGACAGTTTGCCGATACATTTGCCAAGTATGTCGAGTATGCAGAAGATCCGTCGAATATACATTTTCTGGTGACGATGGATAGAGATGACAAGACCGTAACCATGGATCTCATAAATCAAACGATTGAAAAGCACGCATCTACTCAGATATTTGTAGGTGAGTCTGCCAACAAGATTGCAGCTGTGAATCGCGATATGCAACATGCTCCACCGTTTGACATCCTCCTGTTGGCGTCGGACGATATGATTCCCCAGATAAAGGGGTACGATAATATCATTCGTCAGAAAATGAAGGAACACTTTCCGGATACTGACGGAGTTCTGTGGTTTAACGATGGTCATCAGGGGAATACCCTGAACACTCTGTGCATACTCGGTCGCAAATACTATCAGCGCTTCGGGTATATCTACAACCCGGCATATAAGACCGTCTATTGCGACACTGAATTTACGGATATCGCAAATAGGCTTAGACGTCAGGTCTATGATTCGCGCATAATTATTGAACATGTGCATCCAGACTTTGGAATCGCTCATAGGGATGCAACCTACATCAGAAACTTAAAAGGGATCGACGACGATGAAAAGACGTACTTGAGCCGCAGGGCTCGTGGAACAGGTCACTTACTGCTACCTCTCGCCCGTATTCGCTTGTTCTAATCTATTTTTATGAGCTGTTCAACCCAAAAAAATAGACGCTTGTGGGCGCTGTTTTAAGTTTTAGTTAGATGCTCCAATCATCCCAATGCTTCTTAAGCCTTAAGAAAGTGGGTCTTGAGGTAGGACTGGAGGTTCAGGTAGGTGACCGTATCCTTGTCCGTGACCTTCAGCAGGCGGGAGAGCACGCCATCAGGGATGATGCGGCGCTTGTTCGCCGGGTCAAAGCACGAGTTGGCCTTCACGTAGTTGGCAACGAACTTCGTGACCTCCGTCTGCGAGCGCTGGGAGCCAGCGGCCAGCTGCATGAAGGCGCACAGCTCCGGGGAGAGCGCGCGGGGCTTCAGGAAGGCGTTCTTGGAGCGGCGCAGCTCCCACGCGGCCTTCTCCTCGGGCGTCATGTCCGCGACATCCTTCTTCACGCGCTTGCGCTTGCCGGCCTCCTTGACCTGCTTGGCAGCCGCCTTCGCCGCGACCAGCAGGTCGGCGATCAGGGCCTTGAGCTCATCGGCCTGACGCGTGCGCAGCTCGCGCAGGCGGTCAACCACCGCCGAGATGGACGGGGCCTCGCCAGCAGCGGGCGCCACCTCCGTCGAGGGGGCAGGGGCAGGGGCAGCGACGGGGACAACGACCTCCGTCTTCGCCGCCGTCTTGCGGGGGGCAGCCGCCTTCTTCTCAACAGTAGGGGCGGGGGCAGCCACGGCAGACGTGGCGGCAGGGGCAGGCGCAGCGGCCTTCTTCGCAGCGGGCTTCTTGGCGGCAACCTTGGGATCAGCACTCATGTTTGTAGTAGAGGCAGACGCAGTTGCGGGCATTTCTAACGCGGTTATGTATACATCACCCCCCGACCGCGTAAATAGGTTTGAAATATAAAATTGTGAGTAAGGAGTAAGGATGAGCAGTTCAGCAACAGGATTAGGAGGATGGAAAAAGGGAGGCCGCGTCTCTGATGCAAGTGCGGTGACCCAGAACATTCGCGTTGTGGCGCAGGGACAGGCCGATGCGACCTATGCAGGCACACAGAAGAAGAACCCGTTCCGTCTCTCGAGCGCGGTGTTGAACACCGAGGCGTATGGCGGTCAGACAGCAAGTCGTAAGAATCTGATCAACAACACCGCTCGTTAAATATCAGGATATGACAAACCAATGCTCTGGGCAGCGCTGCTGACTATGGCGTCGGTTGTATCCGCACAGACCATGGGATACGACTGGAACGGGTTCTCGGCATCCGGTCTTGGTTGCGGATCAGATTCGGGTGCGCTCAATGTAGGTCTCGGTCAGTCCCTACCTCCTGGCGCCACGGGTCTGAAAGTCAAGCAGATCGCCTTTGCAATTTACGGAACCAACTCCCTCCCTGCGTTTATCCAGCTGCACGGAAGCACCGCTACCCCCCGTCTTTCAACGTCGTCCGCTATCCAGTGCTGCGGCTCAGGATGCGATCTAGCCGTTCAAGTAGCAGCGGCAGGGTACTCATGGTACAACTCTCCGTGTGGACAGGCTCCGTGCGGTAATGCCAATAAATGGTACTACATGGACTTCTCAGGAACGGCGGTCGGAACCACCGAACAAACAGGTATCTCTGAAGCAACCTTCTATAACTCAGGTGGATCGCAGATTGGAGCCAACATGATCAATCTCGGGTCGGGGTCCGTGTTTTTCATGTCTTACACCGTTATCATTCCATCTCCTACCCCGACCCCATCTTTGACAAAATCGCCTGTGTCACCGAGTTTGACAGCGTCAGAGACTGCATCTACCTCTATATCCAGGAGCGTATCGGCCAGCGGATCAATAGACCCAACGGATTCTCGGTCGGTAAGCGGGAGTCGGAGCCTATCCGCCAGCGAAAGTGGGAGTCGGAGCACATCTCGCAGTCCCTCGGCTGATGCAACTGATTCACGAACCACTTCCAGGAGTATGAGCGCGTCTCGGGCTCCTTCCGCATCAGTATCTCCATCTCGTGCTGCTTCCCTCACTCAGTCTCAGTCTAGATCTGCATCGCCAGTGTCTTCGTCTCCAACCCCAACGGTATCCCCGTATATTCCATGGTTCCAGGGTCTCACAGGATGCTGCCACAATTCAGTCGATACATCGGTACAGGCACTGAACGTCTTAACGCCGTATCCTTACCCGAATATGGGGATTAACCGCATTTCGTTCCAGTATTGGCCTCTGACTGCGGGAACTGCGACCTTCACGATTGCCCTCATGAACGTGGCGGGAGGAAGCGCACCTGGAGGGTTTATTTTGGCATCAAAAACCTTTTCAGTCGTGTCTCCTGGAAGTTTCCCGACCTATCCTCAGCAGGTGGTCACATTCACGGATCTTGACCCGATTTCCTCCTACGTCCTGGGAGGAGATGTAGAGTATGTCCTGGCGTTCTACAATGCGACTCCGGGAGTCATAGACCTTGTTTTGGGAGTGCCCGGTTTATCGCCTTACTTTTGGAACGGTCTGATGCCCGAAGGGACGGGATCCTTCTATACGGTAGGGGAAACAGACCCTACGACAGCTACATGGACACAATCTGCGAACATTGCATTTGTAGCGGTGGGCGCTGGGTCTGTGACATCCAGTTCTCCATCAATATCTATGTCAAGAAGTTTCAGTTCTAGTCTATCGCCAACGACCTCATCCAGTGGTAGTATGACACCCGTAATATCCGAGAGTGTTACTACCTCGTCGAGCACGAGCGTATCTGTTACCAGTTCTTCAAGTTCAAGTACGAGCGCTTCGCCAACCACTGCAGTCTCTGAGAGCACGAGCTCCAGTCTTTCACCCACAACTGATGTATCTCAGAGCACAAGTATATCTGCAACTACAACGTCGAGTTCCAGTCTTTCACCAACCACCGACGTCTCTTCCAGTTCCTCTTCCACTTCCAGCGTCTCACCTAATAGAACTCCTTCTCCTTCTTCATCGGGCAGTGTTTCCATATCACTCAGCAATTCCATCACCATATCTTCTATGGCAACTGTGTCAGGGTCCGGATCTTCCACCTTAAGCCAGAGCCAAAGCCTCTCTCTTTCGCCAACAGCTGCTTCTACTCCTTCTATGAGCGCTACAGCTTCAGCTTCCCCTTCTCTAACAACTGCCATGACTGCTTCTCTCACAGCGTCGGAGTCCATCTCTTTATCTCCCACATCATTGGCAACGTTCAGTTCTTCCGTTTTTCCAACACAGACGTCTAGTTCGAGTATAAGTCAATCCACGACAGTCAGCCGATCTCAGAGCGTGACGGGAGCTGTGTCGCAGAGCGTGAGTTCTAGCGTGACGGGATCTAGAAGCAGTAGCGTGACAGCCGCGGTATCCCAGAGCACGAGTGCTAGTTCTAGCGTGACAGGAGCTGTGTCGCAGAGCCCGAGTGCTAGTTCTAGCGTCACGTCTGCGGTATCCCAGAGCATGAGTTCTAGCGTGACGGAATCTAGAAGTAGTAGCGTGACATCCGCGGTATCCGGATCTCCAAGCTTCAGTATCACGATTAGTTCGTCGGGTACTCCTCAAAGTTTCCAGCAGTTAAGTAATATAACGACAGTAATGTCTGCATCTTCCACCCCTCAGTTCATGGTGACTGCATACTCCACCACAAGCCCGACATACAGCCCTACTCAGAATGCTACTCTCCCTATCATCGTAGTCGATGGTCAGGCAACAAACATGACCACCACAAACGCTCTTATCGGAGCCACATTAGCCCTTATCATCGTCGCAGTCGCGCTTGCTGCTGGTCGCTATCTCCCTGCCGGATGGGCACAACGGTTTCGTCGTATGATTCCTCAATCCACAATTGACAAGTTCAAGCGCGATCCCCTTGGATCCGTGACCGAGATGGTCAATGATCCCAAGAGCGTACTCAAGAATCTCAAGATACCTGATAGCGTCAAGAGTGTGATAGACATGGTTCCTCAAGACATTAAGGATAAGTTTATGCCCACAGGTGAAGCTGTTGAGCCCGAGGCTGAACCCGAGCGGGAGCCCGAGCGTAAGGTTGAGCCGAACCCGGAACCAGAACCTGAACGCGAGTCTGAGCGCGTTCGCGAACCTTCTCTGGTGCCGACCAAGAAAGTTGTGTTCGAACCCGAACCCTCAAAGGACATTGTGGATGTCCCCGTACTTCCGCGTACCGATAGCCATGAGGTTGTGGATCTCGGAGGAGTTATTGTCCAGGAACAGAAAGATGAAATCCGCAACCCCGTAACCCTGCAGATCAGTGCCGACGACCTCGCAGAGATTCAGTCTATTCTAGCCGAAAAGAAGAAGGCGCACGCTGTCGTCTAAAAAAATGCATCACTTCGTGTGTAGGCAGAATAGACCGAAAACGCAAAATTATCAGGGGCTTTCACACTCTGCTGAAAAATCGCCATGAGAACTCCAGCCACATCTGTGCTCACATGCGTAAGACTTGGGTATGTGTGCATAACGTTCCTGATATTTTTGATCCAGAGGAGGTGTTTCAGATGAGCAGGGGTTGGTTTCATCGCCGCTGTCAGACGCATATCTTCCATGAGCGCACTGACAAACAGGGATAACTGCGGGTAACTGAAGGAGATGAAGTTTTCGTGATGAACGTCAAAACCGCACTCACGAATCAGCTGAGCAATACGTAGCCACCGTCCATCCCTGCGCTCGGTGGACGTCATGGTCCCCGGCTGTCCTTCATGGTACATCGGTCTCCCCGAGAGCCGTCGCCACTCACACAGTTTCCTGAACCTTCGTAAATCTTCTACGGGGATGGGCGTACGTGTCCACGGATTCTGTATTTCTAATTCCTTCTGCGCCCACTGAACCATTGTGCGCTGATCGAACCAAAACACCTTGCCCGATTCCACGATGGAAAAGTAGTCGAAGGGATGAACCTCCGTCTTGGAGTCGAGAGTTGATACATCCTCGTCGTTGTTGCACAGGGACCGACGTAGAACCCCAGGTCCCGCCAGTTTGAGGGGAATACGTACGCTATACCCTCTCCATAACGCCTGAAATCTCCTCACACACAAGAGTGCTCCCGGAAACTGGGTGATCCACATGCGTGTATGACGAGTCTTCAGATGTCGTCTGCAGCACGAAAACCCTGGGACGGAGCGTATGCCACACCGTTCCCACGACTGCTGATTTTTACATGCAAAACACTGCATCCCACTTATCTATTACTTTCAATGATGGTTTAAATACACGGGACTAAAACTGATAATGAAAGTCGGTATCCTGATCCCATCAACCACGCGCGGACGGAACTGGTTCTTTGCTGCAAGTTCGTATCTCTATGAAACCCTGCAATCTATCAAGGTCACTGCTGACCCAGACCTTGAATACGTAGTATATGTGGGCTACGACACGCACGACATATTCTATCAGAAACCCAGGAACCAGAACGCATTTCTTGATGTCGGCCTCCCCATCATCTTTGTGCCGTTCGCAGATATTCAGCTGGGTCATCTCACGAAGCGCTGGAATGTCCTTGCTCAGCAGGCATATGACGAGGGATGCGAGTATCTCTACCAGTGCGGCGATGATATTCGATTTGATACATCTGGTTGGATGGGTGAGTCAGTGCGAACTCTCCAGGCTCATTCCAACATTGGCGTCACGGGACCAGCCAATACCAACGGCAATACATCGATTCTCACCCAGACGTTTGTGCATCGAACGCACCTCGATATCTTTGGATTCTACTTCCCGGAAGATATTATCAACTGGCACTGCGACAACTGGATCAACGGAGTCTATGGCGGCGCCATCCGCCTGCCCCCACAATTCACATGCAAGAACGCTGGCGGAAGCGAGCGCTACGATATCGTGAATGATTCGTCCCTTTGTTCTTCTTTGATTTCCAAATACCAGGATGTTCTAAAACAATTCCGTGCGACAAAAACGGATCGCCCGTCAGCCAAGGTAGTCTAACAGCACAACCCAACACATACAACATGGCAGCACCCGCAGTCGTTAGCGTCTCTAAGATCTCCGCATCCGATATTCAGTTCTCTGAGCCCAAGATCAACAAGCAGGGAGGCAAGTCCATCGCATTCAAGTACCGTAGCCAGAATGTCCAGTTCCGTTTCCCTCTCCTCGGGTTCCCTGGTGGGGTGCTGATGAAGGAGAACGAGAACAAGGATGGGAGCACCTCAACCTCTTACACGATGTCGGCGTCGCTCCAGGGCTGCGACCCGTACGGTCGTGATCCCGCGACCGGCACAGACGAGGTGTCCAAGTCCTACAACTTCCTCCGCGACTTCCAGGAGTCAGTCATCCAGGCTGCCGTCGCAAACTCGGCCGCGTGGTTCGGCAAGAAGCGCGGCGAGGAGTCCATCCGCGACTCGTTCAACAAGTTCCTGAGCGTCTCGGTCGATAAGACCAACGACGGCTGGGTCCCGAACGGCAAGTATCCGCCGTCGCTTCGCTTCAAGCTGCCCGTCTATGACGGCAAGGTCAGCATGGACGTGATCGACTCGGAGGACAACACGATTGCTCTGGCGCCGACGGAGCTCCAGGGCGCTCTGCCGAAGGGCAGCCAGGCGAAGATCATCGCCCAGGGTAGCATCTACATCATCGGTCAGGGCTTCGGTCTGACCTGGCGTCCGTCGATGATGCAGGTGTTCAAGCGCCAGCGCAAGACGGCGCGCGAGTACTTCAAGGAGGATCAGGAGGATGGTGAGGAGGTCGTTGCAGTTCCTTTGGGCGGTGCCAAGGCTGCGTTTGCCGAGGAGGAGGAGGCCGAGGAGACGGAGGGTGTTGAGGAGTCTGAGGCTCCCGCGCCTGCGCCTACGCCGACGGCGTCGCTGCCAGTCGTAGAGGCACCGTCGTCAGCCGCCAAGAAGCCGGCGGTGCGTCGCAAGGTTGCGTAAGCACGCGTATCGGACGGCGGAACATAGATAACGCCATCATCATCTACAAAAATTGTTGAGAAGACATCGAACTTCGGTGTCTTTTTCACTTGTGTGCATCCCGGATGACCCTTCCCGCCACACCGAACGCAAAGATCATCTACCGAAACATGCCCCTTTGCGATATCTGCAGGAGTCACAATCGTTAGACACGTACGTGCCTTGATATCTGCGACCGTATCCCAGCCATTTTTCATGCAGTCTTCATAGGCTGCTTCAGTCATGATATTCCACAGAGTCTTGTCTGCGCTCACCCAGTCTTCCTGGAACAAGGTGGCCCACATATTGTCCCGAAACCAGTAGCACATATAATCATCCTCGGAGGTGTGCTCAACCAGCCCTACGCGCTTGTAATCGTCATACAGCCAATACACCTGCAGTTCGCTGGTAGAAAAAGTCGGATCTAGGTTGCCACGAAATACGGAACGACCGTCGTATTCATATTCAGAGACATCGGAGCCCAGATCGAATTCGGTAATATCTTCATCGACGGGATAGAGAGTTCCGCCGGCTGAAATCATTACTGAGTAGAAATAAGATATGCGGTCAAATAACCCGCGCCCACTTCTACGAGCTTCACAGCTGTGTGTTCAAGGGAGTTTCCAGGTCGTATTTCACCTTGAAATCCAAAGAACCGAACTCCCATGACATATTGTAGAGCGTGATAGGCTACAATAGGAATGAGTAGAATAGGGTAGAGATAGGCTAGAGCACCCGATAGCACGTGAAGAATCACGTAGATCGGATCCTTGTACCAGATCTTCATCATTATGTAAAGCTCACAACAATCTTGACGTCATGTTTCTTCAGCGACTTGGTGGCAGAGTGCGACAGCTCGTGGCGCTTCTTCCGCGTGTGCTCCGTCTCCTTTTTCGCGTCTCCGGTCGTCGTCATCCGCGTCTCCATATCAGCATGGATATCATCGCGATGGGTGAAAAGGTAATCGATAATGCCATCCTCAATGGCCCAGGCAAAGAAGTTCAGCTGACCGACGGTGGTAGAAATCCCGCGGAAGTCTAGGCGCTGCCACCTGCAGAAGGGGTCAAACATCTTCTTGCTGTAGGCTTTTAGGTGGGACTTATATGCCAGATACACAATGACGTGGCGATCGTTGTGCATATAGGACACGTTGTTCTTCTTGGCGTAATTGGTCACAAACCAGTCCAGAATACGGAGAGAGACGTTGGACTTGCCACCTAGGATGTTCTGTAGGAGTTGTGTGCGTTCGGGGGTATAAAAGGATTCAAGGCGATGAAGGACCCAACCCTCCTGCGTAGAGATTTCGGTTGTAGTTGTCATTATCTAACTGAACTGCCTTTTCTGTAAGGGCTTTCGTGGTAAAACGGACTAACTTTAACGGAGTGAATCCTATACAACAATGGAAGTGTTTGAGCTGCCCTTAGATGCCTGTACGCACCTCACACACCGAATCAAGGCCATTTGCCGGGATCGTGGATATCACTACAAGAACTATAAAGCGCAGGTACATCGACTTCTGGCAACCGACCTGGGTAAGGTGTGGGCCCGCCGCCGTTCGATTCACCGCGTTTTACGAGACTACGGAAAGGCCGATCAGCGGACGGATGCCTGGCACGCCAAGCGATCTGAAATGATTACTGCATCTGAGGTGACAAAGGCATTTGAGGCGGCTACTCCTTCTGGAAAGCGCGAGCTTCTTCTCCGAAAGCTGGAAGGACCCAAGGTAGAGGGCGGTGGTCCGATTGGAGCGTGCCTGTGGGGCACGCAGTTTGAGCCGCTGGCCAAGAAGATCTACGGGGATATGCAGGGTGGAGCGGAGATCGTGGATACCTCGTGTGTCCAGCACCCCGTCCATAGGTTCCTGGGAGCATCGCCCGACGGTATTGTCCTGACCAAGGATCCTCTAGATTATCGCTGGGGGAAGCTAGTAGAGTTCAAGTGTCCTATCAGCCGTCCTTTCACCCAGAACAGTCCCATCCCCGATGCATACTACCATCAGATGCAGATGCAGATGGAGTGTTGCAACGTAGATGAGTGCGATTACGTGGAAATGCAGTTTAAAACAGTGCCAAAGGCGGCGTGGAATGACTCGGAGTCCCCCTACAAGGGTGTGATGGCGGTCTATGACAACGGAACGATTGAGCATATGGACGAGGAAGCTGACTTCGTAAGCTGGAAGAGTTCTCTTGCAGGAGACGAGTTCAGGGTGATGTTCTGGATTCTCAACAATATCCGCATTGAGAATGTCCCGCGCGATCCTCTGTGGATGAAGACTCATCTAGACGAACTAAAAGCATTCTGGGCGATCGTGGAAGAGTGCAGAAAAGACCCTACCAAAATAGACCAGTATGCCCCTCCCACTGCCCCACGCGATGCCCAGTCGGCGACCCCCGAGGTGGCTCGTGAGCATCCGGTGCTCGCAGATGGTTCGTCTGCTGCGCGTAAGACGACCCTGCGCTTGCAGTTGTCCGATTATACTGAGACCGATCAATGAACTCAGGAACTCCAAAGTGCTCTGTTCCTCGTGACGCAAACAGAACGCCAGCGACCACAAGGGCGGCAATTGCGACCATCAAGATGCTACTGTTTTTCATATTATTTAAAACGGATGAAAAGAAAGATAGATAAGAATAACATCATACACAATGGAGACGCTCAAACTCATGCTGTCTCAACGCGGTGTCCCCGTAACCAACGTCGAGACGCTCACGGTCGAGTTCCCGGGGACGGTGACCAAGATTGGCGATGTCATCGTCTTCAAGAGTACTCGTCAGCGGATCAGTGAGAAGGATGTCATGACTCTGGTGAGTCTGACACAGGAACACGGGGGTAAGACGGGAATTGTCATTGTCCCCATCCCGCCGTCGGAGACGATTCTGTATGCCGTATCACAGCAGAGTCATATTCTGCAAATCTTCCACGAGAGTCAGTTGATTGATATCTCTCGGCACCGAGCTGTCCCTCCTCACCGGATCCTGACGCAAGACGAGGTCAAGGCTTTCTTGGCAAAGTACAACATTTCCACAGACAAGATTGTTGCGGCCATGCAGAAGGATCATATTCAGCTGGATGCAGAGAAGTCGGTTCTTCAGCAGATTGCCATGAAGTACAAGGAGTATTTCCCGATGCCACAGATCTGGTCGCAGGATGCCATGGCGCGCTGGGTTGGTGCGAAGCCTGGCGACATCGTAGAGATCCTTCGCAAGAGCATTACCGCTGGCGGTACGCCTTACTACCGATTTTGTGTAGCCAGTGTATAATAATGGAGCAGTTCAATAAGCTTCTCGAAGAATACAAGGGTAATTACATTCAATTTTTAGCTACGGGAAGTGCCGAATACCAACGTGCCTACAAGAAGGCTCAGAATTTCATAGAAAATGCGATCTCCCAGAAGCGCGGGACAGTGGAAAAGGAGGCAGAGGATATGCAGCATTTTACCCAGTCGTTTAAGGAGGACAATAGCGCGCTGTCATCTATGTACGATATGGGTACCGATATGTACAAAGATGCAGATAAAGTGCAGGATCAGTTTGAAGCATCCAAGACTCGCTACGATATGATTAACACGATCGGAGACAAGGGGAACAAGATCAATGTAGCACTGGGGTATGCGATCGTCTGGCGCGTTGCCGTTGTGATTCTCTTGATACCCGTGCTCGTTGTGGTTGGATATTACTGGACTCAGTCGTCGGCGGTGTTTGCCTACGGTGTCCAGCCCCCTACCGCCTACGCCCCCCGAATGTAGCAGGAGCCGGCGCTGGCGCAAACATTGTTGGGGCAGGAGATGAAAACATGCGATAGACAAACAGAATGAAGACCACGAGGAGGAGAATGAGTGCTCCTGCAATCAGTCCAAAATAGGTCATCTTATTGGTAAAGGTCGTGTTCTCCAGCGTTTCCTTCAGACCCTTGAGTTTTGTTGTCTCATCGCGAAGCGACCTGAGTTCTCCAAGCTGTTTCTTGTAGAGCTGAAGATCGTTCTTGAGATCGCGGATCTTGTACTTGGAATACGTGTTCAGTTCGCGATTTCCGTCTGTCCAAATACGAAGCAGACGATTCACCGCCGCCGATAAGCGCTGGTTTGTCTGTAGGATGGACTGGAGAGAGGCGGCGCGCGCCTTGCCGTCCTTCTGACGAAGGGCGTCGCGGATCATACGAACATATCCACTTTTTATCGAGCCATAAGAACTCATAGAGGTCGCAAGTTCCCGCGACTTGGTTTGATCATAAACTTCAGGATCCATTATATTTGGTAAAGGAAAATTCCGTTGATGGAATATAAGAAGGATGGCAACCTACGTTAGTGCATTTAATACTGCCTCAAAGGACCTGGCAGGGTATGTACAGAACCAGTTATCCACGGCTCTAGGATGGCGCAATATCCCAGGTTCCCTGAACAAGATCTCCGCGTCTTCGAGCGGTCACGTCTGGGGCTTCAACGTGAATGGCGGTATCTACCGTTGCAAGGAGCCCTGCGACGGACGGAACTGGCAGGGATATGATAAGCCTGGAGGCGTGGATGGGATGCCTCTGGACATCAACACGGACGAGTCCAACGTCTATCTCCTGTATGCCCCGACTGCTCCTCCCCCCGAGGATACGGGCGCTGCTCTTGCGACTGGTATGATTTCGGTAGGTGATGTGGGAATGCCCCCGGGACACATTGCCCCCTACTACAATGGTGTGATTGTCTCGTCGAGCTTTCTGGGTCCTGGTGCGGCAAAGGTAGCCGAGATGAGTGCCAGCGGAAAGTACACCCTCACAGTGAAGGATGAGAAGGGTCAGACCGCGACAGTGAAGATCACGAATATGGGATCGGGTGGGTTTTACTACGTCATCTACAACAATGACTTTTCTGGAAACACGATTTCTAAGAAGTTTGCGGGGTCTCGTCAGTTGTCGATCGAGGTCAAAGCTCCATCTGGTCCGAAGAAGGAGCTGCCTGGTGCGCTGGTTGCGATGCGCCCAGTCTCTGGGGGCGGTAGCTGGAAGATCCTCAAGGTTCCAGGTAGCATGCCAAAGTATCCCACAATCAATCTCACAGACTCATTCATGTTTGTCGGCAAGAAGGGATGCGCGAAGCCCTGCACCACGAGTGCGTGGGTGGATATCAGCATCCCTGGATCTGGAGCAGGTGGTGTAGTCGCTGCAAGCTCAGGGTCTGTCTATGCGGCGACACCCGCTGGCGATGGTACGCACATCTACAAGAGCTCTCAGACGGGCCAGGGTGGATGGACAGATATCAAGGGTCTTAAGAATCGTCTGCCGCTCGCGGTTTCCACGGACAATCGGGTCATTTACACGACGAATGCATCGTCGGGGGTTGTAGAGCGTTGTGAGGCGCCGTATGATCGGGCGACGTCGTGCAAGCGTGCTGATATGGAGGGACACAGTGTTTCGGGTCTGCGCACGCTGTCGGTGAATCCATCAAGCAATCAGGTGTATATGACGGCTCAGGAGAACGGAGAGGCGGGCAACATCTTCCAGCGCCTGGACGATATGGGTGGGTCGCACCTCCAAAAAGTTCTTCAGGGTGTTAACCCATACGACAACCGCATGGATCACAACATCAACTCGATGGGAGATACCCTGAAGCTTCAGCACGAAAAGCTGGTGTCGGGTTTGACACGTAAGACGGCGATTGATGTCCTGCGTGATGCAATCAAGTATGATGGTGATCTGGCTCCCGCGCGTGAGGAGACTGAGAATCTGCGTCGCCAGATCAGCTTCGGAAAGGATACGCGCAAGTCTTACCAGGCGAAGATGCTGCCTCTGGAGATCATCGTTGCGACACTGGCGGTGGTAGCTGTCATTTTCCTGGTAGGAGGATCGGTGGCTTCTCCCGAGGTAACGAGCGGGGTGGCGATCGTTGCTCTCCTTTCGGGATTTCTGGCTTCACTCTATTTTGCCGTGGTAGGATAATATGAGCACCCGCCAACAACTTAATCAATTGATGCAGGAGTATCGGAGTACAATAGATAGAATCAATGCAGTTGATGCTCCTGACAATGTCAAACAGATAGTTAGAACGCAGGTGGAGCAAAAATATTCCCCGCAGATTACTGCGCTTTCTCAAAAGGCTCAAGCGGAAGAAAACGCTGCTGCGTCTGCTGCCCCTGCCAAACCCCAGATGTCCCAGGAAAGTATAGAGAAAGAGCGTCGTATCCAAGAGGCTTACACCACATTTGAACGCGCTGCCCGGACGCGAGACGATGACCCCGAGGGGTATGAGCAGGCGAAGTTTCAGTACTATTCTCTCAAGAACGGTCCAGATTGGGCTGCTCAGGAAAAGAAGCGAATCGCCGATAGCAAAATGGAGCCAGTCCTCTCTGCTTACCGCAAACAGTACCAGGATCTGGAGAAGGAGCATTCTCTCCGCAAGAATTTCACCGATTCGATTGCGACCATTCGCGACAAGCAGGCGTCGATGAAGAGTTCTCTGCAAAAGACCTTTTCCTTCTTCAACGGAATCCTAGACGAGAAAAAGGATAAGATGTCAGTGTATGACCGATATCTTGAACTGACAAACCCCGACTACCGCAAGCTTCCAATAGGAACCAACGAGAGCCCTGATCCCGCAGTTGCCTATTTTTCCAAGTACCCTTCCTCCTTCAAGATCGTTCTGGATGTCTTTATTGCGCTTCTTATTTTGGCGATTGTTATTCTGGCAGCCCTCAAGGGTCGTAGCATGTATGCATTCTATCAGAGCGCTCCCCGTCCGTATGCACTCAGGTAATTAAAAAATGCTTGAATCCTGGGTTGGGGGCGAAACGAAGATTTTCCACGAGGACGGATATCGTTCCAAATGGGGAAAAGACTCTGCAGTATGCACCAGGGAGTGGAACAGCATCAAATGTCAAGAGACTGGCGTAGTCATCGTAGTAAATGATATCGTTATGTGGATCGAGGACGATCTTCATACCGTTATATTCAAATGCTTGATACCCCGTCCAGTCGGCCGTATGAAACCCTTGATACCCGGCCAGAGACTCGTGGGTCGAGGCTTTCCATTTGGGAGGAATCTGGATGTTCAGGAAGGGCACCCAGACGTATGAGAAACGCAGGAAGGGCGGAATCCGCCAAAGACTTGCCGGAACGTGCTGTAGTTCAAACATAAATGATATCGGACCCCACTTCTCTGTGCAAGCATGGCACAGTGTGAGAATAAGTTGTCCAGACAGACCTTCGCCGCGACAGTCTCTCATGACAACGTTGTAGCAGACATAGATGGTGCGCACCGACTGAGAGGTTCCTATCCACCTGCCATACTTGGCTAAGATCATGCCCTTTCGCGGGATCCATGCCAAGATATCGCTCGGACTTGCTGGGCATCGTCGGAGTTTGAACTCGTCCTCCCACACCGACATACACCAAGCTTGGAGCTGCGAAGGAACATCTTTCCATTCTGCGACCGATACGTCAGGATGTGGTTGATACGTGTGGTTTCGGTTAATCATTGCGTATCGGGTGTCGGGGGCAGCGACTTTCCGTTGGATTGGAAGGCTCTCCCACATTTCTTACATAGGTACAAGAGAGGAATGGAGACTTATTTAGCATACTGGGTCATAGGTCTCACTGTCCTCGCCATACTGGTGGTGTATCACACGTGGAAAGCCGACCGCGAGATGTTTGATAATAAGCGTGAGGAGGGACTGCCGTCCAAATCACACGAGGACTTTGATGAAATCTACGATGAGTTTTATGCGAGCGTGTATGACAAGCTTTTCACGATCCCTGAACGCGTGTCGTTTGAGAAGGCGTCGATCAAGGAGTATGGTCTCCACGACTGGCCAAAGAAGGAGGTCAAGGTTCTTGATGTATGCTCCGGGACATCGCCGCACGCCGACTGGATGTGCCGAGAGGACATTGATCTAGTAGGCGTAGATACGTCGGAACAGATGTTGAAGAAAGCGCGCGCAAAGTGCAAGAGCGGACGGTTCTACAAGGGTGATGTTACGCGGGTAGAGACGTTTCCTCCCAAGTCGTTCTCACATGCCATGATGCTCTATTTCTCCATCTACCAGTTCCGCAATCAAAAGATGGTTCTAGATAATATTTACTCGTGGCTGCGTCCGGGCGGTGTTCTTATCCTCCACCTGGTGGATCCTGGCAAATTTGACCCTATTCTTGATGCGGCCTCGCCCTTTGCTGCCTTCTCAGTTCAGAAGTACAGTAGCGAGCGTGTGATTGATTCAGACATCTTCTTCGACAAATTCAAGTACAAGAGCCGTTTCATCAAAGAGCCCGGAGAGGACGATGCGCGGTTTGAAGAAGTGTTTGAGTTTAAGAATCCACCGTCGTACCGGGAGAACATCCATCGCCTACACATGCCAACAGTCAGTGCAATGCTGGATATTGTCCGCTCAGCGGGCTTTTCTCGCCACGAAATGGTGGATATGACACCTGTTGGATACGAGTATCAGTATCTCGTCTATTTCACAAAGTAGTCAATCTCTGCGTCTGCAGATGTAGATGAAAGGCTTTGCCACAGACAATACGAATGGCGGCTATCAACGATACCCGGTCTGTCGCTGATTTTCAGCATTTTACCTTCTCGGGTCATTCCCGAAAACTTGCGAACAAATCCCTACTTGAAAGTATTCAGCTAGGCCACGCTGATTATGCGTGTTACTGGAGCCTAGAGCTTTTGTGCTCTGGTCTTGTTCATTCTCTGTGGGATACACTGTTCGAGAGCGCATCTCTCTATATCCACCGCTCCTGCCCCAATATCTTTACCTACCTCACCGCGCAGTATGAGCGGTTTGGAGTGATTGAGCGCGGCTTCTCGGTAAGCAATATGACGAGTATCCGCAATCGCGAAGATGCCCGGAACATCGTGTGTGAGACTGCGACTGTCCTTGCTATCGCCAAGAAGCAGAAGACGGTGACTCTGCCCACCATCAAGCCTGAACACGATTTCCAGGAAACAACGGTGCGCGAGAACCTGCGCGCTACGACTCAGCATGCCGGAACACCCTTTTTGAAAGAGAATGATCCATATGAAGTGGGTATTCCGTTCAATGAGTTCTGCTTTGCGATCCAGACCAAGGATACCCAGCGCGCACTGTACTGGATGTCCTGGATTATGCGGTTTGCTACGGAAAAGAAGAAGCAGACGAAGCGGTCGTTTGAGTGTGCGGAGAGACGGAATCCCTATGTGGACTCCAAGTATGCCAAGCATCTACACTGGATGTTCTGGGAGGCCATTCGCGCCCAGGGAAATATGTATGTGGAAGCCCTGTTCAAGCTGTACTGCCTACGCTGGTCAAAGAACAAGACATACCTAATTACAGCCGTTCTATTTGTCACCGAAGCTCTGAATACAACTGAACCTGCTCGGCGAAACGAGAATGATATTGCGTCCAACCTGCATAAGATTCCGCAGTGGATTGAGACAATTGAAGCAACGAAAAATTCCTTCTCTTCAAGACAATAGATAGGTATGGCAGTTCTTGGCCATTCTCAGAAAATTCAGATCTCGGCGTTCCAGGCACTCCTGTTTTTCATCCTAGCGAACCCGATTACCTTTTCGGTGGTGGATTCTCTGATTATGAGTGTCATGGGTCCGTATAGCTCTATGCGGGTAACAGAAAGCGGGTCGCCCACCGGGTTCGGTATTATGCTCCACGCCGCAGTCTTTTTTGCGGTCACTCTTGGGTTAATGTACGTTTAAGTGGTAGCCGTCTAGGCATATAATGTATCGCCTCGTCTCGCTCGCAACGTATCCCTATGCCCTCCCCCAGCCGAAGAAGGATTACACATCCACCTTCGTTTGGTCAGGTTCCCAAGTTCTAGACACGCATGAAAAGAAGTGCTGGTCCTACCTCCCTTGCAAAGGAGGTTGTGTTGAGCGTGTATCCCATCCTTACCCTCACCATCTATCGGCAATTCATAATCAGGAGACAGTCCGAGTCAAGATCTACAACAAGAACATGTGGTCGGAAAACGACGATCTGTTCGTAGCAGCCGCGTAATGCTACAGACTTTCCAAATCGTTCAAGCTAACAATGGAACTGACCGATATCGTCTATCTCGCCTTTGCCACTGTCGCAGTGATTGTCTGCCTGCATGTGAGTGTATTCTGGGTGTCCCGCCTCATTCAGCCCCCGAAGCCCAGGGTAGTGTATGTCGAACGTGAGCGCCCTGCTCCTCCACCGCAGCAGCAGTTTATTCCTCCTCCGCCCGTCGCTCCCGCGCCGCCAGCCGTTCAGGTGCCGACGTACGAGCAGCCCCCGATCCCCCAGCCGTCGAACCCTGCGCCCCGCATGGAACTCCCGCCGCCGATTGAGACGCGCCAGACGAAGTGATTTTGACGGAGCACACATATATAGGTTATACATGGACAGACTACGAACGCTGTATAAATGGGATCCTGCGAGCAGGATGACCCGGCAGGGGAAGGTTCCCTCCGAGTTTGCAGTGAAGGTTCCGCAGGGTGTTGGTACTCCAGGTTGGTTGTGTCTGACTCGTGACGAGCAGTCAAAACCGGTCTCGATTTGGATTCCGCGCAGGGAGAATGCGCAGCCGCAAATCCTGCGTCTTGTGTGGGACGAGCGGTGCTATGAAGATACGATTTTACGCGTAGAATATACAGCCACGCATCTGTTTATTGCTGATGTGTGGCTGTGGAACGGAACTCGGATGTTTGAGAAGATGAACTTCGCTGATCGGGCGGCGTTTTTGAAGAATGCGATCCCAGCAGTCTATACCCCCTGCCAAGCCTTTGAAAGCCGGAGGGTCGCTCTTCGCGACGTATCGGCATCTGCTCGAGGATACGAGTACTACACCGATTCCCCTGGAGAGAAGGGTATTTATTCAGATGCACCTGCCGCTGTGGCCGCACCCGTTGTTCTGGATACCAATCGCTACGAGATTATGGCGACGGATGTTCCGGATGTGTATTCCGTCTCAGCAGGAGGATACCTCCGCGTCAAAACTTTGGCACTCTCAAAGGCTCTTCGTGCCCTCGGTAGGACGTTCATCCTTGAATGCCAGAAGAACGACGATGGAACATGGACACCTGTAATAGAATCTCATCCAAATACAAATGGCTCGCACTAAGAAAGCAGCGCGTCGTGGAGGTGGTTATGGATTCAGTGGTTCTATTTTGGGAAGCGCCAGCGGCTCGAACGCGGGCAATGCTGCATGGAAGTCGGATACGTCCAAAGATTGTGGTGTCATGGCTAACCGTGGAGGTAACAATACGCTAGCCGGCGGTCGTCGTCGTGCGCGCCGCGGGGGTGTAGGTATGGTGGATGATGCGATCCTGGCCGCCGGGACCGGATATGCTGCTCACCGCTTCGCAAAGAAGGGAGGACGCCGCTCTCGTCGTGGAGGTGTGGGTGCCGTTGATGATGCAATCTTTGCCCTAGGCACGACATACCTTGCCAAGCGCTTTGCGAAGAAGGGCGGACGTCATACGCGTCGGCACCGTGGGGGCAACATCCTTGCCCTCCAGCAGCCGCGGGCGGGATACACATTCAATGGCACTGGATCGGCGGGTCTGGCGAACGCGGTGCCTGTAGCACCGAACACAACCAATGTTTAAATTCTACTCTATAATCAATGAAGTACACGATAGATACAGCCATTGCAGTTCTTATTCTCATGATCGCTGTCGCTTTCCTTGTCCAGCGTAATCTTGGATATGTTGCGGTCTGGCTGGTGGTGATCACAGCCGTGATTGGGTATGGTGTCAAGATGCCGCTGACGGCGGCAGTCACTATCAGTGTAGGCACAGTTGTTGCAGTGATTCTCATTTCGGGACAGACGATGAAGGAGCGCTACGAGAATCCCTCGAAGGGAGAGAAGGAGGGCAAGGAGAAGGACTCGGACGAGAAGGAGCCAGAGCCGCATTCCAAGTCAAAGTCTGACCAGATTTCGGACAATAACCTGAACGCCCACTTGGATGCTGGAACCACGATTCTGCACGCATTCCAGAAGCTGAACCCCGACCAGGTGCTGCAGATGCGCGACGATACCAAAGAGCTGATGGAGACCCAAAAGCAGCTCGTTGAGACGTTGTCAAGCCTGGGACCCCAGGTTCAGCAGGGTGCTGAACTGGTAAAGTCATTCCAGGGGATGTTTGGTGGAAACATTAGCGATGTTCTGAAGAAGTAGGGCTCCAGCAGAGTACTGGAACATATGATGTTGGGGTGAGTCTGACCGGATCGCCAGTGGAGGTACGCGAAGTCCAAGAGTGAGGATCTTCCATACCATAAGTGTTGTGCCGAGAGTATAGTATTCTATAGTCTCGCTCCAGCGCAGGATACATGAATAAAAAACCTGCAGGGATGATATCACATAGACGATCATCTGAAGGGTGCTATAGTCATATGTTCCTCCGTACGATGCGTAGATGTCCGGAAAACATAAAAATACGACCCACGATATTAAATGGCTGAGCGGCTGTACGAACATTCCAGAAAATCGTAGAGCGCGAGATAGAAAACTGGGATCCGAAAACTGAGTACGAAGTTCATTGTATCTCCACACCACGTTCCCGTGATTCGGGTGTGCTGTGAGTGTTTTGATCATCTCCATGAGGGGCGTCAGAGATTATAATACCATTTGAAGGAAAATCTACCTGATTAAACGTCTTATCCAGATACGTCCAGCGCAGTCCCTTACCGTTCTCTACAATCACATCGAGAAGGGGGCGCGTAATTTTATTCCCTTCGACGACGAACGGAGAGAGGAGGGCTGTGCAATCAACCTTAGTCCCCTCCTCTGTAGTATACCCAATATAATACCACGGGGGGATCGGCGACTCATACAGATCGCGGATCCGATACGTTTCACGAGGAACCAGGCTCCAATGCACGGCAACGCGGTGATCGGTGAAGTCGGGGGTCTCGCGGCGGGTATGGTGCAGGAGAACCTTGTTGGCATACATCTCGGGGAGCTCCTCGCGCGTATCTGCATAGTCTGTGAGATCCTCCTCAAAGTCGTGCAGTTCCCATACCTCGGTCGAATACGTCGTTGTCATCCTGCGGCATCCGCGCGGGTAGATCGCACACACTGAGTGCCATGCGCGGATAAGGGTGTTGGCAACTGATGTCTGGAACTCTTCCATTTTGTATTTCTTGATGTCCTATCCTTAAAACACTCGGGACAACGTCTAGTGCGTCATCTTGGACCACGTCCGCGCATCGCGATCGTCGTGGATCGACTTTCCGCCGTGCGTCGCGATCTCCCGGATCGCCGTCTTCAACTCGTGGTCGATACCCAGACCCATGGCCACCGATGTCGCCAGCGCTGTGATCAAGAATGGCAGTGCAATCACAAACCATGCTACAATACCGAGGTTGAGGCGACAGAGCAGGTCAAGGATAAAGATCGTGGCACCACCAAAGAGCACCTTGCTCACAACCGTGAACCACGCAAAATCGGCAACGTCAAAGCCAAGCTGGACGGCCAAGAACAATGCATAGAGAAGTGCAGGGGGGCACAGATTATCTATGAATTTCATTTTCGTGCTTTGTGTATAGAACATAAAAAATGAGCAGCAAGGAGGTCACAGAGATTATCAGCAATACGGGAGCCGATCAGGCCACAGCCGAGAAGGCTCTGGAATCATCGGGTGGAAACGTGCTGGAGGCCATCATTAGCTTGACGGCTGTCCCTCGAGTCAGCGGACATAAGTATATTCCTGGTGCGCCGAAGGTGGATGATGGTCTTGCCCCTGAAGTCCGGGAGAAGCTTGTGAAGGCTCGACAGCTTGCGGATCTACTCACCTTCTCAGCGAAAAACGACCTCCGCGCAGCGGCATCCCACCACCCGCCGCTGGCGCGCGTAACTGAAGAGTCGGAGTAGGCATCTGTGTAACAGCTTTGTTACTGATAGTTGGGGCGGGGGCGAACCGCGTTCCGTAATCAAAGAACTTCTTTTCAAGTTCGTCGATATCCTTGAAAATATTGAGGCTGTATGCTGTATCATACGCCTGCTTTGAGTATTTAGCATACTCGTCAGGATCTGAAAGCTTTTTAACAGCTTTTATCCATTCAGTTATGTTTGTGTTATCGAGCATTAGCTGCGACCCCGCGATCCATTCACACATTCCTTCAGTACTTCCAGATTCACGTGTATTTGCTGGGTTTGTTCCATCCATTGGCTTGCTATGCAGGACGGGGATTCCATTGTACATCGCTTCGAACGCAACCCGTCCCCAGCTTTCGTAAAGTGAGGGAACGAGAAGAATGCGTGTCTGGCTCATAATATCCCGAATATCGTCTTGGGCATCGATCCACTTGATATTGGGTATATTTTCAGGGACCAGGATCTTGTTGTAATACGGACGAACGCCCATAAACTTCACCTGGGGTAGGCGAGTCGCGAGCTCAATAAAGAGAGGCAGTCCCTTCAAGATATTCGCATTGATGAGCGTTACGTATTTTCCATAATGCTTTGTGCCCCTCTCCTGGAACTTTATCTCGTTCTCAATCATGATCGGTCGGATCGGTTCAATCGTCTTGAAATGGTGTTCTCCAAGGCGAGAGCGAGCGTTATTCGTAATGTGATTGCTGATAATCCAGAGGAACTCTGCCCAATCGGGTTTGTAAGGAAGTTCATCTAGATTCTCTCCAAAATGCATAGTGATAACGATGGGTTTATGAAATCTTCCATTCAGCCGACGGACAATCTTTAGCGTAGGAAAATGAGCAGTAGACCAAATATTCGCCGCGCTCATCTCGTTTTCCGCGTTCGTATAAAATACCCACCGAAGACCGCGATACTCTCCCCGGATGGAATGCATGCTGCGACGCGTAGTTACAAAGCTAACAGTGTGTCCTCGCGCCTGAAGTAGTTTTGCAATAGCGATGTCGTGAAAGAATGCACCGCACGCATCAGGCATCATGTTTGCGAAAAATACAATTTTCATATTGGTTTATTGAGATACTGCTTTCTGGCGTAGCAGACGCGTAGGATCTCCGCCGCGCGACCAGTTCTGCACGAAGTTTCCAGCCTCCTGGATATCCGTCTTGACGCTGTTGAGCAGAGGATCAAACTGATTGGCAAAGAACTTGTCCGAGACGGTAGAGCACTCCTTGCGCGTGCGCACGGGTACGCTTTGAATTAGCTGGCTTTCCGTGTCCTTCTCTCCTGCCGACGGGCCACCAGCCATGTAAGGAGTCGTTGCCCACGGACGAGCAAATGTCTGCTGGTGTCCCTTCGCACGCTGTGTGCCCGCATCGCCCAGGGCGAGACGAGAATAAAGATCAATATCGCATCCGCCAGCAGCGGTATTTCCAAAGTTGCCTGTGTAATTCATGGTCACGAACTGGGACGCCCAGTCAGCCTTGGAATCAAAGTCCTGGCAAGGGGCGGGTTGCGGGCGAGCAGTGGATAGGTAGTAGTCCTGCTGCTGCTTATTGTCGCGGGCATCATACCCCATCTGTGTTACATCATTCTTGGGGCGCGTCGGGGCATAAAACCACGATAGCGGGTTGTTGGTCTGAGGCTCCTGGTCAGTCATTATTACTAAAACGGATAAACATTTATGAGTTCGCTACTCTGGAGTATTAGTAGAATGTCCGTTCTTTGTCCTTGTGATTGGATTGAGCACGACCAGTACGGAAAGTATGTCATCGACGTGTATGGAAAGACCAGCGAAGGCGAGACGGCTATGCTGCAGATTCGGGGGTACAAGCCGTATTTCTATATTGAAGACCACCCCAATGCCCGGAAGATCCTGGCAGGCGCTACTCTGACAGCCCAAGACAAGCACGATGTATTTGGCGGGTTTAACTTCTACAAGACGTCCAAGGTTCTGAAGGTCGAGGTTGGGTCTAAGAAGGAGTTTGTGGAGATGTCCAAGATCGCCAAGGAGTCCAAGCTGAATGTCTATGAATCCAATCTCCCTCCTCTCTTGCGGTTCTACCACGATCGCGAGATTTCACCTGCTTCTCCGGTCAGCTTCGTATCGTCAGGCAAGATGAAGTCGGATGAGATTCCCAGCTGGTATGTCGAGGCGATCAATATCAAGAGTGCGGCGTCAAAGGATGTACCGCTTCTGGTAGCGGCGTACGATATTGAGTGTACATCGCGGAGCGGTCAGTTTCCGATGCCGCGCAAGTCGTGGGAGTATGTCACTCGGAAGATCCAGAAAGATTTGGAAACAGCGCCAGAGGATGAGTCCATGACCACAATCGTTCAGCGGAGGCTGGCACTGGAGGGATTGCATCGCGAGATGAAGCTGACGCCGTTTCTCACCAAGAATGCTCATCATATCGAGAATGATAACTGGGATGCAGTGGCAAAGGAACTTGAAAAGCTGGTTGGAGGGGATATTGGCGACCCCGTCATCCAGATCGGGATTACGCTGCGGTGGTCCAACGATATGATGAAGACGTATAGGCGCAAGGTGTTTGTGTGGGGCTCTGTATCTCCGTCAGATGATCCTACGGTGACGTTTGAGGGATACGAGACGGAGGCGGAGATGATTGAGGCATTTGAGCAGTTTGTCAAGGAGGAAGAGCCCGATATTATCTGTGGCTACAACACGTATGGCTTTGATGACAAGTTCATGGTAGAGCGGGCAAAAATCAACGGACTAACCTTGAATCTCGGTCGTGGATCTATCTGGGGCGACACACTGCAGAAGAAGACGTTTGAGCTGGCGTCGGGGAAGTACGAGGTGCAGTACATGAAGACCCCGGGTCGGCTGACCATTGATCTTCTGCTGAACATGCGGCGCGAACATAACCTGGACTCTTACACCCTGGATAATGTGGCTTCCACCTTCCTGCGCGACAAGGTGGTGTCGCTGGATGGAAAGACCATTCATACCAAAACCACCCGTGGTCTATACGTGGGCAACTACGTGCGGTTTGATATTGTGGGGAATACGCTGAATCCCTACCGCGAGGGTCAGAAGTTCCTGGTGACGGAGATCACTCCGAAGACTTTCACGATCAAGGAGGAGGGGCTATTCGCGGATCTATCGGAGGAGGATCGCAAGTGTCTAGAGTGGTCCTTCACTAAGGACGATCTGCACCACCTGGAGCTGTTCAAGATGCACGAGGGCAGCGCCGCTGATCGGGCAGTGATTGCCAAGTATTGTATCCAGGACTGCGACCTAGTGCTGACGCTGATGGCAAAGCTAGATACGCTGACCAACGCGCGGGGTATGGCTGACGTCTGCTTCGTGCCACTACAATTCCTGTTCCTCCGGGGTCAGGGTATCAAGATCTATTCGCGAGTGGCCTATGAGGCCTCCAAGCGCAACCAAATCATTCTGGATCAAGAGTCGGAGATGGGGGATACCAAGTATGAGGGCGCGATCGTCTTGCCTCCGCATATTGGAATGTACCTCGATACGCCCGTGGCAGTTCTGGACTTTAACAGTCTGTATCCGTCATCCATGATCGGTGAGAACCTGTCGCCTGATACGCTAGTGGCGGTGAAGACCTACGATACGCGCGGCAATCTCAAGGGGATCGAGGGTATGAAGGAGAAGGTGCCCGGGTCGCACGAGGTGATGTATGACCTCAAGGAAGGCGATAAGATTGTAGGTAAGCACGTCTGTATCTACGCCCAGCCGACCGATGACAATCCGCTGTCCAAGGGTCTTATCCCGACGGCACTGGAGATCATGTTGAAGAAGCGCAAGGAGGCGCGCAAGAAGATGGAGGATCCGGCACTCGACGACGCACAGAAGTCGGTGTTCAACGGTCTGCAGCTGGCCTACAAGGTGGTTGCGAACTCGATCTACGGTCAGCTGGGGTCGCGGACCTCGCCGATCCGCAAGATCTGTGTGGCTGCATGTACGACCGCGGTCGGTCGGCGGTCTCTCCTGTTTGCAAAGGAGACAGTGGAGACGGAGTTTGGGGCCACAGTGGTATATGGAGACACGGATTCTATCTTCGTGAAGTTCCCAACCAAGGATCTGCCGACAGCCATCAAGCAGGGTCAAGAGGCGGCGACGATGATTACGTCTCGCTGCCCCCACAAGGCGTTTGTGATCGGTTACGAGAAGACCTTCTACCCCTTCATTCTGTTCTGCCGCAAGCGGTATGTCGGCATGAAGTATGAGGAGGATCCCACCAAGTGTAAGCGTGCATCCATGGGTATCGTCCTCAAGCGTCGGGACAACGCACCTATTGTGAAGGATGTGTATGGTGGCGCACTGGATATCCTCCTGCTGCAGAAGGATGTCAAGAAGGCTGTGAAGTTTGTGAAGAGTATGCTCCTGGATGTGATCCAGAGCAAGTTGGCACTAGACAAGTTTGTAGTCACCAAGCAGCTGCGGGACGATTATGCGGCGATGAAGGAGAACTACACTGGCAGGGCAACCCTGCCTGCCCACCGAGTCCTAGCTGATCGGATGACGGCTCGTGATCCTGGCAACGCTCCGTCGGTTGGTGAGCGCCTCAAGTACGTGCATATCCAGAGTGACAAGAAGCTCCAGGGTGAGCGCATTGAGCACGTGGATTACGTGAAGGAGAAGAAGCTGAAGCTCGACTCGCAATTCTACATTACAAATCAGATTCAGAACCCTGTGGCTCAGCTGTTTGCGCTATGTATTTCTGAGGTCGATGGGTATCGCGAGCCGTCGCCATCCTACAAGAAGATGTATGAGTCTATTCTAGCAGAATACGATGATCCTGAGAATGCAGAAAATCAGGAAGAGGCGATGTTGGGGGTCCTAAAACACAAGGAGAAGCATCTAGAGAATCTTCTGTTCCTGGGTGCAGAGTATATCCAGAATGCGCTTCGCAATTCTCGGACTGGTCCTCTCGATAACTGGTTTAAAAAGAAGTAGCTCTAAAAATACTATTTAGACCTGTCTGCGCGTTATAAGGTATAAGTCGATGAAATTCAGCGATATTTATAACAATAAAACTATATACTTATACCTGGGTGATGTTGAGACACAGCGTTTGATATATACTGGAAAACAATTCATAGGGCTTTCGTTACACCGGGATAACGACGTGCATATTCGCCACGATGTTACGAAACCATATGATTTAAAGGATGACTCCGTGGATATTGTTCAGTCTGAAGATGTGATGGAACACATTGAATATTCTGAGTGCAAAGATTCCATCAACGAAATATACAGAGTATTGAAGCCAGGAGGGTTATTTCGTTTATCTATGCCAACCTACGAATGCGATGTACTTTATAATCGTTCATTGCAGGGACGACATGGTAAAATTATTTTTGATCCCGATGGCGGAGGTTCATATGATTACGTTAATAAAAAGGTTACAAATGGAGGACATGTTTGGTTTCCTACATATAGATCTGTTAAGGAACTGTTGTTATCTACGAATTTTAAAGAAGATAAAATACACTTTTTACACTACTATGATAGCGAAAACAACCCTATTTTACATCAAATTAATTATTCGTTGGGTTTTATTGAGCGAACACCAGATCATGATATCCGTGCTCAAAATCCGAACAGGCCATTATCAATCGTTGTAGATTGTCGTAAGTGAGGGTTTAAAGGAAACCAACATATTCATGTAATATGAACCGAGATCTACTTGATGCTCTTTCAGATATTTGCCATGCGAGGGCATCTTTTTTCAGGCGATCGGCTGGAAATTGGAATATCTACCCCCAGCTGAATGTCACCCAGTTTCTAGCCAACGAGACCTCTCTACTGAATATGCTGACTCGTTTCCAAACTGCGCCTCCTCCCCCTCCTCCGCCGGCAGTAGCCCCCGCAGTAGCGCCTCTTGATATTGTTCAGATGCTCTTTGGGCGCGATGCGTTTGTGGGTCTGGGACAGCGGCAGGGCAATTTTTGGGATCCAGTACAGGTAGGTCTGACAGCCGAACAGTTTGCGGCAGCGACTCGGGAGTACCAGCACACCGATTTGGCAGAGCAGGACCAGTGCTGTATTTGCCAGGAGAGTATTGCGAGCGAAGCGTCTATTGACACGATGTGCCCAGGCGCTCCGCTAGGTGATGGGGTGGTCGTCACCAACCACCACAGCCTACATCGCCGGTGTGCCCAGGCATGGTTTTCCATGAGCACTCGGTGTCCTCTATGCCGAGCAGATTTACGAACACTCAACACAACTACTACAAATGCCGGAGCAGGAGCACCAGGTGGAGAGCCCGACATCGAAAGCGACACTGCCCCCGACTCCCAATAAGAAGGTTGTTGTATGTACCCCAACCTACAACCGCCGCTTCTGCCTTGATTTTTCTGTCGAGTGCTTTCGTCGTCAGACGTATCCTAACCTCCATTGGATCATCGTTGATAACTCGTCTGACGATGAGAACTCGTGGAAAGATATTCAGCAGAAGGAGGGACTGTCTATTACCTATGTCCGGATCCTTGAGAAGAAGACGATTGGTCGGCTTCGCAATATCATGATGGAGGAGGCGCTCAAGCATGCCCCTGATTATATCGCGTTCTGGGACGATGACGACTACTATGTTCCCGGTCGCATTTTGACATCGGTAAATGCCCTGGAAAACAATCCCAAGCACGATATTGTAGGATGTGAGGTTATGAGTGTTTTCTTGACCCGTGAGAATATTCTTATGGATGTAGGTCCATATGGACGCAATCACGCTACGGCTGCAACATATGTGTTCCGCGCAGAGTGTGCTCGGACGCGCTATTTCTTGGAGTCGGCATCCAAAGCCGAAGAATCTACCTTTACACGGGACTGGACGCTGGAGATGATTATGCTTCCCGCCAAGCAGATCATGCTGGTCATAGGACACTCGCAGAATACCGTGAATAAGAGCGAGATCTTTGTGGATCCAAAAAAGTTCGGGAGCCGCATGAACAACGCCGACAATGCCAAGAACATTGTCAGGTTCCAGTGGATCCAAGATCCCAGTATGTGGGCTGTTTTCCGTAAAACATTTCTTGATGTTTGAAAAGATCGGCGATCGCATCGCCCGTCAGGGGGGTCTGGTGTAGTGTATCTGACTGCCCGTACTGAAACCTGTTCATAATACGACGAACGTCGTGCTGACAATCTTTCACGACTTTTTGGAACTCTTCAAACTGCATAGACCTATGCGTTGGAAGATTTTCGTAGAGAACACGGGCGTTCAAGGGAATACATCGATGAAGAATCACGTGTTCGGGGACACGTTTGAAAATAATCGGCATTTCGTTGGCCGTGCAAAGAATGGGGACTGCACGAGTAGGATCGCGAATCCACTCGAGGAGTTTGCGCTGAGCATGGGGATCGCTGCCATCCACTTCATCCAGGATCACACACGTCTTGCGAGGATTGTTGCCGTACTTCAAGATGGATGTAAAACTCACAGGAGCCTTGCAGGAGTCGGATAGTTTGATGACATCTTCATGCGAGCGGAGAGATCGGGATGCATTGATTTCCAGTGGTTCGTATCCCAGAGTCTTGGCAGCCGTCAGAACCAGTGTGGTCTTTCCGATCCCAGGGGTTCCACAGATGATCACACACTTTCCACGAGGATTATCGCGGAGATAATCGCGGAGTATAACTTTAGCCTCTGTATGCCCCACGATCTCATCAAATGTCTGTGGGCGATATGCCTCTGACAACATTATACTACTAGTTGTTTAGTTACAAAGTCCTTTCCAAGTTGTGCCGCACTCGCGAGCAATCTCGCACTCTTTTCCCTTGTATAGCTCTGGCTTAAACGGCTGACATTTTGTCTTGTAGCCAGGAGTGCATACACCGTCACTTTCGATCCAGCGATCGGGACAAGGACTGCGAAATCCCCTATCGGCACCTCCATCATATCCTGGGCGCACGACAACAATGGGAATCAGCTTCAAGTAAAAGTAACTCACGATAGCAAGAACAGTTAGGCTGGCGATGACCACGACGAGATCCTTGAGGTACGGCGTAGGTTCATACATTCTCTTCTATTTAATTACAAGAGTATAATGAGCACCCTTGCTGCACGACATGTGTGCGATACCTATTATACAACCACTCTGAACCCCCTTGTCCAGCACCACATCGACTCCTTCAACGATCTGGTGGAGCGACGTATCCCTCTATTCATAGCGGCTTCAAACCCTGCTGTAAATCTGGTTCTGCCACCCATGGTGGGGTCCCCCGATACGGAACGAGCGATCCGTATCTACTTTGAGAATGTGGGATACCGCCCTCCGCTGGATGAGCGTGACAATGTCCTCTCTCCCAACGTGTGCCGTACAGAGAACAAGACCTATTCACTCGATATCATTGCCGATATGAAGGTTGAGTACCAGCTGAATGAGACGATGAAGGAGGAGGTGACGTTTCCCAAGGTGCTGCTGGGACAGATGCCGCTTATGCTTCGGTCTCGCTACTGCCACTTGACAGCCATGGATCTGGATCAGCTATATGCTCAAGGCGAGGACTACCATGAGCTGGGAGGGTATTTTATCGTAGATGGCAGTGAGCGCGTCTTGCTGGCCCAGGAACGGCTCGGAAACAACCTGTTTTACGCTGGCTCACGAAAGATACAGACCCCTCGAGAGGAAGAACAGGTAGGAGGTAAGACCGAAGAGGCAGCCGATATTGTGGAGTATTATGCCGGTATTCGCAGTGTTAGTGAGGATGGAACTCGCGGACCGTATTCTCATTACTTGGTCATCCCTGCTGCCCGGCGCGAGATGTCGTTGGAGGAAGCAGCGAAGCGAACCAAGCATTATGGCTCCTCCCGCATTCGCGGCATGCCCGTCATCACTTTGCCCGGATTCAAGATCCCCGTTCCCATTCTGTCGGTTCTCCATCTCATGGGGATCAATACCGATAAGGATCTGTATGACACGATCTTCTTCGGAATCCCGGGTCCCGATCGTACCGTCTATGACGACTTGTTCCTCCAGCTGATTTTGGGACACAAGCCTGAGGGAAGCGATCTGGAGACCCTGATTGTGGCGACCAAAAGCCGAAGCCAGGAAGAGGTATTCTACAACCTCCAGGCGATGCTGTTTCCGAATATCGAGGGAATCGAGGTAGCGGCTCTCTACCGCCGCAAGTCCTATGCTCTCGGCTACCTCCTCCGTCTCGCAATGGACAACGCCCTGGGGCTCAAGAAGCCGAGCGACCGCGACCATTTCCAGTTCAAGCGCTTTGACGTATCTGGAGACCTGTGCTTCCAGGAGTTCAAGCGCATCTACAAGGAGATGGGCAAGACCATGAAGCTGGAGATGGATACCCGCATCCACTACGAGCAGAAGATATATAGTGGCAAGGGTCTCACTACCCTCCTGCAGACAGAAAACCTACGCCGGTTCTGGAAGAACTACGTGCTGCTCTCCGACCTCTCCAAATCCTTCAAAGGCAAGTGGGGCGGACGCGATGGTGTCTCGCAGATTATGAGCCGTGTATCCGTTCTGGGTATGGTCAGCATGCTCCGTCGTTCAGTCCTGCAGATGGATGCATCGGTCAAGGCGCTGGGTGCCCGCCGATTGCACGGAAGCTCGTTTGGATTCACGTGCCCTTCCGATGTCCCTGACGGTCGGTCAGTCGGTATGACCAAACACTTTGCTCTTTTGACTACTGTATCCACTCAGTCCGAGTCTGCTCCTATCCGCAAACTTGTCGATGGGTTTGGGGGCTTCCGGCTAACCGAGACCATTCATCCGTCGGCGTGGGACTCGTCTTGGACAACGGTGTTCTTGAACGGAGACATCTACGGTGCTGTCACGGAGAAGACGGACGAACTCTACAAGAAACTTGTAGAATACCGTCGCTCGCAGCAGAGCGGAATTTCCACAGCCTGGGATCGTACGGACAATATCTTGACCATCTGGTGCGATCAGGGACGGACGATTCGTCCAGTTTATCGCCCTGGAGTTACAGCAGCTGCGGTTACAGCGAAGAAGACGTGGAGCGAGATGCTGTCACTCTTTGATATGGTGGATGCCGATGAGTCGGATACCATCAAGATTTCCATGGCTCCCTTTTCCAAAGATCTGTCGTCCGAGATTCACGGTGTCTTCATGCTGTCTCCCCTCTCTGCCGTCATACCCTTCTGCAATCACAATCCCAGCCCGCGCGTCTGCTTCTCCACTGCCCAGAGTCGTCAGGGAGCCTCGTGGTACCATTCCAACTTCAACAAGCGCTTTGATACGATCACTCTCATCTTGAACAGCCCCCAGCGTCCCGTGTGCGAAACGTGGTTGTATCCCCATGTCCTCGGGCGCGGAGGATGCATGCCCTATGGCGAGAACGCCATAGTGGCCATTGCAATTTACTCGGGCTACAATCAGGAAGACTCAGTGATTCTCAATAAGGCTTCACTAAATCGTGGAATGTTTGGTACGACCTACTTCCATTCTTATACGGTGATGGAGGAGGTCACAAACCCGATGATGGGAACGCATACAACGTTCATGAACCCGGCGGAAAAGAACCTGAAGCCCAAGGCGGACAAGGACTACTCCAAGCTGGATTCTAATGGAATTATCAAGCTAGGATCTATGGTGGATGTAGATACGGTTCTCGTCGGTATTGCTACTGAGAGCTCTGACGTATCGGCTCTGCCCAAGCGGGGACAGACGGGACGAGTCGATGGAATCCAGATGTTCACGACCACGAGCGGCTTCGGAAAGAACAAGGTCACCCTGCGCGGAGTCAAGATCAGGATCGCAGAGTCTCGCGGACCGATTCTAGGCGACAAGTTCAGTTCGCGTGCAGGTCAGAAGGGGACTGTTGGAGCAATCATGGAGGAATCAGATATGCCCTTCACTGCCAAGGGACTGCGCCCCGACCTTATCCTGAATCCCCACGCTATCCCTTCACGCATGACGACCGGTCAGATGCTGGAGACTATGTCAGCCCGTATTGGAACGACGGTGGGAACCCTGGTGGATTCTACGCCCTTCTGTGCTCAGAATCAGGTAGAAGAGTATCGCGATGCACTCAAGAAACTCGGCTTTGAGCCCAACTCGTCCGAGTGGATGTACAATGGCATGACGGGAGAAATGATGGAGATGGAGATCTTTATTGGTCCCGTTTATTACCTGCGATCCAAGTTGATGGTGGAGGACAAGATCAACTATCGCGACACGGGCGCCAAGACTCTTCTCACGCATCAGCCGCTAGAAGGCCGGTCAGCTGGTGGTGGTCTGCGTGTAGGTGAGATGGAGCGCGATGCTCTAGTTGCCCACGGTGTGTCTGGATTCATTGAGGAGTCGTTTATGAAGCGCTCGGATGAGGCGGAAGTTATCTACCAGCCCGAAACTGGTCTCCTGGATTCCACTGGTGAGGGACCGGTTGAGAATCTTCGGATGCCTTACGCAATGTCGCTCTTCGTCAAGGAAATGGAGTCCATGCACATTTCCGTAAATATCAAAAACGGACAAGTTTAAAAACAAGGTCGCCATAACCTATAAGAATGTACGTAATCAAGCGCGACGGGTCTCGTCAGGACGTATCGTTCGACAAGGTTCTTCACCGCATCCAGACTCTTGCCAATGGCCTGGATCATGTGAATCCCACAATTGTCGCGCAAAAGGTCTGTACCCAGATCCAAGACGGTATCAAGACCGCTGAACTTGATGATTTCGCAGCAGAGACCGCCGCCATGCTGGTAGGTCGTGGGCATCCCAATTACGGAAAGCTGGCTGCGCGTATTGCGATTGATAACCATCACAAGAACACGCCTGCCACGTTTGCCGAGTGTGTTATCGAACTATACGCGGAGGGTGTAGTGTCACAGAAGGTTCATGATGTCTCTGCAAATCTCGCTATCCAGCAGATGATTGATTACAACCGTGACTTTGAGTTATTTGATTACTTTGGCTTCAAGACGCTGGAGAAGAGCTATCTCCACAAGGTCAAGGGTAAGGTGGTGGAGCGCCCGCAGCATATGTGGATGCGTGTAGCCATCGAGATCCACACGGAAGAGTACGTAACAGAGCACTACGGGTATCCTATTCAGTACATCCCGAATCTCGATCGTATCCGCGAAACGTATGATGCCCTCTCCCTCGGCTACTTCATTCATGCGACACCTACGCTGTTCAATGCGGGAACTCCCCACCCTCAGTTGTCCAGCTGCTTCCTCCTGGATATGAAGAGCGATTCCATCAAGGGGATCTACGAGACGCTCAGCGACTGTGCCCAGATCTCCAAGTGGGCGGGCGGCATTGGTCTGGCGATTCACCGCATCCGCGCGAAGAACTCGATGATCAAGGGAACCAACGGACGTTCCACGGGCATTGTCCCGATGCTGAAAGTGTATAATGACACGGCTCGCTACGTGAATCAGGGCGGCAAGCGCAATGGGTCGTTTGCGATCTACCTCGAACCCTGGCATGCGGATATTGAGGACTTCCTGCGTCTCAAGCTGAATACGGGAGCCGAAGAGGATCGTGCGCGCGATCTCTTCTATGCTCTCTGGATTCCCGACCTGTTCATGAAGCGAATGGAGAAGAACGAGAACTGGACGCTGATGTGCCCCAACGAGTGTCCAGGACTCCCCGATGTTCATGGCGATGAGTTTGAGGCCCTGTATTGCAAGTACGAGGCAGCGGGCAAGGGGCGCAAGTCCGTCCCTGCACAGAAGCTGTGGCAGATGGTTCTGGATGCCCAGATCCAGACGGGAACCCCCTACCTCTGCTACAAGGATGCGGCCAATGCTAAGTCGAATCAGAAGTGTCTGGGAACCATCAAGTCCAGCAATCTGTGTGCCGAGATCATGGAATACACGACAGACGATGAGACGGCGGTCTGCAATCTCGGAAGTATTTCCCTCACCAAGTTCGTCAAAGACGATGGATCATATGACTACGATGCCCTGCGGCGTTACACGTCTATTCTGGCCCGTAACCTGGACAAGGTCATTGACCGGAACTTCTATCCCACTCCCGAAACTGAACGCTCCAACATGCACCACCGCCCAATCGGGATTGGCGTGCAAGGACTCGCCGACGTCTTTGCAAAGATGAAGCTTCCTTGGTCATCCGATGCGGCTGCCGATGTAAATCAGCGTATATTTGAGCACATCTACTATGCGGCTCTCGATACATCAGCGGATCTGGCGGTTGAGAAGGGCGAGTATCCGACGTTCTGGGACTCTCCTGCTGCGGAGGGTGTCCTGCAGTACCATCTGTGGAACTCAACACCGGTATCCGAGCTTGACTGGGACGGGCTAGTCAGGAAGGTCAAGACGAACGGTCTTCGCAACTCCCTCTCCATTGCACTGATGCCAACTGCCTCCACATCGCAGATTCTCGGCAATAACGAGTGCTTTGAGCCCTTCACCAGCAATCTGTATGTTCGACACGTTCTCGCCGGAGATTTCATGGTGCTCAACAAGTACCTCGTTCGGGATTTGATTGAGCTGGATCTCTGGAATACGGATATGCGGACCTCCATCATTGCAAACAATGGGAGTGTTCAGGGTATCGCGGAAGTTCCCGCTGAACTGCAAGAGCGGTATAAGACGGCATGGGAGATTCCCATGAAGACGATTATCAACATGTCTGCTGCCCGCGCCCCGTTTGTCTGCCAGTCCCAGTCGCTCAATCTGTTTGTTAGCGATCCAACCTATGCGCGTATTTCGTCCATGCACGTCTATGCGTGGAAGAAGGGGCTCAAGACTGGATGTTATTATTTGCGAACCAAGGCCGTCGCATCTGCGCAAAAATTCACAGTTGACCCCGATGTTCGTCCGCCCGAATGTTTGACCTGCTCGGCGTAAAAAATTCTATGTATTCAAGTATAAACAAAATGTCCGGAGCTTGGTATTCATCTAGTGCGTTCCCAGTTGGCGCCACAAAGGTCGGTGGTCGCCGCCACCGCGGAGGCCAGGAGGAGGAGGCTGCGACGGGTGGTCGCCGCCGCCGCCACCGCGGAGGCCAGGAGGAGGAGTTTGCGACGGGTGGCTCCTACTACGGCGGCCAGGAGGAGGGTGGCCGCCGCCGCTCTCGCCGTGGAGGCCAGGAGGGTGCTCGCCGCTCGCGCAAGGCTGGCCAGGTTGTCGCCAAGGCCGGTCAGCTGGTCAAGGCGGGCCAGGAGGCCGTGAAGGCGGGTCAGATGGCCGTGAAGGCTGGCCAGGTTGCCAAGGCGGGCCAGGTCGCGCGTGCCGGCCAGGCTGCCGTGAAGGCGGGCCAGGAGGCGGTGACGGCGGGTCGTCGCACGAAGAAGGCCGGTCAGGCGCTGAAGACGGCTGCGCGCCGCCGGTAGAGGGTTAGAATCTAAATCTAACATTTTTTAGGTAAGGCAGATGCTTTACCGCTAAAAATGTATGTTCTTACACAGTTGTCTTGAGGTACTCGCCGATGCTGGATAGCATCTTAAATAGATCTTCGGTGAATCCAAAGTGGCATCCGTTGGGTTCGGTACCCTTGGGGACACGGCGGCTAGAGGTGGTGCGAGGATGCACGAGACTCACAATGATCTCCTGGGGCGATAACTCGCGGCACTCGGACTCGCGACCCTTGATGAATGACTCGCCCTCGGCAATTTTCACGTCCTCGGGGAACCCACGCTCCTCCCAGAACTTTTTCGTATAACACATCGTCGCCTCTGAGACGCGCATACACTGCGGCAGGCGCATTGGGGGCACATTCACAAACGAGGTGTAATTGGCAATATCGTAGGATGGAAGAGTGGTGCAGAACACGGCACTCTTCTTTGCACGAAGCATCATACTGACTCGGAACAGAATGCTGTTTGGGGGATAGATATCATCGTCGTCCATATGGATGATCACCGGGAACTTGGCAATCTGTGCACCCAGATTACGCTTCCAGGCGATCGTGTGACCCGCCATGACATAGACATGACGACCGAATGGAACGCTCTTCACAAACTCCTCGGACGTATCCTTGCCGTCATCGAGGACCAGCCACTCCAGCTTGTCCTGGGGATAGCACTGCGAAGACACACAGCCTGCACAGATCTCCATGAACTTCTGGCGGTCACGAGTCGGCGTAACAATCGTGACACCTGGGAGCTCATCTTCGGGGACAGCCGTCTTATCAACAGAGTACTCGTCCGCAGTAGAGTAGGTCTTCAGGAACGCCTGCATCTTGGCTACCCAGTCGTTCTGGCGATCCACATACCGGTCTGCATTCTGCCCGCCCATCTCCTTGCGATCGCTGAACGTCTTGGCCGAATACTCGCGCAGAGCATCAACCACCGCCTCTGGATTCGTCTTCTTGATGACACCCAGGCACTCGGGGTGGGGAACCGTCTGCTCAGTGTTGACCCATACAGTCCCTGGATACTCAAACTCTTCAAACGGCTTGATATCGTTGAGTAGGAGGATAGAGCCGGTCGAAGCTGCCTCATTCACTGCGTGTCCAAAGCCCTCAGCTCCACTGACACAGATGGCCAGCCCACACTCCTGAACCAGGGCATCATACTCGGACTGCTTGAGTGTCTCAGAATGCAGAATGACCAGCTTGCGGAGAGACTCGGGGACATCCACACGTAGGCGAGTTCCATCATAGACAACATGCAGCTCAGGGAGCTTGATTGACTTCTCTTGGGCAAGGGCGTAGGCATCCACAATCAGTTGGGGGTGGCGATAGATGTTCTTGCCGGTGAGAACCAGCGCCTTGTGGTAGTTCTTCTTGTCGGGAATGCCCTTGGCAATCGATGACCATCCAATGTACTTGACGTTGGGATGAAGAGGCTTGAAAAGCTCAACGGCCTCGTGTGTCTTGCACCAGATCTCGTCAATGTCGTGATAGTATGACGCCCACGTCTTGTAGGTCCATTCGGGATTTGGGATCAAGATGTTCTTGGCAGCATACGTGAAGAGAGATGGGTTGATCACCTCCAGGAACACGTTGTACTCGGCTTCTTCGCACTCGGGCTGCGCCACGAGAATACGGCGGAACTTTACAGTCTCGTCGGCGGAGAACCACACACCCTGCAGCAGATCGGCGTCCTGGGACAGACCCGTCTGGTTACGGTGCGATGAAATAACGTTGATGCGCATTACTTACTTACGATTCCTCTGCTTAAATGTTCCCCGTATTTGACGCGGAATGCGACGTGCTGTTCGTGCGCGGAGATTCAGGATGGAGAGGTACTCGTTGCGTGTAGGCTTGTGGGCACACGGGTGAGTAGAAACAGGACGGTCGTAGAACCACTCCATCGTCTGTCCCGTCCATGACCAGAACTCATCAATGTCAGTGCATTCAGGGGCAGTCTCCACCTCCTCAATATGCTCATCGGTGAAGGCAGAGCACATATCTTCCAGGTCTCCATACCCATAATTGACATCAAAGAGTTCAGTGCAGTACTGACCATAGAATGGCTCAACGCGCTTGGTTTGCGGGTTCCATACGATTTTTTCAGTTGGTCGAAACGAGTCCCACGATGATTCCCAGACGAGAATTCCTTGTGGGCATTTTCCGTATATGCGCTCTTGGAACTTGCGAAGCATTACTACGTCGCTGCTCTAAAAAAAGGACTTGAATTCCGCAGACTTTGTTCCCACAATGTGGGGGTTGATCGGGCGGCTGATCTGCTCAGGGTACTCCTGCACCTGGTTACGGTTGTAGAGGTACATATTGATAGATCCCAGGACATCATCCACGCAGAAGACGAGGACGCGCTCGTTGAGGTCATTGATCTCCTTCGCCTCCTGGCCGGGAACATTGTTGGAGTACTGGAGGTAGTACGAGCGCATGATGGTCTTGAGATCGTCGGGGCGCTGGGCATCAATCACATGCTTCTTACCGCTCTTCACCCAGACACGATAACGGATCTCTGTCTGGAGATACTGGATATTCGCCTCGGAAAAGAAGGCCTGATTGACAGGGGTGGCCGTGTGAATGCGGATAGTCGCCTGCTGATTGAACTTGGATCCGTAAGCAAGGCGAGGATCCTCGTAGTGCGTCTGGAACAGCTTGAATGCCTGGGACGCCCGTGTCTCGGGATCTCCCAGATTGGGAACTAGACCGTTGTGCTTTGGGGCACCAGGGATAGCAGTATTCTTGTAAAGGTTCGCCAGGTCAGGACTCTGTTTCGGGTAGAGCTCTCCACGCTTCGGATCCATTATTATTACTTAGTTGCCGTTTTTCTTCAGGACCTTTATATTCGGCTGCAGTGTTGTGATTTCCATGACATAGGCTGCCTGCATGTTCTTGTTCATGAACGGTAGAGGGTAATCCTGGGAGAACGTCCGATTCGCTGCAAAGGGTATCCCCGCACTGCTGATATTATACTTCTGGAGACAGACGTTCGGTGTAGAGGACGAGACGTTGGAAAAGGCGACATATGCATTCGAAATACCAGCAACTCCGCCTAGTATTTTTGGAACAGCAGTAAAAGATGTTCCTACATCACAGCTTGAGAGGATATTGGAAGGAACAAAGTCGGATGAACAGATGTCGGTCACAATAAAATTATTGGAAAGATATTCGAATGCAGAGCGAAGAGCTGTTGTCGCCGACGGATCGGACAAGATACGTGTCAGTGTAGGGGCGTAAAACTTGATATCATCTCCAATACGAATACTGCTTTTAATGAAGACATTGCTATCTCCAAATGCGTTCGATACCAGAGCATTCTGTGTAATAAAGAATTTAACCTTTCCACTTCCCTGGAACACCATATCTACAACCTGCATGTTATCCGTCTGGGCTAACGCTACGCCTCCGTTGTCGTAAATCTGGATGTCTGCATTCGACAGCTGAGCCAGTGGCGGATCAAACAAGTACTTCTCCTTGGAAAAAGGATAGTAGTCTGAATATTGTGCAGGGTAATTGCACTCTCCATCGTAGAGACTTCGGGTATTCTGAGTGAGAACCGAGAATGATTTTTGAGCAGTGTAGGAACCGCCATAGTACTGTCCTTGCATGTTCTCAATATTCATCAAGAGGTACGGCTTTCCGTGCAGGGACTCAGGATAGACGACGCGTCCGCCAAATGCTCCCGATCCGTATGGCTGTGTTCCGCGAACAGGCAGAGTTGCGCGAACAAGTCCGATCTCTGTAATGTTAGATAGCGGAAGCTGCGTTGCATATATATTCATGTTCGCCTGCTGTCCGGGGTACGTATCAATTCCAACCTGACCACCTGCTGGATCTTGGGCATTAAATACTGGAAAATAGTTGATCTTCACAGCTGCGTCAGTAGGAGAATACGTATCTGGAGTATGAAGAATTATTCCATTGCTCGTAACATACTTCCAGCCATAGACTGGTCGATACGTTGAACCAGTTGTAAGATTGAAATACGCGGGTTGTTTTTCTCCGGGACCAAATATCTGCGAACGATTATTAGGAACCGCTGTCACCTGTCCGGTCATTCTGACATTCAGAAGAGTCGAGTGTGATGTTTCATAGGCTGCCAACGGAATTGTTGGATTATTAAAATAGAAGGGAACTTGTGCCGTCAAGTTGGATGCAGACGAAGCGGCCGCCGATCCAAATGAAAAAATATTTGAATATGCATCTGGCTGCACCGTCCAATCGCGCACAGATGTATCAATGATCACATAGCGTTTCACCGCAATCATTTCAGGGGCGCTCTGAACGAGGGATGTCAGGGTATCGGATTCGGCTTCTGTATCCTCCTCTACCTCGGCCGGCGCAGCCTTCTCTGCTTCCGTCGGCATCATCTCTTCGTTTCGCGTGCGTGCAAAGGCTAGACGCGGATCCGGGACACCCGTCTTAATATTTCCATATTTATCAACGTCATCATCAATCGGTTCAGCACTCCGAATAGCCAAAAGCGCAGTCATGGGATCGACGTAGTCATCGCGTGCTGCATAGTCTGTCTCCTGCAGGATTCGCAGGTAATTGGAGTCCATCTGTTAGTTATTATACTACCAGATTACCTAAATCCCGAATCCAGAACTCGGAAGGCGTTGTACCTTCCGTGTCTGCGATCGCCTTGTTCAAGCGATCCAGCTCTGCCTGGTGCTTGTCAATGTTCTCCTGCGTAATGCTACTGAACGGCAGCTTCAAGAGCCCATCGGTCTCGTGGAGATCGTGTGCCTTCAAGATCGTCTTGCACTCATCCATCGGCTTCTTGCGCAGATCAATGACGTCGTTGCACATCAGTGTCAGGAACTTGACCACCTCCGTGTGCCACGGGAGCTTGGCCCGCAGTTCGCGCAGGAGGTTCTCACGACGCTTGCCGTAGAGATCCAGACGCGCCCGCGCATACTCCACCAGGATCTCGTTGGGAGAGTCGTAGCGTTTGATCTTGCCTGCAGGATCGAACGCGTGCATGTTGGTGGTCTTGATCTTGTCCGTCAGACCCAAGACCTTCTCCATCTGGGCCACCGGGAGATCCTCTGCGAGCACCACCTCGAAATGCACATCACAGTCCGTCGAGGTGTCCGTATAATCCTTGACCACCTCCTTCTTCTCGCAGTAGCCGTCCAGCATCTTCTTGAAATCTCCCGTCCAGTAGCCCACCGGCAGATCGCTGACCACCACCGTTCGCGTCTTTGGGTTGTACGTGTAAGCCGCCGTCACCACGTAATCGTCCGCGACCTTCTCAATCTTGCCCTTGAACCCGCGCGCCCACGGAGCCAAGACCTGCTGCTTCAGGATAGTCTCGTCATGCCCACCCTTCAGCCAACGCTGCAAGACATCCTTCAGCGTCTCCGGATTATACGACGGAATCACCGTCGAGTAACCCGTACCAATACCGCGCGCACCATTCACCAGCAGCATCGGCAGAACCGGCGCATACCACTCGGGCTCCACTGACAGCCCGTCATCGTCGCGATAGGTCAGGCACGGCAGATCGTCCGCGGGAACCAGATGCTTCATATACGGCTGCAGGTATGTGAAGATATAACGAGACGCAGCACTATCCTTGCCGCCCTCCAGTCGCGTTCCGAACTGACCCTTCGGGACCAGCCACGGAACATTGTTGGATCCCATGAAGTCCTGCGCCATTCCGATGATGGTCTCGTTGAGAGACATCTCACCATGGTGGTAGCCGGCGTGCTCGCTGACGTATCCTGCGAGCTGTGCAACCTTGACCTTGTCGGTCAGCTTTCGCTTGAGACATCCAAACAGAATCTTCCGCTGAGATGTCTTGAGACCGTCCATCGCACTCGGGATAGAACGCTCCAGATTGTAATACGAGAAGTGGATGAGATCGCGATGCACGAACTCCTCATAAGGCAGGGTGCGATCCGCTGACGGCAGAACGATGTTCGCTGGCGAATGACCCTGCAGCCACACCTTACGGTCGTCGGCTCGCGACTTGTTGAACGCCAGATCAATCGACTTGCTGCTCTCTTCGGGCGTGCAGCGGAAGCGCGTGATATTCATGTCCTTGAAGTACTCTTGCGCCTCATCGCGCGTCGAAGTGCCCAGACCCTTGTAATACTGAATTGTCCAGCCCGATCGCGGAACCGCCTTCCACTGTTCGTACTCGTACTGGGTGTAGAATGTAATTGTCTCCTTCCCCTTGGCCGCCTTCACGATCGGCGTCGCCATGTAGGTCAAGAACCCGGGCAGAGCAAACAGCTCGGGCCAGAGTTCGTGAAACAGATTCACTAGCAGCCCGCGGATGTGCGAACCATCGTAATCCTGATCCGTCATGATCAGAATGCGCCCGTAGCGGAGCGACTTTGTGTCCTGATACGCCTTCCCCGACTCCAGACCCACGATCTTCTTGAGCTCGGCAATCTCCTTCACCAGCTCCACCTTGGACGCCGCCGAGTCCTTCACATTCATGATTTTCCCCCGCAAAGGGAACACGCCGAAAGACTGACGCTGAGTTTTCGTAAGGCCGCTGAGTGCCATTGCTTTAGCTGAATCACCCTCGGTGAGGATAAGGGTGCAGTCGGAGCCGCGCGCTGTTCCAGCCCAAGCAGCGTCTTCAAGTTTTGGGATGCCGTAGATTTTGCTTTGCTTCTTTCCATCTGACTTCTTATTTTCCTTGTCGTCCTTTTCTTTTTGGCTGATGATGAGGGTATCCACCAGCTCGAGCTTTGCCCTCACCTTCTTGAAGAACTCTTCGGGCAGCTTGCACGTCGAGCCAAACGCCGTACTCTTCGTCGTGAGCGTCTCCTTCGTCTGCGAGTTGAATGACGGGTTCTCCACCTCTGCGGTCACCCAGATCGCCAGGTTCTCCTTGATCAGCGAAGGCTTGACCTTGATCTTCTTCTTGGTTTCCAGATACTCGGCGATGTTCCCCACCACCTGATTCACAATGTAATCCACGTGCGTCCCGCCCTTGGACGTCCAGATACCATTCACGAACGACACCTGCAGATGCCGATCAATTGGCGTATCCGCCACCGCCACACTCCAGCGCGGACCCGTGTGAAACACTACTGGGGTGGTGACAAACTCCTGTGCATAGATGTTCAGGTCACGGCACTTGATCGTGAGCTTCTCCGCCTCCCCATGCTTCCAATGCACCTTGACGTCCTTCCCGACCGTCATCGCCAGATCGCTCGCCCGCCGACGAAACACGCTCACCAGCTCAGGCGTCACCTCCGTCATCCCGAACCGACCGAAGTCGGGGGTCCAAGCGACGCTGACGTAAGGCTTCACCTTCGATGCGCTAATCTTAGGAGGCAGAACCTTCGTCATATTGTCCTCCCACGTCTGGATATACTTCTTGCCACGGACAGCATCCACCGTCTCCACCGTGAGACGCTTGCCGAAGATGTTCGCCAACTTCACGCCGTAACCGTTCTTACCGCCCACCAGCTTCTTCTCGTCCTTATCGTAGTTGGTCGAAGTCAGAAGCTCACCGAAGATCAGCTGGGGAACCCAGACCTTGTACTCTGCATGCTCCACAACATCAATGCCCTCGCCATCGTTCTCCACCGTAATCGTCTTGTTGTCCGCTGAAATTGAAATTGTGATGTTCTTGACCGGGTTTGCCGAGTTGCGTTGCCGCATCCGGACCACGTGATCGTGGGCATTGACCAGCATCTCGTCGAAAAGCTTGTAGAATCCAGGATTGAAGTGCTTGATCGTCTTGAGCGCAAACGCCTCGCCTTCCACGACATACATCTCTTCGGCACATGTCTCGATGGAACCGACGTAGGTGTCGGGAAGAGATAGGATGTGCTCGCGATGCGTATGCTTCTTGTATGCGGAACCGTCTGCCATTTTGAGATGTGTATCGTTTCCAGAGCCTCCTTGGTAAATGGTCCGTTTTTGCCGTTTTGTTTAAGAGGAATCAACTCATACATATAAAATGCCCCCTCGCACAAAGAAGACAAAGAAGGGAGAGGAGGCGAAAGTTGAGTTACCGCCTGTGATCTTCTTTCTGCGGATTGGGAAGGACTTTGAGATGGAATCGGAGCAGGCGGGGACTCCCTTGCCATCTGGAGCTGCTGGAGCAACGCAGTATTCGGATATTCTGCATGAGACAGAGACGCGTGAGCGGCGGTTTGACGAGAGCATCATTCATGACCTGATGTCTAAGTTGCACCTGCAGAAGGACTATCCCAAGGGCACTGCCTGCTTCTGGTGCTGTCACGGGTTCTCGGGGAGCTCCTTTGTGATTCCTATCTACTATGACGTCTATACCAACATGCACACGGCCGAGGGCAATTATTGCAGTCCCGAGTGTGCTCTTGCCTACATCTATAAGGACTCTGAACTGTCTGAGTCAGAGAAGTGGCGCCGTCATTCGCTACTCCGAGCCATGTATGCCGCCCTCTACGTCGGCAAGGATATCTTTCCCGCCCCCGACAAGCGTGTGCTCCGTCTGTTTGGGGGCAACCTGGATATTCAGCAGTATCGGGAGTTTGTCTATAACTCCACGAAGCCTCTACAGATCGCCATGCCTCCCGTTCGGCTCTACATTCCTTCTGTGAATACCCAGGCGACAACCAAGGATATCAAGTCGTATGTCTCACTCACCAATGAGACGGTGGATAAGGCATCTCAGCAGCTCCGTCTCAAGCGATCCAAGCCTGTGCATGAAGGGGGTGCGACCCTCGACAAGTGCTTCACCATCGTTAAATAGTTTAGTCATAGTTTGTGAGGAATACTCAAATGAATCCTCAGGAGATTGTTCGCATGGGGATGATGTACCAACTGGTGAATTCGGCAGGGAAGACAGGATGGACACCTCTTCTCAATTTTCTAGGACTCAATCTCTACGAGCGCGCAGTCATGACCTATCCTTGGTGGTCGGCTATCCTCTGCCGCCGCCGCTCAACCCAGCCAGGGATAACCAAACCCAATCGCGAGCCATCCGCCGTCATTGAGTGTGAGCGAGGTCCGCCCCCTCAACAGAATAAAGGTCAGGCTCCCCAGTTCTTGACCCGTATGGATGCCGTCATCCATTACGTCGCGTGCTCCCCTGCAACTCGTCGGCTGATGTCCATTGCAAATCATGACTACCTTCCTTACGAGTTTGAGCCAGTTCGGCTGTCCGAGGACATCTACTTTACCCTCACGCATGTGGAAATCGAGGAGGGAAATATCAAGAATATCAAGTTCCAGCTGTCCTGCTACGACCACCCCATCCAGACCCTGCAGGCGTTTGTGGATTCGTGCAACCAGGATTACGAGCGTCGTATGCTGAACAAGCTGGGCAACGATCTCTACTTCTTTGACCAGGTCGTGGGAGGCAAGGGAAAGCGCTCTACGCAGAATCCCCTGCCCACAAGCTACCTCGTGTATAGCAAGCACAAGTTCTCGACTACCCGCACGTTTGAGAATGTATACTTTGAGGAGCAGCCCGTGGTGAAGAAGCGTGTCAAGTTCTTCCTGGAGAATCGATCATGGTACGAGAAGAAGGGTATCCCATACACTCTCGGATTCCTTTTCCACGGAGCCCCTGGGACTGGCAAGACATCAGAGATTAAAGCGATCGCCAACGTCGCTCGTCGTCATCCCGTGAACATCCAGCTTTCGGAAATCAAGACCAAGACGCAGCTGCGCCATCTCTTTTTCAGCGACGAGATTTACGTCTATAACGGGACAAACCTGGAGAAATACACGATTCCGATTTCGGAGCGCGTGTATATCATTGAGGATGCCGATGCCATGGGCGATGTGCTCCTGGAGCGCAAGTGGAAGAAGCCGGTGGTCGAGAAGCCCAAAGATCCATTTGCTCCCGAAGCCGATGATGATATCATCAAGGATCCCATTGATCTCTCCTTCCTCCTGAACTTGCTAGATGGTACGCTAGAGTCCAGCGGTCGTATTGTGGTTTTTACGTCTAATTTCCCTGAACGGTTTGATCGTGCTCTCATTCGCCCCGGGCGCATTGATATGATCATACAGTTCAAGAAGTGTTCGCGCAAAATTATTCAGGAGATGGTCTGTGGATTCTACGATATTGCTGATCTGTCGGGACACCCAATTTTCGAGGACGGATCCATCGATGAAAAGTGGAGTCCTGCTGAAGTCAATCAGATTCTGTTCAGGAACTTTGAGGATCCTGTGCGCGCGATGGATGAACTGCTCACGCTACAACCGGGGTCGGTATCTTCGGCATTCCAAACAGAAGAACGTACAGAAAACACGCAGACAAAGGAATTGAGCCTACAATGAGAATAGTTGTTGTCCAACTAGCTGTTCCCGTGAGCGACGGATTCACAATCGATGACACGAGGCCTATAATTGGGACAAGCCACATGTAGAAGAGGAAACTGGAATACTTCTTCAGCAGTTCTGAATTCGTGAAGAAAACAGCTTCCACAGCACTCCACGCTAGACGATAATAGAGGAAAATGCCAACCATTGTAAGCGCATACGCGAAATACTGGTTTGCATTGCTGACAAGCGGAGCCGTATCTTCGGGAAGATTGCTGACTGACGAACCTTCGGGTTGAATGTCGGGGACTGGATCGTCGTTGCCCATTATGTATTGAATACAAGATTTGCTATTCCATTTGTAACCTTGAGGAAGTTGTAGGACTCAACATAGACCACCGAAGTGTATGCTCCGAACTGAATGGAGCGATTGGTGGGGACGGGATAGAGCAACTGAGTTTGTCCAGGCTGTAGTGCTGGTGCGACACCGGGCGTAGGCGATATGGTTGCTGCTCCTCCAACAGGCGTAGGGTTGGGATTGAACACTGTCGATTTGACGACGCAGACTGGAGGCTGTGACAGCGACGCATCGGTGACAAGCGTCAGCGGAGTTAGAAGCGTGTATTGGAAGACCGTGCGATTAAACATGGAACCATTAAGAGACCCGCTTGGCTGTGTGATTTGGTCGGGATCCAGAGAAAAAGAGTAGGTATAGATTCCGGGAATATTGTTGGTCGTGCCCAACGAAAACTTGAAATTCTGGATGTTGCGGAAGAAGTTCTTGTTCTTGGTGCTGAAACGATCCTTGCCATCAAGCATGAGATTTCCCTCCATGAAAATATCCTGCTGACCCATGTTGTTGGCAATGAGGGCTCCGCTGCTATACAGAGTATTGGCTGCCACCGTTTCAGAAGTTGTGTCGATAGGAGGAGAGTTTAACGTGTCCCAGTTTGTGTAATTATCCCAGTCGTTGATGAGAGTGCGATCGTTGCGACGGAAGAGGGCAACCACGCGAGTACAGAGGTTATACATCGGTATCTCCAAATTGTTGATGCCATACTGCTTCTCGTTCTTCACATACCGAACCTCCGTGATGAGGAATGTGCGCTCGTGGCTTGCAATGAATGCGCGCTCCGTATCGGTGGTAAAGATGTAGTTGGCTTCTATGTAGGGGTTAAGGTTCCAGGTGAGGAGAGCGCGGTTGGTGGAATTTCCCTGGCGATCGGGGTAAGCCAGAAAGTTCTGGATACCCGCAGCATTGTCACCGGGCGTTCCGATAATCCGCTGTCTAAAGGTCGGACTTGTAGGATTGACGTCGGCGATGGTAAAAAGATTATAGAGGCTATTGATGGTTACGGAAATCTCAACCTCGGTCTGTGGAAGACCTACAAGGGGAATAGACTGTGCAATCTCCTCGCAGAACCAGAAGGGTAAGGGGATTGTCAGCTGCCGACCTGTAATCGATGGTGCGGGCGTATTTCCGTTTCCCGTCATCAGAGCGTTGGGGTACTGGTTGGTGCGTCCGTTGGCGTTCGCGGGATCATAGACATCCTCTGTATTTCCAACCATACGATTTAGAACCTCGCGCTTGGTTGCATCTTTGCGAAGGTAGCTCAGAATCTTCATCCACTCTCCGGTCATTGTCACAATAGGGGTACCGTTGAACAGCACCGATGCTTCAGAGATGAGATTATACCCAATATTGCGGATCCACTGAAACTCGTAGGGAATTCCTTCGCCAAATTGGTTGTACATGGAGATGGGAGACCAGATATCGGGCAGATCGACACAGACATAGCAGTCGTGGAGAAGGTCCGCATAGCGAGGAACCTTGAACCGGAACGTCTTCAGCCCTGCCTGCGGAATCGTAGTATCGGTGACATTGCGCACGTCTAGGCGAAAATGCTCCATCGCGAAGTTGGTGCTTCGCTTGTACATTTTCATAAAGTAAGACATGGATGGATTTCCATTGACGAATACGTTTTGGGCGCCAAACCCAGTTAGCTGCATCAAACCACCTGGCATCTTATATTATACACTTGTAATAATGTATTCTTCTATTCCGTATATCCTTATCGCGGTACTACTTGGGTTTGTGGCACTCCATTCGTATATGAGCGTTCGCTTCGGATACGACTGGATTGGTTCGCAGACTCGCAAAGTCCTGGCTAAGACATTTAATTCCCGCCACGCATCGGTGACAGATCTGTATAACATCCCAGCTGTTCCCTACATGGATCGCTTTGGAACCTTTACGAAAGTTCCCAAGATGAAGGAGAACGTTCGGTATTAGGTGGGGTTCCAGCGGTTCTTTCCAGGAGCGACCTTCGCTGGGCGCTGAACGAAGCCTGTTGTATTGCTCAGGCAAGTCGCCTCTTCTGTAGGCAGCTTGTATGCATTCGCACCCAGAAAGGTCGTGTAGGTAGAAGCATACGCCGCCTTCTGAGACTGGGCGAAATTTGTATAGTAGGCAGACGACGTCTTGCGCTTGAGGTATTCGGTCACTTCAGAGGCACTGGAAAACTTAACGGCGGGCAGCTGCTTTGGTCCCTGGCTTGGAGAACTCATTATATTTACAGGTAAGAAACACTTTATCATAAAATGGCACCTCTTCGCTTCATGCTTGTTTCGACTCACACGGAGCAGGTGACGGGTTACTCCAAGGTGTCGTTCAATCTCCTCAAGCAGCTGGGAACGCTGACTCCTCTCGTGAAGGTGTTCCACTTTGGGTTCCAGCGCAGCCCTGCCCGTACTCCGCACCCGATCCGCCCCGTTCCGGGTATTATCCAGTACGATGCCGCTGCCAACGAGGATCCTCGCGAGCAGGGGTTCGGGTTCAACAAGTTCAAGGATTACCTCGAGACTGTCTCCCCGGACATTGTCATGATCTACAACGATCCCATCATCGTCTCGCAGTTCATCAATACTATTAAGGATATCCCGAAGACGTTCAAGCTCTGGGTCTATCTTGACCAGGTGTATGAGGGCGCGGACATGGGTCTCCTCCGGACGATCGAGAATAAGGCGGACCGTATCATCTGCTTCACTGAGTCGTGGAAGAAGCACATCCTCACGCGCTTGACCACGACCACGATCCCGATCGATGTTCTGGAGCATGGTGTAGATACCCTGGTATTCAAGTCTATGCCGGATGTTGAGCGCATGGGCATTCGTCGGTCGATGAACATTCCTCCCGATGCAAAGATTTTCCTGAACATGAATCGCAATAGCCAGCGCAAGCGTCTGGATCTCACGGTCATGGGGTTTGTCCGTCTCCTCAAGAAGTTCCCGAACGAGAAGTTCTACCTGATGTTTGTGACCTCGGTCAAGCATGAGGGAGGTGCGTGCTATAACCCTCTCCAGATCTACATGAACGAGTTGTCTCGCGCAGAACTAGATGTTCAGACGTATGGGACGCGCGTATCGGTGGTGGATACCACGCCGCCATCTGCGTTCTACAACGACGATTCCATCAACCAGCTCTACAACGCCGCAGATATCGGGATCAACACCTCCAACGGCGAGGGGTTCGGCCTCTGCCAGCTGGAGCACATGGCGACGGGTGCTCCGCAGGTGGTGATTGATATTGGTGGCTACCGGTCTTTCATTGATGAGACGACGGGTGTCCTGGTACCGACATCGACATATTCCTACCTCCCAATGAGCGCGGGTGTCGGTCTCCTTGAGCAGTCTGCCCACCCCGATGCGGTGGCCGAGGCTATGGAGAAGGCGGTATCTATGCTTGGCGAGGCTACTTCCAAGAAGTGTATCGCCGCCGCCCGCGCCCGGCCGTGGTCGAAGATCTGCGACGAGTTCCTCGAGAGCGTCCTGGCAAAGCCCGCGACGACCGCTTGAACGTCTTGCGGTTTCCTCCCACAACGAAAAAGTGAGAGTTTCCCGCACCGATTCCCCGAACAACCTTGCCGTTCTTCATTTTGATGTTCTTGACATTGCCCTCTAGACCTGCAATAGCAATATTCTCCTTGCTGAAGACATTTGTCCAGCGCTTCTCGTCATCTTCATAGCACTTCGCGGCCTGGGGAAGAATGCGCTTGATAATCTCAATACATTCTAGCATGACCGTATCGCCCGAGCAGTCCTTGTAAGGATCCGACCGGTTCTTGACTTCTCCAAAGGGCGCAAATGGTTCAATCGTTATTGAGTTCCTAATGTTTGACGAGTTCGCCGCATTGCCCGGCAAGTCGTCAATAATGATCGTGTTACACTCTGCGAGGCACTCTTTCTCCGCTTCGCCATACCACAGAAAATTCAGATCCTTTGAGTTTCCGTGCTTCTCCGAGCTCGCTTCGGCGTGATCGTCATGCAGCACAAACTTGATATCCCGCCCGCCGAGGATCGCCGAGCGCATACCCATGGCGTATCCTTTGTCTGACCAGGTCCAAAGCCCGACATTGCACCCAGATGCCTGCAGGAAATCCAGGAGTTCATTGATGTGAGGGCGCACGAGAAAAATACCCGAACCTGCATCCACAACCTTATACTTTGCCTGTTCAGACTCTGGAAGTTTATCCCACGATGCAGGTTTCAGTCGATTGGAAATGTAGTAGACAAGTGTCTCATCTATATCAAAAATTACTGTGAAGGGACATGGCATCTCTCTATTATAACCGGTAGAGAAGTTTAGGCAAAGTCGGGGTTCCAGGTCTTGAGCTTCTTCTCCAGCATCTCCTTGAGGAACCAGTTTTGAATACTGCCTCGGTACGGGTATGCGTGCCCGTAATCAATGCACCATACAGTTCCATCCTTCTCGATGAAGTTGTAAGGCGTAATATCAATGTACTCCATGTTGCCCTTCTTCAGGAGGGCATCGAGAATAAAGTGTATCTGCTTCCAAATCCAAGCAGGGGTATTGCTGGGATTTGGACCATATTTATCGGCAAGGCACAACTCGTCAAGATCCTGCATGACCATATAGGTGGTCTTGTTGGTGTCAAAGACGGGGGGTGCAATGTTCAGTCCAGCTGCGATCTGTTGGTGATGAATCTCGAGGGGGGATGTAACGGTCTTAAGGTAAGTGGTCATGATGTATAGTTGGGGGTAATCTCGCCGAACTAGGGGGTAGAGCCATCCGTTTTTGTCCAGAATCCGCGAATGCGGGTTGTGAACAGGAAACTCTGCTTGTAGTGCAGATTGATATCCTCCAGTTTCTCACACATCATCAGAAGATGCACTAGGACTGGGTTCCCCGATGCAAAGAACATCGGCTTGGTCGTATCTAGGACTACTCCCTTCTGATAAAAGGATGTTGCGGGGCCACCCGTGTTTTCGGCAATCAAATCAATGTGCGGCGCGAACTTGCCGTTGTAGTTTCCGAGAATGACGTTGTTATCCTTCTTGAGGTAGGCGATGATCTCGGGGACTGGGGTGTTCTGCGGTAGCACAACCTGGTGACGACGGGGAATGGTTGCGTCGGGTATAGCCTTGACTTTCTCGGTGTTGTCAATGGCCACCTTGTTGAACTTTCCATACTTCTCGTCAAAATCCACGACCTTGAAGAAGGGAGATCCTGCATTGTTCTTAGCCTTGCGGAGGTAGTTCAGATACGGTTCAAAGGACTCTACAAACTTGCGTTCCGTAAAGAAGATGTATTCGTAAAACACTCCGCCATCAGCCAGGCAATCTACCTGGTCTGAAATCACCGCTTCGTAGAGCGGGGGCTCGCGAGAATCTGCAGCGCCCTGTTCGCGCGCGGCCTCCTCGGACGTCAGGCAGGCGGGATGCTCAATCATGATCTTCGACTTGACAATATCTTCGGGCTTCTGGAAGGTGTAGGCGTCATTGAGCCACAGGTACTCTATGGGGAGCTGGATGGACGAGATGGCTTCGTGCTGGCGCTTGAACGTAAAAACCATGGAGAGAATACGATCATCGGCCTTACCAGCGTTCTCAGGCCATGCCGACGCTTTGGACCACGTGTTCAGGAGTGCGACTGCCTGAGGAGTCGGTGCAAAGAACATCGTTCCACCCGACGTCTCAAAAATATAGGGGTCAAAGCACACGTCGTCACGGAGATAGTTCATGCTGCCACGCGGATCCACGTTCCATCCCCGCGCCATGAAATCTACACCGGGCATATCAAAAATATCAGGGTAGCGAGAGAGTTTCATATCACCGTCAATGTAGAGCACTCCGCGCCCCTGCATGCCCGCAACACGCAGGGCCTCCTTGATGAACAGCGGCTTCAGGTTGATTGCAAGCTGATACTTTCCGGGGAACGCAAACTCAGGGTACTCCTCGACAATGTAGTTGCATCCTACACGCTTGCACATCGCTTCCCATTCCGCAATCATCTCCTCAAACTTGATGGCAGGGCGCTTCACCAGTCCTTTGGCCTCCATATTCTTCAGCTCGGCAGCCGTAACGGCCGACAGCCTCTTTTTGACATCTTCGCGAGCCAGGATCTCCTGAACCTTCTTTCCGTTGTATTTGAGAGGGTACTTCTTGAGAATCGCGATACGGCGCTCCTTGGAAATCTCGTAGAACTCGTGGGGCTCATCAAACATTCCGTCGGCAATCGCCTTCTCAATCGCCTGCTCTTCTTCTTCCTCCTCGCGGATCTCCTCAATCAAGTCCTCCTTGATACCCTCGCTGATCTCACCCGTGCAGGCATAATTCACGCGCTTACCATCGGCAATCGCCTTGTCAAGCATATCATCGCCGAAGCGCAGATAGTTCTTGTTGGCGTTACCCCGACCCCACCAGTAGGTCACAACCACAAACTTGCTTGCAGGGTTGTTGATGACCATCTTGAGTTCGTGAGCCTTAATAATTGCCGGGTAATCCATGGCGGGAGCCGTCTGGCCTCCGCGTTTCGGTGTGCGCTTACGACCACGTTTGTGTGTGTCCCGTGCCATTATTCATATGTGAAGAATTGTATTCTGTCCTTCTGTAACGTCCCGAGACGCAGCAGACGTTGATTGTCTCCAAAGGCTGGCTCATCGAACACCTCCTTGCTATCGGGATCCACCAGGAACACAAAGTCCTTGATGGATATACGCTGAAGCCGACGTCCGCGCTTGATGATATTGCGGAGATAGACGGCATCGCGCTCATCGTTGTCTATGGAGGGATTGAAGCCTAGCGAATCGCCTTTCGGAGTGCTGTCAAACCGCAGACACTGGATGACCGGCTTCTCGCTCGCATGAAGTTTCCGATGAATCTCACAATCGACCGCTGCCTGCTTGATGAGTCGGGTGATTCCGCTGGTAATCTTCTGCTTCTCGAAGGATATGTTATAGAGGAACTCGTCGCTGGACATGAACGCATCCACTCCCCGCCCCGAATCTGCGGGTGCATCGTATTTTTTGGGAAGCGTGTCTGCACGACGAATCGGGACAATATTGAAAGCGGACGATGACCCAGCCTGTGTCTTAGAGAAGACAGACATGTAGAAGCTTATCCGGATCGTGCGCTCTTCGACGGGCACGGTCTCGCTGTTGATTCCTGAGGACGACAGACTCTGGCGGGTGGCGTGGGAGCACAGACGGATACCGCGACCAATCACTTGGTCGTGACGCGCAGGGTTCCAGTAGGGCTCCACGATATGTAGATGACGGACGTTCTTGAGATTGATACCCTCAGCGCCGCTGGAGGTCGCCATCAGGATACAGATCATCTTCTTGCCTCCACGGGCCAAGACACTCTCGCGGACCGAGGGTGCATGTTCCGGGTAATCATTCTGCATGCCGAAGTAGTCTTCATTGAACAGGTATCGCGTGAGCTCCTTCTCAATCTTGTCTTCCTCGCCTGTGTAGAAAGCGTATGCCGGTTTCTTAGGATCCAGATCAGGCGACTCGCGATACTTGCCGTTCTCTTTCACCAACTTGTATTGCTGATACCCGTTGGCGTCCAAGATTGCAGCGAGAATAGCGAGACCCTCCAACTTGCGGTATTGCGAGTAAATGAACTGATTGCGGTACTCTCCATCCTTCCCCGTGGAAGCCGCAATATTCTCCAGGATCTTCTTCATTTTCGGGGAGAAGGTCTCCAGTCCCAAGGACCGCAGATACTTATCGGGATCGGCGGCCAGGGTCGCAAGGATAGTCGCCTTATCCACAGGCCCATCATCGTTCTCGTCTTTGATATCCTTGACATCTCCACGCAGCTCAGAGGGTACAGCGTAATTGCACACCAAGCGGGACACTACGCGATAGGACGAGAAATTGGCGTCTAGAGCAGCAGGACCCTTGGTCGCCTTCTTGGCCTCAGACTGGATCTCCCCCCAACGCACTTCCAGGTAGCGATTGAACTGATCGTCCGACATCTCCACCCGCTCCAGCATCTTGTCGTCATCAACGCGCTTTGGGAGCATGCGCTCATCGGCGCCCTTGTAGTAGGAGACCAGACCCTGGATACGCTTCTGAAACAGGATGGCGTTCTTGACTTCCAGTCCATCCACAAACGTGGATACAAAGTCCTTGAACTCGGACGGCAGGCACTCCAGGGCTTCACGCGTAATGTACTCGCGAGCAGCCAGAACACCGCCGGGAAACTTGGCGGCAAATGGTTCGCGAACACTTTCCACCCAATCAGCGGGTGGCTTATACACCAACTTATCGTCACGCTGAACGGCTATACGGTCTCCTTCCTTGTTGTAAAGAGACTTGAAGTGCGCAGGATTGCGCGTCACCATAATGACACGCTTGACACTATTGAATTCTACCGTATCGACTTCAGGCAGAAGCTTGAAAAATGTCTTCATACCCGCCTCGTCCCATGTAGGCAGTTCCTTGACGGGGATCGAGATGCGCTCGATGGGTCCGCGCAGAAGGTTCATGAAGAAAGCGATCTCGTTAGGGCGGTTGATGACTGGAGTACCCGAGAGGAGAACGACCTTGCAGTCTTTGGCATAGTAGATGGCATCATACAGCCGGCGTGCGATCTCAGAGTTGTTGATGACACGCGAAATGAAGCCGTGAGCCTCATCGATAATCACGACCGAGTCGTCAAACTTTGTAGATGTCTTGGCATCGTCTTCGGGAACCAGGAGTTTCACGCTCTCTTTTGTGAGACCGTTGTAGTTGATGAAGTTGTAGCGAGAGGCGATAATCGCGGTAATCTGCTCGTCGATTCCCTTGCGGTCATCATCGCTCATCGTGGGTGAGTTGTAGTTCGGCTCCTTTCCATGGACGGTCACAAAATAGCTTGCGCGATTGCGGAGATACTCTTCGGGAATCCCCATCTGGAGAGCAGGAGCTTTCTCGGCATCGTTGGTCGCGGGTCGGCGTTCCCAGTAATTGTTGATCATGTAAATAGCGTTTCCGCACTTGCGAAGCTCCTGGCGGAAATTGTTCTGGAGAGAGGCGGGGAGCATGACGTAAATCTTCTTGGTGGAGAGCAGGGACTCAGCTACACCGATCGCAGAACAGGTCTTACCCGATCCCAAGCCGTGATAGACGAGGAGACCGCGGTAGGGAGACTCAATCTTGAGATATTCGCTCACCAGCTTCTGATAGGGCAGTAGCTCACGAGTTGATTTCTTGGAATCGGACAGACACTTATCCACTCCTTCATCATCATCATCCTTGTTGGTGGAACGGTATTTCAGGAAGATTCGTGCTATGTAATCTGCAAATGCCTTCCGATTCGGCAGTACAAATGCCGCCATTGTATTGTATGAACAAAGCAAATAAAAACCCTGTCTCAAAACAATGAAGTTGGAAGGCGATCCGCGTATGTGGATGGTCACCATATATCTCTTTCTTGTCAGCGCACTCCTCTACTTTCGTCCATCTCTAGTGTTTGACGGCCATCGTGTTCGCGAGTTCGGTTCCGGGTCTCGCGATGCCACTGTGTTTCCGCTGTGGTGGTGGGTGTTTGCTCTGGCAGTTGTAAGCTACCTTGCGGTGCATTACATTACACAGGCTTGACGGCTGGCGTAGTCTCCGCAGCAGCCTTGATTTTTGCGTCCTTTTCCTTCTGCTTCTGAATCATGTTGTTCTTGAAGCGAGTGGCTTCATCAATATCTGGGATACACACTTCCGTAATAGACGTGGATGACAATCCGTATATTCCGGCAACGGCTGCCAGCGTTAGAACATACCCAATCGAGATCCAGCTTGCGCGGATCTTGTTTCCGACTCCGCCATCAAACATCAGATAGAAGCGATCAAAGTATCCTCGTAGGAAGTCAAATGTGCGTATGACATACCATCCAATCGTAGGATACGCTGCCCATATGGCTGCCTGCGTTGCGTTCTTGGACTGGTCAGTCTTCTCGCACTCCCTGAACGTCACCAGGGTAGAAAAGCCGAACCCCAGAAGGAAAAATACGAGATAAACCACAAATCCTAGACCAAACACCATCCCAGCTTCCTTCATACTTGTAATCGCAAAGATGGCCATCTCTTATTATTCTCTTGGAAGACGAACTTCAAAGGTTTGCGCAATCGCAGAGAGTTCTTCCAGTAGAGCCCTTCGCTGAGTATATTGCGGACGTGTGAGTTCCATGCAGTCTGGGAGCGTCTTCCATCCAATGGCCGAGATCTCGCGGCGCTGCATCATCGTGAATCGCTGATGAATATCAAAGTCGGCAGGACGGGTCAGGAGAGCCACAAAGTACTTGTGTTGGTAAGGAACCCCGTTCGTTCCGTGAAACGTCTCTTCCAGCTGAACACCGCTGACCATGACATAGCAGTTGCGGCGGACGTTGGTCTCTTCAAAGAACTCTCGCTCAGCACACCCGTTGTCGCTCTCGCATTTCAGTCGCCTGCCTTTTGGGAATCCCCATTCGGGCTCGGTGTAGACAGAGACCGCTTTTCCGATAATGTTGCGAACCTGGTCAAACTTGTCCAGTGCGCGACGGTATTCGTTCTCGAACTTGTCAATGCTGTTCCACAGACGTGTCCAGAGCGATTCAAAGGGCTCGTTCTGAAGACGCCCAAGTTCAGACTGCGTCATGTTCTGTAGTAGCATCTCAACATACTCTACGTTCGCCGGATCGTATTTCCCGCGAATGAATTCAGTGTATGCCATGCTATCCTTTCGCCGCACCATCAAGACTTCAAGGTCGTTAATATCTAGAGGCAGCGCCGTGGGCTCGCCCGGACTTTTGCGATTGCGGAGAAGAAGGATTCCGCACGAGAGAATCGGGTCGGGACATTCTCGAAATGGGTGTCCTCGTAGCCCGCAGTTATTACAGAAGATTGTTGTCATTCCCGCCATTGTGTCAGTTGATACTTCCTTTGCCCAGGATTATCGCCATCCATTTTTACCTCTCATAACATACAATAATGAACAAGTCGCTCTGCTACGGTTCGCCGATTACTCTGACACCTGCCAAGGGAATCACAGCGGCGTCAGTTCAGGCTGCCATGGCATCTGGAATGAAGCTTACTCCGTTCAAGTCTCTGGCGGAGGCGAAGACAGAGTGCTCTCGTGTTGGTAACTGCACTGGAGTTGTTACTACAGGTGGTTCTCACTTTGCTTATACCGGCGACATAGCGCTTGGACCGTCGTCTGGACCAGCTGCCGCTTCAAGTGGTCAGCTCTACCCCGTCAAGGCATGCCCGGCTTCGCCTCGGGATCCTGCGTCCAGCGCGTCGCCCGAGGGATACGACATCTACGGAAACATCAACAATGCATTTTCGTCGGTAGGTAGCGCGGTTGGCAAGCTGGGTGGCAGCTCGTGCCCGACGCCCGAGCAGCAGAAGGCGCAGGCGGATGCCGAGGCGTCCAAGAAGCGGAACTGGACCCAGGGCTTTTTCTGGACGACGGTGGTGGTCGTTCTGATCAGCGCTTACCTGGCCTACAAGTACTTCGGCAATTCTCCTCAGCTAGCCTTTGGTGCGCGTGCATTCTACTGGGCGCTCTACACCGCGATTGTGGCTCTGGTCGCCTACGGCATTCTCTACATGGTCGAGGGAATCAAGGGCGAGGCTGCGAAGTCCGATAATCTGGCGCCGACCCCCGTGGTGTACACGAAGCCTGTAAGCGTTCCGGCTGCCCAGGTGCCCCCGCAGGCTGGCAAGAACGGAGGAAACTTCGGCATGCAGTGGTGGATGTATATCAAGGACTGGGACTACAAGTTCGGTCAGGAGAAGCCGGTGTTCGTCCGCGGCCCGAACGGACAGCAGAACCCTTACGTCTATCTCCACCCGACGGAGAACAGCCTGTGCGTCAAGATCAACGTCTATAGCGCCCGGAGCGGACGTGGTATGCGCAGCTCCCCAGGGTACCCTGGAGCCGACGGCAGCGCCACGGATGACTCTTACACGTGCGTCATGAAGAATGTCCCACTGCAGACGTGGTTCTGCGTCTCCCTGTCGCTCAGCGGCCGCAACCTGGATCTCTACCGCGATGGTCGCCTCGTGCGTTCGTGCGTCCTGTCGGGCGTGCCGCGCCACCCCACGGGCTCCCTGAATATCATGCCCGCTGGCGGATTCTCGGGCCACGTTATTGACGCCTACCATCTGTCCCGCGCCCTGACTCCCACGGATGCCCAGTACTTCTGCGCCCAGGGAACCAACGGCACGAAGTTCGACACCCTGCCGTCCAAGCCCCTCTTTGGATACAAGGTGAAACTCGGAGTTATTGACAGCAAGGGAAAGCAAATAAAACAATACACTTGGTAAATAACAATAGATGGAACTGCGCGTCATACTCCTGTCGCTGATGACGCTTATCGTCGTTGGAATCGTGTTTCTTATCGTGTATGAGCTGTACTACGGCTCCTACAGTGACAAGGGCTACTCGCCGATTGCCCCGTGGAAGACGGAGGTGTCGATCATTGACTTCCTCCACCTCGGCACTGAGTTTGTGAAGTTCGACCAGGTACTGCCCCGCTCGCGCAACGAGCAGCAGGGTGCTGAGTTCTCGTATGCCGCGTGGATCATCGTGGATAACTACGACTACGGCAGCCCTCGCCCCGTGATTTTCGTCAAGGGTCGCCCTGACATGTCCATAAAGTCCCCCGCGGTGTATCTCACCAAGGGCACGAACGAAATGACAATTCTCCAGGATACCTACTCCAAGGATCAGGTCGGAAAGGTGGTCATCAACAATCTGCCCGCTGGTAAGTTCATTCATCTTGCGATCACACTGAACCAGAAGGCCATGGATGTGTATATCAACGGCATGATCTATCAGCATCTCACGCTACCCGCCCTTCCTCTGCAGAATACAGAGAGTCTGTATATTGCAGATAATGGTGGATGGTCTGGCATGATTGGCGATTTCACGTATTACAATTACATGCTGACGCCTGGCGAAGTCCATAACTTGTCGCTCAAGAAGCCGCGTCGCGACCCCAACGACCTACCTTACTACCCCGATTACCTGGACACCAGCTGGTGGATGGGACGCGCTTAAATCTTCATATTGATGCTCCCTTGAGCCTTGTTCATTTCATCCTTGCCCTTCTGGATCTGCTCCTGGACTTCTGCGAGCTTCTTTTCACCCTGTGCGACCCTCATAGAACACAGCGTATCATCAATGCCTTCACGCTGGGGCATAAAAATCAGAATAACGGCGGCGGCTACGAGAAACCAGATTAGAAGACTTTCGGTCTTGGTTTTCATTACTACTTATCCCCGAGATTATCTGCTTTCAGGTTATCGGGATCTCCGTACTTGCGCACACCCTCCTTCTTCTGCTGATCCACCACCGAATCTACGTTTGAAGCCTTCTTGGCAATTTTCATCACTGCCTTCTCGAGTGCCTCTAGCGAGTCTTCTTCGGTCAGATGCTCGCGAGCAGGGAGCATCATTACAACACATACTGCCAGAACTACAAACGCAACCATGAGACATGACGAGAGGTTGAACTTCATCTTTATTCTTAAGTAATCAATAAAGATGACAACCTACTGCACAGGTGGAAATGGTGGAAAGGATTCGAATGCAACATTTGTTAATCGTCTGCGTGATTCCTCGGATGTGACATCCTATCTTCGTCAGCAGGGGGTGCGGAACAATTACCAAATCCTGCAGGGAAAGAGTCAGACGATCGTGGGAGGAATCCCTGCCAACGATCTCTACGATATGGCTCATCTCACTGGAAAGACGGGACCCTATACGGGACTCATTAGCGGTGTCTCTATTACAACATCGGCATGCGTTACATGCACGGGTCAGCTCCCCTTCAACCTTGGGAAATCTGCATCCCTTGTGCGTTAAGAACACTTTCGGGTTCAGTGTCTGTAACAAGCTGGTCATGTGTTTCGTAGTTGCGCATGGTACGACGAAGAGAGTCGCGAACCTTCTTTTTCTGAGTCTTGTTGAACTTTCCAGGTATATAGCTGAAGAATAGACGGAGAAATTCGGGGGAGCGTTTAGGAGTATTCTTATACAGCTCTGACTTGTGTGCTTTGATTTCCTGAAGAGTGGTTTGATGTCCTAGGCAGTCCAGGGGTGTCAGAAGTATGAACCGGCGCTTTCCTTCGCTGTGTGCAATATCCACTAGGCGCTGGGAAATACATATGATACGATCTGCATCATACCCTTCGAGGAAATGAGCGTCGGCATACACGAACCCGAAAAAGAACTGGAGAAGGGTAGGAATGGACGCTACCTTAATTCCGTCACGGAGCTGATGGTAACTGTGACACGCAAACGATTCAAAGAGTCGTACTAGGAGGAATCCGCTCTTGATTTCAATGATATCGACATGACGAGGAAGAAGCTCTGCATACGCAGCTTGCTCCACGATCTTGACCTTCTCTCCTCCGAGAATATCGGCAAAGACATTGACGTAGTGGTCAAACGTATCGGGAGTGACCAGGATATCAATGGGAACGTTCCACGTATTGTTCCGGCGCTTCGCATGCAGAGCGGCCGCATGGAATCCTATGAGGACAACCTCCTCTGTCTTGAGCACCTTTTCAATATGTGAGCGCTCGGTCTCCGTTAGGAGGACATGGTCTCCACGCTTTTTGGTATCGCATCCCACGGGATAATGTTTGTTCAGACGCATCAGACGGTCATACACCTTTGTCCATCGGGACACGTCTCCGCGAGGCCGCGAGAGTTCAAGATACATCGACATGCGAAGGAAGTTGGGGGTCACGTAATGGATCTTGTCTTTCACAAGGTTCTCCTCCCACAACTTGGCGAAAATAGGCGTCTCGAGGTAGGTTATATCGGCCACACCCGTAAAATCCACAAACACCTTGAACGTCATCAGGTGCATTCCAGGTTTGACTTCCACATTGGTGAATCCCAGAGCATCAAAGCGATCGGCCAGGCGCAGGGCGTGCAACTGGGGCTCTTCGCTGTAAAAATCGTAGTCGGGGACAACATAGTCGGGATCGTAGAACTGATCCTCTTTCGGGAGCAGATTATTGATTGCAGTACCTCCGTAGCAGAGGACGCGAGACTCCTGAATAAACTCCTTGACGACCTTCAGGATTTTTCGTATTGACGGGGTATGGGCAAACTCGTAGTCTGCCTGTAGTTGGGCTTTCTTTGCCAACTCTTCCATTGTTCTATAAACGGATAAAATGGATTGCCAAGAATATTACCGATGAAGGAGTAATGGCAGATAAACAGGTGTCCCGTCGTCGTCGCACCAAGAGCGGAGAAGCAGCGCCACCCCCACCCGACAAGAAGACATCGCCCAAGAATAAGAGATACAACCTTCGCAATCGTAACAAGAAGATGCCGGATACCGTTCGCTGGGTTGATGACGATACTCTCTTTGAGGAGGACGATGACGACTCAACGTATCACGGCGAGGAGTCAGAGGCCGAGTCTGAGGCTGAGGCAGAGGAGAACGCACAAAGCATTACGATTCCCAATGGTATGCCAGTGAGCGTCAAGATCCATCTTCACTTGAACGGAGAAGAAGATTATGACGAAGACGAAGACGACGAGGACGAGGACGGCTTTGATGAGGACGACGAGGAGGAAGAGGATGATGAGGAGATCCCCGAGTCGTTTATCACGGCGATGCTGGCTCGGCATCTGGGAACAAACGCACGGGTTGGACGCGGCGCTCCCCGCTTCATCGTTGTCGGTGATGACGACGAGAAGAAGAGCGGGAAGAACAAGGAGAAGGAGATCCCCGAGCCTCCAATCCAGCTATCCCGCAAAGAGTTGGCATACTACGAGGAGATGAAGAAGCCTGCTCGCAAGGCGATGCTCAAGAAGATGTACACGATCGCTGATCTCCTCGACGACTCTGAGATGCCATACAAGTTCCGCATACTGGAACTCAACACCACCCCCAAGATTCAGGCGGATCTCATTCGTCGCATTGACACGATCACGCGGATGGGTCCAGAGAGTGGCGAGGCTCAGAAGATGCGCAACTGGATTGATGGTGTGATGCGCATCCCGTTCGGCAAGGTCATTCCTCTGCCCGTCACCATCAAGGACGATGCGACGAAGTGCTCTGATTTCCTTAAGAATGCCCGGACAACCATGGACAAGGCGACCTACGGGATGGCCCCCGCCAAGACCCAGATCATGCAGATCCTCGCACAGTGGATTTCCAATCCAGAGTCGGTTGGCAATGTCATTGCAATGAAGGGGTCGATGGGCGTAGGCAAGACAAGCTTTGCTCGTAACGGAATTGCGGGTGTTCTGCAGCGCCCATTCATGTTCTTCTCTCTTGGCGGTGCATCGGATATCGCGCACTACACGGGTCACTCCTACACGTATGAGGGGTCGTCGTGGGGACGCATCATTGACGCTATCATGCAGGCGCAGTGCATGAACCCCGTGCTCTACTTTGACGAGCTGGATAAGATCTCGGGGACTCCCCACGGCGAGGAGATCACCTCAATGCTCATTCATCTCACGGATCGGTCGCAGAACTCGCAGTATCACGATCGCTACTTTGCAGGCATGGACTTTGACCTCTCGGGATGCCTGTTTGTGTTCTCGTTCAACGACGAGAGCAAGGTTCATCCAGTGCTGAAGGATCGTATGCGCGTCATCACCTGCCCGGGATACAAGGACCCCGAGAAGAAGGTCATTGTCGCCAACTATGTCTGGCCAGATGTCTTGAAGCATGCAGGGATCGCTCGTGACGATCTATCGGCAACGGAAGAGGCAGCAGAGCACATCATCAAGGAGTACTCCAACGGCGAAGAAGGTATGCGCAACCTCATTCGTGTTGTGGAAACAGTGGTGTCGCGCATCAACCTCCTACGGATCTCGGACGAGGAGAGCGCCAAGGCTTACAAGTTCTGGATTCCAGTGAAGTTTCCGATGAAGCTCAGTGTGAGCGAGGTGAAGACTCTTCTCACCGACTTCGCCCCGATCGCACCCGAGCACTGGCGTTCATTATACACATAAAGATATGGACGGGCAGAACAAATGTCCGGCGCACTGAAGGAAGAAGTTCAATTCGCCAAGAAGCATATTCGTAATCGTTTTTCGATTATGCTTCTTCCCCACATCTCTGATGGTATCTGGAGTGTCTATGACAACGCCAAGACCATTTGCGAGAAGAACAACCAGACGGATCAGATTCTGAAGACGTTCCAGAACCTCCTGACCCGTATTCCTATCTGGACAGAGGATGTTCTTACCACCGAGGTCAAGCGCATCACGGCTGCCTCCAAGTGCTCGTACCTGGAGGAGCTGCTCACCGGAGTCTTGATCACGTATCTCCGTGCGTTTGCGGCGGTACAGTACCGTTCCACCAAGGACAGCATTGAGGTAGAGTTTGAACGCCCGCCGCTGCCCAAGTTCGTCCATGAGCTCTACAAGGAGGTCGCGCGCCGATGCTGGGAGCATGCCTACCTGTTCCGCACATTTGGGGTGACAACGGAGCAGCAGGCCCGCAACCGTAAGGAGATCGATGCTCTCCTAGATGCTACGTTTGACGTTGTCCTGGACTCCTTCCTCCCCTGGCAGTCCATCGTGAATACCTATTTCTCCTCTCCCGAGAAGTCGCAGGCTGCCGAGGATGTCATTCAGCCGACCGAGACCGAGACCGAGACTGAGGCTGAGGTACCCGTTGTTCCTGAGCCCGTTCCCGAGCTGAAGAAGGAGGTGTCGTTTGGAGGAGCCGAGGTCCGCGAGCACGATACGGATGACGAGGATGAGGATATCCCAAAGATGAAGCTGTCGGAGGAGTCGGTATCTCTGGATGTCCCCGAGGAAAAGAAGGCTCCCGAGGAGAAGGAGGAGAAGGTGGATGTAGAGGCCAAGGACGGTGAGCTCGTTCTAAAGCTATAAACAAAGAAGCATAGAACAATCAAATGATTGACACAAGTGTTCTTGCAATCATAGTCGCCGTTGCCGTTATTGCTGTTATCGTCTATGCCGTTGAGCGTTATACCAAGCAGAAGCCCATTGAATGGACGGATGCTTCCAAGGTTGGTCTGCTTTCGGGCGCTGGTGCTGGCGGACTGGTGTTTGCTCTGGGTGGAGATGGTGAGTCTGTCGCTGCAACGGTTGCGTCTGCAACAGCTGCGGCACAGGATATGTTTGTCGGCAAGCCGTCATTTTAATTAACGACGACGATGACGACGGGTGGAACGCTTTCCTCCACGGCTGAATATACCTTTGACCTTGGAGAAGAGACTTGGAGCTGATGATTTCGCAGCGTTACTCTTCTTTAACTCCGCCATAATGCGGTCATCGGCATCAGGGACATAAGGTACTTTTACAATATTCATCTCTGCAAGATATTTCACAAGTTGTGCGTCGGAACTCCAGTTTCTCATTGTACCAAAATCCATGATCGTGACCTCACCAGTCTTTGGATCCAACTGCAATATGATCTTATTGGGGCTCACATTATCCTCAACGTCCTCAGTGATTTCAATGAATGTGTATCTTTGCATTCTGTGGTCATCCAACCCCCGCATCGTAATTTTCACCTCTGGAGGTCCCCCCTTACGACCTTTACTCATCTCCTTGGACAGGCGTGCGTAGGTCCTCAGAAGACTGGGTAGACCCCCCATATCAAATCCAAAGGTCGCCATTATACTTAAGGTTCTATAAAAAGCACACTTTCACCCTGCGGGACCTTCTCCGTATAGAGATAGACAGATCCAAACTTGTCTATCTGCTTACGCGGAACCGCAGTGTCACGACAGTACTTGGCGATCGCCTTGTACAGATGGAATCCGCGGTACCGTTCGCTGAAATCGCCATTGTGCGGATCGCGGAACAGAATGGACTGTCCGTCTGGTAGCAGCAGCCACGTCATAAACATCTTGAAGATCGGGTTGTTCTCATACTCTTCGCACGGTCCGTTCGGGAAACAGTCCCAGAACATCGAGGTCGCCAGGCGCACCAGATCAAATGAGGGATTCGGCTTGATTTCCGAGTATTTGGAGTTGTAGAACGGCTCTACATTATACTGCCCTCCCGCCTCCTCATCCTGCTGGAACTGATCCGACATGAAAAACTTGGACTCGCGCATTTTTGGGAGCTTGACCGAATACGTTGCACGATCAAAGTCAATGATCTTAATCAGCTTTCCAAACGTGGGGAGGCGATACATCTTGCCCCCAGCATTGTAGTAGAAGTACTCGGTCTCCGTGGGGACGTACATCACATTCATCACATGCAGATCGTTGTGACATAGACCGAACGTGCGCTGAGCAAACGCTAGCGCAAAGATGATCTGCCCAATCCACGCACAGCGCTTAGGAGTCTCGGGGTTCTCCCGGAACAGCTGGTAGAGCGTTCCCGTGCATGCCTCCATCACCGTCACCTGTACTGGACAATCCTTGAAAATTGCGTGTGCAAAGGCGTCTGGGTTCTCGGCTTCCTCTGTAAAACCACCCCCGTTATCCCCATCCTCGGCATCGTCCTCCTCAACGGACGATCCGCTGGAACATGAATGGATCTCAAAGATATAGTCAGTCGAACAGCTAGACTCGCCATCTTCAGCCTCCTCTTCAAGCTGCTCATTATCGGCATCGTAACCTTCGGGCTCTGGGACGGCTGTGGTCGGGAGAACGATAGGGGCATCAATATCTTCAACTCCAAGATCGATGGTCTCAGTGGTTTCCTCCAGTTCCAAGACAGGAGCCTCAGAAGACTTGCGCAGACGTAAATCAAAAAAATGACCGATATGACTAGCGAACCATGGCCGATCACAGAGATCTTCATAGTCATCGGAAATATCAATCATATGTCGCTCCTCGATTCCCGAAAACACGCCATACACTACAGGGAAGTGTTGGCACCCCGATTCAGAGAGGACAAGGCATGCAAGGGATCCGACGTAGGCCGCATTGTGTGCCGACTGGTGGGGAAGGGGAGTATCTACAATATCCTCCTTGTTCGGCAGACCCGTTGCAGCGAACTCTCCACGCATCACGCGGTACGACGGGTACAGCATCGTCTTCTTCAGATGGATCTTCACCTCCTTCCCTCCAGAATAGATAGCTGATTCCCCAATAATGGTCTGAATCGTGTTCTGGGTCTGGATCCCGTAATGGTATGGCATCCGAACATTGTCCAGCTTGAACAGCTTCTCGATGGACGGAAAGAACGGTTGGATGCGCCGAAGTCCCCAGTGTTTCTGCGCCTGCTCCTGAAGTCCCTGGATGTTGGTGCATCGATGGACTTCAAGTGGAATGTTGTTTGTCCTCAAATCGGGAGTCGGCTTGGGCATTATACTTTGCCTAGGAAACGGCTACTTATCTTTTTACGCTGTTCGGGCGTGTAGTCTAGGGTGCCGTCCAGGATAGACCCTGCAGCGGGGAAGTAGAGGTCAAACACATGCCCTAGAAGTTCCTTGAACACGTATCTCAATTTGTGTGAAAGATCGTCCATGAAGATGAAGATGGTAAAGAAGAAGAAGAGACCGGATGTATAGGAATCAATGAAATGTTCCAGGCCACGGCGAACGGGAATGATGGGTGTGCTGGTATTGATGTAATGCACCAGCCAGAAAGCGACGACAGAGACCACTATAATCTCAATAACCACGTCGGATATCTGGAAAAACATTCCTTTGTGTTCCCATTCCCTTCCTTCCTCATTTTCCGGATCATACATGTCAAACGTGTAGTAAAAGATGAAGGAAAGAACCGCACCAGCGATAGCATATATGAGTGAAAAGATTACGATATTTGCAGTTACCAAGAATGCATCTCCACGCCTGAGATGGACGGTGTGCATCCGATTGACGTACTGAACCATTGTTAGTTATACGTGAAAAAATAGAATATGTTCCCTTGGTAATATGAACTTCAATATACGAAGGTTCAACATGGAGGTGATCAAAGAACGATGTGCAATCGATTCACATAAATCTCCAATGATCCTCTTGATAGGTAAGAAAGATACGGGCAAATCGTTCTTGGTTCGCGATATCCTCCATCATACCCAAGACTGCTACCCTATTGGAACGGTTATTTCGGGAACAGAGGTCGCCAACGAGTTCTTTCAGCACATGGTTCCTTCCAAACTCATTCATGACAAATACAAACCTGAAATTGTCATAAACGTCGTTAAGCGTCAGTTGGCACTCAAGCAGCAGCGCAATCACACGAAATCCACAACGATGGATCCTCGCGCGTTCTTGATTCTTGATGACTGTCTTTTCGATGATAGCTGGATTCGTCAGGAATCTACCCGTTACGTCTTCATGAACGGTCGTCACGTGGATCTCACAACCATGATTACGATGCAGTATCCCCTCGGTGTTCCTCCCAGTCTGCGCACGAACGTCGATTTTGTCTTTATTCTGCGCGAGAACATCATTGGAAATCGTAAGCGTATCTACGAGAACTATGCGGGTATGTTTCCCACGTTTGATATGTTCTGCCAGTTTATGGATCAATGTACAGAGAATTTTGAGTGCCTGGTGATTTGCAACTCATCCTCATCCAATAAACTGGAAGATCAGGTCTTCTGGTATAAGGCCAGCGATCATCCGCCGTTCCGCTTGTGCGCAGACTCACTGTGGGTGGATAACAAGCCGTTCGCATCCACGATGCTAGCCTCTGACGATTACAACCCTGCTGCTATGCGCGGACGGGAGCCATCCGTGTGGGTGAAGAAGGGAGGCACTTAATCCCGAAGCGCACCCTCCGACGGATGCACCGGCACCTGGAGGTCCGTCAGCTGATTACGCTGCGGCGGCGGCTCCGGGACACCTGCCTCCAGACGACGACGGGCGTTCTCCTCCTTCTGCGCCTTGATCGAGTGCTCGCGCTCCTCTGCGAAGAAGAGCTCGCGATTCGCCTCGTTTTCCTTGTACTTGCGCATGATCTCGTTGAGCTGCGAATTCGCATACTCCACGTTCTCCATGAGGTGCTCGGACGGCTCCCATGGCAGCCAGCAGCCCATACGACCGATCATGAGATTGTCCTTCGGATACTTGCGCTGCAGAACCTTGCACCATAGCTGGGCCTCCTCATACGACGGGAATGCGCGGCGCACCTTAACACCGCGAATATTGCACCGGAAGTTGTTCTCGCGATCGAATGATTCCTGGATTTCCTTCTCGTACTTCAGCAAGAACACCTGGTACTGCTCGGGAATATCCGACTTCTTGATCTCCGCGCGATGGGTCTTCTCAAAATCGTGAATATCCTTCATGATATCATCGATCTTGATCGAGTACTTGTTGGAGAGATACGAGGCCAGCGTCTCCAGCCCCTTGACCTTGAAGTCGTACTCCGTCCACTGCATGAACTTCTGGAAAAAGTAGTCCTGCTTCTTGGCTAGAACCTTCTCGGGGGACAGAAAAGACACAATGCAGTAGCGCTGGTTGGGCAGCTCCGGATCCTCGTCGAGGTAATCCACAATCTCGCCGTCCTCCTCCTTAGGTAGTTCTACACGCTTGCTGGTCATTTTATATATGTCCGTGCCGGCATTGTTAAAATAGAAACGCAGTAGCACATCTTAACTTGTATGGTTCTTCATCAGGATAATACCTGCGATAATCAGACCGAGTCCAAGGTACTGAGTCCAGTTTTTCAGGCGGTCGCCGAGAATCGTGTAAGCCGCCACGCTGTTGAGGATCCCAGATACTCCATCCCACATTCCATTCACATACAAGAGGTTGTCCAATCGCAGTGATTGTATTAGAAAATACACCACCCCGGCATACCCCAGTAACCCATGCATCAAGTAGGTCGCCTTGTTCGTCTGCGCATAGAACCGAAGTGCAAAGTCGCCATAAATCTCTACGAGGGATAGAAGAATAATTGTTACAAAAGATTCGTCAAAGTATCCTGCCATTATGACCCCTCCTGAAATTTTCTCCTTCAACAAGTATAAACCAACATGACTGATGCCCCTCATGCCGCCCCGTCTATGGGAATCGACATCGCCGACCTGGTGAAGCGCCTGGTAAAGTACGCCCTGGAGGGCCTCGCCGTCGCCGTGGCGTGCTACCTCCTGCCGGGCAAGAAGCTCCGCACGGATGAGATCGGCACGATTGCCCTCACTGCGCTGGCCGTTTTCGCCATCCTCGACATCTACGCCCCGTCGGTCGGCTCGTCGGCCCGCACGGGTGCCGGCTTCGGTATTGGCGCGAACCTGGTTGGCTTCCCGGCTTAAGCAGAGGACGCCCTTACTCTATAATGTTCAGACTCAATGGTTACTGGTTCGTGGTCGCGCCCAAACCCGGAGAACCTCCTCGCCTTACGCATCACATTATGTGGAACGTTGCGAAAGGCGTGGATGCTCACAAAGCATACCGTGAATGGTATGCGAAGGAACGTAAAATAACGTCTGTCCTCTATCCAATAATACCGCATGACTGATTACTTGACAACAGGTCTGCAAGCCAGCGGGATAACCCTGCTCCTTCTGGTGCTCTTTGTCACCTTTTACTGGGCGTTCCGCGGCTTTCTCCCAGCCAGTCGCATGGTTGAGCTGGATCTTGAGAGCGACCTCGCCGCCAATCGCGCGACCTTTTACTTCTTCTACGTCAAGTGGTGTCCGTACTCCCAAGATGCGATTCCAAAGGTGGAGAGCCTGTCCGAGATCGTGAAAGATTTCACGTATGGCGGAAAGACGGTCGAAGTCAAGATGATTGATTGCGATGTCGATAGCCGTGAGTGTGAAACGTTCAAGGTCGATGCCTACCCTGCCTTCAAGCTGCAGACCAAGTCGAAGCTGTACGAGTATCTAGGTCCTGGAACCGTCAGCGTCATGCGCAGCTTCCTGAAGTCGGCGCTTGGCCCTGAACAGAAGGTACATGTCTCGTCCGACAGCGAGTAGTTTCTCGATGGCTCCGCGATTATCCCAGAAACTGAACATCTGCGTATTGTCTTCTACCAATAGGCACGTGTTCTCCGGATACTCTCGCTCAGTGTTATGCGATTCCATAATTGTTCGACAGAAGGGAAGAACCCCAACGTAATTGTCACGGGTGACAGATGCCGAGTGCGTAGTCATCAGAAGGAGGGTCTGCGGCCTCTGATGTTTCGGGATAGCGGTCATGATATTGGTGCAGAGAACTGCTCCATCTACAAACAAAGAATCGCCGATCATGTGAGGTGTAAAAATGAAGGGCAGAGAAATAGAGGCACGCAGGGCATCCCATACACGGGTCGAAGGACCGAATCGCACAATCTTGAGATGGGTAATATCGGATGCCAGGATATGTAGGGGTACAGCTGCATCGCCTACTTTTAGCGTTTCAAGATTAAGCCCTTTGATGGCAAAGATATCCGATAGTTTCTTGAACATCTGTGCGCCATCGTCTAGACCATTTGTGAGTCCAAACCCAATAAACGCCTGGAGTCGCAAGGGTTGAACAGAGTGCTGGATATTTGCGAGATACTCTAAAAATTGGGAGAGATCATCAATTGAAAACTTGAAGGCGATCAGGGCACTCATGATTGCACCGATAGAAATCCCGTACATCCCCCCATGAAATACCTTGTAGAGATACGGTTCTCCCCTTTCTATAGAAATCTCACGAAGAGCCCCTACTTGCAGGGCTCCGCGCATACCACCTCCATTCAAACCTAAAATGGTGTAGTTCATGTTCATCGTTGTGTGTTCTTTTCTGCGTCTATGAAAATGATTCGGGCCACTGATTTGTGGAAACACGAGCAACAGCGCAAAACCATCAATATGCAAGCTATGAAACCAGTCCTCTCCAACCTCTTTTCACAGATCAAGACCCATGCAGCCACCAACCACGATGCGCCTTACCTGGCCTTTGAAGTTCCGTCGTTTGTGTTTGGCTACCCACTCTTTGACCACCGCGAGGCGATTCAGTATGTTGTGGAAACCCTGCAAGAACAGGGGTTTCAGGTCTGGAACGTGGGTCCCGCCACCATCCTGATTTCGTGGATCCAGCCTCCCGCTGGTCAGAGGACGGTGAGGGCACCCCCACGCACCGGACCAGGATACCGTCCCTTCGTCTATGATGACTCCTCCATGGCCTTCCTTCGTCAAAAGATGAACTGACAAAAACGAACTTCAATATACGCCCCGAGATGACCGACGCAAGAATGTGTGAGCACGATCCCCGCGGAATCGTTGTAGAGGAGGGACAGCACGTATGCACCTCCTGTGGAACTATGCTGGATCAATCGATTGACGAAGGTGCCGAGTGGCGATACTACGGCGCCGACGATCGAAACGAAGACCCTTCGCGCGTCGGTCTCACCATCAGCCAGCTGCTGCCCGACTCGTCTTACGGATCGATGATGATGAACCGGAAGGTAGGGTCTGCAAGTTTCCGAAGTATTCAGCGCCTCTCCGCCTGGTCGTTGGCGTCCCATTCCGAGCGCTCGTGGCTCTCCATCTTTGAACTTGTGAATCAGTACGCCTACCGCAACGGATTCACCAAAGCGATTCTGCAGGAAGCCTGCTCGCTTCTCAAAAGTCAGGAGGATGCTCTGAAATTACGAGGAGAAACCCGTCGTGCTCTCCTGGGAGCTGTGTTCTTTGTGGCCTGCCGCCGCTTTGATGTGTCGCGGACGCACGAGGAGATTGCAGCGATTGTGGATGTCTCGACTCGCTCGCTGTCCAAAGCTATCCAGCGCTTCGGGATTATCGCCGACGACAATCCCCTATTGAAAACCCAGCTGTCCTTGGCGGAGCGCATGATGAACGGTCTGGGGGTATCAGAAGCCCAGCGAGATACGATCTTGGCATCTATTCGGGCTATCTTCAAGAACCCCGACGAGGAGCTTGAACATACGCCGAAAGTGATGGTAGCTGGTCTGATTGCCAAGACGCTGTGTGGAGGTCTCGACAAGACGCGGACACGGGCATTCCTGAAAGAGTTCGCGAAGCACTCGGGGGTCTCGGCGGTCAGTATTCAGAAGGTTATGCAAGTTTAATGAATGTAATACGAGCGCTGTATCCTTCAGGAAACACAATTTCAGGCGGTTCGGGTTCGGCGACCCTATCGACTGTGAAATCACCTCTAGTTGTGAAATATAAATTTACTTTATCTCCAGCACTTAGATTCACAACCGTAGAAAGTGTAGCTTTTCCAGCGCTTGAACCGTCTATATACGGCATATAATCGCGACATGACGTTCCAATCATATTTATGCCATTCTTTTTCAGCCACATTGTAGTCGCCAGAGTAGAAGGCATATTTAACGCACTAAGCGAAGCTATGTTAAAATATGCATCTACCTTATACACTCCAGTATTACTGATTAACACGGCATCATTTGAACCACTTAGATTTGTCAAACTTGCTTGGTTCGACCAGGTTGCATCGGTCCATTCCAATAAGTATTCTATATCCGGTCCGAGTGTTGGGAGTGCCCCTGGATAGTACCATGCATTGATACCGACAGTTCCGGCTGCCACAGGAGGATAGGCAGCCCCGTTGATGTTAGTAACATTGATATTCGATATTGTCACCTCTCCACTGCTGAAATCGCCAGTGATCAGGTTTGAGATTACCAGCTGGTTGTCAAGTCCGTTCTCTCCCCCTGCGTCTTGGCCAATAAAAATGCAATTTGATCCAGTATTGGCGTTCGCCGCGCGCGTTCCAAAAGCAATCACACTCGAGCCCGAGTTGTTGCATCCGGCGTCAATTCCCATAAAAACTACAGTTTCCCCCGAGTTTCCAACCCCTGCAGATTTTCCGATGATGATAGCATTGCTCCCTAGACCATTTGAACCAGCTTGGTATCCGACCGCAATCACATAATCCCCCGAATTGTTTTGTGCTGCCTGAACTCCAATAGCATCTACGACGTTGCCACTATTTGAATAGGCTGCATTTTCGCCCAATCCATTAACATATGAACCCCGATTGCTGGTTCCGGCGTGACGTCCGATACAAGCTACACTGTCTCCAATATTGCCGAATGCCGTACTGTCCCCAAAACCAACTACGTCTATTCCGGAATTGCTTGTTCCCGCCTCTTTTCCTATAAACGTTGCACGAGCTCCCGAGTTGCCAAATCCCGCGTTACTTCCAATAGCTACAAGATGCTGTCCCACATTCCCCGAGCCAGCATTCAATCCAATCGCACACACGTTTGATCCTTCGTTTTGGTAGGCCGCATTCCCCAACGCAGCAAACACATTATCCCCGATATTGGAGGATGCAGCGTTTGACCCGATAGCACTCACTTCGTTTCCAGAATTGCGGTATCCAGCGTCACGCCCTAGCGCATTTACATTCAACCCCGTGTTTGATAGACCCGCTCGTCCGCCAAACGCATTCAGATTATCGCCCGTATTATCGCTTCCAGTGTTTGATCCTAGACAATTTACATTGTTTCCAGTGTTTCTATCGCCTGCATTACGCCCAATAGCAACAACGTTCGTTCCAGAGTTGCTCGTTGCAGTCGAATTGCCTATGAATGCCACGTGATCTCCTGTATTGTTCAGAGCGGCATTGAGTCCGATAGCTATAACACTCTGTCCAGTGTTGGCTAACCCTGCGTTGCTTCCGATCGCACAGACGTTTGCCCCTTCGTTCTGTATAGCAGCATAGGTTCCCAGAGCCACAACGTTGTTGGCGATATTTGATAGAGCTGCGCCGTCTCCTAAAGCTACTACTCCAGAGCCCGTACTGTTGAACGCTGCGTTGTATCCGATTCCAACAGATCGCGAAGCTACGCCGTCGTTAGAACCCGCGCTCAGCCCAATATAGATACTATTTTCAGCCGTGATCACGAGACGCGCATCGTTTCCTCCTCCTCCACTCGGATCAACAACTGGCAGACCGTTGATAGTATCTGTGCTGATATTCGTTGTTACGATATTTGACGCGTTGATGATGTTGAACCCGGCAAGATCTACATACCTCACCGCCGGATACTCCGCCCACTTTGCCACGCCTGCAGCTATCGTCTGACTGATGGTCAATGTTGTCGCCACAGCATTTCCATTCACATACAGGTTGTAGGATGTATCCGTTGATCCTATCGCCAGATCTCCCGGGAGAGCGAGATTAATTTTTGTCTTGAATTCGTTGGCGTTCGAGTCAAACGCATACGTCGTCCCAAACAACTGCTTGAGCAACGAGACATTTGACGTTGGTTGATAATAGTTACTCATGCTATTGTTTTTAAGAGAAGACAAGCATTTAACCATTTTCTGCGTGATATATACAGACGACATGACAACCCTTGGCGAGCGCTATACGCTTTTCCCCATCAAGTCGGAAGAGAACAAGCTGTACCAACTCTACAAGCAATCGGTGGCTTCGTTCTGGACGCCCGAAGAGATTGATTTTTCCAAGGACGGAGAAGATTGGGCATCCCTGACCCAGCAGGAACAAGAGTTCATCAAGCAGATCCTTGCATTCTTTGCCGGCTCCGATGGCATCGTCCAAGAGAACCTGGCAACCCGATTCCAGCGCGATGTTGAGTCTCCCGTAGCTCGTCTTTTCTACGCCTTCCAGAATGCCATGGAGGGCATTCACTCCGAGACGTACTCCCTGCTCATCGACAAGTATGTCTCTGACAAGCAGGAGCAGATGAAGTATTTCCGCGCAATCGATACCATCCCGTGCATCAAGCGAAAGGGCGGTTGGGCTCTGCAGTGGATTGAGAGTTCTGCGTCGTTTGCCACCCGCGTGGTCGCCTTTGCCTGTGTTGAAGGCATCTTCTTCAGTGGTGCGTTCTGCTCCATCTACTGGCTCAAGAAGCGCGGCCTGATGCCGGGTCTCTGCTTTTCCAACGAGCTCATCTCGCGCGACGAGGGGCTGCACACGGTGTTTGCAGTGGAGATGTACCATATGGGCGCTCCCCTACCCGCCCACGAGGTGAAGCGCATCATTACCGAGGCGGTGGATATCGAGTGCGAGTTCATCTGCGAAGCCCTGCCGTGCTCGCTCATTGGCATGAACGCCAAGCTTATGCAGCAGTACATTCACTTTGTTGCCGATCGGCTGGCCGTGCAGCTGGGGATCGCCAAGATCTACAATGCCCAGAACCCGTTTGATTTCATGGACATGATCTCGATGGAGGGTAAGGGTAACTTCTTTGAGCGCCGGATTTCGGATTACTCGAAGGCAGGGGTGGGAGCTCGCCAGGAAGATATGATCATCAAGACCGACCTCGATGATTTCTGAGGAAAAACAAAACATTTCGCCAATAACGTATAAGAATGGCACATCTCGCTGCATATGGCTTTAATCGAAACAATCGCAGATCAGGGTCATCGGGTTCTTCTACACCGAGCCGGAAAGACCAGTATCTGTCCTTAATCGCTGACGATCTTCAGCGTGGCGATGCTGCTAACTTTGCCAAGCACACATCTCAGTTTTATTCGGAGTTTGGGTCAGACACTCCTCGGGAAAAGTTAGATAGCGAAATATCCCGTTTGCATCCTATGATGTATGCCATTCTTCATGCCAACGTTGCGATGGTAGATACCCTTCTTAAGGAGTTTCCTGAAACGTATTATCTGGATGGAACCTTTGAAGGACCAAATTTCAATAATCAGTTTGACAAAAATATCCCCAATTTTCCTCCTGAGCTTGAGGGAAAGACGTATCGTGGCGTTGCAGATATCGCCATAAAGAAATCCAGCGATCCCGCGAAGGTTGAACGGTTTAAGCAGATTAAGAAGCTTCTTCTTCGTTCGGGTGCAAAGCCGAAGACACATTTTGGAAAGCTTGTGTTCCCCGAGGACCAAGCGGACGTTGATTTTTACAAGTCCAGTCGCCCCAAGGTCGCAGGACGAAAGGCTAGAACATACAAGCGGAAGGGTTCCAGGACTATTCGCTCAACACGTCGGCGCCGCTCGATAGGCGTTTAAAAGCAGGGTAAAAACTAAGGCAAGAACATAAAATGGAGTTCTTTCACGGAATCGTTGCTCTACTCGCCGGAATCGTTCTAGTCCTCACAGGTCTCGTCGCCTGGCTTTACATTCAGCAGTCGCGCATGTCCCAGGCCATCAACGCCCTGGCTGTCGCCGTGACCGCCCCGCCAGTGTCCTTTACAGCAAGTCTGCCTCCCGAGCTCCACGAGGAGGAGCAGGCTCCGGCCCAGACTCAGGAGCAGGAGTACGCTGACCTGCCGCCGCTGGAGTCCCACGAGCAGGTGCAGGAGGCGCACGTGCCCGAGATGGAGCAGGTGGGTGAGCTTGTCCCCGAGACGGACGACCGCGTGTCCGTCCATGAGGAGGTCGAGGAGGCGCAGGTCCAGACGATGGATGCCGTGGATGTCTCGGGCAAGACGGTCGCGGAACTCCGTCAGCTGCTTACAGAGAGGGGGATACCTTTCAATAAGAGCGATAAAAAGTCAACGCTAATTTCGCTGGTTCAAGTAGCGCAGTAAATGAAATTAGTAAGCTTTGACGTTGGTTTGCGAAACTTAGCCGTATGTGTTCTCGAAGGGACTTCCAGAACAGATATGAGGATCACGGGATGGGATGTCATCGACGTGGTCGGAGAGAAGAACGGGATTGCACGGACAGCGTGTTACAAGTGCGCCAAGCCCGCCATGTGGGTTCAGAATGGTCCGGGGACACAAGCGTGTTCGCGTCATCGCCCCAAGGGAGTGGCGACGACCAAGACGGGACTGAACAAGAAGACGGTCGCGGAGATTCAGGAAATGGCGCGGTCGCACGGGATTGATGCAACGCAGAAGAAGCCAGCGTTGGTAGCTCAAGTGTGGGCGGAGATGAACAAGTCGGGATGGTCAAAGTTCAAAGGCAATGCCCGTGCTGCTGGGGGAGGTGTCTTGGATCTTGTAGGCGATATCGTGGAATCGCTCGATCGTCGTGCCCCGCTGTGGGCAGGTGCGGATTTGATTATTTTTGAGAATCAGCTGGATCGCCGGATGTTTGCTGTCCAAGCTATGCTGCACATGTACTTTGCCTGTCGGGGGTTCAGGACGAAGGGCGTATCGGCGATTCACAAACTGGACAACATGACGTGTGCAACCGATGCTACGGGGACGTATCGCGGCCGCAAGAAGACAGGCATCGTGCATTGTGAGGCGCTGTGTCCGCCCTGCCAACTACCCTTCTTCAAGTCGCACAAGAAGAAGGACGACTTGGCCGACTCATTCCTCCAAGGTCTCTACTTCCTGGAACACCCGCCCCCCGCGTTTTAATCTTAGGAAGAGGATGCGGATAAACAGATAATGAGCAGCGATATTCCTGGTGCAGATCTACTTATGAACACTGCCGCCATGGCAGCCCCCGACACGAAGATGGCCGACCTAGAGAAGGTCAGCCTGGACTTTACCGACCTGCCGTCCGAGCCTCTCCAGCCGCCCAAGCTCGTTCCTTCCGCCAACGATGTTGGCGCGACCAAGACATGGGACGGCGTGGAAAACCTGAACGCCGAGGCTTACCTGAAGCCTGTGAATGTGCAGCCCAAGATGTCGGACGATGCACTGATGAAGCGTAAGTACGAGCTCCTCCGCAAGTTTGATCGCCTGAACAAGCTCGGTGTGCCGATGCGCAAGCGTTTCACCATGGACTCGCCGCTGGACGAGATGGAGATGGAGCTGGAGTTTGTGCGTCGCGAGAAGGCGATGGATTCCACCATCAAGCAGTTCTCCGAGTGGTTCATTACGGGTATGTCAGCTCTAGAGTGGGGATCCAAGAATGTGGCGATGATGAAGGCGTTTGGTCTGCAGCTGGACGGTCTGTCCCAGAGCGCACAGATGAACGTTGCCGATCTGGAGGAGGATTTTGAGGAGGTGTATGACCTCTACGGCGAGAATATGCGTATGCATCCTCTCGTGCGTATCCCGATGCGCACGTGCTTCATGGTGTATATGGTGCATCTGACCAACCAGATGGCGATGAAGGCGCCGGTCCCGAATATCCAGGAGATTCTCAAGAACAATCCGGATATCGCGCGCCAGATGGCGGCGCAGGCCATGCAGACGCAGACACAGCAGTTCAAGCAGCAGGCGGCATCTGCTCCCGCTCCTGCTCCCGCGCCGTCTCCCCCTGCGCCCGCGGGTGGTCTGGCAGGCATGATGTCCTTCCTCAGCGGAATCAACCAGCCTCCTCCGCCGTCCGAGTCGATCAAGAGCATCCCTGCGCGTCAGCCGGCGCGTGAGATGAAGCCGCCTTCGGGCATGGGTATCGGCGATATCCTCAAGAACATCCAGACGCAGGAGCGGAAGGTTGTTGGGACTCCGATGCCGCCGCCGGTGCGCGCTCAGGATCCTGCGCCGCAGGTTCAGGTGCCGACGTTTGCTCCGCCCCACATTCCTCCGCCGCCGAAGCCGACACTGAAGACGGCACTCCGCAAGTCTGCGCAGTCGGAGGCGCGGAAGTCGGCGAAGAATTCCGTTGTAATAAAGCTGTGAGATAGTTGAGATACAATTGTAGTCCAGGTGACGTAGATGGGGTGGCACACGCCATTTGATCTATTTACTATACACTCCGCGTTTTTAACAAGTTTTTTATAGGCTCTAGACACAATGAGCGGTCCAGTTATGCTTTCCGTTGGAGGATTCCAAGACCGAACAACCTACGGGGCTGTGTACCCCACCGAATCAGTTCCTCGCGTTGTCAATGTTGATACCCGCTTTCGTGAGAACGCAGCGGTCACAAATGCCGGATTCTGCACGATCCGACTGCCGCGCACGTATAAGAATATTACGTCTATGCGTCTGTCCAGCATTGAACTCCCAAATACATGGTACGATTTCTCAGCAACCCAGCAGAATACGACTTTTACGGCGAGCGGAACCGTTTGCACACTCTCGGATGGTAATTATACGCCTACGTCCTTGGCAGCAGCTATAGTGTCTGCGGCGGCCTCCACTATCTCACTAGGTGTCAGCTTCAATGCTGTAACTGCAAAAACTACGGTATCGGCGGCTACGGCGTTTTCTCTGAATTTTACCCCGACGGTGACCAGCGGAACGTGCTGCGTAACGCGCGAGGCCTCTATTCGTCCGTTTGATACGGGTCTTGGATCGTTTCTCGGATTCACCAGCAATGCTTATTCCGGATCCTCAAACTATACGTCGGAGACCCTGCCGAATCTCTTGGGAAACGCCTACGTCTTTCTTAACCTCGAGAATTATGAGGGGATTGACCACGTATCCTTCAATGGAACGGCTGCCCCCGCGTTTGCGAAGATCATCGTCAATGTCAGCAAGAACAGTATGATTTATGCCGACGGGCGCACCACCATCGCCAACAAGGTGGTGTTTCCCGAGCCCGAAAACATCTCGGTCATCAAACTGAAATTGACAGACTGCTACGGACGCCCTCTGATCCTCTACGGCAACTTCTCCTTCACGCTGGAGATGCAGGAGGTCGTGAGTTCCAAGCTGTATTCTGCCTACAAAGACAATCTGGTGAAGTAACAATGACAGACAATAACTACATTGTGACGATGGACGACTTGCTGGCCAACCAGCTTGCCGCGCATCATCAGGAAGAGATTGATCGTGAAGGACTACTGCCCTTTATAGACCCGACATCACCATCTGCCGATTTCAAGACACCGCTCGCTCGATGGGCGAACTCGGGATTCCAGAGCCCTTTCACGATCTTTTCCGTACAGTTCAATCCCCCGGCAGCATGCTCAGACGGAGTCAGCCGAACTCCGTATGAGTATATTTGTTTCCTGCTCGGACAGAACGTCCTAACACAACTCGAAGCATTTCAATCAAATTTTCAGGGAATCAAGATATCATGCTTGGTCTCTGATACGACATTGAGTCTTCAGGCGTCAACGCTTTGACATTAATGTTGAGAGTTGAGATTCTAGCTTTGCGACGCGATCAAGTAAAACCTTGATGGCTTCGTGATGGTAAGGTGTGATTGCGCTGTAATTCAGGGTCAATTGAGCTCTTTCTGGATGTGTGTATCCGTCATTATCGACTTGACCGCTCAAAGAGGTATTCGGAATTGTCGAAACCATATGATCAAATCCTGCCTTGTGAATGTCCTGCGCAATGAAACCGGTATGGACTCCTCCAGATGGATCAGATTTCCATGAGTAGTACATTCCACTCACGCTCTGGACAAACCGTATCGCTTCGTCGGCCGTAATACCTCCTGAAATATCCTTGAGTCGGGCGTCGGAGGTCGCATCAAATTCTTCCGCTTGGATACGTCGGTTTGTGGCTAAACTGTATGGAGCAGTTGTTCCTCCACCTGTTCCTGCTCCAAGCGTCGGGTGAAGGTATCCGTATGCTCCTATTGTGTATGTCTTGCTTCCACTGATTGTTACATAAGCAGTCAGAGTCGATGTTCCAATACCTACGCCTGTTCCCAGGGATCCTCCACTCACGGTCTGAGAAATCAAATTGATTTGACCACCGCTCGTGTTGATCCACATGGTTCCACCATTCTGCATGGTGTGAATATGCAAGTTGCCGTCATCGTAGATTGATGACCCGTTATTGTTGAATAAAAGGTAATTTGTTGTTGGTGAATTATTTATAGTCGCCGATGAATTTCCTCCTCCCACCTGTAAAATTCCGCCGTCGGTAACATTGAATATTTCTGAGTTGTATGCGTTATTGACAATACCGAGTCCTCCCAATTGATTTATACGAAATGTCTTGCCCGGATTGGTCACACCAGACGATGTATTGGTCACCCGCAGGAAGTTTATGAATCCCGCTCCTCCCACCGTATCCGTTCCAGTCATCGTGAGACCTGGACTGCTGCCCGAGTATGTAAGATTGACATTGGACGAGAAGGTAGCGATTCCTCCGTGAGAGGATGTATAGGTCACGACCAACGAACTGATCGTCGTTGTCCCGGTGGTTACATCAAACGTGAGCGCAGGATCACCACTTGCTACGCCCCCGTTGTTGTAGAGGACTTGCGTATCCGACCCACCAATCGGTCCTGTGGAACCGGTAGCGCCTACATCTCCTGGGAGACCCGTCGGTCCCGTCTCTCCCTGCAGACCTGTGGGTCCCGTCTCTCCCTGCAGACCTGTGGGTCCCGTCTCTCCCTGCAGACCTGTGGGTCCCGTCTCTCCCTGCAGACCTGTGGGTCCCGTCTCTCCCTGCAGTCCGGTGGGTCCAGTCGTTCCCTGCAAACCTGTGGGTCCAGTGCTGCCTGTGAGACCTGTGGGACCCTGTACTCCAGTCGGTCCAGTGCTACCCGTGAGACCCGTCGGTCCTGTGGCGCTCACAAGCGTGCTGTAGGTGACTGCTCCGCTACTTGAGTTATACGAGAGTACCTTTCCTGCGTAGGTTGAGCTTGAGAGTCCAGATATCGTGACTCCACCTGTCGAAGGAGCTAGAACAATATTTGATGTTGCGGAAAGTTGGAGGTTGCTTCCTGCGTTGGCACCGATCGTTCCAAATGATGTAAGAACTGCGGTACCGGGTGTTGGAATAGCAAGGATGAAAATACCGGAAGCTCCAGAACTTCCATACACATTCGCGGCGGATTCACTACCAGCACCGCCTGAACCAGTATTCGCGACGGGAGCAGTTGGAGGAATAGCAGTACCTCCGCCACCACCATTACCACTTCCACCAGTACCTCCGATAACAGTTCCTCCAGCACTACCCCCAGTACCGCCGGGGGCACCACCTGCGGCAAAGTAATATGTTCCACCACCACCACCTCCACCGTACTTCCCTCCGTTCAAATAGTAGACAAAACCAGGACCACCAGCACCTCCGGCTATGCTTGTTGCGGATACTCCAGCTCCGCCAATACCACCACCACCAGCACCCGCAAGGTTTGCCGTTGTAGAACCAGTGCCTCCGTTAAATCCTTGTGTTCCTGTTCCGCCAGAAGATGAATTTACGCCGCCGCCGCCGCTGCCGCACCCGCCATTGAAACCGGCGCCTCCGTTTCCTCCACCACCTGCGCCACCTGCTGCTGATATCGTAGGGCTGATTCCATATCCACTCATTGTAGTCGCCGTTCCATTCGATCCGTTGTAAGGCGCTGTCTGCGTGGCACCGGTTCCGCCAGTTCCAATAGTAATGGTGTAATTAGATCCAGCCGCAAGCGTTAGTAGTCCTCGTGTATCAAATTGTTTAGCGGGATCTGGGACAGATGCACTGAGTGTAGGGTCATTTGTTTGTAATCCACCTGCTCCACCGCCTCCAGCGACATTCCATCCACCGCCGCCTCCACCGCCAACTGCGAAATAAAATGCTCCCGTTGTTAGGCTTGCCGGAGTAAATGTCCCCGGACCAGTGAATGTATAATATGTATAAGATCCACTAACACTTGTCGTATATGTTCCTGTAATAGTTGGTGCGTTTGGTGTAACAAGCATCGAAAACGTCTCAGTTCCTACGTTTGAAATGTTACACAGGTTCATATCGAGGTTTCCAGTCATCGAGGTGTTATTGGTCACGGTCAGCGCACCCGCTGTCAGTGTCCCACTGCTTTGGTTGAACGTGAGCGCCGAATTCCCTGCTGGAGCTCCGCTGTTATTGTAAATGATCTGCGTGTTCGTACCTGCGATAGGACCTGTCGGACCTGTTGTCCCCTGCAAGCCTGTAGGTCCCGTAGTCCCCTGTAACCCCGTGGGTCCTGTCGTACCCTGCAATCCTGTAGGACCTGTAGAGCCCGTGAGACCGGTAGGACCAGTACTTCCGGTGGGACCCGTAGAGCCACTCAATCCTGTCGGACCTGTGGCTCCAGTGTCGCCTTTGGCTCCAGTTGTAATTAATGCTAGTATGATTTCATGATTATTAGCAAAATTGGGAGACCCACCACTTGTAATTAATGTTACTGGGTACTCAACATAACCACTTCCAGTATTTGGTATAGGAGTTCCACTTACTAACCATTTTTGGAAATTTGCAGAAACATTTGCGTCTTGAATAATTAACT